TCTTCCTTAAATTTCTACCTAATCTCTTTTCTAGACAATCGAAGCACAGTAAGACGTGGGGTTTATTGAAACCAGGAGCTATCGGTAACTTGGATTTTACTTCCCGATAATTAGGAAATGAAACAGATATTCTTTTATGCATAGGTCATTCCAATTCACATACAGTCATCGTCGGTTAACGAAAGAAGAATAGTGGGCAAAGTTATGACTGATAATATAGCCTTGCGGCTATTCTTTTACTAACCACCCAACGACAACGTGAACAAATTCGAGTACCCGGAATCAGATTCTCCTTGGTTTCTTTTCCACACTTCGGGCAAGGATATCGAGGAGACACGAATTTACCAGTACCTCTAGAGCTAGTGGTGATCGTGTTGACATATACTGGCCCCTTATGACTCGCATCGTGAACCGCTATTACTAACTCCCGCATCTTCTTGAGAGTACGAGGCATGCGACTATGGATATCGCATAAGTGGATTGGCCAATTGGCTATTTCTTTCTTATTCGATGCCGCATGTCCACATACACAGCATCCATGCATTCTACAGTATTCTCCATTCCCAATAGCATCTGCTGGACATTCGTGGATGACTGTCCTATCAAGTCCGTCTTCCCATGATTTTTCATATTGACATTTACTCATTGTCGTCCCTTTAGTTTTTCCAGTAGCTCGTGTTCTTCACAAATGGCATCCCCGACAGCATCTTTAGCATTCAACGCTGCGACCCCACTAATTTTTCACTGAATTCAAACCGTCCCATATAACAGTACATTCGAAAATTTGCCGTTTCTGGTGTATTTATCATCATGGGACTACATCTTAGGACTCCTAACAGGCCTCATTCAGCTAGAGTATCCAGTGTGGTGATATATGCCCAGGATGGGGGAATATACGATTTTGGTCGCGGTAAAAATAAATTTCATATTCAGAGTCAAAGGTTTATCATTTTCTCAGTAAGCTGTGAAGGTGTAATGCTGCAATGTGAATTTTCCATTGAAGAAAGGTGGACAGACTATAAGAGACGACAGAAGGACCTCAGCTGCCGCCCCAGTGCATTCGGGCCTCCTATGGATCACACCATCTGTCTAGCACGAAAGGAATTTCATCATAATAACGTATTCGGGAATAGCAATGTCAAATATGAGACATGCATGTTAATCAAAGCATTTGATACTGCTTCAAAAGATGTGGCTATGGATATCTTCCAAATTATATTCCATGAATTGATTCTTAATCCGGAAATCGAGGATTATTTTGAAAATCCGAATCACGAGCCAGGATTCATCGAAACCTGGGTTCCAGAGTATTTCAAGTCTCGGATTAGGTTAATCATGCAGGAACGGGAGCGAAAGGTCGAGGAAGTTCACAAAGCCTGAAAATTTAGCATATTGTTGTGTACGATAATTTATGAATTTCCTACTGATTCTCTTCCTGATAGTGCTTCCAACTCTCGATGTTTTTAATCAGGGGCCTGAGAGGCTACAGGCGTCTGTCCAACCACAGGTAGCACCTGTCAAGGCACAAATCGATTGCTCTGGACTCTTGTCCCAACGAGAATTTGGGCAGATTGATGGTCATCGGATCATGGTGAATGGCCAGTATGCCGTAGGTCAGTTTATCGGTAAAAGCTTTGTTCCGGTGTTGTACTTTAACACACTGGATGAGGCGACTTCTTGTGCTCCAGATATGGAAGTAGCTAAGTGGCATAACGGGACTTGGGTACACCCTTAGTGTCTAAAAGAAACAACAGCACCAAAAGGAGACGTCAGGTTGAATTAATGAAAGTTAAAAATATATATAAAATGCTTGGCATAGCTGGACCGATAGGTCCGATGCCGCAGGTATACAATGGTATTGAATGCGTCGTATCACACTTCAAATCATGCCTTCCGAAATTCGTTCAGAGAATTTATTTAATAAGCTTACCAACCGTGTCCATCTTTACATGGAAGGAAGTCATTTACGATGACTCGGAATGGCACGACACAAATGCTTTCCCGATCAAAATCTTTTGTATTATGCACAGAAGACTATCATGTTCATGTAAGAATTTATATATTTTACATATGTGTCTTGATCCTGATGAAGGCATAGCGATTGCTATGGGCGGTAGGCGACAGCCTAATACTTGGCAATACAATCCTCATTCATGGTGTGTGCGCATATGCGCTAAAGAAGCCATGAAAAAGAAAATTGATGAGTTTTCAGTTTATCATATACACGAAGCCTAGAATGTAAGTTTTAAAGTTGGGTAAAAATTTCAAAGAATTCCCAGACCTGACCGGCGAGAAGTTTGGTAAATTCACAGTCATATCTTTAGTAAAAGTGGATCCTAATAATGGGCGAATTTGGCTAGTTAGATGCGATTGTGGACAGGAATCATACAAGTCTACTTGCAAAATTAACACATTAAAGAAAAATAAAACACCAACAGCATGTAATAAATGTCGTGTTAGAGGACGAGATATTACTGGTGAAAAATTTGGCAAATTCACAGTCATATCTTTGAAAGGCGTTGATGCGAAGAAAGGACGAATTTGGCTAGTTAGATGCGATTGTGGACGGGAATTCCATAAATTTGCGGGACAAATAACCTCATTAAAGAAACGTACTGCGTTTCCAATGTGCAGGAAGTGTCGTGTTAAACAACGAGATCTAACAGGAACGAAAATCGGTAAATTCACAGTCATCTCTTTTGACAGGATGGACGAAATCCGAGGTCAAATGTGGCTGATTAGATGTGACTGCGGAAATGAGATATATAAATCTACTGGTGATATTACCGATCTGTCGAAACATACCGATCCGGCATGTATTGAATGTGCCAAAATCAGAAGAAAAACGTGGGCGTGTAAAGACATAACGGGACAGAAGTTTGACAAATTAATAGCAATTAAACCAATTGGCGGTAGCAAATATGGCCAAATGTGGCTAGTTAGATGCGATTGTGGTATTGAGACGCATCGTGTTGTCAGCCAATTGAATGCAGGACGTAAGGCTGAACGTGGCCAGATGTGTATTGAATGCAGAAATGCAAAATTCGCCGAGAGTAGAGATCGTGGGTCTAGCACTAGTTACAGATTAGATAGAATAAGATTAAGAAAGATGGCTGGACCATTAATATTGGAGATGGATCCACTCATAGATCAAAATCTAGGATCGCATGAAGCATTTCGGAATGAGCTAATGTATGATTTGGAACAGGAAATCTGTCCTCGCCGTGGTTGGCTGGATGAAAGAGAAATTCCCGGGTTGAGTGCAGATTTTGATGACACTATTACAGCTAGCAATTTTCCGGAATATGTCGATGTAAATATAGAAAGACCGGAAGTACAAATTGAGAACGAATTAGATGAGGATGATGACGAGATGATATACAGAGTTAGGCCAGACGGAACTATCGAAACCGACAATGTCGAAGAAGCTTTACGTCTATCTCGTATATTAAGCAATGCTCCTGAGCGGACAAGAGCTACGGAACAAGAAATCATTGATACCGTCCAGAGATTCTTTGCAAATCAACAATTCACATCTAAACAGTTGTCCGATAAGTTGGGATTCGATTCGGGTACTGCCGTTAGAGAGGGACTGAGACTTCTTCACATCAAGAAGTGGATTAAGAAACACAGAAGCAGCGATGGCACATGCTTCGTATGGGAGCTAGTTAAATGAAGCGTTCGATATTCGATGAATACCTAAAGACTGTCGATTTCGAATGTCTGAAAATTGAGTTATCGCGCAGGCAGAAAAATTGCAAAGGAAACACCATTAGAGTAACCCCAAGTAACATGACTATGGAGTATACTGACGAAAAGCGTAAGTATACTCAATCCTTTACTCCATCGGTTTGTTTTCTCGTGGATTATTGGGAAAATGGATATCATTTGTTTTTTGGTTTCCGTGACACTGTGTTGGGGAAGCGATACCTTGGTTCTGACGGAAGAAGTTGTAGAATCACCAAAAAATTCAATGACCAAGTATGTTTCAATGTCGTAATGATGGCTCTTTTCATCGCTTTTGATGAATCCGGTGACTCAAAGTTATCCGATATTAAGAAATTTCCTGATTTACGATTAGTTACGGAATTTCTACCAAAGAAATTTTGGAAGATATTCGATTTAATTAAGAAAGAGTTCCCATTAGCACTGGATCAAAAGATCGCGCAATCACTTTATAGAATCCGCGAAGAATTTAAGATCCTTCATAAATATGATGTTGATTTCAAACGAGTAACTCAAACATGGAATGAATCAATGGTTTCGAATGTGATGGACGGATAACTACGCTCCGTATATAACTAGATGGGATACGAGTTTGATAATGTCCATGCGATCCATTTCCATCAGTTTAATAAATCTTCCTGTATCCTTTTGTACATATTTAGCCAAGGCATCAATCTGAACCAGTGATAACCTCAAATCTTTATCCCAATGGATCGCCATCGCCATCGCCATCGATAGGTTGTGCGGTTGATCCATATCTCAAGCGGCCAATAAAATTATGAAGATACTTGTAACAGGAAGCAGGACTTGGACCGATGAACTCATTATTATCCGGGAATTATCAAAATTCCCGCCAGGTACGATAGTGGTCCACGGTGCGGCTCGGGGACTCGATTCGTTGGCTGATAAAATCGCTAGATCCTTTGGACTTATTCCACGTTCTTACCCAATAACAACAGAAGATTGGAATAGACTAGGTCCGAGGGCAGGCGGGCTTCGAAATTCGGCCATGCTAAAATATGAGAACCCCGACAAAGATGGCGTAGGCATCGATTTATGCTTAGCATTCACAGATGATTATTTAGAGAACAGCAGGGGGACCAATGACATGGTTAAAAAAGCTATGCGTGCCGGCATCAAAACTAAGATTGTGGAAACAGTATGAGAGAAATTAGGAGCCGATCATGGTCTATGACAGGTAGTATCGAGCACATTGATCATATAAGATGCTGGCATTTTGATGCGGATACGGGTAATGACTGTAAGAACATGTCATTGGTGGCATGGTGGACATTTGCCAAACAGGGCGAAGAACATAACGGGTCACACATACTAGGATATTGTGAAAAGCACAAGGATGAGATCCCGAGCCTTAGAGATTTCGCAGTCGGAGTTACTTGTAAACGTGTTTCAGAAGAAGACTCTGCGTTGTATACTGTCATGGCATCCTAAATCTGAGGTAGTATGACTAAAGACAAAGTGCTCGAAGTTTTGAAACTCTATAAAGAGCAACTCCAAACCCATTACAAGCCAATCCGTTTGACAGATCAGAAATGGCGTACCATCAGTCCTTTTAGTAGCTCCGTTAGTGGAGAATGGTTTGGGGAAGTGCTAGATCATGTTCTATGGATGTGCGATGAAATACCAAAATTCGATGATTTAGAAAAGATCATGCGTTGGCTCGGTTACATACAAGGTGTTCTACATGTGACTGGGCATTATACCTTAGATGAATTAAGGGAGCAGTGTCGGACTAAATGAAGACTGTAACAAAAGGAGCTAGTAGAGCTAAACGTCTTGTAAAAGGAGGAGATTTAGAATACCTGAAGAAGTCAGCCCATCGAAAGTCACGAAGACAAACTAAGCAACAGGTAAAAGATGGTAAAGACGAAGAGGTGTTTGAGAAACCTCTCGTGACTGGATGGGATGTAGCATAGAGCTAAGATTGCGGGAACAGTTTTAGCTGCTTTCCGTGTTGCTCGATTCTAATACCTTTGATGATTCCTTTGAACAACCAAACAGATAGGCTTTGCCTTGCAGATGCGTTAGTTGCATAATGATGACTGAGTTGCTTGATAGCGTCATCAAGAGCGATCCCCGGTTTAGATCCGACTAAATACCTAAGAGCATCGCACGTAGACTGAAAAGGAGTCCATCTTTGTCCGAATCTCGATCCGGCTTTACAATAGGTCTTATGTTCTGGTCGTAATGAATTAAGAATCTTGGTAGCCTCTGATTTTCTGTGTAATGGAGCATTTTCTTGCTCACGCACACTCATCGTTTTCTTGTTTACCAATAATACTCCGAATCCGTAGTCTCGGCATATTCTATACGCGAAATGTCTGGCACTATCATGTGAATATGGGACCGCAATATATATGTAGTTTGCCAATCTTTTCCATCCATAAGCCTGGTGCAGTAAGCTGATGGTTAGTGATGTTTTAACTTCGACGACAGTAACAATTTTACCTAAAACAGCGATAATGTCAGCGCATCCTCCGCAGATTTTGACTTCCTGATATACATCATATTTTTGATCTTCAAAATACGCTATGACTGGTTCAGCCAGTTCAACTTCACTTGGCATGTTTCACCGTACGATGAGATAAACGATTAAATGTATGATATCATATGCAAACTAAATTTTACTACATAAGAGACAAAAAATTGTTTCCTATTGCCTGTATCGCGTTCTCTCGAGAAAATCGCGATAGCCTATCAATTAAATACGGATGGTCAGTATATCATCCGAATGATACCTTCGATAAGAAACGGGCGAGAGCAATTGCTGAAGCCCGTATGAATAAACTACAGTATTCGACACAAGCTGCCGAGCCGAAGGTTAACGCAGTACTTGATGCTATTTTTGCCGACTTGTTCAAGATTAACGAACTACAAACAGTATGCGGATCTGACGGGCCTGATCTCCCATATCTTCCATCCCGCATGCTTAAACAATTAAAACGAAATATTGACAAGAAACGTGCGGCCGTTGTATAATATCTTATAGGTGCGATGTTGCACCTAATCCCAGGCTTCGCGCCCGGGATAAACTCACTAACGGCGAAGGCCAAATGGTGGGACGAAAAGATCCAGAAGCCACTGTAAGTGGCATGCCACGCGGAACGGCGAACTCTAAGTTGCGCAAGAAGATTCTATTCGAACTTCTTCGCAAAATTGGAGCAAACAAATGCCGACATTGCGGGTTGGACATCGTACTATCTGAGGACCTAGCCATAGAGCATTTACAGGATTGGAAGGACAATCAAGACCTGTTTTGGATGCTCAACAATATTGCCTTCAGTCATCTGGATTGTAGTTCAGGTGCAGCACGGCAAGAGGGTAAGTCAATGATAGCTGATATCAGAATCACGGGCGAGAATGGCGAACAATTTCCGACCTTCTATCATGAAGGCAAGATTTATGTCGCTGCTCGCAAAGACGAACGTTATAGTGTTCACATTCGAAACAAGATAAGTGAAAGAATTGAAGTCGTAATCTCGGTTGATGGGCGAGATGCGATTTCTGGAGAAGTCGGGGATGCGACTAGAACTGGATATGCTATTCCCGCATACGGAACGGCAGTCATTCGGGGATTCCGGCAGAGTAATGAAAAGGTAGCGGCATTCAGATTTGCCGATAAACCTGAGAGCTACAGCGCTAAGCTCGGCACTCCACAAAACGTTGGAGTCATCGGGGTAGCCGTCTATCGAGAAAAACAAGAGCCTTGGTACTGGCCAGTTGTTGTATCCCCGCCTTGCGTACAACCGTATCCATGGCGTTGTCGGCCTGGGGTAACATGGTTTTCAGCCAATGCTGACAAGTGGGAAGGAGCCATGGGCTCCTCTGAAGTCAAGACAAGCGACGTTTTACGATCGGTGAGCATGCCGGCCAGTAATGGCGGTGGGGGAACATATTCATGCAATACGATGAGTATGAATGGCCCCGGTGAACCAGTAGGTGCCGCCTCTGCCTCTGCTGTGGATTCGGACGAACTGTGCTTTAATGAAGAGCGGAGTTATGAGCCGACACAGCAACGCCAAACGCTCGGAACCGAGTATGGCGAGAGCATTCGTGATAGAGTGTCATCCACCATGTTCATTCGCGCATCTTCGGATCCGGCTGAAGTCTGGCAAGTGTTTTATGATACTATGTCCGCTCTCCGTAAAAAGGGCATCCCGACTCATAAATGGCGTAGACAGGATAAGCCAGTTACGCCGGATCCATTCCCGGCCAATCCTTATATAGCACCAGGCTACGCTAAGCCACCGCCACGCTAGATATGAGGTCGTCATGCAATGCTCAATGATTTCAACCAACGGGGCATCGATTTCGTGCTGCACGTGTCCGATGCGATATTGTTGCCCGGCAATGCGAATGGTAAATCCACCGTATCCGTGGGTAAATCCACCGTATCCGTGGGTATACCCGCCGCAACCGTGGGATCCATATTGGATATCTAGATAGTGAAACAATCAATGAGGGCCCCGTACGGGGCCCTCATTGTAATTTGTGATATGAAGATAATAAAACTAGGGAGTTGGTTTGTTTCAAATCCTCAAGTTTTGCAAAGACCTAATCGTTCAGATATAATATTCTTAAATTTACCAAATACTCCGTCGCCGTTTCCAAAAATCGGGCTTACAGCAACGATACATATTGAAGCCCAAGCTGGTTATGGGAAGGACTGGCTTATTCAAAATTTTGGATTTGAAGAATCTGATATTGAATTCTGTAAATCCAATATCCATTAATGTACGCTAAAACGTGGCTGAAATAGATAAGAAATTGCGAATTAAAGAAACTCCTTGACGAGGCTAAGGATTTTACTAAATGAAAAAAATGATTTTTGCATTTGAAAGTGGAGATGTGATCTCCCATTGGTGTGCGGAAGCCTATTTTCAGCAAAGTCGGCCAAATTTAATGAACGGTATTACCATCAACTTCGTAGGTGGGTCCCTAGGTATTCCTGATCAACTCGGGAAAATGGTGGGAATGGCGGTCCACGAATATGGCAACAGTGGTAAGAATATCATGTATCAAGAACTTCAAAGAGTCATTGAACACAGCATACAATGTGGGATAAATCGGAATGAAATATTGTGTCTAGTTGATGAGATTATCGTAGCTGGAATAATGACTTCATAGATGGTGGTTTACTTGGTGGAGTTAATGGCTCATAGTGATGTTCGATTTGGTCTGAATAAGATAACTGACACGATCCATCGTCAAATTGAATCTCCCACAATATATCATCCTTACATACTCTTTTAAGTATACCGATCCTTCCGGTTATTCTATTCCTGACTTTTATGTCTTCTTTGATCCAGTTCATATAAGGAAGAGATTTTAGAATGGGATTTATTGGTTATTTCATATTATACACGTCAATCTTCGTATTGACTATAATTGGGTCATTGTTTCTTATTTATAGATCGCCTGATTAAACCCATTATTGAATGTATTCAATATGAAGTTGGACAGGATTGCCAACCGTATTATATCTAAGATAGACATACCAAAGGATACCGTTATTAAATTTGATAAAGGATTGTTTGACGCATCCATCGTTGCCCTAAAGAATAGAAATTTTAAAGATGGTCTCAGTACCCTAAACGATGGATTGCAAAGTATTATAAATATGATGCATAAATTGAGTAAATACTCCGATAATGAGATGAATAAGGCAAGACGCGGAAGAAATATCAGAAAAGACATTGATGAAGCGGCTTTGGCATTAACTAAAGCGTCAGAAATTATTAATCGCATTAAAGATAACCTCGGTGAAGTTTGACAAGTGTAATATCCTTTATACCTATGACGACACTAAACCAAGCACTTAGGCAGATTTCGGCTATCAAGGGGAAGATCAGGGAGACTGAGGACCGAATGGTCCGTTCCGCAGTCTATGAGGAAGATAAGCCCCCGGCCTACGTATTTGCCACGCTCATGGAGCTGCGTACCAAGCTCGTGGATGATCTTGTAAAGCTCAAGACTGCGACGGCGATAGCTGAGTCTCGAGTACAGCTCAAAGACGGTAGGTTCCTGTGTGCAGCGGTTCGTGAACTCGCTGAAATCAAGGCTAGTATATCGTTCTATGAAACTCTTCCCACCTTGGATCAGGAGAAGGTGACGGAGGAGACATCTGAAACTGCATACGTCAAGGGTGAACTCACGACGATTCCTAAGACTATAAAAAGGAACTGTCCTTTTCCGGAAGTGAAAAAGGCTGAGTATGTCGAAAGCCTTAAGGAGCGATTTGCTACCTTGAATGCCGAGGTGGAAGCACTAAACCACACGACGGCAGTCGACTAAAACTCTCCGGGTTGTTTCGTCTCTCTTCGGAGGGGCGGCGCGCTCGGCGGGAAGGAACGGGGTATCGAAGGCATAATACAAGGTTTTCCAATTATAAAATTGGAAATCACCATCGAACTCGATGCTGGTACTGGTTCCGCAGATAGCGTCCAGCTCTCAGCGGATAGCTTTTCAGCACACAGCCAATAGCTCTCAGCTATCAGTACACAGCACATAGTTAGCCTTCGATTACCCCGTCTCCTTTTTTGATCCCTGCGTTTTAGAATCCGTAAATTGATTATTATTGTGCGTAATTTGATTCATGGCATACAAAAACGGGCAACTAGCACAAGCCAATCAAGAGATTGAGAAGTTGCGCGAAGAATTGCGCGTACGTGATAAGACCATCAAGTCTCTTGAAGACAACTTTCAAACTGAACGTAAACGCGCATTTCAGGCTTTAACTATTGCTGAGCATTCGGCCACCGCAATTGCCGCTATGTCAACTACAATTAGTAGGCTTAATCGTTCCCTAGATGAAATTGCCTGCAAAATGGTTCAGATGGCATAGCCATTGACGAGTGTACGATCCGGTGTTATATTGAGGTAGATATGAGACCGTTCTTCTAAATATTAAGATCCAGATCGCCTCCGGTCTCCTTCGTTTCCGGTTTCAACCCCGAACGAATGAAGGAGAAAGTCATGAAAGAGGCGATTCTGAAGCTAAAGAACGAAGTCAAGCGATTCACCGCTGAGGGCCGTGCCCTCGGTGGAAAAATTCGACAGTCCAAAGGACTGGACCGGTATCACCTATGGAACGAGAAACGTTCCCTGGGAGTTGATGCCAGGTGCACCCTTTTGGCATATGCATGCCTTAGGGGGCGGCTATACACTCAGATCGAGGCTAAGAACCATGAGGGTAATGAGCCGAGCGCCACATATGTTCACGATATTCTTTCACAGGTTCTGGATGATACAAGGAAAGCCGAGTGGACACCTGAACGGGTGAGAGCCTGGCTCAAAAGAGAAATGCCTCCTGCTGTTCAGGAAACGGCCTCGGAGGTAGCAGCATGACACACATCACCAAGAGGCTCGTAAAAGTATGTATAATCACCAGATCGAATTTGACCGATGCAGATCAGGCTGTACAGGCATGTCACGTAGCGATGCAGTTTATGATGGATTATCCAGAATCGGCCAGATCATGGCATGCGCAATCCAATACCCTAGTCTTACTTACGGTCGAAAACGAACAGGGTCTCCAGCGTATTATTGATCGAGCGTTTGATCTCAATGTTCGAACGGCTGCCTTTCGTGAACCAGACCTTAATAACGCTCTTACGGCCATTGCTCTTGAGCCTAGCGACAAAAATCAACGGATTTGTAAGAACCTCCCACTTGCCCTTGGTGGCTGAAAATTGGAAACGTAAAATGGAAAAGTTAGAAATTTTTATTCCGGAGAATGCTTGCACCGAAGAGACCGAATGTTCTTGTCGAGGAGAGCATTTATCCCCGGTCAAAGGATATAAGCTAGTCGTTACACCATTTGCGACTAAGAAAGGATGTTGGGATTATACGCAAGGGTTGGTATATTCACCAGACGGAAAGTTAATAGCTGAAATCCAACGTAACTATAGTTCATTCCCATTTGCTTTCATTGAAAATCATCCGAATGGAAACGTCTACTTAGTCGCAGGCGCCGACTATCAAGGCCAGACAGTGATTGAGCTCAATACCGGGAAACGGCGTGATTATTTACCAGAAGACGCTGCAAAAGGATGCGGCTTTTGTTGTGCCGACTATCAATTTGATGTAGCAAGCCAGATATTAGTGGTTGATGGCTGCATTTGGGCGTGTCCTTACGAGTATCGATTCTATGATTTTAGCGATCCTATGAACGGATGGCTAGAAATCGTAAGAATCGGATCGGATGGGGAAGAAGGCATGATCGATCAAGATGAGAAATGGCCAACGTTCGAGCCCGATGGAACGATTAAGTGTTATCAGACAGAATCGCCAGATGAAGTTGGTATTCCGTCTGTCTATCGTGTGATCGCAGCGATTTTAACACTTAGACGAGATGGACACAAATTAATTCTAGTAGATGAGTGGGTTTCAGATAAAGAGAAAATAGTACGAGCTGAGAGGGAGGAAGCCCGTAAGAAGCACGAGCAATGGGTAAAAGATTTCCGCGCTTCCGATCCTCTTTATTTGGCTCACAAAGAATTGTTGAAAGACCCCTTCTGGAAACCGGAGGAAAATGAATGGGGTGGAATTACGCATGAAGGTTGGTGTCCAGATTTTAAAGGTAAAGAGCAACGCTGGGGTAGAAGAATTCTGGAAAGAAAAGATGAAAACCCGTATACGATTAATCTTGATTGGGCGGTTGTCTCAGGTCCTATCAAATTGACTATTTATAAGGATGGAAACACCACCGAATATAAATTCTTCGAACATTCGATCGAAGGAATGAATAAAGCTTTTGCCTATGCTAAATCAATCGCAGAATGACTCGCGTTGTACAGTCCCGTAACGCATGGGGTTTTCTATATCACCTACTAAGCCTCGTTGGCGACCAATAAACCCGAGGGTCAAATTAGCGTATGCATTACGTGAACATTCGATTATCACAAATGAAAACGGCCGTTCCTATATAGATTGCAAACCCGTTCTACTGAGACCGTATGGGCATATATATATTGGTCATTTATTAATCGAAGAAATAGTCAAGAATTTCAAACCAATAACAGCGGTAGCCGGAGTTGGGTTTGATGGTTATGCGATGGCTAGCGCTGTATCATGCATGAGTTTAGCGTCAAATTGCAATGCTATGGATGCGCTGTATGTAAATAGGAAAGATAGAATCATCGAAGGAAATCCGGACTTAGATGCAAAAGTGATAATATTGGGAGGATCAATTAATGACATACTTATTGATGATATTGAGTTAATTTGTAATTTTGGATATGAAGTTGTTGGTGTGATAACTGTAATGGGGGATAGTATAATCGAAGCAGAAGGATTACCAGTTCGTTCTTTATTCACTCAAGAATCAATAAACGAAGAAATTCGTGATTGGGAAGCCGGAATCGATTATCCGGAAAACAAAGTAGAGAAGAAAAATGATCACACTCGAGCAAGCAAAAGTCACAAAAAACGCTCTTAAGTTGACCTTAGGAAAACCGAACTGGCTTCGTGGTATCGGAATCAGCGCTGATGATCAAGGGTACTTTGTCAAAGTAAATGTTTCCGCATTAACCCCCGATGTAACGAGTCAAATAGAAGCGGCTTTGTCTGAAAACTTGGATAAAGTTCGAGTAAAAATGGAAGCAGTCGGCGACATCGTGGCTCTGGAGAAAAAATGACGTTTAATCGTGAAGATTGGAATAGACGCAAAGCTGGGTGGGAAGAAGATACCCTAGCTTATACAGCCGGATTTTTAGATGGCGAAGGATGTTTTTGGGTGGGTAGAGGATGGAAAATTGGCGTTTCTTGTGCAAATACTGATTTATCTGTAATTAGATGGTTACAAAATAACTTTGGAGGTTCCATTTTCAAACCACGACCACTGCGCAAACCTAACCATCGACCGGTCTGGACATGGCAAGTAGTTGGACACAGTGCTAGAGAACTTTGTGCTTATGTGACACCCTATTTAAGAGAGAAAGCTCCGCAGGCATTGTTATTGGTTTCTCTAAGCCAACTCATGGGGTTGCCTTTAAAGGGACGTTATATTGATCCTGAAGTGATTGAAGAACGAGATCGTCTTACTGAGATTTTGAAAGGGATGAAACATCGTGTCTCGAGGCCATGAATGGTGGAAAAATTGGTTTTTGGGCATGGCACAATATGTGTCTACGGCCTCAAAAGATCCGTCGACGAAGGTAGGCTGCGTAGTAGTCGGTCCAGATCGCGAGGTGCGTTCCACTGGCTATAATGGCTTCCCCAGGGGCATAACTGACACGGACGAAAGATTACAAGATAGACAAATAAAATATCCGCTTGTGGTACACGCTGAAATGAACGCAGTTCTCCATGCAGCGAGAATAGGTCTTGCACTCAAAGGCTGTACAGCTTATTCAACATGGCCGCCTTGCACTAGATGTGCTGTGTCTTTGATTCAAGCAGGCATTGTGCGGGTAATATGGCCTCAAGTGACTATCCCAGAAAGATGGGCGGAGGACTTCAGTACAGCTTGTTCAATTTTACAGGAAGCAAGAATAATAATTCCATCTTGATGTAAGCTTTAGCATGGGGATCTACATAAGTAGTGATCTTCTTCCTGGGGCAGCTCCCGTCTATGATAGAGGGTCAAAATTTCAGCCGGTTTTTAATTGGGATACCGGATGTTGGGTAGATCCAGGAAATGAATATAGGACTTATGCTCCAAGCATATACAGAGATACTTGGAAAAGTCTAGCAGCAGCCGTAGCTGACGGATATCTCGAGTTGATTAAGAAATATCGTATTGGAGAAATGATGATTAGTTATTGTGAAACAAAAACCGGATATCGAGCGGCTTTAACGTTCTTTCCAAAGGGAGGTCAATTAACATTGACTGAGATTCGTAAAATATCCAAAGAGGATCTCGGCAAAGTTCCCCATTGGTTCCCAGTTCGTAATCTTAATAAGGGTACTGCTTTAGCACTTGTAGTTATGAATTCATGATTCCATAATTTCTTTTATACCATATCTCTTGAACCAATATTCATCCTGTAATTTCTCTACCGTCTTCTTCCTTCGATTGGGCGGATCTCTCAATGTATCCTTTATGCATACACATAATGGGCCACAACACCAATTAAATTTGCAACGCTTGCAATCATATTTCCAGCGCGGATCGTCCACATCTAATTTTACATTGTAAAATTTAATATCTATGGATACATCACTTGATACAACGATTTTAATGATATGCAGAAATTTATATGCTTTTTCTTCCGAAACCAGAGTTAATTTAATATCGGAAATATTAGATGACAGTCAAAGCCCGGATGGTGTTAGGTATATTTGTTCGGTAGTTATAGTAACAGGTTCATCTTTTTCCGATATTCTATGTGAACAGAATACTTTAAGAAAGATTGATGGATGGACTGTGCAGACAATGGAATGTATGACTAGTATCATCTCGCCTACTGACGCTAAAAAGTTGATGCTAGATCGACTACTGTTTAAGTGTAAGAGTGCTTTAGAAGTACCCATAAAAGGAGTGATGGATAGTTAACATGGATGATATGTCGATGGATGTGGCAATTCTCAAGATGAGCAATATTCTATTTGTTCATTCGCCAAACACTGGAATTAGTATTAATTTAACAACAGAAACACGTGATGTTCGAGAACCACAAAGTAATAGTATTCAAGACATAATAAGACAGGTATATGTTTGTTCAATAATATTAACGATCCATGGAACAACATCATGTATGATGGCGTATGCATCTAGTTGGGTATTATCCGATGCTAAGAAAAAACTATTAGATGACCTACTACGAAGATGTCAAGAAGCTTTAGAAGCGCCAGTAACCGGAGTGATGAGTATTTAGTAAATCCTGGTGCTCATGATGTACAGTAATAAGGCTTGTCTCGTTAGCTCAATGGTCCAGAGCAGGAGGCTTTAAACCTCCGTATAGGGGTTCAAGTCCTCTACGAGACGCCAAGTTATTTTGACTTAACGTAGTTAGTACTGTTATGCATGATCCATTTGAATAGTTTCGGTCCTGAAGTTGAGACGTGGCAAAATTTCTTAGTGGGTCAGGGGTTGTTCCATGGCCACGTCGGCGGACTATTCGATAAAGCTACACAAAATGCGACCATTTCATTTCAGAGATTGCAAAATGTTCTTACAGATGGAAAAGTAGGTGATGAAACATATGGTGTTGCCAAGAGACTAGGGTTTATTACTGAAGCAAATGATGACGATAGCAGAACGGGACCGAATTGGCCACCGAGACCAGAAAGTCTGAGTCCGTTAACCGACGATAATGCACGCCAAGCAATATTTGGAAAATTCCAATATGAACCAGCTGGAATTAAGAATGATCCTGAAGCAATAGTTATTACCGATACATGGGAAAGAGATAATATTATATCAATCGCAATCCCACAATTGGGGGGTATTAGAGGTTCTGGGAGTGCAAAAATACAATTTCATAAGAAAGCAGTAGATCAACTTCTCGCGTTATTCAAAGCCTGGGAAGATGCAGATTTAATACCACTAATTTTGAGCTGGGGAGGTTCATATGCCCCAAGGTTTATTCGTGGGTCTAGAGTTAGACTCAGTAACCACGCTTATGCAAGTGCATTTGATATTAATGTGGCCTGGAATTATATGGGAACACGACCCGCATTGGTCGGATGTCAAGGATCAGTTAGGGAACTAGTGCCAATAGCCAATGAACTTGGCTTCTTTTGGGGCGGGCATTATGGTTTCAATAAGACGGGCCAACAAACAGGAGGTAGGCCCGATGGTATGCACTTCGAAATTGCAAAAATTATAGATGTCAGCGATCCCTATCTATTTAGATGATGACCGCCTTCTTGGGCTTGATCGGGAATGACGGTCGGTCATCGGAATATCATAGTGTATAGTTATGCGAGTGAATGGCGTCGGAAACTGAACCTCTGCTTCAATACGTATATCTGTATTAGATTCTTCCATAACTTCCCTGACTATTCTTTCCTCTTCGGTATCTTCAGCTATTTTGACCGAAGAAACAGAGCATGAATATTGATCGCTAATTTTCTTCAGAGCGTTTTTACATGCGTTAATAATTTTTTGTTTATCATCATCAGAATTATTGGGTGCATATTTAAGCTGTTCAATTATGTAATTTTTAATTTGATCATGTAATAATTTATTAGTTACAATCTTATCAGTCATGGTATATCATACATTTCCATATCCGCCATATCTCCATCTTTCTCTAGAGATTCCGACTCTTCTTTATCGCCCTTTCCTTTTTTTTCTTCTTCTTCATCTTCATCATCGTCCTTATCCTCTTCTTCTACCTCCTTCTCTATTTCTTCGTCTTCACTCTCTTCTTCGTCTTCTTCTTCCATTGCCCCATCAGATATCATCTGCTCTTCCATATCATCAAGGTAATCATAATATTCTGGGGATTCAGATAAATGATCCATAGTTATTTCAAGCGCAAGCATCGGATCATCGGTATGCTCGAGTTCAACCAATACACCTTTCAATAATGCGAAAAAATCAAAATCGTCAATGCATTTCCCCTCGCCCTTCCCACCAGGAATCTGCTCTTCGAAATCACCTTTGATTTTTTCGATATCCTGAGAAATATGAACTGCTGATAATATGAGTCGAGGATTCATAACTAGGTGCCATTACAAAAGATTTATGTCCTATTAAAATATGGCACAATCAAATCTAAATCTCAACGGGCAATTCCCTCCTAGAATTGATGGTAGCCCGACTGGCTCTGAGTGGTTAAAATTAATTGGAGTTGACCCGAATTCTATTATGAATATGCCTGATAAAATCGGATTTAGTCAGGATAGAGAAGATGCAATATACGAACAAATAGCAAACGGAAACGTTCCTAACTTTATGCGTTTATTCGTCCCTGTGCAGATATCGGGGGCTGGACTCACAGCTACAATATTTGTAGCCCCTGATTATCTATGTATCGGATCTGATGATGATTTCATACGAGTCAGGTTGGCACCGAAAACAATTCAAAGAGTAGCCAAATTAACAAATTGTTCGTTGGTTACAAGAAAAATTGTCAATACGATATGGAAGGCATCTACTATTAAAATTAAGCCGGAGCCAATGACCCCGGAGCAAGGATATCCACGAGATTCATCTATGATGTGGACATGCCGATGGCCTATCATAGACAATAGGATAAAGAGACAATTCGTTAAGCAGCTGGGAGAACTCGGATTTTTAGTAGCTGGCCATCTTAAGGATGTCGTAATAACTAAAGAATTTGATGTCGTTGATAAGAATGGTAGTTTTACTCGTAGAGGCAGATACGTAGCAATTTATGGATGGCACGAACTAGATGGCGATCCAATTCAGGATCTTAATTATTACACACACGAGTTTACTTATAAGGATTATTCTCATGGAGCTAGAATAATAACACAGCATATGGTTTTGAGTACTGGTGAAATTACGACCGTCAAAGATATGCTGACAGACCCTAATCGCTGTGGTCTTTTAAGTGATGAATCACCACCCATATTCAAACACCCCGATTATCCGGTGCTAGATGAAGCTGCATAATTGTATAGCATGTCACGATATATTATCTGTGACAAATACTTGGAGACGTTGTGTTTGTGGAAAATCAGCTAGTAGGTATCTGAGAGACACAACCGCTATTTCAATAGCGGGATGCGCGAGAATCATAGAAGTTAATGATGATGATTATAAATGCCTGGTTCAAAACTCGAGAGCTAAATTAGATTGCAAATTTACAACTATAGACGGGCTTAGAATCCAACGAATGAAACGATTTTAAAGTTTGTATTGGAAGTATTACTGTCATGGAGCCAAACAACCCGCTCAAAAATCCCAAGGACGAGCTACATGACAGTGCAGTCCGAGTATTTAACAGAGATAGGAAGCCTCTTCCATATAATCATATAACATTTGATTGTAGATACCCAACTTTTTCAAGGGTGCTGGACAATTTATGGATCGGGGGCGCTCCGCCGCCCCAAGCCAAAGTTGGGGATTTCTTTGATTGTTTAATATTGTGCGCGCATGAATACCAGCCAGATTGTTTTTCAGATATTCAAATTGCTTTCGCTCCCATGCGAGATGACGGATTGATGATTAGTAAAGAGGATGCTATACAGGCGGTCAAAGCCGCTGGCAAAGCAATTAGATGGACGAATAGTGGACTGAAAGTCCTAATCACTTGTTATGCTGGACGGAATAGATCTGGATTGGTAACCGCATTAACTTTGTGTAAAGGCCCGGCAGCAATGTCACCGGTTGAAGCTGTCGCAAAAATAAAATCGGTTAGAGGACCTGATGCTTTAGCAAATCTAGGATTTGTGAGAATGCTTTTCGATCTGTGTAGATAGTTCTTGTTGTTTGGGCAAAACTATTTGATCCAGTGGTATTTTTGGGTCGAATGAGACATGACCCTCATTGGGGTTATCCCAGTCCCATCTCCAATCGCCATTCAAATGATCGTTTCTATAGCACCATTCGATTAAGAAGAACTGACCAATTTTTCCAATTATTGGATTTTGTTTTATTATATTTAGATGCGATATTAAATGATCTAGCATATTATCTGATAACCGTCTCATGAGTTCACGAGGTTCCTCATCCCCGATGGGCATCATCCCCATAACGCAAATTTGCATTAGCGCATCGACTTCAACATCCGGTAGTGTAGTATCCTTAGGCACCAGCTTAGCTATCATGGCTTTTAATACATTAATTATGGAATTCTGTAGTAACGTAACATTTTGAGCGGTGATCATAATGAAACTTTACAACAATGAGTATCTGATACTGAAATCATTTGGATATGGAGTGTATTTGGCGGAGTATATGTGCCCCGTCAGGAATAATGAAATATCCAATATTCAAATGAGAAACACAATACTAGATCTGGTTGGTTTAAATATAAAAGAAATAGTCATAGATTTGAACGTATCGAACCGGGCTTTTATTTTGACTACTGATGGCTCACCCACTTGTACTTTGGAAAAGAATCAGATGTCATCTATTGAGCTAGCTTACTTAGATGGAATCGCACAAATTTCGAGTCAAGAGTTCATTGATCGAGTTAAACTCGTTAAAAAAGTATTTTATTCAACCGAATAAACTATTGTTCGTAAATCAATCATCAATAAAGACAAGAGCTTTGAGAGAAGCCAACAAGGCCTTTAGGGTATATGAAGAAAATGAAATCAATAACATAATCAAAGATGCAATCATCATTGTAACTGTAATTCTAATGTTTAGTGTGTGTATAATACTATAGATGCCCAAGAACAAAGGCAAAGAATTAGTATATTTAGGCCCTGAAATTGGTAATTCTCGAGTCATATTCAAGCCAACTGAAGAACAGCTTGAAATTGGCATTGTCTGTAAAATTGAAGACGGCAGAGATATTTCTAGCTATGATTTAATCAGTCTCGAGCCGTGTAAAAAGGGGCCAGGATATTATATGCGATATTTGTATAAAGGCCCGGCTAAAGGCCCGGCTAAAATATCAACTGAAGCCTACAGATCCGGTTGGGACCGCACTTTCAGTCTAAATTAGATACTCTTAATTGTAATTTTAAACGTTAAACTGAGGCCCAAAAAAATGCAACAAAGCAAAATCATAAACAAACGTGCAGATCTACTTCTAAACAACGTCAGGCAGTTAGTCCAAAACGGAATCAGGGCTAACCTAGATCTCTGCCGGATGCTGCATGAGTCATTCGTTACTGTCACTCCGAAGGGCTCGAATTGGCAATTTGCATGGGAATACTGGGGGTACAAATCTTGGTTTGATTTCGTTGAAATTGAAATGGGCATGCATGAGTTGACGGCCAACACTTGCAAGAAAGTCTGGCAAGTGTTCGGTGTTGAACTCAATGGAGCATGGAGCATACACGACGCGCTTCCCATCACCAAGATGAAGATCTTGGCAGCGTCGGACAAATTGAGTAAACAGAATGTCGCCTCCTGGTTAAAGAAAGCCAAGAAGATGACATGTTGCGATCTTCAACACGAGATTTACGGGGAAAGCTCGTACCGTACGTTCTCCGTAACATTAGCAAATCCCGAATACAGGATGCTGAATAGGCTGATTGAGGCTGCACGGAAAGAGCACGGCGAAGAGAAGACCAAAGGCGAATTGCTCATCGAGCTTCTGCGCCCGCTTTACGCCTTAAGGAAGGCGAGTTAAGCAGCCTTCAGTATTCCGCCAATTCGGCGTTGCTCATCGCTGCTGAATAATTGGCGGTGAGGGTTATGACTATAAAACGAATCTATATAATCTAAGAATGGTTCAGCCATGGCCAATGCGATTGGACAGACCTGTTCATAATTATTTACTGCAATCCCGGATTCCAACTTCCTGCGTGCATGATAACCCGGAAATTCGCATATGGTCGTTGTATTAGATGATATGGAGCACAGCGAACTCAATGTCGTCAGCGAGCAATCGGATCGTGCTTTGCGACCTGTTACATTTGACGATTTCATCGGCCAACCGAATACGGTAGCTAATCTTCGAGTATTTGTCAGTGGTGCCAAAGAGCGTGGCGAACCATTAGACCACTTGCTCTTAGCTTGCGCTCCGGGACTCGGCAAAACTACCTTGGCCAATATCCTGGCTAACGAGATGGGTGCTCGACTGGTTGTAGTGAACACGCCTTCAATCAAGACTAAGGGCGAGCTGGCGAGCCTACTCGTCAGTCTCAAGAAGGGTGACATCCTCTTCCTAGATGAGATTCACAGTCTGCACCCGAAGATCGAAGAGGTGCTTTATCCGGCTATGGAGGACTACCGGCTTGTAATCATGGCCGGGAATAACGCATTAAACATTCATCTCGAGCCCTTCACGCTCATCGGTGCAACCACTCGAGAGGGGATGCTCCAGCGACCGCTGCGTGATAGATTTGGCGAAATCATCCGGATGCAGCTTTACAGCGAAGACGAGCTGACTATCATTGTGAAGAATAGTGCAGCCAAGTTACACCTAGTGTGTAGTGATGATGCTGCTATGGAACTGGCACGCCGGGCTCGTGGTACCCCCCGAATTGCTAATCGGCTGCTGCGAAGGGTCCGTGACTTCGCCCAGTATCAGGGCACCAATGTGATCACGGCAGATATCGTAAACACGACCTGTGATCACTTGGGTGTAGATTCCCTGGGGTTGGATGAAACCTCCCAGCGATACCTGAAAATCCTGCTCGAAAAGGGCGCGGCAGTTGGATTTAATGTGATGGTGTCATTGCTCGGTGAATCCAAGGATACTGTCGAGGATGTGATTGAGCCTCATCTGATGAGGCTTGATCTCATCGAGCGCACCAGCAAGGGCCGCGTTGCAACGGTCAAGGCCCGTCGTCACCTCTATCCGGAGCACTAGAATGGAGAATGTAACCCTAGAATTCAAATTCACAGCACCAGTGGGTCTAAATGAAAATGATAATAAACACTGTAATAATTTATGCCCGCAGATGACAATAGATTGTACCTGCGATCTATTCAGAATGGAATTGAAATGGGATAGACGACGAAAATATGATGGGTATCTGCGATGTAATAAATGTTTGGCTGGAAAATTTCCGAGGTAAACGACTAAAGATCAAGTTTCAAGGCAAGTAACAAAACAAGAAGTAAATCGACCGTTACCAAGAAAGAAGGATCACTAAAATGGAAAAACTAACAAAAGACATGATCGAGAGAATTACAAAATTTCTTATTAGCATCCCGCCATATCATCCATAACAATACTCAATGTAAGATTTCATGCTGTATAGGAGTCCGTCATGTCCGAAATAACCCGCGAACAAGCTATCGAGTATCTTTCCGGTCTTCCGCCCGTGCAAACGGCCGAACTCAGAGAAGAATTGGAAAATAAATGGGGCGTCAAAGCTGCCCCGTCTACCACTACCATCGTCAATCCAGAAGTACCTGTGATTGTCGAGGTCGAGGAAAAATCTGAATTCAATGTGATTCTTAAGGACATTGGCGCAAATAAGATTCAAGTGATTAAGGTGGTGCGTGAAATCACTGGGCTCGGTCTCAAAGAGTCCAAAGAATTAGTTGAATCTGTCCCAAAGCCGATTAAGGAAGCTATCTCTAAAGAGGAAGCGGAAGATATCAAGAAGAGACTAGAAGGAGCCGGGGCAACTGTCGATCTTGAGTAACCGTAAATTCCGATATCCAGCAAGTAAAAACCGAGATGAGCACTTCCTATAAATACGTCACTCAGCGCCTAGGCGATAATCACTATATCTTGTCGGCGCGAGATGACATGAAAGTTGATGTTCACGCATATTTGTCTGATGAACTCTTTGCGAAGTCAGAAGACGAAATGTGGAATCAGGCGGCCAATGGCGCTTCCTATGAAGGCGTCACTGGTGCTTATCTGATGCCCGATTGTCATTCTGGCTTCGGCGTTCCCATAGGTTCTGTCATTGTAACTGAAAATACGCTAATTCAAGCCAGCGTCGGTTTCGATATCAGCTGCGGCATCTTGCACATGCGCGTTACTGGATTGTCGGCTTCTGGAGTAAGAGGTCGATATAATCGAGAGCGCTGGATTCATGAAGTTGAGAAGCGCGTGGCTCTTGGCGTCGGTTCGCACCGCCCTGAACTCATGCCAGAGTTCACAAAGGACAAGCTCGAAGAGATTTTGCGTTTCGGTGGTAAGCCGATCGGAGTCGATCCGAATGTTTGTGAACGGTTATTTATTCCGGTGTCAGAAGATGCAAATCTGAAGAGAATTCCGGAGGCTTACGACAGGGCTCTACCTCAGCTTGGGAGCCTCGGTGGCGGCAACCACTTCTGTGAATTGCAAGTCGATAAGGATGATGGCTCTGTATGGGTCATGATTCATTGCGGTAGCCGTGGTTATGGATACCAAACTGCGGAACATTACTTCTACGAAGGAGCGAATGCACGCGGAATTGTTAGTAATCGTCGGGGTCTGTCATGGCTTCGTGAAGATGAGGATCTCGGGAAGGAGTACTGGGATCATCACAATAGCGCTGCTAATTACGCCATAGCCAATCGACACATCATAGCCAATAGTGTACGCGAAGCTTTGCAAGAGGTATTCAATGCTGACGGTGAAGTTTACTACGAAATCAGTCACAATCTCGTTCAAAAAGAGACCTTGGTTATGCCTGATGGTACGACTAAGGCCGGGTACGTTCACCGTAAAGGCGCAACCCGCGCCATGCCGGCAAATCACCCGGATTTAGTTGGATCAGCGTGGAGTAAAATTGGAAATCCATGTCTTATTCCGGGGTCCATGTTCGAGGGAGCAGCAATTTTGATGCCTAACGCTGGGGCTCACCAGACCGCTTGCTCTGTAAATCATGGATCAGGGCGAGTTATGGCTCGTGGAGCGGCCAAGCGTAAGCTCGAGCACAAGCAAGAACGAATTGACAAGGAAATGCACGATATTTCCCGTCAATTCAATGGCGTCACGATTGAGGGCATCGTAACGAATGCTAAGCACATTCCTCTCGATGAATGCAATGCAGTATACAAAGATCTTGATACGGTTGTTAAGGTGCTGCAAGATTCCGATATTGCAACTAGGAATCGTAGGTTGTACCCTGTGGCTGTAATCAAGGGAACTGATTAATGTGGTCTAAATTCGATACTATAATGTCTTACACGGCAGTTGTTCTATTTGGTGTTTGGATCGTTGTGGCTTTTCCACGTAGCGAAGTTCGCCAAATGCTCCAGAAGCAATACACAGCCGTTCAGGCTGAGAAGCCTGCCCAGGCAGCCCCTGTTGCACCCCGAATCACCGCCCCGATTCCGACCTCAACAGAAGTTCCTATTCCGCCAGATGCTCCGAAATACGTTGAGGGAGGCGGTGTTCTCCAATTAGCTGTCGGCCCTACTCGCAAAGGCTTGAAGGATTGTAAGAGCACGCTCTGGTATATTCTCGATTATTACAAAGGGCAAGATTGGGCTCCTCACATTGCGACCGTCAAATGGTTTGGTGACCAATGGACCATCGTATTGAATTGGGTCCACCCGGAATCTGCTGAGAATATGTGTGCTTGGTTGGAGCGTCTTGGCTGGGGAAGCGGTGACTATCGATGTCACCGAATGTGCGTCTATCGATCGGATTGGTTTGCTTCGAAGCCATGAAACCATCAGAAATCGCTGATGCATTACGAAAAATTGCTACCGGATCCAAAGTCTTTGAAACTATACTCGCGGATGCAAAATTAGATTCGCCATTATGCATAGCATGCCCATCGCCAACTCCTGCTACTAAATTTTATACTATGACAGAGCGTGCTGGATTCTATGGAGAGTATTTAGCTGATTTTGTATTGATGTTATGTGATGAGCATGATTATGTTGTCATAGCAACTAAAAAATTGCGGGCAGCGGGTGGTGAAGATCCAATACGAAGTGTAACGCTAGAAGAACTAAAAGTGATGAAGGTGATGAATGAATAAGATAATTAAATTCAAAGATAAGACAGTTAGAATTCATGGAGCCATTGGACTTGAAGGTTATGAATGGGTGTCAAAATTCGATTTATGCTCTCCATGTTTTTGTACGAGATTGACATCGGAGACTAAAAGTGGGCTTTGTGAACACCCGGCGATTTACTTCTTTATTGATTCTATGAATCATGTTCTGGCCCGGTGTAAAAGACATAAACCACCGAGCGGAACAGATTTACGCAATGAACCGTATCGTAGAATTACTAGACAGGAATTAGAAGTCTTACGGGTAATGAGCGAATGAAAATCGCAGTAATGTCAGATTTGCATTTCGAATTCCATAAAGATTGGGGTTTTAGCTTCATATCTTCGCTAGATTCGACCAATGTTGATGTTTTAGTTTTGGCCGGTGATATTGGAGCTTCTCCGGTTATGGACACAGCCCTTGATGAATTATGCAAAAAGTATCCACAGGTAATTTTTGTCCCTGGCAATCATGACCATTGGTCGTATTCACCGAAAGAAGTCGAAAAACAAATCCGGCAAATATGCAAGCGTAACTCAAATCTTCATTGGATTGAACAATCTACTGTCACCATAGATGATATCAGATTTATTGGAGCAACACTTTGGTTCCCGCAACCATCTCCATTAATGAATAAATTCTCATACCCTGATTTTCAAAGAATTCAAGGATTCGAGCCATGGGTCTATGGACAAAATACTGCATCCATCAAGTTTTTGGACAAAGAACTACAATGTGAAGATGTCTTCGTTTCACATTTCTATCCATTTAGGAAATCGGTTCATCCGATGTACGAGGGAGAACCGATAAATTGTTTCTTCTATGCGGGGCACGAGGTGGAATCCGTTTTGAGAGATAAACGTCCACGTTTAGTTATTCACGGACACACGCATAGCTCTTTTGACTACAAATTAGACGGTATGCGAGTTGTATGTAATCCATTCGGTTATGTTAGACAGGGAGAAAACCACGAATTCATTGAGCGTAAAATCATAACAATATGAATTCAAAAGAAATAGATGTATTAGCGGCTGCCGTCACTAAAACTTTTCAGGAAGTGACTGATGCCATAAATTCGATAATGAAGAGTATTTCGGTAATGACTGCGCCTATGACACAGTTAGTACAAATGTTTGATGGGAGGATTCCGCTCGTAAGAATTGCTGATCCGGAAGTTTTGCTCTGTACACATTCAACATGCGGGAAGTCGGCGGAATTCTTCTTTGTTGAATATGATGTGTTTATTCTTCCCCGATGTTACGAGCATCGAAAGGATGGTTATAATGCCATAGCTCGTCGCATAACCATCGATGAATTGAAAGTCATGCAGGTTATGGCAGCATGAAATCTTGGCATAGAGGTCTGGGATTTAGAGGGATCGTTCACCTTGACGATCTCGATATAAAACAAGCATATTGCACAATTCATTGTGAGCGTGGAGGCAGGAGTGGTTGCTGCGGGGACCCGGTTAGTCATTTCTACGTTGCATATGCAGATGTGGCGCTCGATTCTAAAGGATCTGTAGTAATGCCTAGGTGTGAACATCATAATGGGATTTATGATGACAATTGGACTGAAATTTCTCGTGAGGATTTAGAGACTCTGAAAATGATGGAAGAAATTATGAACGAATGACCTCTCAATGTATAGTTGCCTGTCATTATGCCATTTAGTAAAGAAAAGTTGGATGAGATATTAGACGAAATCGCTAAATATCAAGTTGACCTAGTCGAGGATCCCACCCTTCCTGAGCATGGCGTTAAGTATTTACAAAGGATTGTTGCTCAATGTCGCAATTATCTGAATAGGACGCAGTTCTATATTCAATCTGTTGGTAAGGATGAAAAGATACTACGGGTCGATGTCCAACATAAAGAAATGGACATGGATCTGAAATTGAACGGATTATTGGCTGAGAATCCGATGGTGAGAAAACAGCCATCGATCTCCGATAGACGGGCACTGGCCGCTACGATGCTCAAAGAAGATAACGATGAATTAACTAATTTAAAATTAAAATTACTGGATGTCCAGGAAACTCTGAAATTGATTAAGATGAAATATGGGGACTTGCAACGAACGAATAATGATATAAAGATGCAGCGCCAATTAGTAAAAGATGATAAGGAAGGTTGGTTTGGAGAAGGTGGTGGGTACACACCGCCGACGGCTAATGGTGCGGTTCCGGGCGGATTACCGCCCCCAGTGGTAGACCAACCTGTAAATCCCACTGACATTTTAGATCCTAGTAGACGTCCGGAAGACTTACCGGAACCACGGGATGCAGTTCACGCTGGGCAAATAGCATCTTTCTTTAATTCTCCGCTCAGATCCCATTCGGAATTGCCCAAAAAATATAACGGACTCTTCTGTCCCGAATGTAACGAGCCTCAATTCTACACTCTATCAGGGGTAGTGTGTAGTAAAGGGCACGGCGGATTCGAGGGTGTACAACGAAAGGAAGACCCACCTGTACCGGCGGCCAGTACTGTCTCATACGAAGATCTACTAAAACTCTAGAACCTTTATAGAACATACCTAGTGTGGAACAAAAGCATTGGACGATCTATTGTCACATTCACATTGAATCAAGACGTCGCTACATCGGATTAACATCCCGTTCAGTGGAACGACGCTGGAGTCAGCATGTGACTCAAGCTAGGTTTTCCAAAAATGGACGATGGCATTTTCCAAATGCCATCCGGAAATACGGAAAAGATGCGTTTACTCATGAAATATTGGAGATTTGTTACACATTAGAAAAAGCTAATGCTGCTGAAGAGAAGTGGATTGAATTTTATGATACAAGGAATATCGAGAGAGGATTCAATTTAGCTAAAGGTGGTGAACATATACCGCATCCAATCCGGAAAAACCCCTGGGATGATCCGGAGTATCGAGCCAAAATGGTTGAAGTGATCAAGACAAGATGGCAGGATCCTGAATATCGTGCAGCTAACTTGGCCATTAGTAGAACTAGACTGGCAAAAGCGACTGAAATCGCGTCATTAAATAAAGTGCAAAGCAGATCAGAAGTGAGACAGCGATTATCTGAGATTATGAAGCATACAGCCAACACTCCCGAAGGCCGTGCTCAGCGTAAAGCATCGGCCCATCCTGGTAAAACCTTAAGTCCTGAACATCGCGCCAAAATATCGGCGAATAACGCTATGAAACGTCCAGAAGTTCAGGCAAAAGTGGGCGCCATGTGGCACGATGCCGTGAAAAAAGAACGAATCAGGGCTAAAATATCGACTGGTGTCAAAGCTGCATGGAACGACCCTGTAAAAAGTAGACGGATGATGGATGGGATTGCAGTTGCATGGGCCAAATCACATCCACTAGAGTATGATCAGGATCAAAATCCCAAGTGTAATTTGTTCGAGTTCAAAGCAACGCAAACCGTAAAACCGTAAATGCAAGGATTAAAGTCAAATGAACACCAACATCGCTGAGTTTAGTTTCGACGAAAGCAAAATCGTCAAAACCAACGAAATCGAAATTTTCAAGCAAGATAAGGGCAAAAAAGATCGAGTATCGGTGGTCGTATTCAAGAAATTCCATGACATGGTCTTGACCAACAAGGCCCAAGAAGCTGGTCGGCCTCTCACCGATCAGGAAAAAGCTGAAATCATCGCCAAGGTCGATGCAAAGCTAGCTGAACAGCTCAAGAAGAAGCCAGAAGAACTAACCGAAGTCGATAGACTTGATATCAAGCGTCCCAAATTCTCTGTTGCATACGTGCATTACCGTGATGGTTTAGGATCCGTGCGCTGTCTCAGCACGTATGAAAATGGCCAATTAAGCAAACCCGAAGTCTGTTGCAAAGAAATGGGTGATGCAACTCAGACTGTTGGAACAATTATTTTGATTTATCCAGTTGACGAACATTTGCAAGCGGACATGGATTTACTCAAGCAGCATAAATATACAAGCATCCGCATGTGGAGGATGACAGCGAAGAAATTCAAGCAGACCGAGAGCACTTACGTCGGTGCCCGAGCTGAAGGCGTCCATGTTCTCGATCTCAAGGTCTCCCTTGAGGGTGATCCGAAATTCCAGAATCAGAAAATTGAAAGTGGGAGTACGGCAGTTTGGGCTCGAGAGGGCGTAGACCCCGAGATTCGACAGTGGGCCCTGGAGCAGGGGCTCAGAAACTTCAAGCACATCTCGAAGAATCTTGGATATGAAATGGCGCGAGAAAAGCTTATCGAACGGCTCAATGCGACACCGGCTCAGGTGTCCGCAGAAGCTTCCGCGGAAACTCCACAGCTTAGCACAAATTACGACGAGCTACTTCGCGTATAGCGGCTTCATAGGACCGATTCAGTGTGAATAAATACTGGACGATCTATTGTCATACGCACATTGAATCGGGACGTCGTTACATAGGTTTGACTGCACAGACGTGGCAGAAGCGCTGGAAAAACCACGTCTGTGCAGCTAATTCCGCTAGGGGTGGGCGTTGGCATTTTCCTAACGCCATTCGTAAATATGGAAAAGATGCATTTAGTCATGAAATACTAGAAGTTTGTACAATATTGGAAAAAGCAAACGCAGCTGAAATCAAGTGGATTGAATTTTATAAGACTCGGGATCCTCAATTTGGATTTAACTTAGCAAAAGGTGGGGATCACATACCGTCCGAAATTCGGAAGAATCCTTGGAATGATCCTGAATTTCGAGCTAGAGCCTGTTTAGCGGCCAAAGCTAAGTGGCAGGATCCTAAATATCGTGCAGCTAACTTGGCCATTAGTAGAGCTAGGCTAGCAAAAGCGACTAAGATTGCGTCGTTGAATAAGGTACAAAGTAGACCGGAGGTAAAACAGCAATTATCCGAGATTATGAAACGTGTGGCTGCCACGCCAGAAGGCCACGCTCAACGAATCGCAGCGGCGCACCCTGGCAAAATTTTAACTGCTGAACATCGCGCAAAAATATCAGCTAATGATGCTTCAAAAAGACCAGAAGTAGCAGCAAAGATATCTATCAGTAGTAAAGCGGCGTGGTCTGATTCTGAAAAACGCAAGCGTATGACGTTAGCATAGGTTGGTAAGAAACTAAGTCCTGAAACTATAGCCAAAATGATTGCTGCAAATACCGGACGTAAATTATCTGATGAAGCAAAACTTAAGATTTCCGAGGCGTTGACAGGGAGACCGAGACAAACGCATTGTCAAAGAGGGCATGCCATGGAAGGAAATAACATTCTCATTACAGGTAATAGACACAGGTGTAGAATGTGCAGGAACATGAGACAAAGACATAGACGAATTAAATAATATTAGTTTAATATGATATCAATTGGTTTCGATCCGAGTTTACGCTCTTATGGTTGGGCTGTCATAAATACTGACGCTATACGTCCATCAGATAAATTGATAGCGTCGGGTCATGAAGGTACACTGGCATCTATTGTTCCTGTTGTTCGGTTTATCCATTTTCGCACTTTGGTTGCGTCATTACTCAAACGATTCAATGTAGATGTAGTAGGAATTGAGAGCCCGGCATATGGCGGCGGGGCTTTTTCAGAACGACATTATGGCCTCATGCTCTATTCACTTGAAGCCATATTCGAAGCACGGAAAGACTGCGTGTTATTTGATCCAGCGACATTAAAATTTCTTGTTGGGAAAGGATCAGCCACAAAGACAGATGTGCAACGCTATGTTCAACTCGATACTATGAATACCAAAGTCATTAATAATGATGAAGCTGATAGCTATTGTATTGCGAAGTTTGCCTCTAGATTTGTGGATACTAAAATTGGTAGAATTCGACCAGAAGATTTAACCGCTAGTGAACGACGTGTCTTCGTGGAACGCACGAGGAAGATTAAGACAACCAGCGGAGAAAAGATAACAAAACGCATCGCTCACATATTTCGAGAAAACAATAGATATTTCGAATTCAGTCGGGTTCCAATAGGTAACATAGACCTGCCCGAAAAAGCCAAGATCAATGCTGAGCTACTCAGCTGGTTAGAGTCCACTGATTGAGTGTACTATTGAACGGGTGAACAATGGCAAGTGAAACTGGGTATCATCCAAAACTCCAGAGATTCCGTTCTTCCATTGATGGTCGGAGTAATATACGAGACGTCTTCGTCACTCCTTCTTTGCATCAAGAGTGCATTAATACTGGTAGCACCGTATTAAATATGCTCATTGGCGGGTCGCGTTTGCCATCGGGCGAATTTGTTTGCCCTGGGTGGCCGCGAGGAAAAATTATTGAAATATTCGGCCGAGAAAGTTCTGGTAAATCCACTATCGCGCTTACGGCAATGGGTCAAGCTCTATTTAATGGCGGAGCAGAAGATGGCTGTGGATTATATGTAGATCTAGAGTGCGCGGTTCAGGATTTTTACTCTATCAAATTAGGAACCGATTTCAGGTCACCTGAAACTGGTGGACATGGAAGAGCGGTGCGTGCTCAACCTCATACATTTGAAGAGACCGAAACCCTGGTGATGACAGCAGCATTGAATGGAGTCGATCTCGTAGTTATCGATTCTGTGGCTGGATTGATATCTGGGCGTGAGATTAAACGCGACTTATCAGATGCCGAGCAGAAGCAAGCTGTAGCGGAAGTCCCGAGGTTGATGTCGAATTGGATGCCCAAATTACAGAGTGTGATATCGCGAACTAAAAGCACGGTTATATTTCTGAATCAAACTCGAGATAAAATTGGGGCCAAGGGTTATACTGAGGAAACTCTCAAAAGCACAACTGGGGGTAATGCGCTAAAGTTTTGGGCTGCTATTCGCATAATATTGAAACCTAGATCTTCAACTAAGGCTAAGATTTTCAATCCGATAACTCGTCAGCAGGAAGACGTTCAGATTGCAACTGAAATCGAGTGCAAGATCATCAAGAATAAGATTGATGCTAAGCAGGGTCACTCAGGGCTGATTACTGTTAGGTATGGAGTTGGAATCGACGAACTCCGTACTATGCTGAATGTGGGAGAAGCATACAAAGTCATTAAGAAGACCGGCAGTTGGTATGTATTCGAATCTCCAAATACAGGAGGGGTAATCAAAGCGGCTGGCATGGAAAAATTCAGACTAATGCTTCAAAAAGATGAAGCAATGCTAGCCGACTTCTTATCTATTTGCACCGATCATGTTGTTCAGGGATATCGATTGATTGATGAAGATACTCTATCAAATTTAGCTGAACATGCTGTAACTAAACATGAAAAAGACGATGAAGATGAGGAGGATAGTAGTTCACCTGAAGAAAGAGATGCGACTCAAGAGGAAATAGAGGAGGCTGGTGTAGCGGTTTCAACCCCGAACATTGACGCGTCGGACGTGTGAACCATCAATTGGTTTCATAATCATAACTGGGGTAATTAATATAACTTTTATACACCATTTTAATATGGTATCATTCGGCGAAAAATTTTGGGGACTTCAACTAATTTCAAAAGTTGAAGTTACAAATGGGTCACATCAAAAACTAGTATGGGTTTGTAATTGTGGAAGGGAAACAAATATAGAAGTAAAAAGGGTAACACATGGAGGTGCTAAATCGTGTGGAAGATGTAATGAAATATCAAAAGAGGAGATGACTGGACGTAAATTTGGGCATTTACAAATGAAGAATCCAGAAGCAATACTTCCTGGATCAGGGAAAAATATAACATGGATTTGTGATTGCGGTAGAGAAACAGAAACTAAAATATGTTTAGTAATTAACGGTAATACTAAATCGTGTGGAAGATGTAATGAAATATCAAAAGAGGAGATGACTGGACGTAAGTTCGGCAAACTTCAAATAAAAGTTCCTGAAACGATAAAACCAGGTTCCCATACAAGAACAACTTGGATCTGTGATTGTGGTAGAGAAACAATTGTTGAAATAAAACTGGTAACATCCGGAAATACTAAATCATGTGGTAGGTGTAACGAAGTATCAAAAGAGGAGATGTCTAAAAGGAAATTTGGACATCTCAGAATGAAAGATCCAGACACAGTTCTTCTTGGGTCAAATAAAAAGAAAATTTGGATTTGTGATTGTGGGCAAGAAATAAAAAGAGGAATTTTTAGTGTTACTTCTGGTAACACTAAATCATGTGGTTTTTGTTATTCCAAGGCCTTTTCATGGTGGGATGAAAATAGAGAAATTATAAGATCCCTAAGGTGCCCAATCGATCCGGCCAATGTGCCAGATGGTTTTATTGTTCTCCAAACTATTAAGAATACGAAATCGAGATTTCTGTCTATATGCCCAGCATGTGGTGACAAACATTCATCAAAATGGGGGGATATAAGACAAGGTAGAGGTATTACGTGCGGATGTACTTATAATGGGTCTTCTCTAAATTCCGGAATAGTATCCTTTATTCGTTCCTTTGGGTTATCTGTAGTTACAGAATATAAGGTTGATGGGTTAAAGTATGATGTTTTTGTTCCGGATAAAAATTTATTGATAGAGATGAATGGTTTAAAATGGCACTCTGCTGATGGAGCAAAACAAAGAGATACTCAAAAATTTAAGAATGCGATCGAATCTGGATATCAATTCATGATGATATTTGAAGATGAATGGAAAACAGGACGAATTAAAAATACGATAGTGAAATCCATTGGGGTAGATTGTTCAATTTCGACTCGCCCCTCGAAATGTCTTTTAAAACAGATAAACACTATTGAAGCGAATCGATTTTACGATAAATTTCATTACATAGGTAAATGTAATCCGACTAATAATTATGGGGCATTTTTCAATGATAAGTTAATTGCATGTATATCATTTGGAAGACCAACAAGACAAAATTCAAAATTTGAATATGAATTGCTTAGAATGGCATCCGACCCAATTTGTAGAATACACGGAATCTGGACAAAGTTATTATCAGTATTCATAAAAGATAAATCTCCATTTTCCATAGTTTCTTTCTCGGATAATCGCCTATTTTCAGGTGATGTTTATACAAAAATGGGTTTTATTTTAAATGGTCTGGTAAAACCAGATTACTATTGGACTAACGGGTATAAAAGATTTCATAAATCAACCATGAGGAAAAAAGAGAGCGAAAAGAACACCGGTATGACGGAAACAGAAATTAGAAAGTTACAAGGATACGATAAGATATGGGATTTAGGAAAAAAACGGTGGGCGTATGGCTCTTTCTCCGATCAAAATTAGGATTTCCAGTTTCCAATCAATTGACGAAGTGGAGTTTGATATCTATGGTTTTACTTGTATTACTGGAATTACAAACATAGGCAAATCGAGTATCATCAGAGCCATATCTGGAGCACTAACGAATGTTCCTGTAGGTGCCCTAGTTAGAAAAGGAGCAAAATACTGTTCAGTAACGATAGATACTAAGGATTGGGGTATCACATGGGAAAAGGGAGAACGTGGCGTAAATAGATACCACATCAGAGGGAAGGATGCTCCTCTTGACAAAGTCGGCGGCGGTCAGATTGAAGAAATATCAAATTACGGATTTAACTCCATAAAGGTTGGATCGGACCAAGTATACCCGTGGCTAGCGTCCCAATTCAAACCACTGTTCTTATTAGACCAATCCGGTCCAGCAATTACTGATTTTATTTCTGAAGTATCCCATCTACAAGTTCTCCAAAATGCGATATCAATCAACATCAAGAGTCGCAAAAAATCATTGGATGAGGCCAAAGTCAGGACTGAAAATGTTCAAAAATTGCAAATAAAAGAACAATCACTGGCTAAATGTGATGTCATAATCCAGATCCGGAATGAATTAGAAGAACAGGCAGCATCTATCAAAAAATATGAAGAAAGGATATCAACTGGTGAACAAATCGATGATGCATTACATCAAACGAATACTAGATTGAACCGGATTGAAGGCATCGAAAGACTTGAAATTCCAAACTCCGTATCCACAGAAGAATATTCAACCATCATCAACATGTATAATCATTGGCTCGCCCTTGAACAAGCGGCTCGCCGAGTTATTACGCTACGTGAAGTATCATCGGTGTCCATACCATCAGACACCTCAAGCGAGGAAATCGAATCGTTGATTGCTATTGAAATACTGGCAATTCGTATTCATGAACTCAATAGGTTGGTTTCGATATTATCCAAGCACATATCAATCCCCAGGTTCAGGGAGACCTTTCCTGAGGTTTTGAAGATGGAAAGCATACTCACCCGTCTGAATACTATCAAGGCCGAGGAAAAGGCCTTCTCGAGCCAGCTCGGGGTTATTTCTGATGAGTTGTCTGAAGTGGAAGACGAAATATCGCAAATTCCGCTCTGCCCGTCCTGTTCAAGACCGGCAGTTCCATCCCACACTCACGCATAATATCCTACTTATCGTCAGCTTTTTCGGCTGGTTCTTCAACCGGTTTCTCTTCAGCTGGTTCTTTAGGCTCTGTGTCCTTTTTGGGTTCAACTGGGCTCGCGCTTGCGCTCGCGCTCAACTCATCCTCGCTGCCACCCATGAATTTCTTGGCCAACTTGTAAACAAACCCAGACGCCCAACCAACTATAGCGCCATAGAATATTCCACCCAATCTCGTCGGAGCAAATTCGGGCCAGAAGGTTTTTTCTGCAAAAGCCCCGATCATGGCGCCAAGAACGATAGGAAAGACGTAGAGAATGATGTCATTCCACCATTCAGCAAATTTATTTGCATAGACTGCTTTGTCCGTAGTTTTGATTCGCTTTTTCAGACTTGGAAAAATCTTTTCGACAATTAACCTAAGAACATAGACGAATACGCCAATGCTCAATGCAAAGAAAACGGTCTTCAGATTCCATAACTGCTGGAGTACTTGATCAATATTCATCTTGTTTCCTCTACTGAATTAAGAGTTTAGTTTTTGGAATTTCCTCCTGATGAGGGCAGACACCATAGTGGATTCCTTATTTATTTCTTCTCGAACTTCTCGTATCATATTATTATACCAGGTTTCAATCGATTTTCGGAAAGGCCAACACCAAAAATAAGATGACGATGTGAACTGTCTTATGATATGCTCTTTGTATTCATTATTCACATATTTATCGCCCAATAATTCAAGTGCGGCTTTTGTCCCTTCTCTATATCCGGCCTTTTCGAATTTCATTCTGAAATATGCTAATCCAATCGGGAAAAATACAAATAGGTATAAAAATATATAAAGAGGGAAAGTATATTTTTTGAACTGTCTTATGTGAACAACTTCGTGTCTAATAGTTATGATTCTTGAGTTATCTGATTTAGTTTCCCACGAATCCGGAACACATATCTTCGATCCTATTGTCGTAGTATAATTATCCATGAACTCTTTTATTTGTCCGAAGCTGATGATTTTAAGTATGACGTCAATAACCTTCATCAGCCAACTATCACGTTTCCTTATGACAGCGAAAGATGGAATCTCTTCTCGGACCTTTTCGATGTATTCATCGTAATTCATATAATAATGCAGCATTAATATTGTAATCAATATGCAACCGATTGATTGGAATTTGGTACCTGACGATGGGACGATGATTCTATTGACTATTCCTGACTTATTAGATGATATTTCATTACAAATGGCAGATTTCAAAGATGACTATGCACTGGTTTTTAAGAAGACAGGCAGCTATTTGGGACTAACTTTATCTCGGGGGGTCAGACTGGGCAAAGGGCCGGCTAGAATGATTAATGGAATCTGGTATATAGACGAAGATCCGTATTTGCAGAAAGTATATACCGACATAGACCTCGATCCAGAACTCGTTGATCTAAAGCTAATTAAATTAAATGAAATGAAATGAAGTTATGATGTCTTAATATATCAAGAGTTTAATTAAAAAGCGTGATGTTAAACTACACGAGGTGAACTCTGTCATGAATGACATCGGAGGGTGAAATGGCTGATATTGATGGACTCCACTTATTAGTTGATGGACAAGTTGAAGATACTTCAGTCTTTGCCCAAGACAATATAGACCAGTTACTAAGACGTTTAGTCATCGACTTAGATATGGAGTTACTTCTTGAACCTCAGTTTAAAGAAGTGGCATTGAATCCGGCAGAACTTGAGAAGGATGGGTTCTCCGATGATGGTGGCCTTTCAGCATTTTGCATGATTTCAACTAGCCACATATCAATTCATGTATGGCCATTACGAGCTGTATTTATGGCCGATATTTTTAGCTGCAAGAAGTTCGATGCTCCAAAGGCTCAAAGAACCGTCATAGAGTTCCTGCACCCAACTAGCCTAAAAATTCAGTCTATATCTCGTTCCCCGTAAATCTATCCATTGTTCACGTATTCCGGGGTATGAGAACCCCGGAACCAACGGAATCGATCCTACAACCGAGTCACCCGTCGTACGGATGTACTCAGGCTTGGTTCGTATTCGGTGTCTTGAACCCGGCAGGGGATATCACCAGGGTCTTGATCGTCGAAGCCAAGAACATCTGGGCTGTTCAAACGCTGGAGCGAGTGTCCAACAAGGATAACAGGGTCAATGACCACTGCGAACTCATGACCGTCGGTAGGCAGTGCGCCAGCCTTGGCACTCGCTCAGATAGAGCAGTCGAAGTGTCATATGTCGACTTCCTCATCGATATCGTCGAACCTCACCGGCTTGTCGAAGATCATTACATCGCAACGACATTCGATCGGTCCCTGACTGATGCCGATCGAGCATATGCAGCTAAAAAACTGGAAGCATTGGAGAAGCAATCCCGGGTACCGGAGCAGGTACCGGAGCAATCTATCCCTGACCTGACCGAGGCTGAGTTGGAAGCGCTCTACGATGAAGATGCCAAGCAGCAGGCCGAGCAGTCAGCCGCACCGGTAATGAATAAGTTCCTCAGTGATCATTATTCGATTCAGACGTCGTCTACTCATCATAGAGTGACTGCGGCTCTGCTCGACTTGGGCTTCAAGAAGCAGCAAATCGGCCAAGTCATGGGTGAAATTGATGCTAGCGGAACAGTAGAGAATACAGTCAAATTGGCACTACAGCAACTCAACGTGAGGTAGATATGGTTTGGGTATGCTCAGCATGTGGACTCGAGAATTCCATCGACACGTTCCGGTGTAAGGAATGTGGAATGGAATACGGAAAGCATCAAAATAGTAGAATTAGCATCAAACTCCAATCCATGCGCAAGGTTGGCCAACAAGAAATCCACTATGGCATGCCAGAAGTTCATTACGATATGCCAGAGCCAATTGATATTTCCAAAATCAATTGGGACCGTCCAGTCGAACCGGCTATTGGACAGGTATCCCCAATTAAAATGACTTTATTTCCGCTTCCGATCAAAATTGCATCATTGGTTGCCTTTGCGTGTATGATTTTTAGTATCTTATTGATGCTAGTGTAGTATGACGACCGTAATCATAGGATATGGCCCTCTTTCGGAGGTACACCCGTATATTCCAGAATTTATAATTCTGCAAACCGACGATAATATCATTAAACTTGGACAAGATCAACAGAGAGTCAATTTAACTCCGAAGACCCTGGATGACTTGATAGCAAGCAAACAAGTGAAGTTATTTGACGGAAGTGCAGAATATTACTCAGATCAATGGATAGCTATTGAATGCGATGCACCAATTATACTGGCTAGATTCCCACTAGCTGAGAATCAAAAATGGGCAGTCGGGCGGGCTTCTAAGTTAATTGAAGAATCTTTTGCATTTAGCCACAAGGAGCCACTAAAAGCCATATCAGTCCTACAGATTGCCGCTGGACTGTGTAAGATAGAATTGTCTAAATTAGTTCAAGCTTTAGAAGCTAAACGTAAGGATCCCTCGGAAAAATTAGAAACCATCTTGCTAAGAATCAAATCAGAACTATCGAAGAACTAGAGGGTGAAATGAAGGTTCACGAACTCGTATCTCAATTGTCAAAATTTGATTCTTCGGTGAAGCGGTGAGTACCATATGTGTGTGCGCAGCAGGGCACGCTTTCGACGGCGAGAAAGGTGGTTGCCCGATGTGTGTTGATAGCAAGACGGAGCCGCGGGAGGGATAGGCGATGGACGACAAGGGACGTATTCACCAGTTGACTGAGGAAGAACACGCCGCGCTGATAGCCAAAATCGAGGCCGGCTCCAAGCCGCGCATGGTTCCAGTGCCGAGCGAATCGGTGGGCAAGATCATGGCGCAGAGTCGGCACGAACTCCAGGCACTACACGGACCCGTGACATGCCCGGAGTGCGCTCGAATCGGTTTCGACTCCTGTATGCCGATGGGTCGTGGGTGTCTATGCCCAGAGTGCGAAGAGGAGCAGCCATGAGCGAGCAGAACGGAAGGACGAGTGCAGACCCACGAGAGGTAGCCGCCCTGCGCGCCGAGGTCGAGCGGCTGCGCATGAAGGCCGGGCGACTACAGGCCCGCGTCTCCGTGTTCATGCAGGCGATGGGCTGGCTCGCCCGCAACGGGCACCAGGTACGAGCCCAGCGCTGGATTGCGCGCGCCGACGAGTCTGCGGCTGACGTGCGGCCCGAGGACTTCGTTGTGGCGAAGCCATGTGCCCTCGCCACGCCCAAGGCGCCGGCCGAACTCGTCCGCCAGTCGCCGCCCGCTGCGGTGCGCGATGAGAAAGGCGGTGCGCGATGACGCCGCCGAGCAACGAAGTCTGGCTATTCCCGACACGACCCGGTGAGCAAGAGGACAGGATGGGGCGCAAGGGGTGGACAGCCCTTTGGGTGTCGTATGGAAAGCCGCGCGCACAGTGCAGTTTCACGCAACTGGCCAAACTGCAATCGCAGACCGGGTGGTCCGGTAAGAAGGTGATCGTGCTCGACAAGGACCCAACATGAAGACGACGGCGAAGACGCAGCGCATCGATGCCGCAATCAGAAGGCTATGCAGACGTGACGCGCGGCTCACCAAGCTGGAGCCAGAGTTGGAGCGCGCCTTCCTCGTACGCGAGGAGCTGGCCAGCCTACACAAGGCCGCCGCTTTGGTGCTGCTGAGGTATCGAAAGGAACGAAACCTAGCTACGGCCATGGCTGCGCTGGACGAAGCGGACGAGGCAGCAGGCGCCACGCTCGCCCGCCAGTCGCCGCCCGCTGTGCCGACCACGAAAGGAGCCGCAAAGTGAAAGTCTACGTAGCGAGCAGTTGGAGTACTATATTGAACATATACAGTATAAAGGCAATGAACGCTACTATTCGATGATAACGCTTCTTGGTGTCTCCGGCCTCTAGTAACACAGCCGCTACACATATCAACTGTGCAATCCAATAAATAACCGACTCGTATTTGAAGTTATTCTTAATATGGGTAATGGCGATTAACGTTGACATCCATACCAAAACGATCAAGTCCTTCATATTTATCAATTCTTTGTCATATCAGAATCTGGCTCAACATTTTTCTCAATAGAGCCAGTATTTGGGATACCAAAAAGGGTGATGAATGCCTCCTTATTCTCGCCACTCAGGACACTAAGAAACTTCTGGGCAAGTTCCGGATTTGAACGAATTTGGCGAGCATATCTACCAATCCGCGGATTGTTGTTGAACACAATACGACATCTCTTACATGCGCCGTAAATCAGGTCATGATGAACTTCACTACAAAGTGAGCATTTCCCAGTATATACGGTCCCCATAGATTCCTCCGGAGGAGGAGGATTCTTGGCAAAAGACTTCTTATATTCTTGAAATAACTCCTTGGTTGCCGCCCTGCATTTTTCACATTCACCATCGGTCAGAGGACCTGTTACCCCACATTTGCATTCACCGTGTGTCGTCATAATATATTATACGTGCTTATATTTTTAATTTACGCTTGAAGCGCGTTATGGTAGAGTTATCCCCACTCATGAATGGTGCATCAAAATCCGAGTCCGAAATTAAACTATTCTATAGTATAGAATACTATGATGAAGAAGGACCAAATATTAAACATGCGTTTATGACAGAATCTGAAATGATGCAGTTATTGGATAAATTTGTGCAAAATGGAGTGAAAGCCAAAATTTATAGATTATCTACATTACCCTCTGATGTACAATCGGAGAGTGAAAAAGTCAAAGAAATCAGTTGAAACGATTACTAGAGAAATTGCTGATTGGCGTCGATTTATTAATACGTCGTCTAGTAATATCCGCAGACTTAGCGCCGTCCAATTTACCTTCACGACGCCATCTAGTTATTCGTTTCCTGTTATTGATTAAATCTAACTCCATTCTGCTTAATGATCGAAATTTTTTCATCTTATGACTAACGCAATTATCACAATACTTTGCATATCTTTGACTTGCGAATCGATCAGATAGTGGCCCACCACACTTTTTACACAATGGTGGAACCCAAGGGTCAGCCGGCGCTTTATACTCGAAGCATGGAACCATTAATGGCCTGATCATGTCGAGAAATCTTGCTGCATTTTTATGTTGTAAAACTAATATAGGCTGACCACGCCAGTGATTGATAAAGTTATGAATACCTATATCATCAAATTTGTCCGACAATAATTGTACATCTTTTTCAGTAAACCCATTCGTGTGTAATTTAACTTCTAGTCTTCCACGTGGGGTTGAAACATTACCATCACCCATATGCCAGTTAGCAAGTATAACTGGATCCGATAAATTTATATTCTCCGGTACAATCTTCTTTCCGTTAGGATACCATCTTTGTCTTTCTGACACAAATTCGATATATGAATAGGTCCATATTTTCACTTCATTCCTTTGATCATAAATTTTCATGTTGTTGCCAACATGTTCATCATCGAATAATTTCTTTAGCGAGTATATCCAATCCGTATGGCCTACGCATTGTCCCAAAGAAAATGAAGCAGAGTGCATAGATTGCTGGATGTAAGATCCATCGCCAAGTAGACACCCATCCAATGCCGCCAGAAGTTTCGGACTGAGGGACACTGTCTTTAAACTCTTTCGTGGCCCATCGATATACCACCCAGGAGGCTTCATATGGAAAAATTTTCAAAAAAATTCGAAAATATTATACAGGTTGCTAGCGGGGATGTGAGACGACTAGACAGTGTTGTCAGATTTAGTAGCATACCCATTGTAGTACAAGAATTAGTAAGTACACATCAATATTGGGTGTGTTTATACTCTGCTTTAATTCATCATGAAGTACGACCGAACGATACACATCTTGTCGGTCAACTTCTGACGTCTGCTATGACACATGATCTGATCGAAGGTTGGACTGGCGACTTAGTTCGTCCGTTTAAATACTCTTCTGAGAATCTAAGATCAACAATAGAGGAAGCTGAGAAAAACATCTTTAAAACTATCCCAAAATTACTAAGGGAGTTGATGACTCCGGATCCGAAGATTTCTAAATTAGATCACGCATATATCAAAGTTGTAATTAAATCCGCCGACTTCTTAAGTTTATTCCAATATATGCGCCGTGAGGCTATGCGGGGTAATTTAGAAATTGAACCATTTTATAATAGAATGATTAATGATATTAAAAACATGATAGCTATTGAACCGGTTTCAAATTTCGACGCACCTTGTTTTTACCGTCATCTCTATAAAGCTAGCATCTCCGTGTATCAGCTATGCTTTGATAAAGCATACGAATCACGTACTGGTTTTGCTTTTACAAAGAAAAAAGGCCCCAGTGTAGGATGGTGTAAAATCCCGTGAGTGAAATTTTATGAGCGAAACAAAATCCGAGATCCGAGCCCGTATTAATGAACTTGAAACTATAGCTGTCCCACTAAGCAGACTATTGGGCGATAATACCGCAGTAAATGCTTTGATCACTACGATTGATGCTCGTATTACCAAATTAAAGAAAGACGAATCTGAAGCTCAAGAAGATTTATTCCTGTCAGTGATGAAATCACATGAAGTCATATGTGCTGTAAAGCAGATGGATGAAAAGGCTGCCTACGGGCAGGATCCATATCTTTATTACGGGGCAGGCATTGCCGCCGAGGCCGGAGAATTGCTCAATAAAATAATCAAGACTATTAGAAAATTACCTGCTATTACACCAGATGAATATCATGATGAAATGAAGAGGGCCGTCATCTCAGAACTTCCCGATGTAATAGTTTATAGTGCTGTATTGGCACAAGTCTCAGATGTAGATATAACCAAAGAAGTGAATGATAAAGTCAAGGTAGTGATCCAAAGAGCTTTAAGCGGACACTACGGCCCGCCATTACTTAAGAAAGAATAATTAAACACCATAATCCATCCGCTTACCTCGATATTTTCTTTGTAATTTCATTTTGCAGTTATCGCAGACCGAGCCTTCTGGTCCGAAACCGCTCAATTCTCTAATTGGCGTCTCCTGACCACATTTATCACATGGTTTGGTTTCAGGTCCCGATTCTTCTTCTGGCTCTTCTGAAACAGCAACTTCTTCTAACATTATAGCAATTCGTTTCAAATCTTGTAATACTAAGTCCTGCCTGGGACTCTTGGAATTTTCCAGAGCAGTAGCGATCTGGCGTAATTCATATGTAATTTGTTCAGGTTTCATACTTAAAGTCAAATACCAAAAATTTATTAATTACCTTGAAAATTTAAAGCTTTGTATATATCTTCTGCCTTAGCTTGATCTGGATCAACAGTAACAACTTCATCTCCTGGATAAGCAAAAATTGCATAGTTATCCCACCATATTTTTCCAATATCTTTGTTTGGATCTATAGGGATGACTTTTGATGTGTCTTCGATCTCCCATCCATCATCCATAGCGGCATCGAAGTCAAAGTCGTCCGGTACTTCAACGACAAGAGAGAAATCTTCGTCCGTGTCGTATCCTAAAACATATGGCGCAAGTTTGTCGTACATATTATATACTTGATCTAACATATCTTGAACAAACCCGGGGTCTGACCAGTTATCGTGTGGATGATAAGTATCGGTAAAGAAACCAAAGAATTTATGCCCAGGACTGGGTTTAATTTTCCTGGGATGATTCAGCAATAAAGCTATCTTCAATAAATTTGGTTTCATATTTACCAACATTCTTTTGTTGCGTACGATATTGTTTTCTACGCAAACTGTGACAAGTTCTACAAATTCTTGTGCCATTAACAGTATACGCATTTTCTAATAGATGTCCCCTTTTGCAATATACCTGCTTCGGCCTGTTTTTGAGCGCCATTGCAACTTTGGCTATATGTTCTGGACTGTGTCTTTTACCTCTATGCGCATCGCCTATTTTAGCCCGATGTTCTGGACTAAATTTTATGCCTTTTCTGGATGCTGCCGATTTAGCAATAGAATCCGCGTTTCTGGGTTTGCCTTTTTGAGATAGAGATAATTTTTTTCTAGTTTCAGGGCTTGCCGATTTTCCTTTTCCTGCAACCGAAAGTTTAGCACAGTGATCCGGTTTCAAAGGAATGCCCTTAAGGACGGCGGAAGCGTGCTCACGAAATCCCGGTTTATCCCACTTGGCTTTTGCTGCTAAACAACACTTAGTCCTGTATTCAGAATTTTGCCATTCGGTCTTGGAAATAGCACTGCGTTTTTCCTTCGACTCCATGGTATTCATAGCTGCTCTTAAACACGCTCTAGCCTCGGGGGTTTGACCCGCATCAATAAATCTTTGTAAATTATTGGCTCGATATTCAGGATCTTGCCACTTAGCTTTGGCTGCTAAACATGCTTTTTCTCGATATTCAGGACGATTCCAAGGGTTTGTATTTTGGTGCGGTGTGTGCTCGCCACCTTTTGCTAAGTTAAATCCAAATTGTGGGTTTCTCGTGTTATGAAATTTAATCCATTTCTCTTCAGCTAAATTTGCTGATTCTAATGTATCGCACACTTCTAAAATTTCATGAGAAAATGCGTCCCTACCATACTTACGGATGGCATTTGGGAAGTGCCAACGTCCGTTTTTTGAATACTTAGCCGCATAGACATGATCATTCCATCGTTGCATCATAGTCCGTTTAGTTAGACCGATGTAACGACGTCCAGATTCTGTATGAATATGACAATAGATCGTCCAATGATTCACATTAGAACAATCGTATAAAAGCGCTAACGAGTTCGACCCGGAGTCCCATCAAAATTTCCATGAAGAACGTAATACATGGGCAACGAATTGGCCTCGAGTCTCTTCATCACTCGAGCTGAATCATCCCAATCGGATTCCACTACGGGAGTGGTATTCGCCAAAGCAATAAGATTTGGATCATCAGTTATTCTCAATAGATCTTTCTTAGCTTGTGATGTTCTAGTCAATACAGCATAAACCTGGCCATATGTCATAAGATCAAGTTTGCATTTACCCGGGTATCCAGGAGCTGCTATCTCCCAGAACATATTGTTATTAGAATGATCTCCAGTACATTTTGTACAACAGTTGTGATCCGGATTTACCGGAGCATCCATACAGATTTCAGGTATCTGACAGGGATTGCATTGACAGGGATTACAATTGCATGTACAGGCCATGGTTATTTACCAACAACAATAACAGTCTTAGAAGACTGTTCGTTCTCCAATTGAATTTGAGCCACCTTGGCCTTAAACCGTTCCGTATGATATTCAATAGATTTAATTGCTAATTGAACATTCTTAAATTTTTGCTCTGCGTCATGATTACTAGGATTAACATCAGGATGGTATTTAGCGGATAATTTCTTGGCTATTTTACGGGCTCGAATTAATATTTTATCTGCAACTTTAACCCGTTCATCAAGTGACGGGTAATTCATGATAATACGCATTATTTGTCTGGCATCTCTTCCTAGGACCTCCCATGCCTGACCTATAGTATATATATCAGACATACCCTATACTATATTTAGCCAACATTTCATACACAATTGTTTAGTATATGGCAGAATCAAAACCCGAGTCCCTTTAGGGATGTCAGATTATTTCTTTTGCCAAATCTCACTTGCCGTTCCATGATATACTTCTCAAGCTCCATAACGGTCTCTAGCGGTTTTCCGTATTTCTTTTCATATTCTGATTTTATTTCTCGTATTTTATTGAGCAATTCATCATAGCTCATCAATTGTTACCTTCTGTTACTGTACGGTGGATCATCATGGTGTATCGAACTCAGGCTGCACGGATTACTGTCAGATCTAACTGGAATGAATTATGGAAAAGATTACGTGACATATATTACGTAGCTGAAAAACCGCGGCATGCCGCGGTTCTTGAAAACTTCAAGAATAATAAGGAAAGTATATGTAGAAGAATGGGGATAATATCTGACGCTGATATTGTCAGGGTAGTCGCCAAATTAAGACCCAAGGAAGGTTAAAATTTTAAATGTAAAATTTAATACAATCGGAGAAACGATATGACTACGGAAACTAAACTCACCACAAAACAAGCAACCATAAAAATCGGCAAACTTCTAAAGGGAATTGACAATTCAACAGCTCAAATTCAAAAGCATCAATCTGTCATCGAAGGCTCAGTCCCTGAATTGCAGAAATTGGTAGGTGGTCTAGCCAACCAGATTAGTCAAACGCCGGCTAAGCCGGTCAAGGCTCCCGCCAAGGCGGTCGAGGCAAAAACTACAATGAAGGCGCCAGCCAAGGCAAAGGCGCCAGCCAAGGCAAAGGCGCCAGCCAAGGCAAAGGCGCCAGCCAAGGTCAAGCCCAAGGTCAAGTCTCCCGTTGCTGGAAGACCATCTCTTAAACAGGCAGTCCAATCCGTCATGATACCAGCCACCGGACCTATGACAGCGGCTGATATTTGGAAGACAACCGTTGGCCAGTATGGATATTGGTCCCGTCAATCATTATACAATGCTCTCAAAGACGAAAAACTCTTCGTCCGTACTGATGATGACAAATTCCTACTGACTGTAGCTGGGAAGAAGCTAAAGACCGATGACAAGGCTGATGCTTTCGTGGCAGGAGTGGCCGCGGATCCAGCCACTGCCAAAATGATCTGACCAGCGTACGCATGAGCCCGGAAGTCGCTTAACCCCGGGCTCATGCGTATTGTGAATATGGATGTCAATTCAACTTAAACTGCCCCAAATATTGGAGCCTGTTAAATTATCTTTGATGGATATTGCTGTCCAATCATCGATGCGGCAGATCAAATCCAAGACCAAGATATCGTGTAAACCGGCTTGCGCTGGATGCTGTAGTAGATATACACAAATATCATTAGCAGAAAGCATTATCATATATGATCATTTGCGTAAAAAGAAAGAATGGCCTGAAGTACAAAAGAAATCAAAAGAACAATTAGACATAATCAAGGCTGTTGAACCATTATCGTGGTTCAAATTGAATATTAAGTGCCCAATTTTGAATTTGGACACTAAATTATGTAGGGCGTATAGAGTCAGACCTGCTATCTGTTCGACTCATTTCGTAACTTCTGATTCAAAATTATGCGATCCGTGGTCCCACGGATCTGGAAGATTTGAAACATGTGATATGAATGACTTATACTTCAAATTCAAATCTAGATTGGAGAATGCGGTTGATGGATTTGGGGTATTTGGAATGTATTTCCCAGTCCCATCGGCTCTATTACTCGCAGAAAAAATCTCAGTCCAATCCGGATTGGACTTATTACAGGTAATTTCTATGATCAGGGCCGAATTATAAACTGTCAATCTAGTGACTTGTATCTGAAATATGAGTTTCCTCAGATTCCGATACGATGGGCTGGTTTTATGAACAACGAATGTGAATATTGCAACAAGCCTGGAGAACTCAGAGTCTCCAAAGGTGAAGGCGGAATTGATAGGGATGTATATGTATGCAATTCCTGTTGGAAGTTATTGAAAGATCCAAGGACGGCTCTTCCCTTACTTAGAGGCCATCTGACATTGAGTCAACGCGGAATAGCGAACCCTGAACAAAATGAAAAATCATTAAATAAATTCATGGGAATCATATCTACCTGGAAACCTCAAAATTAACTTATCGCAGGGGCATAATCGATCATTTGACTACGCATGTCTCTAATAACCTTTGTGGTAATCTTTCGTCCACCCCAACTCATAGCTTCGCGAATTACATCTGGTGGAGCACCACTTCTAGTTGCTCTGATGTACCGTGCAATATCCCACATTCCGATATTTCTGAAATGTCCCTCGATATCCTCTAGATGAGCATGAAAATCATCTCTATCTTCCTCAATATCAACAGTATCTAATAGAGTTCGATCATCGTCTTGCCCCACGGGAGCATCTATTGATTCTTTTTCCTTTTCAAATCTCTTTTTCTTATGCACTAAATTGATACACACATTATTGGCAACCATAAATACATAGTGCCCAAAACTGGATTTCTTAGGATTATGGGCAGATCTTGTGTAATTTTTATGTAATATTGCTACAAATACCTCTTGCAATAATTCATTCATCGATATTTCAGGAACTTTAAAGTGTTTGTATACTATCTTAATAATATCTTTACGTTTAGCTTCAACATCAATTCCTAATGATGTACCATCTTCAGCACACCTCGGCCATTGTAATTTTTCACCAGGATCTATAATGGGCTCATTTAAAATTTTAACCTTTTTGATACCTTTAAATCTTCGGATGTTCATGCTTGCCCCTGCACTACATGTAGCCCCAAAGCCATGGTAAAGTCAACCGGAAACTTAATTTTACCACAATTTCAGATTCAATGCAAGGAGAAAGTAAGCGTGAACGGTTTGAATGACCATTGTGATAGGGTGTTAGCGGTTATTAAACAGGGGATTTACAGACAGTCCCAAATAATCAAAAAAACCTGTTTGGGTCCAGATCAGGTATCGGCAGCATTGCGTATGCTTAGAAAGAGTAAAATTATTGAAAAGATTGATGGGGAACATAGGCCATTACAGCATGAACTCTAAAACTGATTTTTTGAAAGAATGTATATCTGACGTTAGTAGCAAACTACACAGAATGGTTCCTATTGATGATTTCAATAGAACATTCTGTGTAGTTTGCGTAAATCGAGATTGTGCACGTAGCAAATCCAACAATTTGAAATTTGAATCTCGAGTTAATAACTGGGAGGATTTATATTTCAATAAAGTGAAACGAGCGGATAATCAAGATCCTCAATTCGAAAGCATAAGAATTAAGAGATTCGTATCTCCAGAGGATAGAAGTACATACATAATTAAAGAACCGGAACTGGAGCCAAAACCTGAACCTAAAACGAATCCAGATCCGGAACCAGTATTGGAGCCAGTAATACAAGCTCCTGAGAAGGAACTTCAACCCATGGATGCACCAGAATTGAACGTACCTAAACCTAAAGAGTCAATACCTGATCCAATTCCACAAGCTGTTGATCAAGTGACAAACACCCCATTCGTTCAAGGAACGATGCTCCCTGGTTCGAAGCAGGCAACCGTACTCGAATCAAGTCAAGTATTCGTATTCGATGATGACAATGAAGAGCAAGCAAAACCCGGAGTGGGGTGATAATTTAGCAATCGTTCTTGCGAAAGGTGGGGAACTAGCTGAACAAGCTGAAAAGAAGTTACTAGCGGAGTATCTAATACTAATTCGAACACAACTAGAAACTAGCGTTAAATTACAAAAAGCGGTAACTGATTCTGATCCGGCGACTGAGGCTAGAGGAAAAGTAACTCAATATTTATCGAAGCATATTAGACCTGGGACGATAGAAGTCTTTCGTAAAGCTGTAGAACAGATTCTCTCGGAGCTAGACCAACTTCGGACTAAAAAGCCTAGCTTGTATCTAGTGAATCAAGCTACTGGCGAACTGGTGATGCCTATAAATAAGGATCTCATTTTTACACCACCGGATTATATTGGAGCAGACGGGCAGCTGCATAAATCAAATCCCATTGTTCACCCAGGGGTGACATCTTCTCTGGCATTAGCTATTCACAAGCAAGCCAAAACGAATAAAGCGATCGCGAAATCTAAGAAGAACAAAGCTACTGAACAAGCGTATGCACATATATCCGACCCAAATAAAATAATTGAATTGACTAAAGAAAAACTTCAAACTGCTGGTATTGAAATAGACAACGACTTAGATTCTGACAGTCAAATAATTGAATTTGGACGAGAACAATCGGATGGAATATTTCAATCGTCCAATCTTCACTTTCACAGAATTCAGGTATTTTCTTCAACTCTGGCTCATAAAATAGTAAAGCTAAATCCTAGAAAATGTGCATTTGGTAAACTAGAGATGAAACATAATTCAAAACAGCAGTGGTATACTGTTGAGGTGCGACTAATGTAAATTGCCTATATGTTTATCATAAGATATATTAAAACATGCATTTTAAGAATTAGGAACTCTATTGAAGATATTCTCAATGGAGGACAAGCATTTGGTGATGAATATGACGATCTTATTGACCTCGATGATGGTGATATCGATGGTGAACCGACGCCTCCTAGGTATCCATGTCCAAAATGTGGTAAGGAAACCAAAGAGCACCAAATTTCAGGTACTCGAATTTGTTCATGTTGTCGTCAAATATCTGTTCATGTTGTCGTCAAATAGTTTCAGGAGATTAAATTAAGAATTCTGGCCAATACTGCAGCTAATGCATATCTGAATTCAGGGACTCCTGGTAATTCGCTGTCATTCAATCCTAATAGAATTTTTGCCATATCATCGATTTTACTTCTAAATTGAAATACCACATACGTTCCTAATGGTAACATTGCAGTTAAATCTGTCGGAAGATTAGTTGCTTTCGATATTTCAAAGAATAAATTAAGAATCTCTTGTAGTTTTTCCTTGATTTGAGTATTTGCTTCATTTGGTAGTCTTGGATATTGATCTACCAAAGCAGTATTGAATCTATCAGGCGCAAGAGTTGGCATCCAAATCGCAATCGGATTTTTTACAGAATAATCATTTACTATTCCAATACCGGATATTGTGGGAAGTATTGTCTGCATTATGTAGCATGGAATGCATATTTTCAATGCTACTTCTCGTTCTTCCTTATCATAGTTAACTATTGATATTCCACCAAATTCAAATAGCGGAAAATTATCTTGGGGATCCATACTCTATTATCGTACACCCATAGCTTGCAGCATGTTTTGCCGAAATTCTGGATCCGCCCAGCGAGCCTTCATAGCTTCTGATATCTTCATCTTGGTTTCCGGATCATGTTTTTTCATTTTTGCCCAATAAGCTTTCGAAGCTTTCAGTATTTTGGCCCTAATTTCTGGGCTATGCGGTTTCGCTTTCATTTTATTGACGGTGGCGATTTTGTCTCGATAACTTGGGTCGGACATTCTCTTTTCCAAAGAATTCATAATCTTCTGCCGAAATTCTGGATTTGTCCAACGAATTTTCATGGCTTCCGATATCTTCATCTTAGTTTCCGGATCATGTGGTTTTGCTTTAATTTTATTAGAAGCCGCTATTCTCTCCCTGACATCAGGACTATTTAGTTTTTTCTTAATTAAATCTGAAGTTTTTTGTCGAAATTCAGGATCAGACCACGATTTCTTTAAGGCTTCCGATACCTTTGCAATATGCTCTGGAGAATGCATCTTCCCTTTCCTGGCTTTGGACATTCTTGCGCAAAATTCTGGGGTTCGTATTTTTCCTTTGTTTCCATTGGATATTTTTTCTTTGACCTCTGATCTAGCATTGACTTGTTTAGAGATCATGGACATCTTAGCTACAAATTGCGGATCGCTCCACATCTCTTGACTAGCCTTGGACCTTCGAGCCTGAACTAAGGGATCTTTGAGCGATGCATTGACCGAAGCTGTAACTCTAGCTCTAAAATCTGGGTTATTCCACGGATTCTTCCTAATCGGATGCGGTTTATGTTCACCTCCCCTTGCCAAATTAAACCCAAATTGCGGATCTCTAGTTTTATAAAATTCAATCCATTTTTCTTCGGCTAAATTGGCCGCTTCTAATGTGTTACATACTTCCAAAACTCCATGTGAAAATGCATCTCTACCGTATTTACGGATGGCGTTAGGAAAATGCCAGCGACCTCCTTTAGTTGATTTGGCAGCACATATATGGTTCCGCCATCTCTTCTCCATAGTCTGAGAAGTCATCCCAATATAACGGCGCCCAGAATCAATATGTGTATGATAATAGATCGTCCAGTGTTTATTCACACTGGAAACGTCCTATAAAAGTTTCAAAGCCCCAGTAGATCTACCAATACTCTAAAACGATCAGGGTCCACCATCACTCCTTCAGATTCTGATAAAATAATCTTACCATCATGCCCCAGAATCCTTAAAGCATGAGATCCTTCAGCTAGAATACAGATAGCATACAATTTCTTCATCGAATTTTCGGTCAAAACGGTTCTGATAGTCCATCTTAATACAGAACCACCACCGTTTCCATTGCCGGGAACGGGCTTTACTTCTTGAGCTTGAACCGCGGATTCAGTCGGTATCTTTTCTTCCGATTTTGGTTCAGATTCCGATACAGGTTCAGGTTTCGGGGCTAATTCTATAGGTCCGATATCGATATCCAAATCACCATTAACTGGAAGTATGGCCTCCGTTGATTCTAACTCGACATTGGTGTCTAATTTAGACTCGGGATCAAGTTCAGATTGAGGCTCCGGTTCAGGTGTCGGTGTAACCTCTGTCTGAGGATTTGATGACTTAGGTCCCCCATCAATCTTTCGCCATATATATGCCTGCAAGAAATCGGGAATTTTCTGGTACACTCTTCCATTATCAAAATATTGGTTGCCTTTCAGCTTACCAGCATAATTTCCTTTTTCGTCTAGGTCTTTAGGTCTGGGAACAGCTCCGTCGACCATATGGAAGAAATCAAACCTAGCACGCCAGTGAACATCAACTCCGGGCTCTGTATCGAGCGGCACCACCCATTGACGCCCATGAGCTTTATGCATCGCCCCTGGGAGAACCATCCACTCATGGAGTTTCGGAACGATTTCCATCAAGAATTGGGGTCTAATTTCATAGACAACTTCATCGTGTACCGTTAGCACGTAGCGAACTCTGTCCTCCCATTTATTCAATCGTATTTGTTTATCCACATAACACATTGCTAATTTCAAGACATCTGCTGATGTGGATTGAATAGTGTAATTGATAGCACAACGTTCAGCCTTTGCCCTAACGGCTTTAATCGGTGAATCAATCGTCGGAATCGGGATTCTACGACCAAATGCCGTATAAATGCACTTATGTTTCTTGGTAAATTGCTTTTGATAATCAACATATCCCATCAAAACTGGGACATCATTTCGCAAGTTATTCATGTGACGTTGAGCATCCTCGATTGAACACCCAACATTGCGCATTATGGCGCCAGCTCCACCACCATATATGAATGCGAAATTGCAGCGCTTGCCGCGATTTCGTTCATCTTTACTAATATTTTTCTTCCCGAATAGTGTACGCGATGTGATTGCGTGTACGTCTCCATCACCATGTAAGAAGGATTCCGTCCAAACCGGATCCCCGGACATATTAGTTACTACACGTAATTCCTCACCAGCATAATCAATTTTGACTAGGATATACCCAGGTCTAGCCGATATGCAACTCCGTATCTGCTTAAATAATTCTGGTTTATCATCATCAGAATCGCGAGGGATCCCTTGAAAATTGACTCCTGAAAATCCATCTTTTATATCACCAGCAGTAGCCGAAAGACGAGTTGTGTCAGTACCGAGCTGATTGAAATTCGGTCTAACATCGCCATATATATCATGTGATTTGAGGAATTTCTCGATGAATGATCCTCCCATCTTTTCATAATGACGGTATTCGAGGAGAAATTCGAATATGCTAGCAGTCTTGGATCTATGCGTTATCTTAGTCTTCTCTCCATAGTCTCTATGGAGAGTTTTGACCATTTCGTCTTTTAAGGAGTACTGCTTCGGTTTTCCGTCTTCACCGATTTCAACTTCATGCGGCTCATCGTCGCCATCTGAATCATCATTATTGTGGCTATAATAATCCCCACCAGGGTTTAGCATTTCTTTGGTGGGTTTTAATTTCATACCTTCCGGATCTGTATGGAAGGCTTTCGATAGTTGTGTTACAGAACCAACATTCAATGTCAACCACTTACCGGTATTACCAGTTCTTGATTCAATAAATCGCCGGATCAAATCGCCGGTCTCTTGCATGGCCTCCTTACATTCAGCATGAAGTTGATTGACTCTATCAACATCTATATGAACGCGATTACGCTCCATTTTCCGGAGCACATTACAGAAGGCTCTTTCCAAATCATAGATTGTTGGATCGAATCCTTGTAATTTATCTTTCAGAGTATGATATAATTTATAAGTAAAAATGCCATCAGAACAGCCGTACTCGAGGCCTTCCTTAGGATGCAATAATGCAAAGTTGTATCTCTGCTTTGCTCGTTTTAATTGTTCTTTTTTCTCTGCTGTAAACAACTCATCAAGTTCCACCATGTCGATACCATAGTGAATCTTGGTGAGAGGCTTCAATCCCGCCGGGGATGTCTTAATTGGGTTAATGATTTTAGCTAAGAAATATGTATCTTCATATTGATCTATCTTCCAATATTCTTTACCGGTGACTGGATATAAGAATTCACAATCGAATTTTGAGTTATGGAAGATGGCTCTTGCATTACTATTTATTAATTTGGCTAATAGCTCCCAAGCTTCATCCCATGGTAAATTCCCAGAATCTTCCGGCTCATGAGAGAGTGGAACATAATACCCATGCTGTCCATCAAATGAAATGCATACGCCGACTATTCTATCTATGGTTCTAATTCCAAATTTGGTTTTCTTTCCATCTTCAAAATGGCTATCTGAATAAATTCTATTGTCGACACCAGTGGTTTCTGTATCGATCGAGTACAACCCTCTTTTTATACAGGTATCTACGAGTTGACCAAGTTGATCGAGAGTCTGTACTAAATGGAAGCTATAATATTGAAACCAGTCGCGCTGTATAGTTATTCTATCATCCATTTGTTGAAGGAGCACTAGAAATTGTACACTCAGCAAAATCCGAAAATTGTTGTTAAATGCACAGAATGTTTAAAAGAGTTACAAATATCAAAAATTGCCTTGGCTAGAGCATTAAAGAAAAGAGGTAAATATGTATGTTTACAATGCGTTATGTCATCAAATGAGGTTAGACATAAAATAAAGTTATTTAATAAAAATATGAGTAAAGAAACTAGAAATAAAATTCGTGAATCTTTAAAAAAGAAATATGCTGATGCTAGTGATGCTGAAATTGAAGTAATAAGACAAAAGTCACTTCAGATTTGGGAAGATTCGGAATTCACACGTAAACAGAAGTCAATGAGGGATAGCTCAGAATTTCGTTCTAAATTAAGTGAATCTGTTAAATTAGCATTCTCCAAATGCGATTGGCCTGCGAGACAACCAGTCGTAGCTAAAAAGCTATGGCAAGATAAAGATTATAGGCGTAAACAGTTATTGTTTAAAGCATCTGATTCATATAGAGAGAAACAAAGTCGTATAACAAAAGCAAAATGGGGCACAGTCGAGTATAGAAAATCTCAGTCAAAAGGATTATCGGAAGCTTTTAAAAAAGGAGTTGATTCATATATTGAGCGTGCTGTTCATAATATCTTGACTGATATGAATATGTCGTACATTCGGCATCATGTTATTGGCTGGTATGAATTTGATGTTTACATACCAGACCATAAATTATTGATCGAATGCCAGGGAGAATATTGGCACTCGCTAGACAAACATAAAGCAAACGATATTAGAAAATATAATTATGTCAATGATTATTTCCCGGATCATAAAATTCTTTATCTATATGAGAGAGATTTTCTAAATCCACAAATCGTAAAACAAAAACTCATAAGTTCTTTAGTAGACAATTCTAATCGATTAATTGAATTGTCCCAGACATGTTTTCAACTTAATAATATTGTGACAAAAGTTCTGGCTACCAAACTAAAACAGAAGCATTCACATTATTCAGAACCAGAAGAATTCATGCAAGCATACCATTATGCTGGATACGGGAGAACTGCTAAGAAACTATACGGAGCATACTTGGATGAGAAGTTAATTGCGGTATGCAAATTTGCAGGCGTTATCAGGAAAGAGGTTGCAACTTCGATGAATTTTGAACCAAATCAAGTGTTAGAACTTGATCGTTTCTGCATCCACCCGCAGTACCATAAGAAAAATTTTGGTTCTTGGTTCATATCACGTTGTTCAAAATTATTATTAAATGAATGTACGAAAATCGACTGTCTGGTGTCTTTTGCTGATACTACATTTGGCCACCATGGAACAATATACTCAGCCGCTGGGTGGAAAATGATCCACACAGTTAAACCGGATTACCATTATGTAAGTGAGGATGGATTCGTATTACATAAGAAGACTTTATATAATCATGCCCGGAGAATGGGAAAGACAGAATCAAAATATGCAAATGAATTTAGATACACGAAAATATTCGGAAAAGAAAAGATAAAATTCGCATTATATCGAAGATGTATAGTCTAAGTAGATCATGACTGATTATTATTCAGTTCTTGGTGTCTCACGGGATGCTAGCGATGCAGATATCAAAAAAGCATATAGAAAAATGGCCTTAGAATTGCATCCAGACAGGAATAAGAATAGCGAAGCTACTGAACAATTCAAGAAAGTCACAGAAGCATACAAAATATTGTCAGATACTAAGAGTAGACAAAAATACGATACACTACGTGACCCTCAATTTTTCGATCCATTTAACAATATTAACGATGTTTTATCGAGTTTCTTTAGAAAACGAGATGATGACCTCTTCAGAAGACGGACTGCTAACTTTCATATTTATGATCAGCCGTTAGAAGTAAATGGAACGGATGTTGAATTAGCAATAGAGATTAGTCTAAAAGAAGCAGCATTCGGATGTCAGAAAACAATAGATTCAGTACCGGATACTCGAACTGTTTGTCCAGCATGTAGTGGGTCTAGATGCAAGTCAGGGTCACGGAGGATTATTTGTGCAGTTTGTGCTGGAAGAGGAAAAATACTCAATGAATTACGAAATGGCCCAAGAATTATTAAATGCACTAATTGTAAAGGGCACGGTGATAGACCGATATCCCCTTGTCCTGTATGCAAAGGAACTGGAGAAGGAATTCAAAACAAAAGTGTTACTGTAAAAATCCCGTCTGGTGTAGACACAGGCACAAGACTTAGATTGGTAAGAATGGGAGCCCCAGGAATTAACAGACCTCCAGGAGATCTTTATGTTGAAATTAAGGTGCTAGATGACCCAAGATTTCAGCGAATCGGCCTGAATCTGGCCACTTCTCATGCTGTTTCTTTGTACAAAGCTTTGAAAGGCGGAGAAGATCAAATCATATCATTAGATGATACGACTAGACTATTCAGTATCCCGAAACCCATGGAACCTGGTGTTTCGATGGTTACTGTCCATGGAGCCGGGATAAAGGATGTAATAAATAATAGAGTCGGTAATTTGCTTATTTTATTGCAGGTAAAATTGCCAAAAGTTATGTCAGCTCGAGCATTAAAACTCCTCGAAGAATTGGAAATTGAGAAATCCATCAGCACTCAATAATTAATACATACTGTCCGGCACGCCAAGCCTGGACAATGTGGTTTGCCAAATCCCTTGCTACTGTCAAATCGTCATTCGAAAGCTTTTCCTCAATACCGTATTCCCAACAAACCGGAAATTTAGATTTCCTCGAAATATTGCTTGTTATGCATTCTTTGGTGCTAGACATTGGACAGTTATCTATTAATGAACATAGTCTATCGAGTTTAATCAAAGCGCCGATCGGAGCAGTTCGTAATAAATTCTCTAGTTTTTTAGAATAATGTTTTTTGGCCTCTTCCACGGATACTCTTGTTACATATGAACAATGCTCTAGAATTGGTGATAATGCTGACCCCACCGCGATATCCTTAAGTATGGTTTCACGTTCTGGGTCTAATTCTAGAATTTCAATTGCCTCATCAGTATTCAACTGCAGACAATATCGGATTGGTTCTATTAGTCGCATATGACATCGGTAATTGGGTTGTCCATCATGTTCCGTAATTTGATAAGAACATCGATCATCGGTGGAGTTGAAATATGGCCATTGTGATCGAAGTCCCATTTTACTGTATCTAGAACGCGACAAAATCTTATAAAATCAATCAATGCAACTTTATCGCGCAACCGCATAAGCTTCTTCTCGAGCAACTCGAGAACACGTGAGACGTCTTTCCAAGCTTCAGATTCATAATGAGAGCTTTTCTCAACAGGCTCTCTGATCGCATCTTCGGGCATGCGCGGAGTCTTAATATGGAATCTTCTTTCTAACTGGGTAAGAGCCTCGTTGAACTTAATGTTTTTGAATTTAGCATATAATCCAACTGCACTCTCATGTACTTTGCATGTAAAACAGTGGAAATGCTCTTTCCCGGTAGTTCCATAATATCTGGCCGAGGGACGCCGATCAGCACCATGGAACGGGCATGCGACTTGCTGGTTAGTTCCTCTCTCCGGAATCTCAACCCCATGTTCGGTTAGAACATCATAGGCTCCGTACACTTTCTCAATAGCAGCTACTCTACGCTGCATCCATTCCTGGAGTGCTGGGCTAATGGTCATTATCAATTTCAATTGTACATTTACTATATATGTTCAAAACATTATCGCAGGAAGAACAACATGATTATTTATCAATAAGTGTTAGAATCGGACATCTAAGAGGCTTGGCTAGGAAATGCGGAATAAATCCTGATGATGTTATATATACTAAGAAAGTGAATGGGATTGTACGTGTTTTCCCAGGTAGATTATTACTGGAAAAATCTCTCCCGAAAATTCCAGAGAATTTAGCAACTCTTCGTGCAAAGTTATTCAATTTGCTTGTTGATAGGATGGGGCAGTGATGTTTCAGATTTTCCAAAGAATTATACGGAAAATTCTACGAAAAGATCATAAATGGAAGCGTACATTTAAAACCATTAGATATAAAACTAGCGGAGTGTCCTATAGAGAAGAGCAAAGAATCATGGTTTGTAAGCGTTGTGGAGAATGGAAATATGCCTATGATGATCCTCATGTGTATGAGGATAAGATGCAGAAAGATTATATTAGAGACTGTGATAAAGCGCTGGCTAATAGAATAATTAATGATGTGATGAAATCATAAAGTTGGTTCTTCTAATTGTTTTATGCGTATTATTTCAGATTCAAGCTGTACCAACTTCTGATGTAATTCAATGTGTTCTGCTTGTAATATGTCAAGTGCTTGGTTTTGTGCCGCTTTCCAAGTATTATGAACATCAGATTCTCTTATCCATGCACTACCATCTAAGCGCACTCGACCATCTTTATGCCAAGTATCAATATGTCTAGATATGCCGATACAATGATCTCTGTTAAAAACCACAATGAAAACGGGTTTTCGCATATTGCGCATATTATGCCTCCATCACCAATATCATCACAATGTGATCAGGGACCAGATCATGGAAATATTTACTAGTAGTTGCTATTTTATTTCTTTCAGATGGCGATAAGTTTCTAGCCGCTCTAATTGCATCTCGATAGCCATTAGCATCAATATTTTCAGAAAGACAAATCCTCATCGCTTTTCGCATAAGTTCAGTAACATCAACTTTTTCTTCTTCTTTTCGTTCTTTCTTATCAAGCACATTTATTTCTTTTGCACATCCAACCTCTTTGATATCGGATACAGCACATAAATGACAACAAGCAATTTCCAGAGCCGTTTCACCTGTGCTCATGAATCGATGCCTTCAACCCACCAATAATGATTACATTTTGTACATGTGTATTTATAATCTTCATAGCCACCGCATTTTGATTCCCATTTCTTCACACGGACTTCGCCTCCGCACTTCGGGCAAGACCGTTCTGATTTTTCATCCTCTGCAAATACTCCAGCGCTCTCAGGCATTGGTGCTATATGCATACATCCTCACAGGTCATGGATCTCTTTACAGATTTTTTGATTTTCTTCATCCTGAACTTCTAACCGATTTAATTTTATGAAATGTCGTCGTACGATGAATCTACCAAAATAATCTGCTGTTATCGACGTTGTAAACAAAAATACGGACAGAATGATAACCACGCAAAGCATACTTTGACCATCAAGCATTATTCATCCATCACGAGTTTTACTACCACATTCCGTAACCCTTCAGAAACCATTTCATTGAAATATTTGCTTTTCATTGCAATATCACAAAGTTTGTCTAGGTTAAATGTCCTTCCGTCATCTATGGCGTGTCTATATGTTTGTAGATCAATTTTATCTCTTACACAAATCGTAGTGGCTTTACGCACAGCGTCGATATAATTAGAATTAACTTCATTAAGTCCTGTTGATACATTAATACCATAGACCTTCCCCAATCATATAGTGCCTTATCAACGACAGGAAATTTCTTGGCTAATTTATCTTCAATGGTATGAATCAACTGGCAGCATGCCAAGCCCAAAGTTTCTTCAGAATATACCGGAATATGTCTCGTTCTGATTCCTCTATTGGACATATAGATCCTCAATGTTAAGTTGGTTGCAAGCAGCAAGAATTTGATCGTTATTCATATCAAGAAGACCGGATTCGATAGCGCGCATACGCCTAGTCTTCCACAGTATCTTCCCAACCATTCTCTCGAATATTGGATTATCTCGATTTTTCAAGTTGCCGAAGTAGAATTTCCCATCTCGACGCAGATCATCGTTCAAATACGTATAAGAAATGACATCAGCGCTCTTTTCAATTTCATTAGCATAACTGATTGCCGCGAAATCATAACGACCATCATTCTTATCAGCACGCAATTTGCCTTGTCTATTGATCTGGAATAAAGCAAGAACTGGAACAGCGCGGCCTCGTCCAAAATTTAGCGCCAACATTCGGCCTTCGCGAACTACAGAGTTCAATGACACTACATAATCACGGATCGATCCTGACGGTTTAACTAATCCGAGATGATCTATGATGATACCATCGCATCCGTATTTATTGTGGAACATCTCCGCCTTACGACGAATATCATTAATAGTGACTTCTTTATCGGGACGCCAGATATAGAGTCTGCCTTTGGTGTTTTCTTGAAAGTCCCGAGCTACAATAACAAGTCGTTCTCTATCTCTTGGAGATAACTCACCGTCTCTTATTTGTCTATAGTCTAATCCAATATACCCATCTTCCCCATGCCACTTAGTTACAAATTTTCCATGGGACGAATGAACAGCATAAAACTGTTTCCGTAATTGTGAATATGGCATTTCTAATATAGCATAGAAGATATTTTTGCCATAGACCACTACATTATTATATGCGTAGTTTATTGATGCGCTAGTTTTTAACTCCCCTGCAAACCCGCAATGTACCCAATATTCGCCAATTCTATGCCCACGACAAGCGACATCTACTGGTTCAAGTCCAAATAAATTGCGATTCGCATACTTGTTGGTCTTAGATATAACGTCATATTCACTAATGACTTCGTCAGCATCATCAGATACTACGCCTTCAAGACGCTCTCCGCCTTCGATCCTAGTGAAATCACTAAGTTTAGTATAGAGATAGTTTACGGCGTCATTTACGCCACGTAGTGTTTTTTTACCATCTACAGGTTTATCTAAATTCCTACCGTGTTCAGCAATGGCTGTGGCATCTCTACAAAGTAAAATTACGCCTTTTACCTGTTGTTTGTCCAGTTCAGCTCGTAATATGGCTAGGTAGTTTGTCCGAATATAATATTGGGAGTTTTTGATTTCTTCTAGCCTAGTGACCGTCTCAATATCATCCGAATTCTCAAAATATTCCTTGACCAAGGCAAAGTCTGGCGGGCTACTCATTTGCCCGTAGAATTTCACCAAATATTGGTAGATCTTACTATCTTCTTCGGATGGAAATTCTAGGTTATATTCTTGTAATTTAATCCAGTTATTATATGCATCCTCAGTCTCAGGTTGACCGCCTACAGTAATAACTGATCTTAATATTCTTTCCATTAATCCCTATTCCCAAACCTCTTGGGTTTATTTACCCCGCTACCATACATTGCCAATGGATCCACACTTGCGTCAGAATCGGGTACGGACCGAATTTTCTTGGTGGGTTTTTCTTTGGTCTCCTTTGGGTTATCCTGGGCTTCACCCACTATAGCTTGATAGTCAGCCAGGTCGGGTCTAAAGCCCCCGGGAGCGGGTGCGGAAATCCCAGAAGAAATAGAGACTGCCATGATGTTTTGCGAATGCCCTTTCTCATCCACAAAATCATTGACTATAGTCCTAGGTAGAATTCGCGGGATACTCGTCTTCTGGAATGCCGTATTTAATAACTCAGAAATCGATTCTGACCAGGCGTGACTGCCATTTACGAATGGTTTATCGATATTCGATATGACCCATGTCGGCTTATCTCTGTCCAATCTATAGGATAGAGCTTCCTCTAGGGCTCCCGGGGCTGCCTTATTCTTATAATGCATTTCATTAAGTCTAACTGCCATGAGATCCGGCAGGTCCATCAAGTCTTGGAGACTATTATATACTTCAAGGTTTTCGTCATCATTCGACGATATGCCTCGAGCCGACCTCGAGGCCGCCCCCACATAAACATCTCTGATTTCTCGATCACTAGTTATTTTTATAAATTTATTCGGATATTTCAACATCATTATTTTGATGATAGCTTTGATATCATTCCAAGAGGATATTACATAGAGTGATCTATCAATTAACTTGATGACTGGAAGTTGTAAATGAGGAAAGGTTACCCGTGCCTTCCTTATGTATGGCGGCATCTCGGCCGCTCTTCTGCGAATATAGGCGCAGATACACTCATACAACTTACCGTCTTGTTCGATAATGCCCGAATCCCCACATTTTTCGCAGGGCATCAGCCCTTAGCCCTTCTGAAAAAATCCTCTTTCGGGCCCTCAAGCCCACAGGATAAGCATTTGGTCGCAAGCGAGTCTCTGCCTATACCTGCTTCATTATAATATATTACAGCTTTGTCTAAGAACACTACGTTGGTTCTACGACATCTAGGATCAGGACAAAACGGGCCAATGGATGCCTCTTTATATTCTTCATACATCTCGCCACAAGTTCGACACGGATGTTTTTGCGGTTCTATTCCTGCGGCAACAGGGCAATCGCTTTCCCCGTATTTACAACCATGGATTATGCAACAATGAGTAGCGTGTGACATACCATCAAAAAATACATCTAAATGGAACTGAGATCGATATCAATTAATTGGGCTGGAGGCACTTCATGCTTTGCGGTTGAAATCTTCGGCTTATTCTTGGCGCTGTGTATTTTTCTTGCTGGCGTTGCTTTGTCCGAATGCTCTTCTCGTATAGATTTGAAAATATCCATAGTATCAGAAACTTCAAGGCCGCCATGAAGTGTATCTCCGGCAACCTTGTCTATTAACTTTTTCTTGGATTTTAGTGTCTTCAGTACATGATGATCTATAGTCTTCTTTCCATTTCTTCTGATCGCCATAAGATGCGTCACCATGACCATGAGGTGGTGCGATCCGATGCGGATCATGCGCCCAGTTGTTTGCGCGTAGTCTCCAAAGCTCCACGGCATGTCTACAAAAATTAAATGTTCAGCTGATTGCAGATTGATGGATTCGCTTCCTGCCGTCGTAATGAGTATAATATTAGTGCCAGAATTCGGATCTTGGAAGATATTCTTCGCTATTTCTCTATCCTTTGCTTTATTCTCCTTACCCGTTATCCTGACACACTTAATATTATTCTTAATCAATTCTTTCTCGATAAGTGATACCATCTTCTCGAATCTAGAGAAAACGATCGTCTTGGTATCACAGAGTTCATTCTGAAACAAATCTAGCAGAGTATTGAGTTTGGATGATTCTCCCTCAAACGGAACGCCATTCTCATCTGCGATGAGCTGTGGGGCGTTTGCCGCTTGCTGAACCATGACCATGGAAGATAAAATCTCAGCAGACGATGAATCATCGTCGTTCTTATTTAGTAAACCGACTTCTGCCAAGTCGTATAGCTCTTCTTGATCGGCCGTAAGTTCGCAGACAAGTTCTCGAGTAACGAGCTGTGGTAACTCTTTTGCGACCTCATGTTTACGCCGTGAAAGATAATACGGTTCAATCAGCTCGATGAATTTATCCAAATTTTTGTAACCGACGACGATCGGTACCTTTCTACCTCCACCGATAGGTTGCAGTTTAGTTACACAAAATTCATTCATGAAATGAGAGACTCTAGGAAACAGCTTGGGTTGAATTATTCTAAATATAGAGAAAAATTCCATGAGCCGATTTTTAACCGGCGTGGCCGTCATGCCGATGACTCTATTGCTTATTGCTGCCACATCATAGCATGTGGCGTGGATTTTTCCTCTATAATTTTTGACAGTATGAACTTCATCCATTACAAACATTAACTTGGCATTAGGATGGAGTTTCTGCATTTCCAATATATAATTCATTATGCCCGGCACAATTTTGGGCGGAGCAATTAAGTCGCTCAGTGTTTTAATTGAATTATCGGATTCTTTAACTGCTTCTTTTAACTGTAATGTATTGAGCAGCATCTGCTCATCTTTATCATCCCACATGCCCGGTCTGGTAACAGGAGCAGAGGCGCCAAATTGAGCAGCTATGTTAAGCCTATCTTTAACATGTTCTTGGATACCAAATGGTCTCTCATTGAAATGCGCTTGAAAAGCAAACTTCCCACTCTCGAAATTAGATAAGATTTGCTTATGCTTCAATTTTGCTTGTTTAAGTTTATTCTTCGTATCTTTATCGGGCTTTTCCGATCTATCCTTGACCACAGATTCACGTAAATCCTTAAATAGAATTTCGTATGTCAGAATTAGAAGTCGTTTGCTATCTTTGTTGTAGTTGAGAAAGAAATCCTGATAAATATTATCGCGTTCAAACGGTTGGCCTTCAACTGTGACGGTGCTCATACCGACTAGAAATTTTTGGACTTCACTTCCCCATTGATGCAAAGCTGACTTTTTGGCTATGATAATAGGTACATACTCGGGTTCTTTAAGCCAAATATAACCAATAGCACTTAATGCTTCCAACGTATTGTGGGTAACAATGAAATGATTCGTTACATATAAATCATTCTCAGCTTCTACACTAATACATACACATTCTGCTTCACGAGATAACTCAACCTTGGCAATATAACGAATTGGAGGGTATTTGGTTCTTGGTACCCATCTCGATACTTTTCTTGGAAGATAAAACGGGAGAATACTGTTTGGAAGAGAAATCGTGACTGTATACGCAAGCCGTCCATTCTTTGCTCTAGATTTACCACGCAAAGTCGGCATTTTAGATTTGACTTTAGCTACACCTCCTAGCGATTGAATGAGATGAACGAAGTCGTCAACAAGAGTTTTGTTTGATGAATAGAATTGTGTAACTTTTCCATCTTTAGATACATAACCGTCTGTATCCATCAAACCTCGTAACAATTCAATTCTCTGTGATACCGATGCTAACAAATATATTGATGGAATAAATTTAGTATACCAATTCTTTTTCATCAGACCGAGTTCTATAATTCCACGTTGTAAAGAATTTCTCACTCCGGCTCTTCCGATTACGCTTATTGTTATTCCGTCTTTTTTTCTAGTTCCGAATCTACAATCGGCTGGGAGCCTAGATCGAACTAAATCAAAAAGCTTTGGATCTCCATTCGATACAGCTATAGTTCCGGGCAAAGACCCGCCCCCCAGCAAAACTCCTAGTAAATACGGATCAACTGGGAGATGTTTTTCGGTAAACTGGACTGGTTCAACCATTGGGATGGACCACCGACGACCAGTTAATCTATGACAACGTAACAAACCTGCAGCCACAATGTGTTTTAAGGAAAAAACTTTCCAACCACCGGAACGGCGGGTGTTTCCAGTACGAACTGTCCAAAGGTGATCTTCGCAACATTCTGCACTTGAGTCATCAGACATTGTAACTTTATATATGTCTTTACGACCTTGGGGGAAAATCCCGCAAATTTTAGTCGGTTTTCCATCAGATCCGATGACACAATCGCCTACAGCCAGTTTTCCGATTTCGGTCCAGCCAGAAGGCGTTAAAACGTTCGCATCAATAGGCTGAGCCTTCCCAAGTCCACAGTCGTCCCCCAAAAGAGACCGTTCCACCATCAATAAATTTAGAATGCCTGACTTTTGATAATTACGAAGAGCGACCGGATTCGTATTATCATATTCATCGACATATTCGGATTTCAAATATGGCGACGGTTTTAACTGGGGGTCAGCAAGGGTGCGGATGGATCTAAGTTTTTCGAGTACTTCGTTCACATCATAATGTACAATTAACGATCAAGTATCTTGTATGGTTTTTACTTTGATCAAATTTAATAGGTCTTGAATTTGTTCTCTGCTGGCAGGTCGAGTCGCTACCGGTTCTTTGATTCTATATTTATAGGAACGGTTAATTTTATCTATAGAGTTATTGATTAATATAAACAATGACTTAACCTTAATCCCTCCCTTGATCTGTGCATACCATGCCATGGTTTTGTCTATGGACGCCCCGGATATCTTAGTGACATCCTCCAATAATTCAATTTTCTCGGGATAGGTTAAAAAATCACAGGTTATAATCGCATCTTGGACCTTTTTAACATTCATATGTTTAATTTTGGCTATAATAACAATAGAACTTGGGGTAGTAAGTTTATTTTTAATCCTATAGATAGTCTCGGATATTAATCTGTCTTCTACTCTGGATAAATCACCTTTTCCTATTTTGATTGCGCGCTCGCAACACCAAAGATTGATATTATCAGACGACAATAGTTTATCGAGTAATGCATCTAGTATTTCTGGATGAGTAACTTCCTCTAATAACTTGGTAATAGTATCCGGTCTACCAACTCCATCGATCAATACTCTTCTTAATCTTTGAAGCTGATTAACCGATAATTCACATTTTACCATCGATCCGAAAATACACCGATCATTGGTGTATTTTCATTTGACATTGCAGACTGTTTCAATTTCTGAACATGTTTTTACTTGTGTTAGACAATCGGTATTCCAAAACACCCCATTTGCATGCTGATATTTACAAAAATCCACACATGACATAATCCCACCATCTGTTACAACAACGGGTTTCGATTCTTCGCATGCTATCATTGCTATATGATCACATGCCGCATTACATTTATCAGCACCAGAAACCGGTGTCACATGCGGATTAATCGGAGGAGCAGGAGGAACAACAGGAGATGGGCACCCACAGCAAGCCATCAAAACAAATACGAGAAATATGTTTCTCATCTTCCAGTCCTGTCCTATAAAGGACTAGTACAGTGCGAAGTAAACACCTAAGTTCATAGTAGGTATGAATTCTGGATAAATCTTATCATACTTAACGAGGAAATCAACATTCGTACCAAAATTTTTGGTTATATCAATACCAGTTCCTAATCCAAAACCCGCGGTACCAGCGTTTATTGCCAGATTCCAAATCCCAACATGGAAAAAATCGATCCCAAGTGCTGTATGATAAAATACCTCAAATTCCTTGTCCCTGATACTACGAACAATTTCAGGAGCAAGAACTCCAAATTGCGCTCGAAGTCTAAATCTGAATACTGGATCTTCAGGTTCTTCTCGATAATATACTCTAATCGGTAATTGCGCTTCTAAGTCCCTGCTTATAGTGTCTCCGATTGTTAGCTTTAACTTTATCGGGTTCTTCTCACCACCATTTATATATACTCTCTGCTCCCAATCTTCGATAATAGTTATGGGTTCAATATCTAACTGAGCTGGAGAATCTTTAATATTTTTCAGTTCCTTAAGAGCAGCCACGATCTGCTTCTGCTCTTCTTCAGTAAGACACACCTTATAAGGTGGAGGGCATTCAGGTTGTTGAGAATAGGATACGGACGGAATTAATAAAATAAATAGTGGTATTGCACGTTTCATTTATTAATTTTACCTAACAAATCATCGAGTTCGTGGGAACTAATACCGCCATCATTCCGTTTTACTTCATAGATATTGGGCGTGATCCTAATCACTTCCTTAACGTCTTTATTGGTAACTCCGATGGGTAACGGGATTGCAACCTCACCTTTTTCCGGATCAATAATTTCAACAACATTAGGATCGCTAAAGATCCCAGGTTCTTTAATATCAGTCGATACTGGAGCTTGGACATACCCACCAGTATCTGAGTGTCCTGGCTGAACGGGTTTTCCGTTTTCATCGACCCTGCCGGTGGGAACAACGTCTCGAGTCGTTGGTTTGTTGCTTACACTCTTACCCCAAAGTTTAGCGAGCAATCCTCCGATTTGTAACTTTTTACCATAAACAAGGAATGCAGTCGCAATGATAATTATGAATATAGTGATGATCGTTGCCGCGGGATAGCGAAGAAACCACGTAAATAGCGTCTTGAAGAACGACTTAATAGCTTCCCAGATCTTTATCAGATAGACCATAATACTCCAAGGTTAGCACTCATTCTCACTATGTGCCCAAAGGTAAAAGCCGCCGGACTTGCGGCTGATTGTCCAGTATGACACCCCATCAACGGAGGAGCAAAGGTAGGAGACACGAGACCCGCAGGTGCAGCCCCGCTAATTATATTAACCCAGAGTACGTTCCAAGCGGTGTTGCCAAATACATTGCCCATTATCATACCTTGGGGTGCACTGTCGATATTGAAATCTATAGTTTGGATTCGCATTTGGAAAGCACCAGCAGTGCTGTTATCACCACAATAGTTATTCGTTATTTGTATCCATGAACCACTTCCCCATTGACCAGATCCTATATACACTCCTGGGATACCGAAACCAACAGCATTATTGTGTACATTATTATCTTCTAGAACGATCTTCAAGACTTGAACGGCAGCCGTATTCATATGTATGCTTATTCCTTGTAAAATATTATTATAAATATGGTTATTTCTGAATGTTACGCCTATTTGTTGATTGGCCTCAGCGCTAGTAAGTTCGAAACCCTCCTTATTAGCGGCAAAGGTACTATTTTGAATTACTAAATTATCGGTAACGACGGGCGATCCGGTATAAAATTGGTTAGTACCCGCTTGAGGAATGAGAAAAGCGTATGAACCATTGCTGAGATCGGAGCATTCGAAACCACTGATAAATATGTTAGAAAAATCGACAGCATTTGCGCTTGGTTCATAAGATATGACAGAATCAGAGTGTAACGTACCTGGATCACACGGATTAACACGTATACGCCAGTCTCTAATTGTCCCGCCCCTTGTGGTAACGGTTCCCGTTGCGGGCCTCAATCTGACCCTTTGCGGCGGATAGACACCGCTTCCAGCTAACACTATGTCTTCCATCGAAACATCATTTACATAAATCCGATTATACCTAATAAATACATCACCGATCGCAGATGCACCAGCAGTGAGTCGCACCAGGTTCTTAAATTTAACATGTTCTAAAATCAATTTGGTGCTGGCGTATAACGCGAAAGCCCCCCATTCAGTACCTGGAATAGTAGTATCTACGCCAGTAGCCCAATAGCCTACTTCACCTGTAGCTATACCATAATGAGGAGATCCATTACTGAATCCTAATTCAACATTCTTAATTGTTATATTCTCTACACCAAGAATAGTAAATGGATTAAATAAAGTATTGACTGATGGGCATAACCAACTACCACCATCAATTATGACATTCCCAACACGTGCAAATTCAGTGGTTGTGTCAGATACTATGTTGCCATTATTGACTGGCAGCAAATGGATTAATACGCTGACGGTAGAAGAACCGCGATTGGCGACAACAGTACAGTCTTTCCATTTCATTTCTTCTATATTTATACCGGTGCCAGTGTTGTAACAACTTCCAATCGGAACTAAATCAATTACTCCGCAATTTCCAGCCAACATCCCACCACTGTTAATAGTCGATCTCAATCCAATATTGCATCTCTCAAATAGCACTCTCGAAATGGTTGTAATCGGGATATCGAAAGCATCCGCATATACTCTAAGAATAGGCTTGCTATTAACCATAACAGTAAGATCGCAGTCTATACATGTTATTTGTTTGATAGTATCACCATCTCTAAGTATTACACTAATATTCTCGAACCAATTCGTTAAGAATGAACACCGATTCGCCATAAATTCGGCATTAGTTAATTGCATCGTAACGTATGTCACATCACAATCGGTCATACATACGAATGGGATGGTACCGGAACCAGGGGATGTGACCTCGACAGCAGAATATGCACCGGATTTACCGTAAAGAGTGATGTTATTCAAATATAAATCTGCCCCTACGGTATTCGTTATGATTGGTGTAGCATCAGTCGAATTTCTGATAGTTACTCCACCACTTCCTTCGATTGTCAATCTGCCAATAGTGGCTGGCACAGTAATGGAAGTATTGGCTGCGCTTACTATGTATGTTCCTTCTTTGCATTGGATCCGCATCGTATTAAGTACAGATGCTGGTGCAGCTGAATAGAATGCTATCGCTTGTTGGATGGCATTCGTTCCATTAAAATCACCGAAACTATTTATTCCATCGCCAACAGTCACGGTCCAGGCAGCATTGACTTTTCGAAGTAGACTTGGGCTCTGCATGTTCGCATATTTTTCGAGTATGCGAACATATTTAGAATTAACATCAGATAATGTGAGATATTCGGGTCCACCAGTTGATATTCCGGCTGCAACAGTATTATCATCTGCGAAGACTAAATCTGGATCACCATATAAAAGCGTACTAGCAGCTAAGGTTGCCTGATGATTATACCCCGCAGCAGATCTTTCAACCCGGAATGGAATGACGCCGCCACCGACATCACGATGTATCCGAACATTAAACGCTACTGTTGCTGCATAAGAATTATCAGGATCAACATCTACTGTAAATGATGCCGACTTCGCTACCGGGTTGCCATTAGTTCCTGGCGTTTCAATAATACTGGCGACCAAAGCAGCTACAGTGTTATAACCAGATTTAAAATTACCACGAATGAATTTTGCAAATGTTCTACGCGCTTCTTCATATGCTGGTCTCAATAACTGAGCGTCAATTTGACCATATTGATTTATTAATACGGACTTACCTATATCGGCTACCCCTCTTGACATTCCATTAGTCATGCCATAATATCTAATATCAGATAAGGTTGGATCAGAAAAAATCAAGCCAGCTGATAGAGCTCCCTCTTGATTTGCCCCGGCTGTATCATTATTAAATTGTTCGACAATTGATTCAGCAGCAGGATCAACTTCACCAAATTCCAAAGCCTCTGGAATCAGGGCTTGAATTTGAACTTGTGTCGTTATAGGGATCGTCGTAGTTGGAGTGACTCTTAGATCGGGGAAGTTTATTTTTTGCTCACCATTATCTATACCAACAGTGGTAGCAGCGGTAAGGCCCATTCGGGTGAGTGTGATAGCATTGACACTGCTCACAACAACACTGCATGAAGATCCCCGACCCAATCCTCTGATTCTGATTTCTGCATCTCCAAACTGTTCGGCTACTATCGTGCCTCGATACAGGCCTGGGGTTATGCCCAATCTGGACCAATTGCTTGGAGAATATAAAGATGAACTATTGAAAGCGGGGGTTCTTCCACAAAAATTCAACGAAGAAGTTCTACCAGTAGTATTAGTACTATTAAATGAAAGATACGTATTCCCATTGCCATCACTTATAGGAACCACATTTAACCCAACTATCGGGGTTCCCGTGATTGTGGCTGCCACTTGAGCGGCCGTTACATCTGCTGCTGTGAGAACGAATGATTGTATAGCACCTTCATCTACTATTATTGCAAAACGATCTAAAGTCGGTAATCCACCGAAGCTATATGGCTGACAAATTGATCCTGTTACTGTAGCAGTTTGCAGTCCTCCGAGTAAAGTACCAAATGCTGTATTTATTGCATCAACTACATCATCTCTAGTAAGTCCCGGACCACCAGGGAATATAACAGTTACTGGACCAACTGTCTGTGCCCCAAGTGTAAAAGTAAAGTCTATGGTATCTCCTGCAACCAATAAATCGAAGCTGCTATTGAAGGTAATAACCTCTGGCTCAAGTGGCATTCTAGCATAATATTCTATAATGACTTCTGACGAAAAAGCATCATTAACTAATCTACCATGAATTGGAATTCCACCCGGGACATCAATTTTTCTATTCAAACATTGGATTAGTGCTGGATTATCAGTGAGAATATTTTTACCGTCGAGCGTCTTAAGACGCACGTACCCACCACGTAAATCAGCAGAATGAGTGACAACACCACGGGTAGGAGCAATAAATCCAGTATAGGTAGTATTAAGTCCGAACTTAAATAGAACTCCAGCAGTAACGTTGGCAAGGGTTATAGATGATGTTGCAGTAATTGTGGGAGTTGTGGGACTAGTAATTCTAAAACCATCATAATAATCCGCCGGTCCAAGATTGGCATTCCCGCCTAGGATAAACGCTATGGTAGAACCAAATGTGGTATTAATCCTATCTACAACTCTGGCTGCAGTGGTCTCAGTTCCGTCAAAAACTATTGGAGTTACAATTCCGCCATCAATCTGAACGGAAATCGTATCGCCATTCACCAATGGAATATTGATCCAAGCTTCTGCTGAAGCTGGAGTACTTTCCTGGGCCCCATCATATGTATCAGAAATTATATACGGTGCAATATTAGCATATGAAATACCGGTTATATTTACGCCGGCATCTGGAGAAAAAACAAATCTGGCATGGCGTGTAAGAACGTCTTTAATTTGCTCTTTACGAGGTTGTGGCACGAGTATATCCTCCTGAAACTGCGGCTCCGGTCCTATAAGTCGCTATAGAAGCATGAACCAGGCTTCGAGTGTATCTGTGGTTAGTAATGGCGGATTCGATCCACTGACTATGTATGTAACAGTCTGATCTGTTATTCCTCCAACCGTGTAATCGATTCCATAAACTAATTTAACGCCACGAACAAATAGCATGACTGTTGTTGGATCTATAGGTCTATTCGAAAGAGTGAATACCGTCTGCCCATTTACCGTTATGGGCAGTAGTTCCTGTTTAAGAGAAGCCAGATTCATATCACTCGATCCATAGAAAATTGGATCATCATAGATGTTATTCACAAATAATGGTTTATCCGTAAGCGTCGCAGTGCTAACATCGAGTTGCGCGCGACGCTTTTCAATGGGACGACCCCAAATTCTAAACCTATCGAGAGCGGTGAAACCTTCATTAGTTCCATTAGCCGAATGCAAAATATCTGTATCTCGGAAATAGGCTGGAGTGGCCTGGGTCACTATAACCATTTGAAGTTCATGACCTGGATGAACTTCGATATTATTAAACAATTCGGGCTGCGATCGCACTAAGTATGCCGTGCCTACTAATACTGATCCTACCTCAGAATTAGGACGGGCTTTTGGTAGTCTGGAAGAAATCGCTCCTCCGGGCCACGGCTCAGTTAGCGACCATCCGGCTCCGCCACGAGCCGTCTTGAATTTAGTAATATCGGAGAAACTAGAAGTACCATCGACTTTGATTATAACTTCCCCACCGGCCCCGGATGCACCGTTGGTCTGACCACAAATGAATTCTGTGCCTTCCCATGTAGAATTCCCAGCAGTTGCTGGATTTGCGGGAGCTTGATACGGTGGAAACGATATTGCTCCCTGTGTGATCATGCCAATGTTACTGGTACTTCTCGTCTGATATAGAGTCTTCCCTATGAAATCTTTGTCGCGGAAATAAGACCCAAGGGGAAGATGTGATACGCATCCAGCAAACTCTGTATTCATATCTCTATCAAATATCTCCGACATCGCCCCCCTCTTGATACTGGGACGAGTTAATACTGATGCATCAGTTACTGGGAATTTCGGAGTAACCCAATCCTCAAAACCAACCCTATTCAAAGAGAATCGTCTATTCAGATCTGGCAACGTACCAGTATAATCCGGTGCTCCATTTGGATTCTCAACTGTATTGAGTAACTTTATCGGAACTGATCCAGACAAACGACCGGTTCCAAGTGATGTTACGAAATTCGTTGCAGTCAGAACTTCATAACCAACCTTATTCGGCATAGACAGAGTACTGACCGGACCCAATGGGTTTAATTTGAGACTTGTCGCTTCGGAAATTGCCAGTGGACCGAGACGCTGGACATCATCAGAATAAGCATTCTGACTGCCAAATACATCTCCCTGATATGGTTGACGACTATAATAAATAGTGACTTCATTATTGGTAGCATAGAGCGAAAGCGGAGCAGGGGCAATCACTCCAACTCTAGAATCGGATGTATCTATGAAATCATTAGCAGCAATGATCCAATCACGAGTATTGAGTACTCGCCCGTTGGTCTCCAAGAAACCTCGATCAAAGCCAAATAACGTGCATTCAATCAGGAATTCAGAGTTATCGAATGTCGTTCCCGGTGTTGATTTTGTTAAATCAATAACATCTGAATTCAAGATAAAATAAAGATCCCCATTCACGTCGACATCAAGTAAGAATGTCGGACCATCGAAATCATCACGTAGTAAGTTAACATCAGTACCGACTCCACCAACAAATACGCGATCCAGATTAAATGGAGACGAAGTCGGAACAAGAGCTGGAATGCTGCGCTTATACACACCAGTAATTCGTGCTGGAGCATAAAATGGCGGGAATTGAATACCCTTGAATGGGCCGCCATTTACGGATCGCAATTTGTTGTTTGTGTATTTTTTGCCAAATATCGATGGCAGGGCACCAGTACCGTAAGTTTCACCGACAACAGGAGTTACGATGTAATACCCCGGAGTGGCGGCAGGATAGCTTACCAGTCCTCTATTCCAATCTGAAGAATTCGATGCCCCAAATGGCCCTTCTTTTGACATCAATACAAAATTGATGCCAGATGGAAAAATAGCGTTTGTTACTGGAATAATCGGAACATGGTGCAAACCCGGTTTTGGTAAAAAGTTGAGTGGTATTTCAGCATATACAGTTGCACCTGGGCCATTCCAGAATAAACTAAGCGGGTCAACCGTTGTGTGAACTACATTTATTCCGCTTTGATCCCTTGTCGGCATCGCCCCCCAATAGTTGCCCATTGGGTCCCAATTAAGTCTATTTCCATCCCGAAACACGACAGCAGGGACTAGAATATTACGATATGGAGCTATATGTATAGTCTTGGAACCAGGATCTACCATCATGTCAGATGTGCGAGATAGATTACGGTTCGTTCCAGTCTGAATGCATGGAGATTCATTCAGGTAGGTCGGTATGAGCCTGCTTCGATCGGAAAGACCTGGGCGAAGCATCACCTTTGATGAATTGGTTGGATCACCACGATAATGAGCAGTATGAATATAATCAGGCTTATGAGATAAACCGCGACCAGCTCCGTATACAACCGCAAATTCTACATGCATGACAGTAGAAACGGCTGTATCGAGCGCAATAACAGGAACTGCATCACCAAATTCTTGAAATGGGGTCGCCGGAACTACGGGTGGGATTGTTGCATCTGAATTCAATTCGATTATTAAGTTTCCTGAACCATCGAGTGATACTGCGATTCCCTGACCATTTTTTAATATTCTATTGCCAGCAATGGGGGTATTTGGATTTGAAGCCGTTGGGGTGGTGGTACTAAAAGGCACTCCACCATTAGGATCAGTGGTCATGCCTTCAAAATGAATTAATATAGCATCCGGATCTTCACTAGGTAATATAAATCTGACTTGATCGCTGTCAGTTACTGGCAAACCAGCTCTGAATTCAGCAATGTTTATTTGAATCTTATCACCATTCCACCACCACGGAGCGGCACCGTTTAGTCGGGAACCTGGACCGCGACCTGGAGCGGCGGTGTTCCAAAGGACGTTGATATTATATGGAGCGATTGCTACCTGTAACGGATCAGTGACTGATGATCCGTTACCTGGAACTTGAACAGCTGCTGAATAGCGTTCGGTAATAACAGAGTCAGACCATGTACGGCGATTGCCGCTTGGGCCATCGAGCCGGCTTAGACCGCCAACAAATATTGTGCTGTCGGTAACTCTATCACCATAAAAAACAACTGGGCCAGCCGAAAAAGTTGATCCGAATCGTTTCCATGTGGTGCGCAAATTTCCGCGCAAAAGTTCGATCAAATTGGTACGTAAAATTGAATCATAATCAAATTTATCGGCAATTGAATGCCGTAAATCTAGTATATCAGTTAATGTGACCTGATCTGAAAATAGTCCGTCAGGTCTAACAGTATATAAGGTAAGCTCCGTCCCTATATTATGTGCTCTGATCGTTGTCTGTAACTGTCCACGATCAACTGTGACGACATAATTCAAGCCAACCTGGACAACGCTATTTATACGGATTATTTCGTCATCAATTCTAAAATAAGCTTCACCATATGAATTGATCGTAGACAATACCGTTCCGGTTATGCTAGCTAGAGTAAATTGTGTATCAACTTCTGCAAATACCGCAGGAAGAGATATGCCGCTTGTAAATTCAGTAGCGTCATTACGAGTAATGGCAACACTGTTTCGATCGAATGCACCAGCTATATTGCCAACATCTGAAAATCCGGCGCTATTACGTCTGAATACGGCACAAATTGGGATCGCGTAAACGTACCCATCGACAGTTCCTAAAATCGCCGGATCCCCGGTTCCAGCTCTCCACAAACCGGGGTCGCCCAATTCATTCCGCATATTAGTAAAGCATAAAGCACTCGGCGCTGATAAAGCTCCTTGAGCGAATACGAGGGTTGAATCAAACCCTTCTGGATATTGTGATATACTGACATTTGGAACTGTCCTAATTCTATATTGGATTTGAACCCGCTTTGTAGTCTCATAATTAATGTCAGGGTCTATTAGATCATCGGCGAGATATGAAAATCCGCCTTCGACATTACCAAACCGGTACAAAAATCCGCGTTGAGGTTTGCCCGGGGATACAGTTGGAGGAGCAGGATCGACATCAATTCTCTGAAGCCAAACCTCGAGGAATGCGAATTCTGCTTTATTTCCGCCTACTGAATTGTTAGAAGGATTGAGTAATATTTTATTGTGAGTATCAACATTATTTGGGGCTAATGGCGGAGCTCCAGTATTGGTGCCGGTAACTGGAATGACCCATCCATTTACTATTGCCCAAACAGGATTCCGTGTTTCTCCTGAAGTATTTCTACCGAAATAAAAGAAATTGGATCTATCGGGGTCAGTATTGAAATCCTCCCGTGGATTGGATTCATTGAGCAACCATCCGGATGGGAAAGTGGAACGTACGGCTTCCGCACGAGCCTCTAATTCCATCAATCCGAATAAATTTAATTCTGAATCCAGAGGGGGGCGAGTGGACTCCCATACGACAGCAGCCAGTTGCTTATCGCGACCATCGACATATCGAGAAACACCAGGACCAAGAGGATTAGGCATCTCAGAGAGACTCCCTCATCAGAAGGCGACTAATATTCACATGTGCTACCACATAAGTGGCTTATATAATAATACCGGTCATCCGTACATGAGTATCCAATCTGATAAATGATATCTAACAGCCCCGATATTGGTAAATTTTAATCTAATTGGTGAGGTTATTCCGGGTGCGGGTGTATCGATAGCATCAGCATGAGTAAACGTGTGTCTTGAAGTATACGGAGCAGCAGCATCCACTATTTCCACTAGGAAAGACGCATCAGGGTCAAAATCAAAGAAACTAGTCGATGGATTATAATTATATAATAATCTACTCGGTGCTGGATGAGATACTACGGCTCCTGGATCAGAATATAGAGTGAACCCGTGAAAATGTATGAGAACACCAACAACAGGGGGAGCAACTGCTAATACCATTGGGTTAGTATATACATATCCGGCTGGAAGTACTTCGGTTCTTTTATTTGGACCTAAAAAATACCCAGACGAAATTGTCGGATCTATTGCATTTGCAGCGAGCGGATCTAAAAGTTCATCATTAAGAATATTTACAAGATTGGGATGGTATGACCCATAGATACCTAGTTTATCCGTTATAGCATCGGCTACGACATCCGTCTCTGGATAGATCCCATTCGGAATATCCAATACATATCTACCAGATATTGAGAAATCGAGTGGTTCCTCATAATATCCACGAATTTTGTTAGTTTGTGTATCAACTAATAATTTGGCCATAGTTATTCCTCACTTCACTGATGGTGATTCCGGTCCGATGCAATATCACTAACCCAGTGTCAAAAGTCTGATCGTAGAGTCCCAGATGACGTGCTTGGATATAAGCATCTCAACTTGCTCCTATATAGACTTGATGCACCGTGCATTTCCATTCAAATGAATTTTGAGTTCCTCCTTCGATACCCGCGCACGTGATCGATAAGCATTTATTTGTGTCATCAACATTTAGCACTACAGTGGCCGCAACGAGCGCAGCGTCCGTCGAACCTCCGTCGTAGGCTATTGAACCCACAACGTAACACGTTCCACCCATTTGCTTGACGCCAGATCCAATACTCCATGTGGTGACTTTGCCAGCGTCAGTTCCACCAAGGCAGACACCAACGAGTTCAACGGGATCATCGTCTATACTAGATCCATAGAGATAGACTTCAGGTGATGAACCAGGAGTACCAGCGGGACCAGTGTAACCAGTGACGCCATCAGGACCAATGGGACCTGTGTAACCAGTGACGCCGTCAGGTCCAACAGGCCCGGTGGCTCCTGTAACGCCATCAGCCCCCTGCGGTCCGGTGGCGCCTGTGACACCGGGCAATCCTTGTGGTCCAGTGGAACCAGTAACTCCAGCAGGCCCTGTAACGCCTGTAATACCAGGATCTCCCTGTGGACCAGTTATCCCAGTTATCCCGGGGGAACCTTGTGGTCCAGTGGAACCAGTTATGCCTATCGGACCTGTAACGCCATCGATCCCTGTGGCACCTTGAGGACCAGTGGCTCCTGTAATACCATATGGGCCAGTTGATCCTGTAACACCATCAATTCCTGTGGCACCTTGAGGACCAGTGGCTCCTGTAATACCATCAGCGCCCTGTGGCCCAGTGTAACCTGTGACACCATCTGAGCCAGTAGGACCGGTGGCTCCTGTGACGCCATTGGCGCCCTGTGGCCCAGTATAACCAGTTACGCCTATTGATCCTGTTGGACCAATAACTCCTGTAACACCTTCAGACCCAGTAGCACCTTGAGGACCGACAGGGCCCGTTGAACCGCCACCTCCACCACCAGGAGGCCCTGGTTCACCGATAAGGCTACCAGGTCCTGAAACCAGTGCAGGGTTCACTTCACTAAATGGTCGTGGCATTAGAACACCGTCCTTTGCGGATTAATTAAATGCCCACGCACTCGATAAACGGCAGCAGATGATGAACTCAGTATTGAATTTAATTGAATAGTATTTTGATCATCGAATTCCAGCCAATTGGTTAAAATAACTAAAACTAATGTTCCCTTCCTTCCAATGCTTGGCACATCTTCTGCTAGCTCCATTAAAACTGGGGAAGCTACCTTATGCCGTTGTTTAGCTGTGAGGAGGTGACCGAATACAACAGGAGAATAAACTGGCGTTACGCCATCATCGGATTTTGGCCAAAAATGCCGACCATCACCATCAGTTACAATATCTGGAGCTGATTTGTAGAGAGTTACGATGGCATCTGGAAAATATGGAACTTTGGCATCTAATTTAATAAAGCCAGTATTTATTCCAAATCCGATGATGCTAACTGGATTCGGATTATCCAATCTGGATTCTGGGTATGTCGAAGATGGTAGTAACCCGACTGGAATTTGTGCACTCGGTGATTCAAATGGAAATGAATCATCAGGACTACCAGATCCACTTGTTATTACATAAATATTGTCCGGATTAGTTCTTGGTATCAAATGAAGAGTTTCAGGAGCCATGCCCCCGGATGCAGGCAGTAATGATTGAATAGCTCGAGATTGATAAAATACTTGATATGAATCATCCGGTGGTGGTCCAACCATAGGAAGCGGTCGGTAAGCATAATAATTAGCTTGTACCCATGGATAGGGCGGACCTGGTGGTACTGGCAAAGGAAAGGTTAATGTTACTTCAGTGTAAGCGGTATTGAATGTGTAATTTGTAGTTGGATATGGCGGATTTATGCCGTCAGTAATTAAGATTGGATCAGTTATTTTATCGGGGATATAAATATGAATTCCATCGGTACATATACAAGGGTTTGCTATCATTTCTATTGTTTTAAGTCTAATGAACGCTTCCCTATGGGGTTTATCTATCGCCCATAAGGTGGAATCTAGACTGAATCTGTTTGCATCAGAAGTAGCCGTAAACAGAGTAGCATCAACAAGTAGCACAGCACCATATAATGCATCGATATCTGCCGCGCTCGGGGTCCACACAGCATGATCATCAATAACGTTTCTGGATAATCCATTCCCAGCAGGATATTCAATGGCAACTTCTACGTAAATATCTGTAGTTCCGTTATAACTATAACCTGGGGGGATCAAATTTATAGTAGCAATATCAATCGGACCGCCAGGTACTGATGCCGAGTATTGAATGTCCGATACGCCAGTTCCAGGAATCGGAGACGCAAGCATGTCAATTTCATTCAATAACACAGATTGATCTACTAATCTAACTTTATTTACTGATACAATATTGGTCCCTGCTGGCGCAACAGACAACAAGTTGAAAGGCGCAAACCATAACTTAAATGCTGACAAATCAACCTGAACGGAAAGTATCGGCCATACTCCGGGCGGCCACGGAAAATGAAAATGACAAACTATAGTTTCGGTTATGCTTCGATCACTAAAATATTGGCGGACGCCATCAGTGTTTATTATGCTGTCCTGGACAGACAATGATGTGCCACCAGGACCTGCTGGTATTAAAATTTCGTGCTCTGTGGAAAGTGAGTTATTAAATATTTGCTGCACAGCTTTTTGAATGGTTTCGCCATAATCACGAGCAGAACCTTTGCGAAGATCCTTAATATCGCTAATAATAATTTGATCTGAGAATAATCCGTCAGGTCTATCAGATGCACCGGCTACAATCAGTGCGCCGCCATTTATGTTGGTTGTCCTATCATATGCAGTGTTGTTCCGTCGAAATACGGCACAGATCGGAATAGCATACATATAGCCATCAACAGTGCCTAAAGCAGCAGCATCAACTGCAGTTCCAGTTCCTGCTGCCCAGAGACCGGCATCATTCGTAACTGGGGAATAGGTGTATGCCGTTGGAGTACCATCGGCCCCGGGTCCCGTGAAATCCGATACGGTATTGGCTGTTACTGATGGATCATCTAACCCATCCGGGTATGTATTCGGATCGATGCCACCAATTACTCGATATCGATATTGAATTTGAACACGAGCACTTGTTTCAGCAGCCTCGGTTGGATCGATTAAATCATCTGCGAAATTCGGGGTCGTATCAGGGGATTTAACATTCCCATGTCTAAAAATTAAGCCCCCGGCACTTTTATTTGCTACTGATGGAACAGCTAATACAAGTGCTCGCCACACTTCTAGAATGACCAAATCAACTCTGTAACTCCCTATACCCACAGGAGGCATGGGGAGATTTATAATATTGGTAGAAGTAGAATCTGAGCATTGAAATTTAAGATTCCAGCCATTAACTATTAAATTCTGCGGACTGATTAAAAATATATTTTCGGCCCCTGGTAATGGGACAGGAAAAGAATATGCATTACTAATATCTGGACTATCAAGAAAACCAGGATTTATCCAACAGGATGGTAACTGTCTACTATTGGAAAGTCTTACACCATGATCGGAAGTTATCTCACTTCGTAAATTCATCTCCCAGTCAATGACTGGTTTGGTCGTTTGGATAACTACCGATTCAAAGGATTTCTCTTCACCGGAGAATTGATCTCCAGGCATTCCTTGTGGGAGTTGACTAACACCAATACCAAGGTTCTTGTATGCCATGGGTCAAATTGACTTCTGTATAAGAGCTGGAATAATAAACATTACCGATATTAGATCCTAGATAAATAAGATCCGATTCGGATAATCGCCAATTTACGTCAAATTGCAATTGCAATTGAAAATTCAAAACTAACAACCGGGAGCACTAATCTTCCATTACTGATTCTATTATAGTCTGATCGCAATCCTTAATGGGTCTTTCATTCTGGTTTATGGGATAATCTGACATTTGTCCGCATCTATCACAGATTAATACGCCTCCAGTTTCCTGATATGAACTAGTATCGATTTTTATATATATGTCACTCCCGCAATACCTATATAACCGCCATTGATGTGCCATATCTAAATAAAGCGACGAGGCGCTGACCATTGGGGGGAGGACGGATCAGCGCCTCGTCTGGTGGACCCGGGGGTATCGAAACCCCGTCCGCAAAGTTCCGAATTCGTCTTCTACGTGCGTATCTGGTGAGACTGCACCAGCACAATATCGCCGAAGCGCGACTCCATCACCTGCTGTTTCTCATCCTATGTCGCAGGAATTCATAGGACCAGTTCGTGTACTCACGCCAGTAGCACTACTCGAACTCCTCATGCTACCAACGGCGTCACGGTTTCTTAGGCCGCGACGCGAACAGCATTGTCATTCGCTGCTATTGGTTGCTTGCTTGGTCATGGCAGGGCAAGCACTGCCAGCACGCAGACGTCTTCTTCCCTCCACGTCGAAACCTGTCGGGCCCTTTCTAACATAACTTACAATCAAAACCCGAAACAGTTACATTCCGTTTTAACATGAACTTGATTTTTTCTTTACCAAATGACTTGTGATAATTATGCTTATCTGCATATTCCTTTTCTTTCATACTCATTTTACATGCCCTGTTATACAATGTCTTCTTGTGTAATATGAACCCGTCTTCCCCGATATAATAATAATCTGGACGAACTATTCCTATTTGATCCCAATTTGCAGCTTTGTATATGGTCCCAAAATGACCATAGGTTTTATCAGCGAATGAAACTAGACACACAATCTTACCAAAATTCGGATCTTGGAAAATAGACCTGGAAATTCTGGATAGAAACCAAGAAGCGAAATTCTTCTTCTGATATCCAGGGTGTATGCAAAAACGATCAAGTTCCAAAACTTGTCTCGGATTTATATTCATGGAAGTGGCCACTTCCTCTCGTATTACAGACGAAAACTTACATATGGCAATGCATTGTGATTCAAGAAAAGCCCCGTATATTATTTTTGAAGACCTCCCGAAAGCAGCATAATGATATGAGTTTAGGAAATCTACAGCATCACCAGCATTAACTGTAAAAATTCTGATGTCTGATAAATTGAATTGTTTCTGCTCAATTTCTGGTTCATGGCCGACAATGAAGTTATTGATCTTTGATGTGATGGCATGTGGATTGGAAAATTCATGTTCATACAAATACAAAATTCTTGCAGATGGATCAAATTTCTCTAAATAAGTATACTTGGATGCATCTCTACACTGTCTATTAGGCAATGAGTGCCAATATTCCCCTTGACATTCTATGTATACATTATGATCGGGTAAGAAATAATCAAATAAATATGGCCCGATTGGAACCTGAGATTTATGTTTGATTTGCACACTATTAAGAATTAACTCAGTAATTTTCTCGATAGACGATTTTCTACCCATTTGAGCAGATCGGATCTTACCCATTTTTTCTCGAAATTTATCATCTTTCCATAATTCCTTACTTTGCAATATCTTCAATTCTCTATATTCCGGATCTTGCCATCTTCTCTTCAATCCAGAAACCACGGAATCTCTATATTCTGAATTATTCCATTTATTTTTTGCTGCTTTACAAGCTTTTATCTGAAATTCTGGATCTTGCCATTTGGTCTTAGCTATATTCGATAATTTAGTTTTATATTCTTCGGTCCGCCAAAGATCTTCGTAGTGTTTTCTATACTCTGGATCTTGCCATCTATCTTTTTGAAGCGTTTTTTGATGATCTTTATACCCTTCCCTTTGCCAAACCGATTTCTGTTGTTTAGATTGATTATCTCGATATTCTTCATTTTGCCAAATCAGTGTTTGTTGTTTGGATTGATTATCTCGATATCCTTCTCTCTGTACAACTAACTTTTGTTTTTCTGATTGTCCTGTTCTAAATTCTTTTGTTTTAAATTTTCTTTGATTTTCTATATATTCCGGAGTCTGCCACAAGTCTTTTTTTACTTTGATCTGATTTTCTCTAAATTTCGGATTTTCCCATAGTTCTTTAGTTCTATCAGACAATTGTTTTCTTCGTTCATCAGTATATACACGTTTCCTATTACACACACTGCATAATAAAATACCACGTCTTTTAAGTCTCGCTTTTAAGCACAGAATTGATGTTATGATTGTGACATCACAATCATAACATCTTATTATAACATTTGATGAGTTATTCTGAGGCTGGCCAAACTGTGCTAAGGTCAAATCCCAAACAATATGTTCTTTTATATTTAATTCCACACATAACTATACATTCGAACTATGAACTTACGCGCCAGGTCCATCCAAGAGTACTTGTCGCTGGTTTATTTATAACTTTGAACGTGACGTAATTAACTAATGCGTCTTTCACCCTAACGTCTACAGTTGGATCATATAACCCATTAGGTGGTAATATCGGATTTGTAATCGCCATATTCGTATCAATATCGCCGCCAAGTAATCCCATTTCTACCAATGGACCAACCGCTTCTGATTCCGCAAATATTGTAGTGTAATCAACTACATTAGTCGGTTTTGCACTAATAGCCCCAAAGCTATCAATAAAATTAGATGTGGCGACTTGCTTGCGTCCTATTTCATCATAAAGGGACCGTTGAGTAGGCTGACCGGATGGTGGGTTCATTGGATCCCAACCAACATCGCCGATCCCAACAGCCAAAGCATAAATTCCAAATTTTGGCTCCGATACATTAGCCACCACTCCAGATTTCAGGAGCCTGGCAACTAATATACTAGCATCAATAGTAATGACATTCGTTATGTGACCTTGATCTTGGATTTCTCCGGTTTTCCCATCCCGCATAACCCAAAATACTTCACCTCTAAGTGATGGTATGCGTTCATGGCCATTGAAATGCATATTCATTCTCAAATCCGAGTCAACACATTTGCGAATTTGTTCCTTCATCATACTAGTCATCCATCACAAAATCTTGAAAATTGATACCACAGGATTAGAGGCAGTTGGTGGTAAAAACAACAAAGGAGGCGTCCAGGGATTCACATATATTGAACCATTAAGCGTAAAATGAGTTGGATCAACAAACGTAATAACCCAACTACCGTTCGCTTCAATTGTACCAATTACATTCATAATTATGATAGTATATCCTGTTAGAAATCCATGAGCGGAGGTTGTTTCAATTTCGACCTCTCCCCCATTATTGGCTGTACCAATGATTTCTTTACCCATTGTACCCACAACCGTATATGCCTTGGGAGCTGTTACGAAATTGGAAGTATTGGTTAAACCTATTGATGGCGATGGCAACAATGGTGTAGGACCCCAAGTAAATACTCTACGATTTTTGATTACTGGTGGATAATACGCTTCTGTTGGTGGTACGGGACGTGTTACAATAACCCCGCCACTCACCCAAGGATTTATATACGCTGAACCATTAAGTGTAAAATGGGTTAACCCCCACAGACCTGGGGCGACTGTTATATCCCAATCACCATTTGCTTCGATTGTACCAAGTACATCAGTAATTGTAATATGATAACCAGTTGTAAGTTTATGTGGACTTGCTGTCTCAATTTCAATTTCTCCCCCACTATTATCCGTACCTATGACATATAAAGTTTGATTGATATTCCAATGAATCCAATAGGTTTCATCATCAGATATTGGATGGAGATGACCAACATCCCCAGTTGCAAATTGCCAGAATTTTATATTATCATATAGAACTCGAGATGGTGGATCTATTCTGATGAATATTGATGAACCATGAACTCCAGGCTCTACTCTATGAGCCTCATATCTGATTTTAATCTCGTTTGATAAAGTAACTAATGTAGCTGGATCCGAAGCATCTGGGGATATGATAATATTAGTTAAGTCATCGTTGGTATGAATTTTTTGAGTCTCTTTAATAATTCCAGATATGTGTTCATTGAACATCAATTTAGAAACATTAGCTAAATCAATGGCCGTGAGAAGATTGGAAGCTGGTGCTGGTAGAACAATATTAAGTATATCATTAGCAAGATGCACTCTATACTGAATAACATGTAATAGATATTTGATCCTAAATTCATTCAAAATATCTATAGATGTTAATAGATCAATCGCTACCGGAGAGATCATTATATTTGATGTATCGTCCTCGAGATCAGTAATATACCCACGTGTATTAATTAAATCTATGGACGAGATTATGTCCAAAGGTGTGGCAGTTTTCCTTAATCCACCACGTGATTGAAGATCCTGAGTCATCGGAACAGGGACAGTGTCCTCATATAATTCTGTATACGAAGATACTGTCTCATCGGCCATGAAGTCATCTACCGGAGTTCCACCTGAATATACCTTAAATCCGAAATGTGGATGGACAACTTGGGTTCTCAAGTGATCTGGCGATACTACGACATTGGCTTGATTTAAAACCTGATGAGGAATGATCATTCTTTCATTTAGTGTTATCTTTCCGATCGAATATCTAAGATATGACCATCGAGTCCTCGATATTTCTTCAGGATCAAAGCTGCCGAATGAAATTGTAGGTTGTCCATAAACAATCGGACTTATGAAACTAGATGAGAATGGCGGCAATCTCAAAACATCATATGATGCTGATATGACCGGGACTGCTCCACCATCTACATAAATAGATAATGAGCTGACTGGGTCTCTTACTATTCTATAAATGTGCGAAGACGTCCAGTCTATTTGATGCAAATAGTATGAGCTTAAAAGAGTAGTGTCTCCTCCTCTGTAAATGCCGATATATCTACGACTAGCGGCAGTCAGATCATTAATCTTACTATCTCTAAATATGGCAATTGATTCCCAATCCACTACAGACTTGGCAGCTCGCATGTCAGAACTAGCAAGCTGATCACTACCAGACCCAAATGAAATGGATGCAGTTGATACACCAGAATTTAACCCAGAATACGTTGGTGCTGGGCCAAGGGCTGTCAGCGGTAATCCATCAGCATATACATAAACATTATCGATAACTTTCGAAGTGTAAATATTGAATGTATGAATTTGTCCGTCATTCCATGCAAATGCATACTGAGCCATTACATCTAATGCATCCGTAAATGAGTTATATGATGCTAAATTCAAATATTGATCATTTGTAACTGGATCCATCATCAACTGTAATTCAGCATTTTTACCACCGGTACCTTCATTAACAAATATTAGAGCCCCCGCAAATCTTAAAGTCAGCAGTGGACCGAGAGCCGGTATCCAATCCCCAGGAACGAATGATTTGACAGTAAGTCTTGCATCCAATTTCCAGTCAACGCTTGGACCAAATGCTGGAGTAGTAACTAGCGTATCTGATTGGGTATACGCTAAATAATCAGATGTACTCGAATCGGTAATTCTGAGAACACGTCCCAGCATCGTAGATAACTGAGTGCCAGAAACCGCCCACGGTTGACTATCTAGATCTGGTCTGTTAGCCCCAAACCATGAAACTTTTGGTTCCGGATTAGAATCCAACCCCAAATAAATGCCGGGACTAAACCCTAATTTTGCAAGAGCACTTCCTTGCACAATTTCAAAACTAGCAGTGACGCCTAGATTTGCAGAAGTGAGTTTAATTTTTCCACCATCGTCACTAGCAAATGCAAATCCGACATCCGGATGAATGTTTATTCTTGCTACAACAGCTGCAGCTGTTGTATCACCAGCCTGAAATATAATATTTACGTCCGGACCATTATTGATTCTGATAACTAACAAGTCACCAAGAATAATTGTGAATAATTCATGGGCCGTTCCTAGGGTCGTTGCCGCTGATGGGGAATACTGTAGGAAAGCGAACTGAATCGAAAAATCTTTATCATCTATGAATAACCCGGCAGACTTGTTGCTCAGCCCAAATGTGTAATAATCAACACTGGTCTGAAATTCGATACTAGAAGCCGTGTCAACGGATAAAATGGGTTCCAAACGTGTATAACCACGATAAGCACCAGAGCTCAACCCCAATGCTGATATCTCAGCATCGGCTGCTTTGGCTGTTGAATCCAATAATAGAATATCACCCGGTAAGATTCTTTCATGTCCGCCTTGACCGATAGTCATCCAGGGAGCAGTCGGGTCTAATTCCGGAATAACTGATGCTGCATAATCGACAAATTTATTGTCCTCAATTAAATTTGCATCTAACGGAGTCAAATTGGCGTATACAAGTTGCCATTTACTTATCGATTTGGCATCTCTACCAATCGACCCGAAGAAAATTTGCTGTATCGGATCAAATTTACCATCTATATCAGATATGGCTGGGAGATCTATAACGTCAACTTGCACGACTGGAAACACGCTAGCACTTAAATATAGAGACGCGTTACCACTCGGATCACGATAAATTCTATACGATTTGTATTCCGTCCAATCGGTAGCATATGATTCCCATGCACTGTCGAATTCAGCATAATTTCTATTGGTCAAAATACCAACTTGTTTAACTTGTTCAACGCTATTTACTGTATCCTCAACAAAATGCACCCCAGTTTGTTCACGATGTGCATTGAATTTAGTTCTAAGTTCATTCACTAAACCGATGGCTGTTGTTAAATTTGAAGCATTAGTTGACATAATGGGATTCGTTATATCAACCAACTGATGTATTAGGCCTGCCCCACTCCCTTTTGCAATATGGGAATTGAATGTTGACTTTATACTATTCAGTAATATTACTAATGATGTTAAATTAGTAGCATCAACGATAGGAATATAGCTACCAACATCATTTGGTTCATGCGATCCGATGTTAGTTAAATGAGCTTCGAATTTAGCTCTTATATCATTAGCCATAACTATAGATGACGAGAGATTTGTAGCATCGGTTATGATGAATCCTACAATAATTACTTTTCTGCCATCAGAAATACCAAGAGATACGCCAGTTGCCACTCCATCTGGAGTATATTCGCCAATTTTGACTCTAAAAGCAGCCGATATGACACTAGATGTCTCAATTTCAATATCATGAGTAAAGAATGGGGGCATACTGTCCGCCCCCGTTTGAATATTCGAGTCAGTTATCATTAGCTCTGTCCCGCCGGAGGCAAGAGACAACACCCCATCACCTTCCAAAATCCACGGATCGACTGCATTTTGAGGGAGCGTTGCTGGAATGTATCTAATGATAACTTCCGATATTTTTTGTGATAGAACTGGGAATGTCAATTTATTGATCGGAACATTTAACAATAAAGTAGTAGGATCATTCAGAGCGGCTGTATATGCGCGCTCATATCCCTTATATTTCCATCCGATTTTCCTAGGTTGGAAAGCAGAAATTAAATCTGGAGTATGCCCTGGATTTATTAAATAAGATCTACAACGATATTTATGCTGTGGATAACCACAATAGTTCTTGTTGCCGTCTTGATTGAGACAAAACTCTGGGGTGTTCAATCTCAAAAATCGAGCAGGAGGATTACTTATCCAGTCATAATCAACTGTTACAATATCTCCAGAATTTGGTTTAACGGACAATACTATGGCTCCGAGCAAGCCAAATACAACATCAACAGCAACTGGATTTCCATTGACATAAGCTCGAACATCTGTTGGGTCATCTGCCACGGTGCCAAGACGTGGATTTTGTAATGTCCAAGTTAATGGACCAGTAAGTAGACTCGGATAAGTGTCTGTCACTATTATTATTCTGGGAAGCGTGATGCGATTGATCATATCGTCGTCAACATGAAAGTATCTATTCTTTCTATGGGTTTCGTATTTGCTCAAAATTTCATTCGCCAGAACCACAGCATCTTTTAATTGAGTGGCATCGTGTGCAGTAATAACTTTTCCTGTCAATGGATCAACGTCATCTTCGAATTTATGAACTGGTGGCGTTCCAGATATCATTATTGCATGTGCATTGAACTGAACTTTGATATCATTTAATAAATCAATAGAAGTGAGTAAATCGATAGCAATTGGCTTAGTTGTTATATTAGTCGTATCATCTGTACCATGAACGCCAGATTCTATTCTGTGTTTGTTATAGTTATCTCTAAGAGTGTTTGCCATTGCCACAACCTTAGTAGTTGTAGCAGCAGGATCTGACGTATCTAAATTAGCATTGCGAAGAGTTAAACGGGTTGGACTACTAATATCAACAGTAAATGTTCCATCATTTCTGGCACCATCACTACCAGAAATTACTAGAAAGTATTCATTATATGCTGAAGTAAAACTGCCAGTTGGGACCTCAACTTCAGTCTCGGATATGACCTTAAGATTGGCTCCGGTAAGTATATCTAACGGTCTTTTTACAATGGGACCTTTGTTAGTGAATACGGTGCGGTCCCAAACGGAAGATAGACCAGTAAAAGCAACCACGTTCTGCGCTCCCTATTACCTCAATAGATTGGGTTGCCTGCTTCATCAGTCAAATTTATTGCTACGACTGTGTATGAAACAGGTCCCATGTTAATTACTCGTACTGAGGCTCTATCACCACCTATCCAGTCTGCTTCCTTCTGAAGAATACCACCTCCTGAAATGGTTAGGTTTGATAAAGATAACGGGAGTTTGCACATTTCTTTAGAGAAAAATACCTCCACAGCATCAGATCCAAACCTCATTCCATCCACATTCCCAATAAGCCCTATTCTTGGTATTGCTGATGCTACAGATGGTCTTATAGCCAACCCGATAAATGATGATGTGAAATTAAATCCATGAAAAAAATCCGTACCAGCATATCCATAATTGGAAAATGGTGGAGGATCACCAAATAAATTATCGTGATATGTATCTTGAAGAGTACCAGAAATTGTATATATCTCCCCATTTATCATTGAATCGACATCAACAACTATTGTATCATTAATAGGGGCAGAAATCACCCTAAATCCGCGGACTCCATGCGGACCAATCCTAGCTATATGATCCGAACAAACTCGCCTCATATCAGATACTAAATTAGACAAAGATCCAATGTCGGTGGCATCAACCGCTTGCACGATATCGGAATCTGCACATTGCCAATGCTCAGATGAATTGAGCATATGTCTATTTAGCTTAAATTTGAAACTATTTGCTGCAATAATAATGCTGGGTAAATCAGTATGATGAGCATATTCACCGGAAGATGCGAAATCCGAACCGTCTACATATCTATGCATAAGTGGAGGCCACGATAGGTGAAAATCATATGCTTTCACGATATTATTCAAGGCCCACATCGATACTGGCAGTGAAGTAATGATATGAGATCTAGTTGCAATAGGTTCATCATCCACTTCAGCTTGGATAGATCCTGGAAGAACGATTTCACGATCAAATAAAATAGATGCTGATATTTCAGGTTCAACCAAAATAGATTGTACTCGAGCCGTTCCAATACCTCGCGAACGTGCAGTAATACTACCAGTGTAATTAGCAGGAGATGTTATACTGAATCCATCTTCACTTGTTACAGTGGCCTCAAGTCGTACTGAAGGGATGTTGGATCGCATTATGAAACGTAAATCGGCGAATAACGTATAAGGTCCACGAGTTTCAAATGCCATGTTCGGTGCACCATAACTCGCAAAAACTGCTATTTGATTTATCGGTGAGCCATATGCTGAGCTAAATGAAAGCGGATATTCGGTCAATAATACATGATTATTATATGCTAATTTTAGACCTATGTTCGGTGGATTTGGTGTATAGCCAGCGAACACACCGCAAGCAATTACTAAAATAGGATCCGTATAAGATCCGAAGACATCTCTAAAAGTCATGGTATTAATGCTATCATCATATAGATGAACCCCGGCCTGATGCAAGTGATTTATATATTTTCTCTGTACTTCATTTACTAGATTGTAAGCAGTGGTGGCATTAGTTGCATCGGCCATCGTGATACGATTAACAGTATCCATATTGGCATGAACAAGATCTGAAGAAATGTGCGCATTAAAATCAGCTTTGAATTCATTTACTATAGTTATTAACACTGATAAAATTGACCAACTAAAAATCGGAGAAGTTACTTCATTAGCAGTGTCCGCTACAATATGCACCCCGCTTTGATATGCCGCCCAGTTAATTTGAGTATCAGCGTCTAATACTGGTCCATTGAAATAAACTCGTACCACTCCCGTGTTGAAATAATCATTACTAACATCTGATACATAAGCATCAATGATTTCAAGTTGAGTCAAACTAGTATAGCTATATGGTAAAGGCGCTCGCGATGCCAACGTTAAAGGAACAGTTCCAGTTGCAGTATTTAAAGACCAATCAGTGACTCCAATAAAATCGATAACAAATGAATTAGCCGCCGGCATGCCTCCTGGTAATTGCACACGAAAAGTCGTTTCAGGTATGCCTTCAGCAGCCCATGGTAATAAAGCCATGGCCACCCCAGGGCCGGGAATACTGGCATCTCGGATGGTGAATGTTGCCGGTACTATTGCTGATTCGGTCGTTGGACCCACAGACCGATCAAATAAGATGTCAACACATCCGCGTTCTGATTGCCAGGCACCAATAACCATTGGCGGGTCTATCACATTAGCATCAAAATTTTTAGCTCCCGATATGATCTCTTCTCCTAAAATACTAAGCACGCCGGCCGTGCCCAAAGAATATGATGTTCCTGTAGTTAATGGTTGAGCTAAATTCAATACTACGGACCAATGATCAGCATCGTAAAAATCAACTGAATTAATAGTCGGTATTATGGCTATAGGTGGAGCTGGTGGTACTGTAGGAACAGTCAATGTTAAGATATAATTTACAGGATTGAGAGCTGTATCTGTCAATTCATCATTGTAATAAACACGAACTCTTTTGGAAGATATTTGATGAACATTAAAATCAAATGTTCCTGGACCAGATGATAAAAATACCGCTCCAGGTACGATTCTGCCAAATCTAGAGCTTGGTAGCCCCAATCTCCCGGTTAAAGCAACCATTAGTCGTGGTAAATCTCCAGACGGGCCATATAAACCACTACCGCATCTGAGCCGGTGGGACCAGTGGCTGAACTACCAAGACTGACCTGAACCTCATAATCTTGTTCCCCAGCGAAAGTCAAATCCGGTGACTTTATATACGTAGGAACACTACTAGTTGTAGCTAGTATCGAATTACTAACAAATGTTCCAACCCCGACATCATAGAGCCGAGCGGATCCAGTCAATCCCGACGAAGACCCGAAGTATGCGGCGAATTGAAGATGTTGATTACCTCCAGTTGGGACCGTCGGTCTATAGTCTGCAGGATCAAATCGAAGAGCACCAACAGTTATATATCCGGTAGCAGAAGAAGACTGCGGGCCGGCAACCCCTATGACATAGTGCTTTCTAGCAATTGTTTGTATTATATATCCGGTAAATCCGCCACTAGGACCTGTATACCCAGGAAGTATAATCCCCTTCAGTCCATCAATAGCTCCCTGTACATTAGTAAAACCAAACGCGGGAAGTGTATCGACAGCTGAAATCAGATCAGCAGAATCGCCCCCAGATGGACCAGTCGCCCCAGTTACTCCATCGATTCCTGTTGCGCCTTGGACCCCCGTAGCGCCTTGTGGTCCTGTCGCACCAGTTGCTCCGTCAGGACCAGTGGCTCCAGTTACCCCGCCAATCCCAGTAGCGCCTTGTGGCCCTGTAGCACCCGTCTCACCTTGTGGTCCTGTTGGTCCAGTAGCTCCTGTTACGCCATCAACGCCTGTCGCGCCTTGTGGACCTGTCGAGCCCTGCGGACCCGTCGCTCCAGTTACTCCTCGTGGTCCAACCAATTCGGAAGATATCGCTGATTGAAGAATCGAAGGGGAATCGCTAACGATATCCCCGGACTCCATATTTGTCATGCCGCCGTTATAACCTGACGGACCACTATCCTTTATAGTTGGATATGTATCGCCATCGCCCATTCTCCACCAGGCGACCAAATTTGGCGGAGCATCGGCTCTATTTACTGCTTTGCCAGTAGCAAGCCACGTTACTTCCGTGCTAGTCAGTACTCTATTATAAACAGTTATTTCGTCAAGATTGCCTGGGAATGGTGCATAACCCATGCCTGGCACTGCTCCTGCAATCGTAGCACTGGCTGTATTTAATATACTTTGAGTTAGATTACTTTGAATAGTAAGTATCCCAGTTATAGATCCGTCTATGTAGAATTTAACACCACTAGCGAGTGAAGTCCCCGCGTAGGTGACAACACAATGATGCCAAGTTCCACTGTTTAAAACTGACACATTATCAGTTACGTATAATTGGCTATTATCGGCCCCGTTCAAAAAAAGAAAAAAGCATCCACTTCGATTACCAACCGCATAACCCGGATAGTAAGTGGGCCCATTCTGCATCTTTGCAAAAAATCCATAAGAGTAATTGGTGGTTTTAACCCATAGAGATATAGAGAACGAATCCGTGCGCTCAAAATTGAGCACATTACCTAGAACCACATATTCATCAGTACCGCCAAAGAGAATGGATTTTTCAGAATTTCCCGCAACGCCCTTCGCACCTGTAGGACCAGTTACGCCAGTGGATCCTGCCGGTCCTGTGGCACCTCGCGGTCCAGTTGGACCAGTCGCTCCAGTAACACCCTGGGAACCGGTAACGCCTTGCGGGCCTGTTGGTCCAGTGGCTCCAGTTACTCCGTTGATTCCTGTAGCACCTTGCGGGCCTGTTGGTCCAGTCGCTCCGGTTATTCCATCAATACCCGTAACGCCTTGTGGTCCAGTGGCTCCTGTCTCCCCCGCGGGTCCTGTTGGTCCAGTGACGCCGGTAACTCCGTCAACACCTGTGGCGCCTTGTGGTCCTGTCGGCCCCGTGGCCCCGGTAACTCCATCAACGCCTGTTACGCCTTGCGGCCCCGTCGCACCTTGCGGGCCTGTGACACCTGTGACACCGCCGATTCCAGTAGCACCTTGTGGTCCTGTTACACCTTGTAAACCCGTTGCGCCTTGTGATCCTGTTGGTCCTGTAGCCCCGGTTATTCCATCAATACCCGTAACGCCTTGTGGTCCAGTGGCTCCAGTTACTCCTGGAGATCCTTGTGGGCCGGTAGACCCAGTTACTCCGTCAACCCCGTTAATTCCTGTCGGTCCAGCAGGACCCGTAGCCCCAGCAGGACCCGTAGCCCCAGCAGGACCCGTTGGACCAGCAGGACCCGTTGGACCAGCAGAACCCGTTGGACCAGCAGAACCCGTTACTCCGTCAACCCCGTTAATTCCTGTAGCGCCTTGTGACCCTGTGGCTCCTATCCCCCCCGTGGGTCCTGTTGGTCCAGTAACGCCGGTAATGCCATCAATTCCTGTAGCACCCTGTGGTCCAGTGGCTCCGGTTGCTCCATTAGGACCTGTTGGACCAATAGCTCCTGTGGCACCACCAGGTCCGGTCGCCCCGGTTACTCCGTCAATTCCTGTGGCCCCCTGTGGACCCGTAGGACCTGTAGCACCAGTTGCTCCATCAGGACCCGTAGGACCTGTGATTCCTGGAGATCCCTGAGGACCAGTAACACCAGTTGCTCCATCAGAACCAGCGGCTCCAGTGACTCCTGGAGATCCCTGTGGGCCAGTAGCCCCCTCTGGGCCAGTAGTTCCTGTGACCCCGGGTGATCCTTGCGGTCCTGTAGCTCCAGTAATTCCATCAGAACCTGTAGCACCTGTAACACCATTAGACCCCGTCGCGCCTTGTGGTCCTGTCGCTCCAGTGACTCCTGGTAAGCCTTGTGGTCCTGTCGCTCCAGTAACACCGTCCGGCCCTGTTGGTCCACCATAAGGACCCGTTGCGCCCTGCGGACCAGTAGCTCCGATTACTCCCGGCTCTCCTTGCGGACCAGTAGCTCCGATTGGACCTGTTGGACCAGGTGAACCCTGTGGACCCTGAGGACCAGTTGGTCCACCATAGGGTCCCGTAGCACCGACGGGACCTGTTTCTCCTTGCGGGCCGGTCGGACCTGTTGCCCCATCTGGACCTGTAACTCCAGTGACTCCAGGACTACCCTGTGGGCCAGTAGCTCCAGTGACGCCAGTAACTCCATCGATTCCAGTTGCTCCGATAGGGCCTGTTGCTCCTACTGGTCCAGTTGCACCTGTAACTCCATCAACACCAGTGGCTCCGATAGGACCGGTAGATCCAGTTACGCCATCGATACCGGTAGCGCCCTGTGGGCCAGTCGATCCCGTGACTCCATCGATACCGGTCGCGCCAATTGGCCCTGTCGGTCCAGTCGCACCTGTGACGCCATCGATCCCTTGAACACCAGTGGCGCCTATTGGGCCAGTCGCTCCTGTAACGCCATCAATTCCTGTGGCACCTTGTGGTCCTGTCGATCCTGTAACTCCATCTATACCAGTCGCGCCAATCGGCCCGGTTGGACCAGTAGCTCCTGTAACTCCATCGATTCCTTGAACCCCGGTCTCGCCTTGAGGACCGGTCCAACCCGTCTCACCAGCTGGTCCCGTTGGTCCAGTAGCGCCTGTAACACCGTCTATACCAGTTGCTCCTTGAACACCAGCCCCTGTAGCACCTGCCGGTCCCGTCGCTCCGGTAACACCAGCTATTCCTGTAGCACCTTCAGCACCGGCAGGTCCTGTGGGTCCCATTGGGCCTTCCGGACCAGTAGGACCTATTGGCCCGGTAACTCCATCAGGACCTGCCGCTCCTTGTGGTCCTGTAACGCCTGTAACGCCAGTATAGCCTGCTGGTCCTGTCGGTCCGGGCGCGCCTGTAACACCGTCCGCGCCTGTTGCGCCTTGGATCCCATCGGGTCCGGTTGCTCCTGTAACTCCGTCGTTACCTGGTAACCCTTGGACGCCGGTTTCACCTTGTATACCTGTGACACCATCTGGTCCCGTTGCACCTGTAATGCCTGGTGATCCTTGGGGACCAGTTGCTCCTGTTACACCAGGACCCCCCTGCGGACCTGTTGAACCAGTAACACCTTGTGGTCCTGTAGCGCCGGTTCCCCCTTTCGGTCCCGTTGATCCGAAAATTCCTTGTGAACCTGTGGCCCCACGCGGCCCGGTTGATCCTGTGACACCGGTTGCACCTTGGGGGCCTGTAACTCCTATACCCGTAGCCCCTTGCGGGCCAGTTCCACCTTGTGGGCCAGCAGGACCAGTAACCCCCTGCGGTCCCGTAGAACCAGTAACCCCCTGCGGTCCTGGAGGACCACCAAATGGTCCAGTAGCTCCTGTAATCCCATCTGGTCCAATTGCGCCAGTTACACCAGGTGATCCCTGTGGACCGGCAGTACCAGTTGCGCCATCAGGGCCGGTGGCTCCTGTGACTCCAGGCGATCCCTGCGGTCCTGTAGCTCCGATAGTTCCATCAGGTCCCGTTGCGCCTGTAACACCTGGGGATCCTTGAACACCTTGGGGCCCCGTAGAACCAGTAACCCCCTGCGGTCCTGGAGGACCACCAAACGGTCCAGTAGCGCCTTGTGGTCCGGTGGGACCAGTAGTCCCTGTGACACCAATAGGGCCCGTTGATCCTGTAACTCCAGGAGATCCTTGTGGTCCGGTGGCTCCAGTAATACCGGGACTACCTTGCGGTCCCACCGGACCAGTATGGCTTGAAATATCAAATGCAAATTGTGATAAACCGCCGGCAGTCAATACGTGGGTTACAATTGATCCGAATGTATGAGCTGCGGCAAGTGTACCCTCTATATGTCTAACAATATCAAATACATTGCCGGCTACCCCGGTAACGAGCATTAACTCATTATCTATTTTAATACGGAATTGAGGTAACGGAGGAAATAATGCAGCACTGGCAACTGTAACACTAAGAGCAACTGGACTTATACCGCCCAGTTGATCTATGGTCGTCTGTGCTGTGTTTGCGAAACGTTCGGTAGGCATCTGTCTACTTCGATGATTTATGTCTATCTACGTAATGGAATAAAGACCTGAATTAAATTAGAATAGGTGTATTTCACCTGTTACCGATTTTATTTTTTTGAATCCTAATGGATCCACCCCATCTATCCCCTCAACGAATTTACGAAAATCTTCATACCCATAATTAGATAATGTCCAGTTGAAAGCATCCTTAATTTTGCTAAATTGACCTTTGGTTTCATCCTTCTGACCAATATATTCATCTCTAATGATGAACCGCAGTCTATATAAGGTATGAGCTGGTCTAATTATATTAAGAAGGATTCTAATATTCTTCTCTGCCAATATTACGTCCGTACTGCCCGGAGAGTCTAGTATTACATCAACAGTGAATCCAAATTGATCTGATATATCAAAGAATGATCCAGATTTTCTCGCCTCTTCGAAATTTTCCTTGATGATTACCTGACCATTTACCAATAATTCAACGACATCTTGAATTGAAGATGGGACACTACCCTTAAAATATGCATTTAGAATCTGAATAAGGAAAGCACGAAAATCTTTATCATTAAATTCTGGATCAGGAATTTCTCCAGGGAACATCATAGATGAAATTACTTGGTACATGAATTCTGTGCGAGTATTGGTGTATGCAATGTCAGCTCTTACATCATCTAAAGCAAGACGAATTCTAGATAACTCTATGACCATCGCTTTAATTTCACGAGTATAATTTGGACCATCAATAGTAGACTGCCAATACGAGGATAACATAGCCAAAAATATTTTAAATTCCCGGCTTGCTTCTTGGATCAATCTGTTTTGATATTCCTCACCCTCCTCAAAAGTATTAAAGTTAATTCGAGCAAGAGCCATTTCACACCTTTTTGTACGTAATTGTTAAATCGCCAGGTGTCAGATATTCTATTTGAGACGTATCAACGTCCTCATACCCAGTTTCGCCATTCACTACATATGACGCTGAAAATACATGATCAGATGGAACATCGGGTGGTGTTAATCCGTAATTTAACGATACAACAACCTTATTCGCAGTTCTTCTAATTCTCTCTGTATCTATGTCGTCCTGAGTGATAAATATTGGAGCTAATGTAGCGTCATCAGAGTATCCATCTATAATTGCCCCGTCTTTACCTATGATCCAAGATCGATTAAGACCATTACCAATATCTGATAGAGAACTCGCCATTTCTATTTGCAATTCATCCATAAATATACCGTGATGCATGTTATCAGGGCCGCCACCATCCATAGTATTAAATGGTAATGACTGAGTTAATAAATAAACAGCATTAACAGATTTGCTGAGCGACTGAATAAATTCATAATCGGACGATAAAACCTTATCTCTGATTCGTAATGCCCCGTCTTTAAGTGAACATTTGGAAAATGGTTGGACAACAAAATCAACGCCGCTCGTGTTATCTATGGTGGCAATAACATCTGACACATGTATGGATCCCCCAATACCCTTAGAATCAGTCAAAATCGTATATGCTGTTCTAACATTTTGATCTACAGTCGCCTGGTCTTGGTTGGGTTTAAGCTGTACAATAGCCTCAACTGACATCGGATTTTCAAGAGCTTGCTTAACTAAAGCATCAGCTGTTGTGTGCTTCTGAGCACCAATTCTTGTTTGAAGTTGTTGTAATACGTCATTAATGACATACACTATAGTGAAATTCTCATCATGTTGATAATCAACTGATATTGTGGAACCTGTCGGAATATTAGAAGATGTTGTCCTAATTATTTTCACCGGGGTAGTCTGAGTTCCCGCAATGACTAAATAATCAGGATTCGGGTCATTTGGCCCGTTATACTCTAGCGTTCTATTTTCATCATATATAACTAATGTAAAAGTATTGATACCAACAGAGTTAAGTGACTCTTCATATTGTCCTATGACAACATGCTTTTCATCATTAATTTGAATAGAATCACCAGATGGTATTCCATCAACCTGATTAATAGCAACATAATTACTAGCTCGAGTGCTTTCTCCTTCAAGTAATGGATCTTCAGTTTTATACAAACTGAATCCAGATGCTGGGTTGAGAGTACCTGATACTTCACCAGTCACAGACGTAATTCTAATGATTGGTTGCTTACTCGCTACAAATTCATTATTACTTCTAAATCTATAATCACCTTCCACGAAGTCATCTAACATTGTGGTGGGCTGAGGCAGTATTGTATTTAATTGAATAGTTTGATAATCAACAACTGTCACTCCAGTCAGATCATATGATGCTGTTGGCGTTATCGAATGGTTCCTGAATCCATAACCACTATTTGGATCATCCAGCATTTCAGAAATCGGATTAGACTCAGTTAACCTCGAGTCTCTAGCCCTGAATACTAAATTGATTGGATCGATAACATCAAATCTAACATTTTTAGCAACTTTGAATTGGAATGCGAATGATTCTGAAATAGTCCTCTCCATTGTGCCTTTAACATATATATCAACTTTCCCACCAATATGCTTTTTACGCACATCATCGTAATCCCGCATCATATCGGAATTACCAGATTCAACAATTCTAGTTTCTAATAGTCCAGGAGTACCAACAGCCGTTCTCTTATATCCACCAGTAGTTCCAGTGTCTAATGAATAAAGAGTTCTCGATGCATTCTCAGCTAATTCCAGATTGCTTTGAGTATCCCGTCCAAAATCGGAAGCTACTTCATTTATTGTTTGAAAACCGTCGGCTCCGGATACCACAGAATCTAATGTTTCGGCAGACAAATTCCCAATCGAGCCTGCAACATCAGCTACCATCTGAACCCTAACTTCGTATCTCTTAGTTTCTGGATTATAAAATGATGCTGCATTTTGTAATGGCATGGTGGCGGCACCCATGGATTTAAATCTTGGAGCAGTAGAATTAGAAGACGATGAAACTATGGCTCCTTGTGCAATAATGAGGTTTTTTACTGGAGTAGTAGTTGTATAGAATGTTTGATATACAATCGCAGAACGTCTACCAAGACGAGGAACACCGAAGTTACCCGCTAAAGATGTGAATGCTCCATCGACTAGTGACTGGACAGCAGAATCACTACTAAGGCTCAATGCGGAACGCAACGATTGTTTGTATGCCGAATTTGCTACAGGGATACTGGTTCCAGTTCTTCCCGGATCATCAATTTGTAGCAATGCTTCAAAAGATTTAGCTCGATGAACAAAATCCATCAAGAAATATGCTTTTTGAATTTCATTCGCAAATGGTTCGATATGGACTTCCCTGACAGTCGAAGCAGGGATCAATGCTAAAGTCGGCTGTGCTCTTTGCACTTCATCAATGTAGTCTTGAACAACGAGAGCTTGTTCTCTAATTCTAACTCCTCGAATCGTAGTATCAATCGGTAATGGAGATCCTGATACTTCTTGAGAATATCTACTTTCAGTTAATTGTCCGGTTGCTTTATTAAAATAAACGGTTGTTACGACATAAAATAATGGAGCAGTTCTATCAACTACACCAAAGGTTTCAGAATTCTGAATGCCATTATCAATTCCGTCATCCCTATTATGACTGAATGTATAAAAATTATTAGTTAATAGACTACTAACACTAACATTTAATTTGAAATTTGATATTCCGATCAGATCATACGTGGTTATGGAAGAATATTGAGATGTAACCGTTGGATCCAATTCACCAGTATCTGTTGGTTGTAATCGAGATGATATAACCAACAAGTTTGTTTGTTGGTTGTTTGGATTTCCTGGTGTTCCAGGAACCGGATTTTGTAGATTGTATGAAACCGCATCCCCAATTGGAAATTCTTCAACGACTGTTTTGGTCGGAGATGCGAATGGGACAGTATCTCTATTAACTCTTAAATACCCACTTTCTGAGCCACCTTGTCCAGTAGAAGCATATATATTATATCCGGTAACCGTAGTTTGAGAATAATCAGACCAAGATAATTCTATAGAAGATGCATTTCTCTGCAAGTTTATGCCAGTTGGTGGAGAGATGTATGTTTGAGTTTCAACAGAAGAAATGACATTTGCATTGATAGTAGAAATTGCACTATAGGATCCGGATATATCCACAGCCCTCAATAATATTGTGTTTTGCCCTTTTTCTAATTCAAGCCCATTTGGATAAGAGGAAGGGTTTGGAATAGTAAAATTGGGAGGAGATACCAACACCAAAGCTGGATCAGATACGAATCCGGCTCCATTGATATTTATTTGGACATCAATTGTATTTGGGTCGATTGTCCCCGTGAATACAAGTCCAGATAAATTGGTAGTGATGGTCAGTGCAGAAGTAGTACCTGAACCATCGAAATAATTGATTTGTGGAGCCTGTGCCATCTGATACAATACGACAATAAGCTCTTATTAAGCTCTAGGCAAGAAATTGAATCTAGGATCTAACCGCAAATTTTTAATAGGATCATTCTGCAACGAATATGGATTCGGATTTCCAATTATTCTCTTAAAAGTCAATGGCTCTCGAGAACGACTCACTATAGTTGATGTCACAACGGCTACTGTTGGATCCTGAGGGGATATTTCAACATTTATCCCGGCTAAAGCGTATGGGAATTCAGCATCCGATATTTGCTGAAATCTGAATCTTTGATCTTGTTGTGTTTTGATATTCTGATACGTTTGGAATGCTTGGTTTATGTCCATTGCTATTAAAGAATTCATGGATACCCCACCAGCATTCCCTTTACCTCCGATTCGATTAACTATCGCGGATCCAAGCCACCCCCACTTAAAATGGGAGCCGATTTTAGTAAATACAAACTTATCGAATTCCTGGGATAATAAATCAAGATCAGTTACAATTTCATATTGCCCATCCAATACTCGATAATCGAATTCAATTCTTGATCCATGACATCTTCTACAATTTACAGAATCAGTGACATAACTAGCTTGGAATAACGGGGAGTCATTTGGAATTGGATACTCAAGTATAATAACTCTGTCTTTCCCATCTAATGTAAATGGACTCATTACCAATTGCCAGGAAGGAAAAATCTTTCTACCAGTTATTACACGACCCGGGGTAATACCAAGAATTGAGTATGCACCTAAGACTCTAGCGGTTGATATTAAAGAACTTGTAGTATCAGTCCATCTTGGGTCAGGAAATGAAAATGCGGCTCCAGACGTCGGATTTTTAGACCGGAAAAATATTCTTTTATTTTGTTCATAAATAGATAATTCCGGAATTTTATTTTGCAAATCTTGAGCTAAATCCTTAGCTCTAACCCGAGAACCAGGAATTAATTGAACAAATCTTGGAGCGTCAAATCCTATCCTGATATATAATAAATCGTTAACATTAGATTCGATTCGATACGGTTCTGTCTTAATAATTGGTAATTCGGCATATGAATATAAACCGGTCTTAGGAACCAATACGCCATCAACATATAATGATATATTCTGATTACTCGGCGGTCTTTGAAAATAAAGTGTATTGAAGGCGTTTGGATCCAATGTCAAAGTCTCAAAAAAGACCTCATGTGGACATATCTGTTGTGTCCCAAAGTCATATGACATTATTCGGCCCCTTGATTTGAACCAGGGCCCCCTCTTTGGGCCCCGGCTTCTGCTAACTCTTCAGCAGCTGCTAATGTTCTATCAGCCACATTTCCGATATTCAATCCAAAGAGATCTTGCTGATTTTTCACAGTATTAGCTGTATAAGGTGTGTTAGCTTGGATTTCGATCTTCCTAATTAACGTGTCTACTGATGTAGATTCGGTTAGTAATTTATCAATGAGAACGACTTCTTGTTGTAATTGATCGGAATAATCTAACGCTCTTTTAATCTTGAATTCTAATTTTTCTCGTTTGGATTTTATAATCTCAAGTTGCCATGCTTTCATTCTTTCAACTCTTAACCCTAAATCTCTGTCATATCTTTGACCACCTCTCCATCGCCTGCTATCAGTATAGGTTTCAGAGTATCCACCAGAAACTAAACCGTCTTGTCTGACAGTAATAGGTTCTCCTCTAGTCAAAAATACTGGAACATCACGAGTCCTCAATAACATTTCTTTTTCCGGATATCCACCTAATATTCTATATGCGGAGAGTAATTTGGCTCCGTAACTATTCAAAGGCGATACCGAAAAAGATTTCGGATAATTATTATCATCGTATTCAGTAGTAAACACACCGGCTCTTAGTAACTCCTTTTGAAGCCATTTCTTCCGTAATTGCAAATCAAGTTTTTGAATCTTAGAAAAAGCCTTAAATGCCTCCCATTGACCTTGAGTGAAATGTGCCGAAGAAATTATACATGTTCTTCTACCTCCTTCCTCTTATGAATGCATATTCCATTACCGATATATTTACTAAAATTGCAATTCCAACACAAAATTTGATAAAGATTTCTATCCAATGTCTCGTCAAGCAGCCGACGATAAAAATACGACGTTCCACATTTATTCATGTGTCTGACCAAAGACCCATCGTTATTAACATGATCTATATTTAATTTAAAAATTTCAGTTTGACCACAACAAGCGCAATGATCTCCTAATAAAGTAATGACCTTAGATCTCAAAATCATATTATTTTGTTTTTGACAATATGGACAACCACTACGTTTTCTTGTTCCATATTTCAAATGATATGAAGTCCTTGTTAATTTCGGTCTACCACATGTTTTACACGAATCACCATTGAAAGGATGAATAGAAATCGGGTCTTTAAAAAATAATAATTTATTTGCCTTCTCACCATTGCAGTTTCTACATAAAATTTGATAGTTAGTAATATCCTGTATACCGCTCGCGATCTTAGAATACAAGCACTTATGATGCATTGTTTTACGTTCAATCGCGCCATCATTATTTATATGATCTATAGTTAAAAATTCTATTTCTTTCCCCCCACATTTTACACAAACTCCGCCAAGAAGTTCTATTGTCCGTAATTTATTTCGATAATGCCTGTCTCTGTCTTTCTTATTTAATTCTGTTTTATTTACGATTCTATATTTTGCACCATAATTGATCACATACTCTCTATTTTCATGTTTTTTTCTCCAATTCTTAAGATTCAGTAATATCTTATCTCTATTGTTTGCTTTATATTTAGGTAACCACTTAATATTATATTTATTCATGTAAGCACGAGTACATTTTCTACATACTGAATTGAATCCGCTTTTCCTATTGCTTCTCCGACAGAATTCAGAGATACTCTTGATTTCTTTACATTTCGTGCACGTTTTCAGCTGATCAGTTATCTGATCAATCATAAATTCACTTGTCCAGCGGTCAATAAGAAGAGAATAACTTTGATGGCGGCTACAAAACCTTCTCCCGGTCCACCAGCAGTAGCAACAATGCCAGAATATAAATTTGCTGATGGTTCCGGTTTATTTTCGGATTGCGTCAGTAATCCGACCAATGATTCGGCACTACCCTGTCCAGACACCCCAAGAATGCTAGCAGTAAATGAAATATTTAGTATATCCATAATGTTTATAAGTGTCTGAACGATTTGTTTTAAAGCTTCTACTTTTTGTATCAATGTCTCGATAATTTCAGTAATGGCCTGTAGTGCACTATTTACAGCTCGCAATAAAGATAATAGAAATTGTTCAAACTGGAACATGAATGGTAATAATGCTGGAAACAAATCACCAACAATTACAGATTGCCAAACTAAATATGAAGATTGAGCACCGCCAGATCCGCCAATCGCCAGTCTGAGGAAGTCTGCTAAATCAAGTCTTTCCTGCAGAGTAGCATAGGATAAAGTCGAGATGCTAGGGGATAACGGTATAGGCCCACTCAACAGTTCTTTTCCTTTTTTGTATGATTCTTCTTTAGCTAAATATGCGTCTATCCTAAGAGCAGCATGGGTAGTCATTCCACCGAGTATTCCGATATATGACCAGTCTCTATCAAACATAGCTTCGTTAGCAAATGTGATATCAGCAGAATCTGCTACGTAAAATCTCCTCACTAGCACCTTTACATTGTTATTCCATTTTGTGGCAAGCATATCGAGAAGCTTTGGTTTATCGTATATGCTTTCATTTATCATGTTAGCCAGTCTACGCGCCGCAATGGTGAATAAATAATTACTATTCAATGTTGAGGCAGTGTAAAAAGACGCTTTTATTTGACTAATTTGCCCGCCAAGCATTCCCAATGTGCCCCAACCAGTCCTTTGTTGATTTCTATATTCAGTATTCTCCAATCCAGGATCTAGAAATACGTTTCCATATGCATCCGTCTTGTTTTGTCCTGGTGGATAAATTGGGGGAAATTCGAAATTCAACAACAAACCCATTCTTACAGCATCAAGAACGTCATAATACGGATCAAATGCCGCTGTTTCCGGCATCTTTCTCGGTACAAATCCAGCAACGACCGGGCTTGGATTTCCAAGAGTTATTCCATTGAAGTCAACATATACAAAATTCTGATCTTTTTTGACAAGTCCTTTAACTCCATTCTTAATACCAACCATTTTATCTCTATATTCCATACCATTTCCAAAATATGCACGAACCCTGTAGTAATAGTTCTTCCCAGGCTGTAATTCTGGATCCTCATCAATATACGAATAGGACCCAGTTATATACCCTTCCACAAGACTGGGTTCTGAAACGTCAATAACATTTGGGAAATATCTAAATGGAATGCCTCCTCTTTTTTCTATGATCGGTGTTTTAGAGTTAATATTCGAAAAACTATATCTCGAGGCCAAAGTCTTTGGTTGTGCCCCCATAGTTGAGGATTCTATTTGAGTATATAATATTTCTCCGTTTGGATCCAATTGAGGACCTGAGTCTTGTGGGAATGGTCCCGTTCTCTCTATTAAGAAACTTGGGAATCTAAAACTGTTGTAGAAAGCTATGGCTTGATTCATTATGCCAGAAGAATCCTGCCCGGACGGAGCTTCAGGCATTCTCCATTCAAGAGCTATGGCTTGATTTAGATCAGAATCAAATAAATTCCTGAATTGTCCAACAATGTCTCCACTTTGTTTAACTGGGCTAGCCTTAACGCCGATAGGCGCCGGTAAAGCCATGTCTATCGGTTGTCCGAACAATCTTGATATTTTATCTAGTAGAGCAAAAAATTTACCTGGATCCGATGCTTCCAAATAAAAAACCGCCATCGCAATACTAGAACCCGGTGGATATTGAGGTCTAAATGAATCAGAAGTGTCGAAGAATTTACTTATTACTTTGGTTTCAAATCCTTGATACCCACCACCAACAGAATTTAGAGTAGCGCTAAAATCAGCTTGACTAAAATCTGGGTAAACAAACAATAGCGAAAAGCCACTTGATTCAATTTGCTTGATCAGTGCCCGTAGCGCAGCAATTAACGAATTGATGATAGCAGAAAATGGATTTGTCAGATCAAGTAAAAATATCTTAATCAATGCGAGAAGCGCCTCTAATACAGCCTCAACAATCTCGAGTAACTGTAAAAATAGTTCTAGAGGTGGCTTCAGTGGATTGAAGATATCGAACTTAAACTGGATCTTCGACCAAGATGCCATTATTGTATCCTCTTATGACGACAAATCCCGCCACCATAATGTTTACTTATATTGCAATTCCAACACAATAATTGATAATCAGAAGTATTTTCGGCATCCCTAACTATACGATAAACGGCCATACCACTTTTCCCTAAAGACCGTAATTGACGTCGATGAACTCCGCCATTTTCATGAATGTGATCAACAGTCAAAAATTCTTGTTCCGATTCGCCGCAACAATTGCACCTTCCACCCAATTTCATAATGACAGATGACTTTAGTTTATGCCTATATGCTTTACAGGCGTCTAACATCTTTATCTTTTCATCAACGTCGGAATATTTTTCAATAAAATAACCGTGCATATATTCTTTTATGGAATTATAATTTTTCCTATAATATTCTTTCCTATTCTTCAATATCTCATTTTTATTGTTTGTATACCATTCATGTTTATACTCTGTTATCAATTCCTTATTTTGAGCCACATATTTATTATGTGAACTTCGGGCTTTGTTCGTGTTATTGACGTAATATTTTCTACTTCTTTCTTTAATTTTCTTTTTATTTACTTCATAATATTTTTTCATATATTCTTTTCTATGTTCTTTATCCATATCAAATTTAAAAGATTAAAAATTCATAAATTTGACATCTTTAACAATCTACGGTTTGAAATTTTTTAATACCTCTCTGTAATTTTTGATTTGATCTTCTGTTTGTTTGATACTTCCCTCAACGCTTTCCTTCAATATAGTTAATAATTCCATCATCTGATTATTCGACACCTTTTGATTATGCGCCCATTTTGGTTTTACAAACTCTTCACTATTAATAATTTCTGCTGATTTGCTGCTATTTGTGTTAGACTGGTCTGGCGTGTCAACTCCGCTCTCACTTTCCTGACCAGTGATCCGTACTCCCGATTTGTTCTCTGTTGAATCCATAAATACCTCGCGTCATAGAGTCTATCGCTATTTGTAAGTATGCCAGACAAATTATCCTTAAACGTCGTGATCTTTGCTTGACGATCACTGATGGCAATCATTCTGGCGGCCTTGCCGGAATCAGTATGGAAAGAAATAAATGCTTGAGTCGAATTTAAAAATGAGATGGTTTCACGTAAGAACTCTGTTACGAATTCAGACCCTCTACTGCTCATAAACGAATATGGACGAATTATTATATATGGAGTGGATCCTATTGCAGGAAATTCAGCGTATGGAGTATCTCCAATTATTGTTATGTCATTAGCAGTCACGGAGTCAATTTTATACAATCCATGGTTGTTACCAGATGATGCAAATAATAGACACCCATTATCGACGCCATCTTGTGTAAAAGTTGCCGTCGGATCATTTAATATAGTAGTCGACGTCGTATTACCAGTCCCAGAGACTACCTGTCCCCCCGAATTTAAAATACTATCATCAGAACTTTTAATTTCAGAATCGATTTGTGGCAGCTGGGCTAATGGGGGAATAGGTCCATTCACATTAGAATCGATGACCAATACTTCTTGATTCCAGATTGAATCTAATTGATCTCCAGTATTCGGGTATATTCTACAATCTCTACTAATTGGATCAGCAACTGAAAATTGAGCACTCACTTTAGAATGAGTTGGATCTGATATAGTATCAACTTGTCTTATCTGTCCGGCATTTGGCCCATTTAAGAATTCGATCTGATACCCAACATTAACTGGAACATTCGATATTATATCAATCCTATTAGTGGCTACTATAGCTGTCCCTATCTGAGATAAATTTGCCAATTCTCGAGTCAATAAAAACGACTCAGACACCCTCTTTAATAATGGAGCTGGAACCCTGCCATCATCGTTTAATTCCAATCCATCCAGGACCGGGATCCTAGCCGGATCTACGTTTTGATTATTATATCTAATCAAAACATCTAATAATTCATCTCCCTTAATTGATGTTTGTGGAATATTGAATGGTGGAGGAAGAGAGAAGTTATTTATTTGTCCATTGTCGAAATCGACATTCAAATCCTTTCCGTCAACATAATAACTAAGAGTCGAATCTGATCCATCATCAATGTTAATATTTCTTAGTATACTCCCAGCCGTTAAAGTGGTAGCAGTATCCAAAGTAACTATATCACCAATTACGTCTAATATTGTACCTGAAACATCGGGGGTTCCATCATATGCATAAACAGTGGCTTTTTGGTTAATTTCAAGAGGCGGTACTAACCGATCTGGATCCCCATTGGTTAGAACTTTGAATGCGACGCCTCCATATACTACTTCAAAGAATGATCTACCTTGAGAACTTGTTATTTGTAATACTTTGTTTATATTTTCAAATCCTAAACTCCCCATAGTTGCGCCGAAATGGAGGAAGCTTGTAAGATCGTTGACCCCGGCTGTAACAGTTCTAAATGTTGGGAACAATCTTGATAGTTTATTTGGTTCCCCCATTCTAGCATAGACCGGAACTGAATTAAAAGTGACAAATCCGGTTAAAACTAAACGATCAAATAATTTAATACGGTCATCAATATCATTGGTAATTTGATAATAATTATCGATTGGCGGGTTATCTAGATTTCCATCAAATCTAAATTTTCCGTTATTACCACCGATAACTCGTCCATCCAGATTTGATAAAATATCTTCATATATGTTAATTGTGTCATTATAATGCTTGAGTAGACGAATTACCGTGACATCTATGTTGTATTGATGTTGCTCTTCAAAATATGGGCTAGGGCTACCATAATCCTTAGTAACCATTGATGAGGCGTTGGCTATGTTTGGACCAGACGCCATAGATCCAACACTTGCCTCCAAAAGCTTCTGAACTTCAGGAATGAAAGTTTCGATGGTTTCTACTCGATAGAAAAACGAATCGGGAGCATATAAATGATAAGTTGCTTTTAACTGTTGTCCTTGTATTCCATTAACGTCAATATCAGGAGCAATTTGATAGGCATAATTGAATGTGAAATTAGTAAAACCAGGTTGATTTTCCCTATACACATATATAATATAAAGAGAATCGCCGAATTTAACATCAGCCGATAGTTTTATTATTCCACCTTCTGAAATTGTGTAATCTACTCTATTAACAAGAATTGATCTAGTATTTCCCATTAATACCAAAGTAAATGGAAAATCGATATCGATCGGCTTTTCAGTTTCAAAATTAGAACTCGGAAACGTTATTGGGCGAATCGTCCTAGTAAGAATCGGAATTATGTAGTTTTTCTTTGCAGAAGTTGTGACCATCACTTCTGTTTTACTATTATCAGAATTGTATCTAGATGAACGAACCAAAAATGGATCGTTATTTACGGTTACTACTGTTCCACTTGGGTAATAAGCCGATTTATCACCAGATATGTATATTGTAGTCGTATTCTTAGAAAATACGTCGATAGAATTTGTTTCCACTATTCTATACGGCCCATTGATTGGTCCGGTAGCTTGAAGAGGCGCGCCACTCGAGTTATTCGTTGGAATAGTTTCAAACTTAACATTCGTTACATCATTTGATGAATCATATGATACGGACTCGATTATTATTACTTCGACGTTCCTTATTAGAATGGCAGATCCAGCAGATAAAATACTGGTTTGATTCCCATTGAATATCGCTGTTTGTTGTCCACTAATGATCTCAGGCGTGTCGATATCGACTGGAGTGTATAACAAATCAAAGTTATTATCACCACCAGTCGATTCTTCTACCCAATAATCAAGTACTACCGTCTGTCCAGGTTGGATCGGAGTGGATAATTCGATTGTATTCGGTGCCTTATATATAAATTCCGATGCATCGAGTGGCATTCCACCAATATATACATTAATTGATTTTGTTGTACTAATTGTTCTGCCATCAGGATTAAAAGTAAAGACGCGAGGACCAGTAACTGGTTGACTTTCTTTCATCCCAAGAAATAAACTTCTTGGCATGCTTCCCAAAGCCGGTATTTTCAACGGAACATTGACTGGAGTAGGATCAGGTGCAGCAGTAGCCGTCTCCTGTCTAACCTTAAATAACGCGGTTTCTGTTCTATTGGTTGGTGTCGTAGTTACTCCGCCATCTGTAGAATCAAGTGAGATATACGAAATGTGAAATACGTCATTCGGTCTAGTTTGAGTGTTTAAATTTACTTGACCGGTTGTTTTTAATATGCTGAATTGTGAATTATCTATAATTGAAAAAAGCGACGATCCATTAGCTTTCATTAACGTGAATTTTTTATATGGCGGAAGAAATTCAGTCCAGAATCTATCGGTTATTATTTCAACATCAGCTTTCAAATCTGCGGTCGTATTTCCAGTAGACATGAATGATGGACTTACTCTTGCAATTTTATCCGATATAATTTCCTCTATATGATAGATTCCAACATTATCACCGGATGATACTAATAAATATTTACCGGTATGAGAACTTATGAATATTGACTCATTAGACACGAATCTATTAAGTAATGTCACTGCCCCAGTGATACCAAGTATATTTATAGGATCATTCTCTCCAACTGATCCTATGAATTCTATCGTTCCATTTGATGAATTGAAAACGAAATCGATCCCGGGTGTTAATGAACTACCACCTGGAACAGATCCACTCCTAAACATAAGTAAACCATTTTTAGATATCTCAAACCCATATTCACTGATAGCTGCATCATCAAGTTTAATAATCGGAGTTGGTTTTAATACTACTTGGCTACTAGTTTTTCTATTTGAGAATTTGAATAAATGATGATCTAAATCGAATAGATATCCAAATCCGGTTTTAGTAGAATCAGTACCATCAACCAAATCAAAACCAGTTGGCCCCCCTGTTCCAGCACTAAAGTAGGAACTTATACCGGGCGCTACTTTATAATTAAGAAATGAGTCGATTATTGGAGTTGTAGGAAGCATCAAAAATGGTGAAGCACTTATTTTAGATTCTATAACTTGATCTGTCACTTCATAGATTATTGTAAAATCTGGTGCCAATGGAGCATAACTTCCATTAGCACCACTTCTGTAAAATTGAATCGATACGCCATCTTCTATTTGGATAATGGTGTCAACATATAAGAAATTCCATGCAACATAAGCTATCGCATCAGCATACCTTAAATAAATGGCTCCTGTAGCTGGATCGAAATACACAGTCCCGGGAGGCGGAGACTTAAATGGCGGATCAGTCATATCAATAATAGTGACTGGAAAATATGATCTGGTAATACCAGATTCAGCAGCTATGATAAATCTATTTGGATCAGTGTTACCAATTGCTGCTGGGATTGTGAAAGATGGAATTGGATAACTGTTTCCGATCAATCCAACAACGGTTCTGTTTAATTGAATAGACTTGGTAAATACACCATCATAATATATAGGTCGATTTATGTTTACTGTCACATCATCTACTGCAAAACGAATTCTGCCAGTATCAAGAGACCAAGTGAAGGTTCCGATGGCAGGGGATCCCAATGATGATTCATCAGGAACTTCAATTGGAGTCAAATATCTTTGATAGTCAATTTTGATAAGTGGATGTTGCCCAGTCGCCGGCTTTGGATTCATGAATAGGAAATAATCGATCGATGATGATTGTGGTAAATCTCCAATTTTTCCAGTAGATTGTTTTCTATCAAAGAATGTCTGTCTTGTAGCATAAATTATCTGGTATCTATATTGATTTATATCGATATCGCTAAAATTCAGTTTACCATCAGCTTCCGATACTTCAACCGTTCCAGCTACTGGACCTGGTGGAGCAGTAAAATCGGTCTCTGTTGGAACACCTACTATATTGAATGTAATTGCTCGAGTTGTGGTGCCTATATACACACTAACCGGAGCACTAGTCAATGATAGGTCTGGTGGCGGAATAGATAATCTCGGGGAATTAGCTATGACTCCAATTCTGCTAGGTGTGCTACCTGGCATCGGGAAAAATCTGCGACCAAAATTGTCATAATCAAATCTAACTGCCACCGATTCGTTTTTGGTTATTCTAAATATTAAATCTGGATCAGCAATATCCAATTCATATTTATTCGGATCTAAACTATCAGCTATTATAGCGTATTCCGCTCTAGTTGTTGGCACATTAAACACAATTGAATCAGATATATAATTTCGAGGTGGAAATGTAAGAGAGTTGTTTCCAGAGCTAACTCTGATGCCCTCAAGTAATCTGCCACCAGTGTCTAGAGTCATGAATTTACCCTACGTAACGGAACTATGATATTAACCCGCTACCACTACCAGATCCAGGAGAAGATCCGGCCGCTCCTGTTATGGTTACTACTCCAGTGGCCAATGATAAGGCTGAATCGAATCCAGTAGCTATAGCAGAGGCTAATATGTTAGCACTAACACCGACTAGTCCAGCTCCAGCAAATGCTCCACTGAATGCCATGATTCCTGAACTAGGAACCAATGTAACTACCCCAGTACCCGATCCAACTCCAGCATGAATGGTATTAATATTGGCCATTCCGAGAGCTTGAGAAAAGCCGGCAGCTAAAGCATTTGCCAGTTGAATAGCTGCGGTTCCTAACATTGACGCTCCAGCTAACGATGCTGATAATGTGCCCTGTAATACCGGTGTTGCTAATATAATTCCAAATCCAATACCGGTTCCGCTACCGGCGAGGCCGGTATCCACTGTCACAACGGTAATACCTGAAGCGGCATGGGCAATTAATCCATTTGCAACAGCCCCGGCCAATTGTGGAATCGTAGCACCAAGCAATGAATTGGCATTCAAGCTCGATGTAAAGATCCCTGTGAGTGTTACTGGATCTAGAGCCATTAGGCAGCACCAAGCATATGTCAACCAAGACTAATCGTGGGCACTCCAAGAAGCGCCATACCAGTCAAGCTATCAAAACACATAGCCGGCGGCCCAGGCGCTCCAGCTATCGCTGATCCAACAACAGTCATCCCAATCTTAGTCACAGGAGATGCAATAGCTGCTGTAGCTCCAGCAGAAATTGTCGTCGTAATGCCTCCTGTTACAGTAGCGTTTCCACCGCCCGCTGTTAACGATAAATTTCCGGTTCCAACATTGACCGAATAATTCCCTGTTGCGACAGATGCCGTCATATTACCTGTGGTAACGGTAGCATTTATATTTCCTACAGTAGCAGTATCTGATATATCGCCAGCTACTACAGTACGAGACATGCTACCGAGTAAAACAGTAGTACTATCAATACCTGCGATTATTGTTCTTTTGTTATTTAACGCGAAAGTGCTGTCTTTATCCTGGGCATATAACTCAGAAGTCTTACCCAACGTGGTTCTATTCACATCACCCGCAGATTTGAATTTTAATCCACCAAAACCAGCATTATGTGTAATACTAGTAGCTTCTACAGCCTCTTCACCCCCCACCTGTCGAACATAATTTCCCTGGATGAAATCTAGGGCGCTGCTGCCAACAGATCTAAAATCAGATCCATTAATGACATTTTCTCTGCCTTGTATCCCAGCATATGTTGTTCTAATCTTCCCATGCAGTATCAAATCGACAGCTATAGATTCCGGCTGATCTGGATCTCTATTATTAAAGGCGCCGATGTCTAATTTAACGCCACCCTGAGTACGTAAATCTAAGGATAACCCACTATTGTCATCTCTTCCTATTATGGTCTTTACTGCACCAGCAATATTAGCATCAACAGATTTTCCTTTTTCATTTGAAGTTCCGGTTAATGATTTCGGTATGTGAAGAAATACTCTGCCTTCTTTCGTTATGCCAAATGCGTATTGATTGCCACTCGTGGGGCTTGTGACCTTGAATAATCGACACAATGCCCTGGTATCAGCCTCAGTTTGACTAGTGACAGTATTCACTGGATCAAATTTAGGGCCTGTAGATACAAGTTTGTCATCAGGTGAATCGAATACCCGCATCTTTAGAATTTGCTTATATAAAGAACGACCGGATTGTGTATATGGATCATTTCCGACAACTGTCCCTAAAACATCTTCAATAAGTATTGGTGGAATTTTATCAATTTGAACTCCGTCACCATCTTCAGTAACGGCCATTATTCCATCATGAGTATTACGAATTTCTTTTCTATCTTCAACATAGCATTGATCAGTCGAGTCAAAACTTATTTCGGGTTCTCCATGAGTTGCATAACTGATTCTTTGCCCATCAGGAGCAACCGTATATGGGTAGTATGTCGATGCACCTGGAACCGGTTTACTCGGATCATTCGGGAATACGGGTTTCCCATTACTATCAACTAGCCCAAATTCAGCTAATTTATCAAATGCGGGACCGTCAGTCGGAATTTGATTCACATAATTATATACAACATTCCCGTCTTTATCTTTTGCTACATTGAATTTTCCATCTAAAAATTCATCAATTGTCTTAGTACCATTGATATCGAATCCGGAAGCAGCAAGGTCTGGTAAGAAATTGAATGCGTTGCGCTTAATCAGTCCACGTCTGTAATATCCGGCTGAATTGCTTTCAAACACATTGACAGTCTGTAGTATTGCGGTTTGATCAGAATCGCGTAGTTTGAATTCATTTCCAGCTCTGTTGGTGAAAAATGCGTCCCTATCTAATAAAATATCGGATCCGGAACTAGAACTAGCTAAGAAATCTCCAGAATAAGCTTTTCGAAGCTTTATTCTAGTCACGCCTAGATTGACATGAGGATCATCAGCAAGCTCTGGAGAAATGATCAGAGCTTCTTCAGCCTCCTTAGGATCAATAGTTGAAAATGGTTCAAATTCTCGAGCTGGAAACACACCAACAGTTAGGAATTCGACTATATATGGCTTACATATATCACGAGCATACTGTTTCCATCCTAGAAGTACCTGTGTTCCAGGTTCTGGAATGGTCCCGGACCAGCATCGTGGACCAGCTCCACCGGGAGCTGGTAATGGAACATCGTGATGTTCTCCAGATCCGGTTCCTAATGCAACGGAACAGACCATGGTTTCAACATCAACATGTATAATCCTCCCGACCCATAAATATTTATGAGCATCAGATGTTTCCAAGGACATCTGACGGGCGCCACCCAGATATTTATGATCTGGAGTAGGTATTACCGGTGGGCCGTATTTGTTCCTATCTCTAGCCATAATCTACGTTACACATTGGATGTAAAGTTTAATCATCATGCCCATAATCCAATTTACCAAAATAAACGGTGGAATCATTGAAAAAGCCAGATGGGAAGTTGATACGCTAGAGAATTTAAGAGAAGGACACTGGGTCCAATTCAGTTTTAATATCAAAGAAGATCCTAATCTTATTTCTTATGTATCAAAACGTTCCAATATAGATTGCGTAGTCGAAAAAACAGATAAAGGACAATATTCAATAGTATTGACTGGAGTAATAAAAACTTTTCGCCATATGGTAGATGCATCTAAACTTGAGAGCATGGTAACAGTAATACCGGTCAATAGAGCAATTGAAAATGTGCTTCTTTACATATTAGATAAGGATCAATGTGACCCCAAATTCATCGCTCTATTAAGACAGACTAATTAAGGGACGTTTTTCCTTAGAACTGGCCCTATAATTATATTGTTGGGTGCAGTGATATTCAATTTAGTTCGTAATGTTGGATGAGATGGCGGTTGCCATTGTCCTTTTTGTAATGCTTTTGGTAATTCAGCGTTCTTCTTACCCTTGATCGTTTGAATCGATATGGTAGGAAGTTTTGTGGATTGAGCATTACCAGAATCAATAGCCTTTGCCGTTTCTCCTTCTGCGGTAGAACCATCCGGTAATGAGCTAGACGCGTTAGCCGACCATTGCCCGGTTGGACTCTGCGACCATTGTCCACCCGATCCTGTAGTAGATGGTTGGCCTCCTGCTGATGGTTGACCCCCTGTACTTGGGTATGTACTGGCGCCCCACCGTCCACTCGGTCCTACAGTCGATATTGACACGCCTCCGGGAGGCTGGAAATTTCCGGATCCTGGATCATATAACTGTCCGGCCAAATCTTCAGTATTCTGCCAGAGTTTGCCGACTTGTCCACTATCTTTGAATTGATCTTTAAATGTCTTCAAACCCTCCGCACTTTGACCAAAATTGAAGTTGGTACCTCTCTTCAATGCATTTAATGCATCCGGATCACCTTGGGCCGCTCTATCAAATAGAGAATTACCAGGATGTAGTATATTGTCTTGTTCAAATGCTGGTGGAGTAACAATGGGCATGTTTCCCGCTATTGCAAATTTTTCTCGTGGCGTATTCCCAGCAATATAATTTTCAGCGAATTGCAATGTTAAATAATTATAGAGTAATTCAAAGAATTTGGCACTATCCAACGAAAAATTATCGCCAGTAGTCAATAAATTATTTTGTTCTTCAGCTTTACCTTTCCCACCACTCTTTCTATTTCTATTTTCATAAGCATCAGTTGCTGCATCGACATTGCTTGCAACATTGTTTTCAACATTTGCTACAGACGTATCAGCGAAAGTTTTTTCAAGATCTATAGTAAACAAAATTGGGGCACTTGTACCGTAACCACCAACATACCATTTACCATTTTGTTTAGTAATGCAACGTTTAATTTTAGTTACTATTCCAGGAGAAGTCATAAGCACCCCGCGGGCTTGATTAAGAGAAAGTGCTCCACCAGCAGCTGCTTTAGCTGCTGCCTCTTCCTGTGCTGGAGTTAATTTTATACTACGATTATATGGACGTTGCCCGCCCTCAGTTGTTAAAACACAATAATCTTCTCCAGTAATTCCTTTTGTACTTCCTGCCGGTAATATCTCAGTTACAATTATTGTATGTTGAAAAGCTTTAGCCCCCGTACTATCATCCCCAGGTTTTCCACAAAATATTATATCTCCGGGTCTAAGATCCGGTCTTTCAGTCAATGGGTTATTATTCCCATTTTCAGTTATAGAACCATGTCGTCTACCAATATCTCTTATATCAGTAATTGCAGATCTAGTATTACTCTGTTTGTATGGACCCTGTAATTCAGGATCTTGCAGCCCTAACTCACGAAGCATTGCTCTTGCGACTAAAGCACATGATTGAGTTTTATCCCAATTAGGATCGACACGCCATACGGGATCACGATCAGCTGGAAACAACAAATCCATATATTTTTGTTGAGTCCCCCCGGGGCCAGACATGAAATTTACCCATGAATTCGCCAAATCTGCTGCCTTATTTCTAAGATCCCCACCTCCAGTCAAATTTTTAGGAGGTTCCACTAATTGTTTGGTCTCTTCATATGCATATTCTGGATCTTCGGATTCTGTTTGATGTGTTTCGGTAGCTGTTGTTGATGTCAATAGCTTTTGTAGGAATTCTTTTGGTAATACTGACAGCCACAAGAATCTGCCGATTCCGCATGCACACTTAGTAAATGCTGACCTACCATCAATAGTGGAAAATCCGCTAAATGTCGGTTGTAATTCGGCTAATGTTATTGCTCTGCGGACGGCATCGGCCTCGGCATAGACACCTGTGGTATCCGATAACGTCTTGTTAATACTAGTAGTATACTGAGTTTCACCGGTTACTTTTACATTTTCGTATAATTCATTCTGGTTATATTGTTTTCCCTTAAATGACGCCCCAGTTCTATAATCATCCGGCTGCAGTTCTTCAAAGGCCTTAGCGAATGAAACGGATTCGGGACCAAGTGTCTTATCCATAATAACATCGGTTAATGCGCCGCCAGTAGATGCAAACTGAACATTCAATTGATTTATGACTTGCGGGTTCTTATTATTTGATCCGTCGGAATTATATAGCGTTTTGACTCGACCTCTATCGATAAACGTTCCACGTCCATAACGATAGTGTCCAATAACTTCAAATCCGTATTCATCCGATACGGGACGAATCATGGCATTCAATGCCGACAATTTACCAGATCCAATTGCAAGATCTACTAATGCCATATTAGTCTTCGTGCTCATTATCTCTCCTTGTAAGGAGTTTATTTCTGTTTGAATTACATTGGCATTCGTTTCAGCACCTTTTGTACTTTTGTTCTGCTCATTATTAACTACTGGAGCACTTGAAGATTGTGAAGTCTGAGATGCTTGGGCACTCTTGAATCTTATTTGAGCATCGGATAATTTTTGCTCTAACTTAGCCAGATTAGCATTCAGTTCTTGTTTTTTCTTGATTGCATCATTTCTGGCCGCTTGGGCTTTAACTTCATCGGATTTTTGAGTTGTTTCCTTTCCGGCCCAACTAATGGATGTCGTCGGAACAACTGAAAACTCTTTTATTGTACTATCGACATCATGGGCATAATCGTAGATCCCAGCACTAGACATTCCAGATTCGTATCTATGGGCCCTCAATTGATCTATTACTTTATATCTTTGTTCACTATTTAACCTTTCCAACGTCTGACCCTGTAAGTCCGGTCTCTTCCCTCTATTATCATATTGTGTGCCACCAGGCTGAGGGTTGTCACCTTTAACACTTCCAACCTCAGCTAATAATTTGGTCATTTTTACATTATCAATAACATTACGATAAACCATTACGGCATTAGGGAAACCGAGTAACCTGCCATTTTCTGGATCACGAACAATCGCTGGAGCATCAAATCTCAATCCATCGGTCTTTGCTTGTGATGCCCCTGAATTCTGGTCTCCACCAGTAGTTCCACCTGGTACTGCCGCTCCAGATGTTTCTCCAGCATTTGATGGAAACGATATTTCGTAAGTTACAGTATTTTTATCCTTAGGTACAGAACCAGGAGTTATCTTCATCATGCCTATATTCTTGGGCGCGATGAATTTCGATCTCTTAGCAGTCAGACTTAGAGTAGATGTCGCTTGTCCTCCGGGTGAAAAATTGTGCGCGATTCCTTGAACGTAGAAGAATGAATCATACTTTGGTATCCAGACAGGAAATCCCATACGAAGTTCTGGTCGCATGGGAATAGTAATTGATCCGCTAATGCGTTTGGAGTTTATTTTATCCATTTGGTCAAGCAAATAATAGAATAGTTTCCGTGCATTACCGGCCCATTCAACCTGTATGTTTAGTCTTCTCCATCCATATCTTCTAAGCAAATGATAATCAATAACCCCGGTTCTCGGTGTTGTGATATCATCATTCAATCCGTAATCCATAACACCGCCGAATGCATTCCCACTAGATGTTATGTGTGTATAAATTTCAGCCTCAGTATCAGTAATACCATCATCTATGATCTCAAAATCTTGTATCCACGAAATAGGCTTATTCGGTATTACATTCATATTATAGAATGGTGGCTTGAATATAATATCCCCAGTTGTATCACAGTAAAATTCGTATGCCCCAGCTTGATCACGCGCGGTTAATGCAAGCGACAGTTTACTCTGAAATTCATTTTGGAAGAAATCAACATCACCAGCTCGAGAAAGCTCTTGTTTGAAAGCAGCGATTTCATGTGGCTGATTTTTAAATTGTGCGGTTTGAGCATTCAAATTCAGCGTCTTGGATTCTTCCATAAATATTGCATTTGAAATTTCAGCCGGGGTTTTATTTCCCATTCCTTGAAATGTATAAGCTTGTCCAGAAGTTCCATATAAAACTAACCTATTCCAAATATTGCTAAATTTCAATTGCCAATATGCCATTATGCTACTAGCAAACTCTTTTAATGCAAGTCCTTCTCTGCCTTTCTCGGGTATGGATGATAAGAATGACCCATCGGATAGTGGGAAATCTCCCATCGATTCCCTCGCTAATATCAATATCACGGTATATGGATTAGCACCGGCAAATTTATTCCCCCACATATTATATCCAGAAGCCGATTTACCAATATCAAGAAATGCTGGGTTAACTATCGATTGTGTTAATTCCCACCATCTCAAAATATCCTTGCATTGAATTGAGATAGAAGTAACCCCATTTGACCAATTCTGTGATACGGTGCTAACTAATCCCCAGAATATTTTGTAATATTGTGGAAATCCTCCTACAGTATAATAACCTTTGGCATAAATTTCGATTTCCATCATCGGAATGATGATGAATCCGTCATTTACATAGAACTGGTTTACTTGATTATCTGGGATCGATAAATTGATGGTAGCTGATCCTGGCGGAGAATCAACTGTGCTTTCAGTTGATATTCCGGTGACATATTTATTTATATCAATCTCTCGCCTACATTCACCACATCCAATTACAGTGGTTTCCCCTTGGACAGCAACATATGCATCCGGAGCCATTGTAACATATGGCCTCTTATTCGGTTTCCATGAACTCCTATATCCAGAAATACGTGGCATGATTTCACCGAGCGATCCGAGTTTCGATTAATTGCGAACTATCGATATCCAGATCATATCTAACATCAAATGAAAAACTGTATGCCATGTTGAACGGCTTATCAGCGTTATCATCGATCGAAAAATCATTGAATGACCCGATATAAATATGATTGTCATAATAAATATAAATTGAGCACGTTAAAATTGGTATTCCGGCCTGAGATTCATTACCGGCAAAAATAACTCCATTGTTCTTATATATCATAAATAAGGACATTAAATTTTGATAACTTAAACTGTGTATTCTATTTTCTGTAGTCAGACCACCAAATCCACCACCAACTATTGCATATTGACCAGCGCTGACTCCACGACCATTGATTTTCATTGGCCTTTCCAACCATATTTGTACTATATGTCCGAACCTTCCTTTAATGCTACTATCGGTAGTATGTTCATAATTTCGAGTGAATTCACTCGGGTTAACAAGCATAATTAACGGCGGCGTAGCGTTAATGACATCTATTTGTCTTTTCAATTCATTGGTTTGTAATATTGCAGCTCCAACACGATATGCGCTAGCAAGTTCGATATTTTTACCTAAACGCAGTGTAAGGTCATCGGTTTCAGCTTGAGTTACTCTGCCATACGCCATCAATGAACGAGTTTCATCACCAATATTGTTGGTAAATCTTGTAGGCTGCGTGGTAGGAGTGTTATCCGTTTGTTGTTTTAATGCTTCTACCGCAGTTTTATATCCAGGATCATTTTTAATATTCTCAACACGCTGTTTCATATCTTTCATGGTTATTTTTCCATCACCATCTAAATCTAATGCTTTATTGCCATTATAATCTTGATCATCCACAACTTGAGCAAGTGGATTATTGGTTTGATTAATAAGGCCGGCTTTGCCAGCATTCATCAAATATAATTGCAAGGCATTTAATGGCTTATCACCGGCATACCCTGCCTTACAATTACCAATATATTGATCATAATATGTCAATTGCTGAGTAGCTGACATATTTGTAATATATGGTGCTATTTTTGCTGGCTTAGATAATTTATTAGCTTCACTTGGTTGTATTTGAAATATACCAACAGCACCTCCTTTGTTTTTAGCAGTTGATCCTAAATGACTCTCGCCCCAAAAAACAACCAATATGTCTTCAGGAGTGGTATTTTGTCTCTGTGCTACTGTATTTAGAGTACTGTAAAATCCAGTATTAGCTAAAGTTTCTAGACTAGATTGATTGATTGTGCCAGCTTCGGCTTGAGTTTTGGGATATAAAGGAGTTACTGGATCATTGGCTGGACCAAGAGTTCCGTTTTTCGACTTTTGTACTAATTGTTCATTAGTAAATAATCCTCCAGCTGCTTGTGTTTGAGCAGTACTTGAGACACTACTTTTAGCGGATCCTAAATCAGAAGTACTCCCTGGTTGTTTAGTTTCTACTGGAAGAAAATTCACAACATTATCGGGCGGAATTATTCCGATGATAAATGGTTTGCAATTTCGTTTAGCAGCCGTTAACGTCCCATATTGTTCAGGAGTGAAACTACCGGTACTAAGATTTAACTGTCTATTAAGTTGATCCAAATACCCAAGAATACTCGGGTATGGATTGAGGATCTTTTCAAAAATAGAAAAATCACTCATGACTAAATAATGCCAGGTTCGACATAACCAGGACCGTGTTCCAATGACACATAACCAGGTGGCATGTCCACTACTTTGTTCTCTGGGGTAACAGGCGGCGGAGTCGGTACCTGAGCTGTTGGTTGAATTGCCTTTGACGCCTCCATTTCTTGTATAGCTTGAAGATCAGGATTCAATGGCTTTGCAAAATTGGGCTGATTGATTGAAAGTGGGAAGTTGTATATCGATTCTTCTATTTTGAACTCCCAACTCAAACTAAATAACCAGGGTTTGTCATCATTTTCCGCTACTTCAAATGTCGTAAAGTGGCCGAGATAAACGCCCCGGTCATACATACACATAACACGGCCGCGCAGAGCCGGTTGCCCCTCGCCATTAAAAATTAGGCCATTACAGCGGAAGGTATCCAACAAATCTTCCTGGCGTTCCCAAGCCATCGTGCCATGACGACCATGCTCTCCAGCTCGGACATATAACCCATCTTTGTCATTCGGATTAGCTATGCCCTCAGATCCAGCAGTCAAACCCGAAAATGGTCCTAAAAATCCACCAGTTGTATGGGATGCTGATATTGTATCGAGTTCATCAGGCCATATGAATTCAACAAATCCACCATATGTCATAACAACATTCTTACTTTTGGTGAATTTCTCGCCAAAACTCTCCGGATTCGTATGTAAAGCCAACACATAACCAAAGATCGGACGGCCGATTGGATCGGTTATTTGAAACAGCATAGGGCGGCCACGCCGACTACCGCGCCCAGCTTGGAGTGTATCACCAACAAACGGATTTGGGGTATATGGTAATGGCATCTAATTACTCATACTTCAAGATTGATTTATTATCTTGAATTGATTTAGCACGACATGTGGTCCTAATGCGATGGCAGTTTGCACATACTAACTCACATTTCGCGATCTCTGCCATCAATTTTTCTCTCGATTGATGTACCATCGAACCAACACTACGAACTTTAGGTACCATGACATGATCAAAGTCCATCTGGCATGGTTCAAAAAATTCAAGGCAATCTATACATGGATTACTTCGTTTCAATTTATCTAGAAATAAACGGTTTCTGATCTTGGTTTCATTGTTATTTTTACTCGGTTTATTTGTACGAAGTCTATGACAATTGGCACATATAACATCGCATTTCTGAATTTCATTTAATAACTTCAATAGTGATGAGTGATAAACCATACGATGTATGTCACATGTCTTAATTTTATGACCACGATGATGGAAATCGATTGCACAAACTGGAAATATTTTTCCACAATCAACACACGGGACAGATTTTAATTTGCGTATTAAATTTATTCTTTCAGATTTTTGTTTTAAATGTGATCTTCTTTGTACTTCACGAGTTCTATTGGTATTCTTCGTTTTAATCCAACGTTCATGTCGTCTGTCTTTATGATTTAACGAATATTTATTAGCTGCAGCTCGACTTGCTTCTGGTGACTTCCGACGTTTCGGTAATTTAATTGACTCGTAATATTGATGATCATACGCCTTAAAACAATTATCACATCGTCTATCTCTAAATTTTAGACGTTTAAAAACAACATCAGGTTCGGATAAACCACATTTAGTACAAACAGTCATATTATGTGATCCTATAAGGATCCTATTTAGGATTTCCTAGCATGCCTATCCATCGCGCCGTATACTGCGTGTTCTAGTTGTTGTGGGCTTAGATCAGTTCCATTTATAGTTATATTATAAACGTTTCCTCCTCCACCTCCGCCCCCACCAATTCCTCCACCAGTTGTTGGCATTACCCTTTCACCACGATGCATCATATATGATCCAGTAGCTGGGATTATGCCACCAGTTGCTTTTCCGCCCAAAACATCCTTTTGTATTCTGCCCTCCGGTCCTCCCCAATCCCCCCCATGCCAAGGAAGTTGCACTATCTTATCTATACCAACTCCCGCTTCAGATAAAGCTTTCCCATTTTCAGTAAGAGCATCCCTGACCTCGGAATTCTCTATTGCAGCCATTAGTATTACATGTTCGAGTAATGCGATTCGCAAAACATCAAGCGTCACATCTCTGTATTTCTTGAAGTATTTGGTGAAAAAGGTGCTTTTGAATACTATGCCGTCTCTGAGAGATCCAGAGACATCTACCATTGAATCAGCGGATTCACGCGTATTCTTGGCGGTTTCACCTGAACTTTCTACTTGTTCTACAGCAGCCTCCATTATTTGTTCATCTGTTGAAGCTGCGGCTATTTCAGCTGCAGGCGGTGCTCCAGCTGCAGGCGATGCTCCTCCACCACCCCCAAACATTCCAAGCATTGGGAATGTTTTTCCCAATAATTTTTGAGCTCCCTCTTTTTCTATATCAGCCGCTGGTGATGCTCCTCCACCACCCCCAAACATTCCAAGCATTGGGAATGTTTTTCCCAATAATTTTTGAGCTCCCTCTTTTTCTATATCAGGGGCTGGTCCTGCGGTAGCACCAGCTAGAACTGCGCCCTTCGCTCCCCCTTTTTTAGCTTCTTCTTCCGCCCTCTTCTTCGCTATTTCTGCCTGTTTAACTTCAATTTTTGCAGCTTTATCCAAAAGCTTATTTCTATCCTCTTCAGTTTTAGCTTTCGCAGCATCCTGTCTAATCACTCGAGTATCTATATCAGCAACTTTTGTTGCTGCGGCTTCCGCAAGCTGCTCTTCTTTTTTCTTCTGTTTACGTACTTCTACTGGTTCTGCTCCTGGTCTGACACCAGCTTTAGCATATCCGGCTCGTTTTACAGCCTCTTCTGATACACCGCGCCCATGTGTAACAAGTTTCGCTTCCATTGCCGATAATGATTCAGGCATGCTGCTCAAAAGTTCCATAACCTTCTTCTGATCACCAGCTGCAATGGCCTTCTTGAGATTGTTAACGGCTTCCCCAAGAGCATCGGTTGGTAAGCCCCCAGCTGTGAATATATCAGCCATTTCTTGATTACTCAAAGTTGATACATCTTCTAATGAAGGTAAATATTTTTCGACTGCTGCCGCTAAATCAGTTCCTGTCTTCCCAGATTTAACGGCTTCTTGTAATGATTGATTAAACAATTTCATTTGTTCGCCCCTTTCCGGAGCAAGATCTTTGAATGCTTCAGCAACTTCATTTGTAGAATCTGTCATTCTAGCGAACATTTTTTGTTGATCTTTATCACCAGTTATCCAACTCCAGAGATCATCCAATAAACCTAATATTGGTTGTAAAACACTGTATAACTTCTCAAGTAAAAATGCTATGATATTCGATATTTTGTCAGATATCGATAAGGTTGCATCAACTTGTTCTGCGGCCAAATTTGAAGTTATCTCTTGAACATCCATAGCCGCATCTTGTTTATTTGATAATTCAGCTGCTTGAAATAATTGTTCATCAGTGGCATTTCTCATCGCTTCCTGTACCTGAGCATCACTCATGTCTTCTTTACCTTGTTTTACAGTCTCCTCCAATGCTTTATTCATTGATTTGCTGGAAGTCCGCCCATACATCTTCAATTCGGCACGTTGCGCCTGAAGCGTTTGAGATGTAGTACGTAGCATTTCCTGTTGTTCTTGGGAAATGCCTAATGATGTCATGACCTGTTCGCTTATACCATCAAATCCATTAGTAAGAGTTCCTCCCATCTTCGATAAAATTTGATATGTTCCATATACCCCAGCTCCTTTAAGAGCCGTGGCCATCGATAATGCATCGCCCTTGGCCCTGGCAGCCTCATACCCAGCTAATTTCATAGCATCGGCTATATCAGCTGGATTTAATTGTTCTCCCTCCGCAGCAGCGCCACCTCTAGCTTTGGCAATAAGTTTGGCCATCGCCCCTTCCCCGCCCTTCATGGCGGCAATCATATCATCTTCACTAACTCCGTATTTTTTAAAATTTTTAGCCATGGTTTTGGCTTTAATATTGAAATCCTTCTGTAATGCCCCACTAACAAATTCGGTTCCAGCAACCAATACAGTCTTTAGTCTTTGTTTAAAATCGACAGTTTTAAATCCTTTAGCGAAAGCATCCATGAATTTCTGAACATCTCGAGGACTCATGGTTCTCGAGAGCAATTTAATGGTGCCAGTTAATTCTTCTAATCTATTCTGATAAAGTTCAACATCGGGTAATACTGATCTGAATATACCCATAAATTTTGTCATCGGCATATTAGCAGTAGCGGCAGCCTTTACAATGTTCTCCATCGACAATTGGACATTTTCTGCCGTTATTCCTATCTCACTGACCATCTTGCCCATCATTCCGGCAGCTTCCTCGGCCTCCATTCCGAGTGCTTTCCCGTATGCGATAGCACTAATGGTAAATTTCTTCACGCCTTCATCTAAAGTTCCTCCCATATCGATCAAAGTGCTTTGGGTCTTAATCAACGATCCGGTAGACTCCATTGCGAATTTATTAATGACTTTAGCAACAGTTTCGGAAGTAGCCCCATACTGCAATAAGTCACCAGCTGCATTGATAGAAGATTGACGTAAATTGTCTATGGCACCGCGGTATGATTTAGCATCTGAAGTAAAGTCATTAGCAGTAGCCGACCCTGCAACTATTGCCTTATTCAATTTGGTCATGTGTTCGCTAGCTGCGCTAAGAACTTGCCAAAATGCTGCAAAAATTCCAACAGCCGCTGTTAATATTGGTAGGAATTTGGCTATTGTCCCCATAGCTTGGGCCATAGCACCAGCAGCCCCGGGCCCGGCCCCTTCAGCTCCCAGTCCACCTGCACGAGTAGCTGCACCAGCAGCTCCTTTACCCAATGCGTCCGTTAGTCCTTTTCCAATGGCCGCTGGACCGCCGCCTTTACCAAAGGATGCACCGATTCCCTTAATAGCATCCATCACTCCAAACTTGGCGGCGTTCCCTAGTTTTTCATATGATTCAGATACTTTATTTACTTTAAGTCCGTGAGCCTTATATTTCTTTTGTGCATTCTCGATCTCATTATTCAGCCCTTTGATTTTCTCTTGAACTCCTTTGAAACTCTTGCCTAATTCCTCTTCCTCCTTAGATCCCCCTTGTGCTGATTTCAATCCTTTTTTTAATGCTTCAGCTTCGTCTAATGCGTCATTTAATTTATCACTTAATTTTCCTAATTCTTTGCCTGATGCTTGTACTCCACTAGATAATGCTTTGCTGTATTCTTTTGTTGCTTTCGCTATGTCAGCAAGAGATTCAACGGATATTTTGGTTTGTTTAGATATTTTATTCCATTCAATTCTCGATTTTTGTAATTTCTTTTGGAATTCACTGAATTGATTTATTGCATCCTGGACGGCTTTTGGATCCATCTCAGGAGTAATAAGCAACTTCACGACGTTTTCGCGTGCCATATACTGATCCCCATAATGGGAAGTCTAGATATTATTTCTTATTAGCAGTCTGCGTATAATCCATCGGATTTGGCAAATCCAGATTGACCTTTTCGAATTGTTTAACTCGTTCCAAGTCTATCTGTTGCCATCTATCTCTATATGCCTCTGCTTCAACGCGCCCACCACCCAAAATTCTAGATCCACCAGCTAATGGGAGTGATTTAGATTCCGCTGCCTCATCTAAAATTGGGGGTCTCGCATACAGCTGCTTCCTGTATTTATCAATAGATCTAGCCCGTCTACGTAGTTCTTTTTGTTTAATCTCAATAACCTTATCGTGATAGTCTTTTTCATCTGATAACGCGGCTGATAACTGATTCGCAAGCTCTTCCACTGACTCAGCCCTGAACAATTTCTCAACCGTGGCCATCCGGCCATCCGGAAGCGTGACTTGTTTCGGCGCAACGTCTTCAGGACCAGCATCGCGATTCAAATACCTAAACAGAACCTTAGTTTTAAGATCATATAAATCCAACTTCTCTTTTTCTTTTCGTCCTTTGTCTTTTTCTTCAACAGCTCTAATACCTTTACCAGCAAAACACCCGCCCATAAATTTGGTATTGGACCAATCCGCCTCCAATTGCTCTCGGTTGTCCAATAATCTATTTAATGCAACCCACATCTGTTGACAATAGTTCGCACCCAGTTCATCTGTACCTTGAATTCCTGTGTTTAATGGTGAATTAATTGGGGAACTTTGCATATGTAACCATTTGAATCTTGATCTATTCTCATGAGCATATACTTCAGTCAATGGATATAATCTATTAGCTCGAGCATTTAATGAACCAAGATTCCCAGTCATTTCTTCTTGGACTCCGGCTGGGATTTTAGATATTGTCGATATCAATCTACGAATATGTCTCATTCTATCATATAATGTATTTTCCCCATCAATATATAATATACTATGAGCAATGAATGATGCCCTAAAAGAGGCTCTCACTTCTGTGGATGATTTGCGTAATAATTTGAAATAATCTAAATTTCGAACTTCATGATGGTTCAATGTCTTGAATATAAACGTTCTGTCTAATATATAAGCTGAACTAGTCAAAAATCCAGTAAACAGATATTTCTCTAATTCCTCCCAAACATTTTCATCTATCTTTTTATAGTAATCAGGTACACTGATTTCAATACGTCGCTTCTTAACTGGAGCCGTATTATCCGTCATCCACAGATTATTCTAATGACAGTTTATCGATTAGGTTTACTGAATCTGGGATTCTTACTTTGATTGGCAGGATTCTTATTTATTTGAGGAGGGGATACAGGAGGCTGTCCGGATACTCTCTGATCTAATACTTCATTATTAACAGATGGCAATCCAACCAATGGTTTCTCGGGGGTACTTTGAGGTGCATTGTGTTCCAGTATATTAGTTTGAGATGTTTTTCTCTGGGCTATGGCCTGCTCAATAGGACTCATTTTGCTCATATCTGGAACTGGTAGGGAGGTCACCGGCTCTGGGATAGTCGGTGGAACCTGGTTCTGGATATAGCCTTCCTGGCTTTCCTCGGGCTCAGAAAGGGTTTTAAATGGGTCGAAAGCTACAGAGGTAGCTTTTGGCTCAAGAGAGGCTTCCGAGCCCGAAGAAGCGGGCTCTTCGGTCTTGTCTCCAGATTCCATAAGCGGGCGTAAATGTAGTTGCTTTCGAAGGTCGGCCGCCTTCATTTCTAGTTCAACTAGCTCCTCATGGGGATCCTGAGCATTTTCAAATTTAATTTTTGCCTTATTTCCTTTATTGAATGACTCCATCAAGTCAGCAAAAATATCGAATGTAGTATCCATCCAATCAGTACTCCAATTTGCCATCTTATAATATACATATTTAGATAAATCTACCCTTATCATTTCTCCTGGTTTTCTGGGATCCGGAACAGTAAATATTTCTCCTTTATCCCGATAAGGTCTCAAATCTATTTCATCTATTCCAACTATCGCATGAGAAAGACTGACCCTTTTACTTTCCGCTATAAGGAAGGCTCCTGAGACCCCCTCAGTAGTTATTGTCTCAGTGACTTTAAGCTGGGCTGTGTATGAAATAGGGGATAACCATACGATTCTCCCACCGACTTCTCTTTTCCAACACTCATCCCTACCAACGTTAGATATTTGTTCGTCTAATTGTGCTAGAAAATCGTTATCCATATATGGATACAGTACCGAAGTTGTTCATTCCGAAGTTATGGACGCCATACCCATCGTTTCTTACCAAGATCCCATATTTTACTGAAACCCTGTTGTGTCCGTAATTCTTCTTCCGTAGTTAATGATTTTTTCTCGTTTCCTTTTTTCCGAAGGCCCGATTTGTGGTATCTTTTGTTTGCCTTTACCCAATAATAATCTGGAAGTACTTCCCCATCCAACTTAAATCCAAGTTTATTATATATCCTACCACTAAACAAACGATTATCAGAAAATGACACAATTGACGTTGGGTCATTTTGTTGTATGAAAAGACCGAATATTTTCGACCATACACCATGAATTTTATACTCCGAATTAGAAACCATTCTGAGCAATTCCCAGGGATGAATAGATTGACGAGTTGGATACCCAAAGGAGATTGCGGCTATTATTTTATTATCTAGGAATACTCCATAATGGAGTTTAGCATTACAACTCCCTATGTAATGAAATTCATCATATAATGGTTTAACTTCAGAATGTAAAACAGTCCGTATTTTGCATTCTGAAGGGCGGATAGATTGTGCTCCGGAAAGTGATAATCGATTTTTCAATAATTGTTCAACTTTTGTTCGTTTAAACGTCCATTCATCTTCAAACAAGGAAATGAAATCAAAACCAGCATTAATGGCGTTATTATATTTTTGTAAATCCCGTCGTTTTGCCCCGAGTCCACTATGCCAACGGAGTCCGTTATACTCAAGTAGAAAATTTTTACTAGGAATATAAATATCATATTTATACTTATCGATAGGGTGTTCCATTATAACTTCTAAACCGAGGCTTTCAAACCATGATGCTAAGTCCTGCTGAGCCATACTGATATGATTAGAAGCGCACCCGCAGGTAAGCGACGAACCTTTGACTATGTTACCCCATATTGGATCATATCTTTCACCACAAGCGCCACATAAAGCTGGGAATGGCTCACAATATTTTTTTACATCTTCGAGTGGCTGAATCCATCCAGACGGAATATCATTAACTGAAATCGGGGTCTTAAGGCTTCTTAGTAATTGTTCATTTTCTTTATACCATTTAACAGCTCTTGACTGACATAAACCACATCTGGTTGTTTTACCAGCGGTAACATCACATATAATGGACTCTAAAATCCCGCCACATTTACACTTCCATTTAACTTTCTTATTTGACCCGGGTGAGATGCTTTGCGGGTCAGACATTCTAAGTTGGCCAAATTCAGTATTGGTCCAGTATTCTAGGGATTTAACATTACATAATCCACAAGAAGAAGTGTGTCCTGATGTTACTAGCCAAATCGGTCTAACCGTTGTCTGTCCGCAATCACATTTCCATAACACTTCCGTATGAGAAGATGGATGAGATTCACATGGGTTGGCCATTTTAAGTTTGCCATATTTAGTAACCCGAAAATGTTCGGCAGATAATATTGAGCACTTTCCGCATGTTTTAGTGTGGCCCGAAGTAACAGAAGTAACTTGGATATCGACTTCACGTCCACAATCACAAATCCAAGTGTGTTTTTTCTTGGATTTAGGCAATAAATCTTGTGGAAATTTTAGTCTTAAACTTCCGTATTTAATATTTTCCCAATAATCAGCGGTTAAAAGTCCGCATTTGCCGCAAGAAACAGTGCCGCCAGATACAACATCACAAACGGAAGCTATAACACTTCTGCCACAATCACAGATCCATTCGACTTTGCGATGTGAACCCCGTGATGAGTCCGATGGACTCATCATCCGAAGTTTACCATATTTTATATTCTGAAAGTGATTGGCAGATAAAAATGTAGTTGCAATTGTGTCCATCACTACATAATATCACAACGTAGTGATGGACACAATATTAAAATCAGCCAAACACGCCTTGGAACAGGGTAGATCCCATTCCTGGAAGAAGAATCGGATTATTACCAGCATCAAGTAAATCACCATAATTATCTGGTGACTCACCATACACCGTAGCCCCATCCGTTACATCGGTCACAGTTGCCGAAGCATCTTCTGCTACAATTGCTGAATCTGACGGGAAACTCGCGCTGATGCTGTTGAGCCAGCAAGCTTGATAAAATGTGATGAGTGCGAGATTCCCAGAACCGTCACTAGCCGTTACTGGAGCTCCATAAATCTTAGTATCATTAGCATTCGTCACGAGTTCCGAAAACACTAATTCTGATTTGATATCAAATGGCCATTTGTGTTGACGAAGACTTCTTACCAGACCATCAACACCACCACGATAACCAACTTCCTGAGCAATACCAGCGGTGTAGAGCAAAGTGCGGTTCAGGGTCAGCGTCATCGGCTCAGTGACACTGGGCACGAGTTCCTGAATCTTATCCCCGAAACCAACACCACGCACCGGATCGATTGTACGAGCTTCATTCCAGTCAAAAGTCGAAAGAACACCTATCTGTCTCTCAACTACTGGATCAGCACCCGGGTAGGGCTTGGAAATAACCCGGTTCTTCTGCGAAATCGCTACGCGCGTATTTGGTGAAGAACCACGCTGGTAGATGTAATTGTTTGCTGGAGCTGCCATATTTTCATAAGACACAAACATTCAAAAATTAATTTATATGTAAATCAATAATATAATAAACTGATTATTTGAGTGTAATTTATCTTATGCCAATTAGAACCAAGGAGGATAAAGAACAAAGAAAAATAATGGAAGCAAACAAAACTGAAGAGTATAGAATCTTTTATGGTAATAATCAAAACTTAATACAAGAATGCAAATTATGTCACGACAAAAAACCTCTAAATGAATTCGTTTCTAATTATTCATTCAGATTCAGATGTAAAAAATGTCACCGTACGAAAACATATAGATGGAGAAATGAGAATAAACCAGCCTTCATAGAAATCAGACAACGTAGAGGAAAAAGATCTGCAGCATTCATCAGATCATTAAAAGAAGGAAAATCTTGTTGTCAATGTGAAAAACCATTTCCTCCGCATGTTTTGGATTTCCATCATTTATTCGATAAAGAATGGACAATTTCTCAGCTATATGGGAAAAGTCATGATAGAATACTGAAAGAAATAGGAAAATGTCAATTATTATGTGCTAATTGTCATAGAGATACGACTCAAAACGAAATTTCTAAGATACCTATTCTAAAAAACAGATATTATGCCTCTGCATTAACTGATACCGAGATTAATATAGGAGATGCAACCAAGTTATGTATAAAATGTAACAAAACTAAACATATTAATGACTTTACTTTATTAAAGATAGGTAAACGTTTCACATATTGTAGAATGTGCATGAGAGAATATAATACTACCCTATCTAAAAACAGAAAAAACAGAGCAGCAAAAGAAACTGTTAGAAATGAAAAAGATATGGCAGTATGCGTAGATTGTGGTAATAAATTTCATTATTGGATATTTGACACTGATCATATAGGAGAAGACAAAATTGGAAATATAAATATTCTACAAAACGGATCGATACATGAAGTCAAAGATGAATTGAATAAATGCGACATAATTTGTGTTAATTGTCATAGAAAACGAACTTGGCAATGGAGGAAAAATTCAGAACCATGTATATGCGGGTTTAAACCAAGAAGTGCATCAGAAAAATCAAAACACATTAAAGATTGTCCGCTCCAAGAAAAACCAATCATAAACGAGTCAGAAGTTGATACCTTCATACAAAAAATAGAATCATTCAGAACAAATAACTTAGAAGAATCTCATGCAATACTCGATAAATATCATTATGCTAAATTTGGTAGATCAGCCTACGTTGTATATAAAGCATTATATGATAATGAAATAGTAGCTATCGTGAAATTCGCTACCCCAGTGAGAAAAGAAGTTGCCACGTCTTTAGGGTGGAATTACTCAGAAGTATTGGAGTTAGATAGATTTTGTATCCTGCCTAAATTTCAAGTAAAAAATTTAGCGTCTAAAGTTATGGCACAAGTGATAAAGTTAGTAAAATCAGATTTTCCGCATATAGTGTTATTAGTATCATTTGTCGATCCAGAACAGGGGCATATCGGGACTATATATAAAGCATCCAATTGGACATATATTGGAACTACGGCCAATTCCTATACGTATATAGATGAAAAAGGCGACGAAATTAATAAAAAAACCATTTACAACAGAGCAATAAGTAATAACATGAAGGAGAAAGAATATGCAGAGAAAATGAATTTGTCGAAAGTAAAAATAGGAGTAAAGGATAAATATGGGTACGAACTTAATTGAAGTCACGAATAACTATGCCGAACTTCGTAAAAGACAAATATTACGACGACGGTTCGAAACACGAGAATTCATTATAAGTCTTAAACAACAACCATGTACTGATTGTGGCGGTACATTCCATTACTGTCAAATGGATTTTGTTGCTAAAAATGGCAATGAACCATTCAAAATAAGCAATTTTCTCAATAGGTCGAGAAAACGTATAATACTAGAAATTAATAAACGTGATTTGGTTTGCGCGAATTGCGGCAGGCTTCGAACCTGGAATACGCAACGAGCTAAAAGATCGGGGCCTACTTAATGATTCTAGCTGCTATGCGACGAAGAGTGGAAGCCGTCTTTTCTTCGGTTCCAGTTTCTTTTTCAAATTTAGTCTTGGACTCTGAAACTTCTTCTTCCGATTCAGTAGCCTTTTGGGCCCACTGTGATCCATCAGGCATTTCAAAAACCGCAGATTTGTAACCTTGAATAGTCAAATATCCTGAAAACTCAGATTCCCTAACCACCTTCTCCGGGATTTCTTTTATTCCCCAATTCCCGTCCGGTTGTAAATAAAATCCGGTGCCTTTAGATAAACTTGGATCCGCAGCATAAGCACCAGCGTTTCTCATATTAAATACCTTTTTCCCCTGGCCACAGATGAAGTAGCCAGGGGAAATATTGATTCATCAGTATCTGTTTATGGTCCAGGACCAGTGGGTCCAGTAGCGCCCGCAGGACCAGTTGCTCCAGTAGCGCCCTCAGGACCAGTGGGTCCAGTAGCTCCAGTAGCGCCCTCAGGACCAGTGGGTCCAGTTGCTCCAGTAGCGCCCTCAGGACCAGTGGGTCCAGTAGCTCCGGTGACGCCCGCAGCTCCCTCAGGACCAGTGGGTCCAGTAGCTCCGGTGACGCCCGCAGCTCCCTCAGGACCAGTGGGTCCAGTGACGCCTTGAACACCAGTGGCGCCTTGAACACCAGTGGCGCCTTGAACACCAGTGGCGCCCTGTGGCCCTGTGGCACCCATCGCTATTACTGTTAGCGCACCAGTATTATATTCAGGATCTCCAGTCCATTTATAGATGAGCCCAGTTGTTAACCGCTGAGCTTCAAGACTTGTGAATTGCGCCCCAGTACAAACAGTTAGCTCGCTAGTTATGTCGAAAGCCGGACCACGAGCCGGCGGAGCGGAACTCTTCGGAATTGTTCGGGCAGGGTGACCGGCAGCCATTGTTATGGCACTACCAACGGTGTTGTACACATAAAGTGGTGGCATTGTAGTTCTCCCTATCCCTACCTATTAGGTCAAGGCTCCCATGGCATTGTGCCAAGCTACCCCATCTGAATAATTGTAGGCATTATCATCTGTATTCCAGATTCCAGCGCCTACGGGATAGAGATTTGCATTTGGCCGAGACACATCGTCGTATTCCTCTGGCTTTAGGTACATCAGGGCTGTTATCAGCCCTGCAGCCACGAGTCTACGGATGGCACCGTTCTCATATGAAATCAGAGATTTCGAGGAAGCGGTGACATCAATATATCCGGCAGTCAATGGAGGAGCAGGAGGTGATGGTAGGTACCTCGGGACGTACACCGGCACTTTCCGATATTGGTATTCATAACCAACATCAAGATCCGGTACTAATACCGGACCGGTGTTTACACGACCGTCCTGGAGGAGCCCAGTGTGTGTGAGCCGAATGTAAAGACGCGGTGTTGCCACGGTTAAACCCTATTGTCTGGTTAGTTTGCGTTTACTTGTCGTAGTCGTATCGTCTCGGATGATTCTTCAAGTTTTTGCGCTCGAAATAGTACGTGCTATTTTTGCTCTGATCCTTGTAAATAGCAGCAACAGCTTTTTCAATCTGCTCGAGCGGCTTATCTAAATCGGCTGTAGTGTCAACCTCTGCGAATACCCCAGCCATCTTCTGTACTATGGTAGCTATATGGGGACGTACTGCAGCATTCTGAGGACGTGCGGCAAGCTTATGAATTGTTTCGACACCCTCGAGAATTTTAATGATTCTCTGATAATTCTTTAAGGGGATCTTAGCGGCGCTCTTCAATTTACTAATCTGATCGCCAATAAATTCAATATCGTCTTTCATAGACTTTTCGCCCCATGATCCTTTGGTGTCTTCTCGCGCCTGCTCCCCAAGCTGCTTTGCCTGTTCCTGTAAATCAGTAACTATCTGTTTGACGGCCTCATCATGGGGGTCCGTCTCAGCCAGCCGCTTGGAGGTTGCAATCAAGTTTTTGAGCGCGTCCATTTGTACCACTGTCCTCTTCTATGGCCCGGCATGAAGGGTCTATTACTGTGATACTAATCTAACATTAGCATCCACATTAACATCGTGATGTTTCTTGACCTTTTTTCCGATGTTGTAGTTACGCATGACCTGTTCTGAAGCAGACATTAAATCGTCGGAATCAAAGGTTGCTCTATTCTTAGTGACCCTACCATTTGCTACCGCATGAATAACTGTGCATTTAACCAATTCTTTTATATAATCTCCTGTAAATCCTTCTGTAATTTCTATCATATTATTCCAAGTATCCTTGGTTATGGACGAATCTGGAAATGCATTAACGGCCTTAAAGAATGATTGTATCATTTTGGCCCTGTCCTCAACATCAGGATAGGGAATCTCAACCTTTAGATTGAATCTCCCGGGTCTATTGATAAGGGCTTCATCCATTGAAGCCACGTTATTCGTAGATGCTAATATGACAACCCCAGCGTTAAGTTGGGTCCCGTCCAATTGAGTTAAAAATTCATTTAAAACCTGGCTAAACCCACCAAGTCCAGACCTGTCCTGCCCGAATAAATCCATATCCTCGATAAATACTATGGTGGGGGCCAGAGTCCTGGCGGCTTCAAATAATGAGGTGACATCCTCCGGACATCCTATGGATTTACCAGTACACCAGACCCTGGTTACTTCATTCGATAACTCATTTGATATGGCCCTAAACATGGTAGTTTTGGCCATTCCAGGAGGGGATATTAATATGACATTACGATTTGGACACATTCCGATTGAAGCCAAAGCCTCAATATTTTTGAGAATGCCTACTGAGTTGTCCCTGATAATATTTTTGATATTATCCTTCAATATGACATCGTTCCAATTTGTAGACGTTATTTTAATAAAATCCAGTCTTCCTTTATCAAACATTAGACATTTTTTGTAATAAATGTCGTTAAGTCGAATTGATGCCTCGAGATCCTGGATGAATTTTTCGGCTATTGTTTGATACTTTGGATTGGATCGTATCGATATAGTACAAATTCTCTCATAAAAACAAAAATCGAAGAACACTACTAATGGGATATTCTCAGACTTGCTCTTGATGAAAAATGTTCCATGAATTGGAAGTGTGACCTCCATCCCAAGATCTATTGATACCTGCTCATATTCAATCTTGATCTTATAATCATCCAAAAGATAATCTCTATGTTTGTATGTCTGTAAAAATGGATGTATTTCATACTGGGCTTCTGGACCACCATATTGAGTAAATAATTTGGAAAATGCCCAAGCATTCAGATTACGGGCAAAAGATGGATATGATCTATTGATATTTATAGCTGTATGATATTCACATCCGAGCCATTTCTCCTGAATATCAGCTGATGGATTCTTAGGTAGAATATCTCCAAGTTTTCTTAACTGTTCCTCTTTGGAAAAGAATGAATCGATAAAGTAGTTAATCGCTCCAGAAATTTGAATTGGTATACCGTATTGTTCAGGGGACAATCCTTTAAGATATGCCGCAGTTCTATGTATAATACCCATGTCTAACTCATACCAAAGGAAGTTTATTATCGTAAATTTATTTTCAAAGAAAGTATTTAATTTTATGACACACCAAATCGCGTCGAAATTCTATAGACTAAAGATGACGGATGATATCCATAATCTGATATTGAGCATTCCATTTAGAAATTTAGAAGAGATAACCGTAAGAGAACAAGTATACCGCGCCTATGGAGAGATTCAAGTTGGGTCTAAATATCATCCTGTCGATGTCAGAATTTGGTTACAAGACGGGGCTCCTAAGCTTGAAATTAAATCTAAGCAGGCCCAAATCTATGCCGTATATCCATTCAACACCAGAAATGAGCAAGAGGAAGCTAAAAATGACCTGAATAATCTGTTGTTAAAATGGTGGAACTAGATGCGCATAGAATGTGCCTGTTACATGTGCTATAACAATCCGACCCGTTGATTTAAGCTTAGAAATAATACTGAGCTGGAGCCAAGAATTTCTGCCGCCTGTGAAAAACATTTCCGTTATATGACGGAATATACAGTATTCGACACTTATGAAGAACTAACTTCGAATGAAATTGAAGTCCTTAAAATCATGCATTACTAAATATTCAGATGAAATTTTTATAATACCGTGCAAATTGCCTAAATTCAATCTCTAGGATCACATTTCTTAGTTTTTGGTAGCGGAACAACTGCTGGGGCGGGCCATTGGGGGTCAAAATAAAAAATAACAACTTGATATTTAACCATCTTCACACTATCGATCCCGCCACAATTTGAATCATAAACTGTGTCAAATTTATAATAGTCAGTTATTTGTGTGCCACAAAGTCCGTTAATTTGGGCGGATTCAACGCATCTGCCCTGGTTACAAAACCCAGTTTTTACTACCCATTCATCACGGCCATCATCGTTCACATCAATTACCTTAATTACAACACCTTCTGAATCAGCATCTAAAACTATCTTTCCATTTCGAACAATATAGACTCGAGTCTTGCCGTAATTATTGTAATGGGCTGAAGAACAATCCACAAAATGGACTGTGTAGAGTTGCTCCTTTCTACCCTTTTCGGTAAATGATCCATTAGCAATACTGGAAACATGTGGTACGGATCCATTATAGTCTGTACACTTAACCTGGTGCTTTCCAAGAATTTTAGATAATATAACTGATTCCTCAATTTTCGAGGGTATGACAGGTTCCATGTATGGTTGATAAATTGTAACTGGTTTGTATGATTCGGATTTTGTTAACGGAGCGAATAGTATAGATACAGCAGCTAACAAACCTGTGATCATATCATATTATACATAGAAAATCTTTGAATTTACGATACTTTCAGCTTCAATACTCCATCCACAACTGAGTGGCTATTGGCTCTTACCCAATCAAAAAATGCCCCTTCATTTATTTTGTTTTTATTCATGAACGGGCCTAATTTAACCCAAGCAGCATTTTCGACAGCTTTGCTTGCTGGTTCGAATATTTTTGTAATAGGATCAAAATCTTTAACACCCATGCTAGAAGCTATTTCGTCCCATCTCTGATCATTGGCCAGACTTTCGAATTTATCGTTTTTATTCTTATTGGTCAACACCAGGGTTTTGAACACTGCACCGTTCAAATTGGTGGTGACATCCATGTGTACTTCGGTCAATTCAGGATTAGAGAAATGCATCTCAATGCTAAGTGATTCCTCTTGTTTTACATCATTATATTCATACTTGTCTATATTATATCTAATATTATCGACGGTTCCTGTATTAGGAACAAACTGTAATTTTCCACCCATTTTCTTCAATATTGCGAATTCATCTATGGCTTCATTTAGATCTTTATATTGAATACCATTCATCTTCGGTTTCATTGATGGATCAACATCAACATCGGTAACTTCTAATTCATATCCCTTTTCTATTTCTCCTTTGTAATTATTGGTACCCGGAACTTGACGCATAAATGGTGGATATATTCCTTTATCGTTGAAAGCTTTGTCTATCATGAGCAACGTATCGCTGCGAACAGCTACCCGGGCAGCAATCTGTAGAAAATTCATAATAATATGATCAAACAAATGGTTTAATACTTCATTTTATATTACAAATGATGTATTCAAGTGGTAAAGTAAATTATGAACACCAAAAAATGTATCAAATGTGGAAAAACAAAAAGTATAGAAGAATTTGGTCATTTTAAAGTAAAAAAGAAATATGACTATGTAAGAAAGATATGTACACGGTGCATGTCAAATGCCAGAATTGTATATAATAAAAACCATCGATTTAAACAAACATATCAAAATTGTGTTAAATTCAATAAGTTATTTGGAATAAAATGTGATTTCAGTCCGGAATTCGTAGAAAACATAATTAACCAGCCCTGTGCATATTGTGATGATAATGAAGTGAAGATTGGACTGGATCGAATTGATAATGATAAACCATACTCAAAACATAACATTGTTCCATGCTGTATTAGATGTAATTATATAAAAAGGGATATGCCAACCCGAGCATGGAATATGTTGCATCCTGAAATCAAGAAAATAAGAGAACAAGGATTGTTCGGTAGTTGGTGTCCAAGAGGGTTGAAATTAACATGAGAATTTGTAGAATTTGTAAAGAAGAAAAATTATTAAATGAATTTTATTCACAAATTATGAAGTTGGCCAGTGGGCCGAAAAGAATGTATAGAACAGAATGCAAAAAATGCACTGATAAAACCTCAAGGAAATATCATCAAAATCATAGGGACAGAATGATATTGGATAATTCGAGAAGGGAAGACAAGAGGAATAATTTAAAAACAGAAATTACCAGAGAACAAATTTGTGAATTAATAAATAAACCATGTCATTACTGTGGAGAAACGTGCATTCCGATCGGAATCGATAGAGTCGACAATAATAAGGGCCACACCAATAATAATATTGTTTCATGTTGTATTAGATGCAATTCACTTAAAAGTGATATGCCAACACAAGCATGGATGAAGTTAGTACCCACTGTTCGAAGAATTCGAGAACTGGGATTCTTCGAACAGTGGGTTGGTCACAATCTGGGATCTAGAAAATTAGGTATCAGACATCGCTAATACTGAACAAATGTTCAGTTATATACGGATCCTTATCTGACTTGTATGAACCACGTACTCTAGGGGAAACACCGGGACATAGATGCACTCAGTTCTCATGATCGTCGGATCATCTTCATCAACCGATGCCTTGATGCCGGCGACCTTGGCAACAATCTGCTGTTGAATCAGATTTTGGAACATGCCCAACAAGGCGGTTTCTGAAGACTTCAGAAGTTGTGGCGTGAACTTCTGCCCGATCATCGGATCGAGGACTTTACGGACCGTCTGTTGAACGAGTTGAATGGTCAAAATGACTGACGGAGTCCGGGTGATGACCGAACTCATATTAGTCGTAAGACCATGCCGTACTCGCATCACAGTATCGACTTGCTCGATAACAGTGACACCACTAACAGCAGTCTGATTTGCTTCAGTCGGGTCAAGAACGCGTCCAAGTTTCTTGAACCCCAAGACTTGGCGACGAGTCAGTGGAACCGCCACGTCCGAAGCCGGATTTGTCAATATACCAGAAAGAGCTGCCGCCATGTAGGAGGCGTCAACCAACTGGTCAAAGACGTTGCCAAGATCGTCCTGGACGCTCATGACGTATCTATCAGGATACGTGACGATCATCATCTCAGACTGGAGTGCAGTTGCGACGGTTCGCGCACCAGTCGGAGTTGTTCCGGCCGCTGTTCCAACGATTCCGATCCGCTCACCTTGCTGCCGTGGTGCGCTCATGAAAACGCAATGCTGGTTCAGGTAAGCGAATATGTTTGGATCCGTTCCCAGTGGAACAATAATGTCGGGCTTGACACTACCCTCAATCGGTCTCCTCTGTTCATCGATAGCCGCAGTGAACGACCCTACTGCAGCCTGACCGGAACCGGGGGCCTTCAGAACTTGTTTCATTCCAAGAAGCACTGCACCATTCAGCAAAGCCAAACGGGCTGCGAGCGCGAGCGGGAATTCAGGAGTTGGAGGACCGAAATTCTGCTGAATCTTCTTGAGATCCTGGAACAGTCCAGTGTCGAGATCCGTCTTTTGGTACTGGTAGCTGATATAATAAACGTCGCCAATTGCTGGTTCAGATCCACCCTTGTTAAAGGTCTGTACTAAAGCAGTCGAATCGACGTTGATATTCAATGTATTGAATACCGTCAATTCCAGACCTGGGATGCTCTTGGATGGGATCGCAGCGTCAGCCGTCCAAATTGAACCCACAATTAACGTAAATTTCCCGGCGGTCGAATAGGTCCCGGCCGAAGCAGGAAGGATCGTGAATCGTAGACCAGTTACTGCATCTGTATAGGTCTGTCCAGGAACCCCGGTGCCAGATGACCCATTCGGATTGGACGATATGACCGTATACCCAGCCGTAGCAGCTTCACCAGAATCTCCGCTGGTGCCCACCACGATTCCAAGACCAGTCTCTGGAATAAACGCAGTGTTAACAACAGCGGTGAATGCTATCGTCGAAGTCGTGCCAGTAGTTAACGAGCACATCTTGACGAATGAGCCGAGACCAGATACGAGAGCTGGCCAAGCAGCTGCTGCTGCTTTGAAGTTGGTGTCATTATTCAATGCACCGGCAACTGCATCAGCAGTCGGCTGCCAACGTCCTACTGAATCACCAGAAGTGAATCCAAGAACGTCGAGAGCCGTGCTAGTGTTATTAATACCGACTAGCGAAGACACCGTATTGGTTCTCGATGTCAACACCAATTTATTGATATTGAGACCGAGTCCAGTATGGGCTACGAGCTGCGAAATCGTCAATACTGATGTATTGACAGCATCCGCGATTAGATGGAATGCCAGACCTGCAATGTGCGCAGTGTACTTATCACGGATTTCAATCGCTAAAACGATAGCTGATTGAAGATCAGTAGCATCAGCTGCCGTTACGATATTTACCGTGTCAGGTCCAGTGGCAAAGGTGCTATGCCATGCACCACCAGTATTTGAAATGTGTCTATTGTACTTTGTTTTAATATCATTAACTAAAGTGATTAATGCAGGCAAAGCAGCTGCAGCTGCGGCTGTAACGTCATTGACGTTATCAAGTACGCCGTGGAATACCCCACCAACGCTCGAGTGGTGACCGGCACCAATAGTGCCATACTTGGTTCTGAGATCATTGGCCAACGCTATCGCATCAGCTAATAATGTCGCTGAATCAGCTGCCGGGCCATTATTGGCGTACGCAGCCTGGACATAATCGGCGACTTGGTTCAATGTGATGGCGGGGCCAGCCGGAAGATACAGGCTGTAGTCTGTTCCATCGATATTGATACTGAAGAAATCGGTTACGCCAGCTTGGATGACGAATGGACCATCCTTAGTACCGACCAACGCCGCTGGATGATTCAGTGCGCTATACTGACCATAGGCAACTTGATTGGGCTGCAAACCAACCTTAGCCGCAGCATTAGTCTGTCCAACCGTAGTGGGGGTTAGTACCTTTACATTCGAAGAATAACCATTGGTGGCGGTCTCCGTGTTACGACCAACGATCTTCAGGATTTCCTGAGTTCCGTAGGTCACAACAGTCGCCGGTACATAGCCACCAATCGGGTTGAATGCCGCAGTACCGTCTGGATGGACTTGGACATCCGCCCCTACTACAGCATTGATTGCAGCCGCCACTAAAGTCAAGGTGACAATACCCGTCATGGCGATCGGGGCCAGAATGACATCGTCGATTTGAAGGACTAGATAGTCCGTCGTGGCGAAGGCCGTTGTTGGACTAACCGGCTGTCCAAGAAGATTGGCCGGGAATCCAGTGGTCATGTTCACCGAGAATGCCGCAGCACCATCAACCTTCACACCACCAAACGAACGTGAAGCGGTGTAAAGATCGTATGGCTCAGCTCCCGGAGTCGTGAAACAGGCATGAGTCGCCGGAAGTAACGCCGAACTAAATTCGATTGTTACAGTTTCGGAAACGGGTGTGCCGCCATAATGGATGGCATCAGGAACAGTCTCTACGCCGGATGGCCACTGCACGATCTGCGGAAGAGCCGATTTCGTACCGAATCTAGTCTGGAACAACGGAGCATTGTTGTTCAACTCCGACGTAACGGTGAATTTCCCGATCCCGCTTGGGCCGGGGGTTATCACCTTTAGTGTATAGGTATCGTCAACCAATCGGCTATACCAGAAAGTAGCATAGACCTTGGAATCAGCTGTCACCGCATTCTTGAGAGTAATAGTGTTAGTTGACGAGTCTACTCCCAATACTGCCACAGCAGGCCGTGAATAGGCATCTCGAAAACTGGTACCGACATAGACCGTCACAAGATCCGGCCGATTGGTCGGAAGATCAATACGGCTGTTGGTGACAGTCTGATAAAGTGACAATCCAAGTGGGGTGTCACGACCATTTCCGGTAGTCGGAGTTAATGGGAGAGTGAATTTGGTAGCTGAAGCCGTGTTAGTTATCGGGTCAGTATAACGGGTAGCTTCGACACCGAAAATACGGTCATCAACTAACAGTCCGTAAATTTGTACTGAATCGAATGAGACGGTTCCGGTTACCAGACCAGAACTGATCTGGAATGCCGACCCCCAATAGATCTTGGATTGATCACCTTCATTCACGACTGTGAAATCGGGACCATTGAGATAATCCCTCCGACCTGGGGCTATACCAACATTCCCCATCGTGATTATGTTGCTATTGGGCAGATAGTCGAAGGTATCTTGCCAAGTATTGAAATAATATTGGATTGTTATCGTTGCCGTCTCAGCAGGAGCCGATGCTAAAGTAACAGTGCTATTGGCACCATCGACCCCTGATGGGATTACTTGAATCCCATTAACTAGAACGGTGACCTTTGATGTATCGGTGGTAGTAATTCCACCACCGGATCCATCAACGATAGGTCCATTAAATACGCGGAATGCCCGATTGCGATTGGTGTAGTCACCAGGATTGAATCCAAATGCCCCATTGGCATTACCAGATCCAATGAGAATATTTCCATAAGCCATAAGCTGGATGTGATACAGACCCTGATTGTCAGTATCGACTGCAGCTGTAAGCCCGGCGATGGCCGCTAGATTCACATCATTTGCAATATCAGTAGCCGAACGTGTGCCAGAAGTTAATGTGATCGCTACCGGCGCAGTCGAATCATCCAAGTAAACCTGGAGCGTATCACTAGTTCCAGTAACGATTGTATAGGTTTCGGCCTTCGGAGAAATCAGTATTGCCCGACCAACAGTAATCTGACTAGAAACATTATCCGTGACACGGGTGTCACCACGATGGAAAAAGTAATTAACCGATATCGCATCAGTTGGACTTGGAGGAACAAGAAGAGTGATCAGACCATTTGCCCCGTCGACAGCCGCCACGACAACTGGTTCACCATTGACAGTGACAGATACCCTATTCGTTTCATACGTGGTTTTGCCAATCCCAGTTCCATCCACGATAGGATAATTACGAACCCTTAACTGGAACCGATTCCCATCCTGGAGTCCAATAGTAGGATTGGAGGCTGTGCCACCAGTGACCCAACGACCAGTTGGATCCTCACCAAATATGGGTGTATCGGCTACGCTGCTCGACCCACGAATCATCTCATAATCGGATTGAGTCAAACTTTCCTGACCCACCCCAATCAACAGTGGGACCCTGAGACCGTTCAGTAATTGGCCGACAACCGGCTCAATAACAGAGCGAGTGTAAACACCAGGAGGAGCATATGTAGTGAATGGTCCAATACCCATTTTAGTTTCCTACCGTTCGAGCAGATTGAGTGTGAGTATCTGGTCTACGTATAAAGGAGCACAAAACAAGTCTATGTATTTGTATGGGTCTTCCATGCTCGATTTCGAATAAGCATGGACATAGAGAGTTTATCGTATACTATTATTCTTGTGCGGCTTTATCTTTGATCCGCTTAAAAGTTGTAAGAGCTTTCTCTCTAATTTGCATAGTATTATTATCTGCTGGAACGGGTTTTCCCGTACTAGGATCTATTGACAATGCATGAGTTCCGGCCTGCCTGCGTATTTTAGCCCTTTCTACTCTATCCGCATCATATGCTTCCCATTTTCGATTGGCAGAACGACCAACAGCAATATCTAATGAAGGATTATCGTGTGAACCAGTACTCCTTCTAGGAATTGGACCAGATTCACCCATATTGTTAAATTTGAAATTTGTGGCAGAAGGTATCCTAGGTACCAACTTCCCACATTTTTTACACGGATGTTTTTCGGAATATTGCTTTATATCATCTGATGAGAGCAACAACTCTTCAAACACTATACGACAGTCATTACATTGATATTCAATGATCGGCAAGGCCACTTCTCCTAATATACTATACTGATGATTTTTGAAGTTTTTTCTATGCCAATACTTCGACATATTCCGCGCATTCGTACAAATTTTGCACTCGAGAGAATCATTTCTACCTTTATGTTTATGGCGATAACAATCTGCAATGGGGATCAATCCGTGTTTTTTACATAATTTGTGTGTTTCAGTATAAGAAATAGATTTGCTTCGGTAATTCGGATCCTGCCACAATATCTTTGCTGCAATAGAATTACTTATTCGTACTTTCTCACGATATTCCGGATTCTGCCACATCTTCAAAGTCGCATTGTGCATTTTCTCCTTGATTTCGGGTCGAGCAAAAGTTATCTTCTTGGTAGCTGTTGATTTAGCTATGGATTCCGGACTTGGGGGTTTTCCCAAACGTGCTTTAGCAATAACAACAGACATCTTTTCCCGGTATTCAGGATCTTGCCATAGTTTTTTCATTTCAGCAGATTTTTGTTCTGATGACATAAATAAATAGTCTTTAAAATTGTCTAAGGATCGAGGCAGTGCCTTTTCACGATATTCCGGATTATTCCAGGGATTTTTATTTATATGTGGTTTGTGTTCACCACCCTTAGCCAAATTAAACCCGAACTGCGGATCTCTTGTATTGAAATGATTGATCCACTTCTCTTCAGCTAAATCGGCTGCTTCTAACGTATCGCAAATTTCTAGAATTCCATGAGTGAATGCGTCTTTCCCATATTTACGAATAGCATTCCAAAAATGGGCACAACCTCTGCCCCGCTTGTGTTTTGCATTCGCTATATGCTGATTCCAACGCTTCATCATCGTTAATTTGGTTAACCCGATGTAACGACGTTGTGAATCAATATGTGTATGCGAATAAATCGTCCAGTGAAGTCCCATAAGGAACTTTACCAGACGATCTATTCAACCGATATTCGTAAGCCGCTAAATCACTCTCTCGTAGCCAATGTCCTTTCCAATCACAATTGCCATTCCTGCAATTTGGGATGGGTCACTCATAACTTGTAATTGATCCCAAGTATATGAACCATCAAGGAACCCCTTTTGCTGTTCCTCAGTCTTAGATATAGGATCGACTTGTGTCGAAGTAATGGGTAATGGAATATAAATTTCCCAGTCCACTCTCATTGAAAGCGATATTGCTCCATCATAATAATATGCATCCAATGTTTCATTATATATTTCTTCGCTTTCTCCACCAGGCGCGACATCAATCAACTCGAGCCCTTCGAATCCCCAATAATTCTGTCGTTCCAATATTTTATTTACTACATAATCACTGAGTTTTTCACGATCTTCAGCATCTCTAGAAAATACTATCAAATCAAAGTGGACTTCGAATTTTCCACCATAAATATCCGCAACTTCGGTCCTGCTTTCGGTTACTACTATTTCGATTTCATCGCATTCCTGGATTCTATCCCCGAATGCGAGAACAGCGCCAGGAATTGCAGTTAGGTTAGTAGTTTCAGCTTTAAACTGAAATGGACCCTGATCTTCGATCTTATATCTGTAATCAGCATATATAACGGAATCAATTGGTGTAGGCTTTAGGAAGGTTATTCCTCCTGTACCATAATCAGCAGTATAATCAACACCATTCGATAGCGGATGCTTTCCATCTATCCACAATCTAATTGAACCCGGATAGATATTCTCTCTAGACAACTGCCCGGTTGGATCAGATGATGTAACGAATTGGATTACTGGTTCGTCTGTAACTGTTAGATTTGGCTCGAGTATGAATGTTCCAGGGATATTGTGTGGTTCATCAGGAAGAGATGTGACTTTGAGTAAATAAACGCCGGGTGGACTAGGAAATATATTTCGAGTCGAAGATACCTTCTCTAGATATAACTGGTTCTCCTTAATCCATTCTAATGAAGTACCGAGATGATTTTTAGCTGGCAAGTGTACTACGAATGACTTTAATCTACCTATATAGTTATTTGCAGATAACCTAACTCTATCAGCTGAAGTTCCGTTTATGATAACCCCCCTTTGAGGTCTTTCCTCAAAAGAGAATTTATTCTTCACATTTTCAGAATCAGAACGATAGCGTGGATGCTCATAAAGTATTCTTTTGAGCTCCCATATTATTCTTTTCTTGGTAGCCGATGTAAGAGAATTTTTCATTTACCAGGGATAGCCCCAGCTTCTACTAAGCGTCTAGCTAGTTGAGCCTTGTTTCCAGTTACATCAAGCCCCGAATCCTGGGCTAATTTAATCAGCTCAGATTTCGTATATTGTTCAATAAATAAAGCGACAGCATCGGATTCAATCTCAGTTTCTCCATCTATAGATATAACCGGCACGTCAATCGCTGGCGGTGGAAACGGTGGAGGTGGCGGCATTACCGGCACTACCAAAGGAGGAGGCACTACTGGAGGTTGTGGAGAAGGTAGTGTGGGAGACGCTGCTGGGATTTCAGCAAACTTCATTCCGTACGAATGCTCTAGCACATCGTTTTCGGTTAATAGAACTTTCCGTTTCATGTTTACACCATCCGATTAAAAGCTGGTTAGTCATTAGGCATTTGTGACAACAAAAGAAGGCCAGTGGCTACGGCTGTTATCGGATCTTTAGCAGGCCTAATATCCGATATTTGAATCGGGAATTTATCTTTATACACATTAAATCTAGATTCAAATTTATCTACGAAACCAGCGGCCAATGAAGTTCCGCCACTTATGATTATTGGTATGGATTGAGGAACATGGATGGTATCTTTAACTTTAGCAAAATGCTTGATTATATTTTCGATTGAATAATCAATCAGACCTTGAATAAAAACTGCCAATGCTTCGACTTCACGAGATTTAGGACTGTTTATATCGGCTCCACTTTCTTTGATAGCACACATTTTAGCGGCCGTGGTATTTACAGCCTTGGCCGCATGAATATCTATCCAGTCCCCGCCTCTGGTCAAAGAGAATTCAAGCGCATTCATCGCATTATATGATAAACAAATGTTGGTCATACCGCTTCCGAATGATATCCCAATACCAGAAAAATCTGGTATGCATTCAGAGAATATGATAGCCTGTCCTTCATTGTGAGGAGACGCATCATATCCGTTCTCTGTAATAATTTTCTTTAAGATAGCAGTATGATATGCATTAGTGGAATCAGGAACATCAATAGCCGGGGCAGGAACAGAGAAACAGCATTTTTCATTCTCAATCTGCGGCTTACCAAGAATTTGTTGTAATATTAGAGCTATTACTTGTTGAGCATCAATTTCCCCAGGAGATATCATGCCTTTAGACAAAGGACGACGAGCTTCTCTATTAAAAAGATTAGCCGTCTCCATCGCTTCATCACCAATAATCAGTAATCTGCCATCAAATTCTACATAACTCTTCTTAGACAGTCTTAAGAGTCGTTTGTTCTCGAGCGGAAGATCGATAAAAGCGTCCCTAATCCTAATAGTCTTTACATTACCCTTGCTAGTCTCACGGGCAGAAACTATGTTCATCGTGCCGAGATCCAGCCCAACACCAAAGGTGTCATTTTCCTCAATAGTCATCATGCGGCCTTTCGACGTTCTACTGTGCGACTTACGTGACACCAACAGCATACGACTTCGCATTTATTCAACTCCACCATAATTCTGGACAAACTAGCCTGACTACCAATTAGATTAGAAACATTATCAAGTTTTTCATCAATGTGATCCAGATCCATTTGCCACGGATTGAACATGTTACCACAATCGATACATGGTTTACTTTTATACTGTCTTACTAAATCTAATCGTCTAGCTCGAAATCTAGCTAAACCAGCATAATGAATACATTTTTTACACCCCGGTTTATATACTGGTCTGTGCTCCTTACATGACGTTACATATTCAGATAGTCTATCATGTGATCTATTCCTATGACATCCAACACAAACCAAATCACATTTTTCTAATTCATTTTTCAATTTTTCAAGACTAGCAGTTGGATGATTAACTAATCTATATATATCATATATCTTATCAGTACGATGATCAAATGTCATAGCTTCTTTCTGATATACATGACCACAATCAATACAAGGATTTGATTTTATTAAAGAAACATATGCACGTTTGGCTTCCCGACAAGAAGATCTTTTTATAGAAAGTTTTTCGGCATTGGTAGCTCTGTAATTAGAATTATATAAACTTCTACACCTCTTACACATTCCCTTATTGAATTCAGTAATGTGTTTTTCTTGATTACACAAACTACATTTCTTATGATTGATATCACACCCATGCTTTAATTCATGGATTTCTATTCGTTTTTGTTCCCTTAACCCTAAGATATCACGTGATTTCCAACTATTGCAATTACATCTATGACGTTTTAAAGTCGATAGTGAACTCGCAACATAACCGCATATACACATTAAACCAATCATATTATTTATCCTTAATTTCTTATCTTGTATCAAATTACTTTACTGTTGATCTCAATTTCTTCAAAGCCTCTACTCCCTTACTTAAATCATTCTTGAATATTTTACCCTCACGCAACTTGATATCAGTTTCAGCTTTGTCGGGGGTTATCTTGGATGGAATAAACATCGGTTCCGGCGTCTCATCCGAATGGTTTGAACGCTCTTGAATTATTATGTGCTTCTCAGTAATTGATTCAGACTTCGGCTTAGATTCAATTTTAAGTAGAATATTTGCCAGCAGTGATTTAATTTCGTCCATATCTTTATGAACATCATTCGGAATTTGTGAATTATGTGGTTCCGATTTAGGTTTGACAAATGGCCATATTGGCATGACGTTCATTTCTCGAATTTTATCTATTCGAATTAAATCACAGTTAGCAATAAGATCCTTAGACCTATCAGCAGTATTGGCATCTACGATAGCACTGCTACCTTTTCCAGCTAAGCGAATACTCAAATCCTCTATTATTACATCAGCATTAACTATGTTTGTGATCCTATATTTCATTCTCCGGCGTACTCTGCGATTATCTCGCCCAATTTTGGAACAAAAGTATTCATTATAACTTTATCTAACTGATCCATGAATTTATCGATTATCCCTTGATTATCACCTTGTGGAAGTTGGATTCCGGTTTTTGTTTTTTGGACCATTCGTCTTGTAGACACCGACAATTTACCTTCACTCGTTATTCTAGCAGAACGCGGCATAGTAAGAGCAACTTCGTGCTCTAAAGTCCGAATTTCTGCGGTCTTCTTATGACTTTGTAACTTCTTTCTGGCATCGATAGCGGGCTTTCTGGCGTCCTTTGCAGGCTTATTTTTGCTGACTAACCGCCTAGGTCCATGGCTACCCCATCCATATGTACGAGCCCTTTCTTCTAATTTCTGCTTGGCTTGCTTTTCAGCCAATTTTTCTTTAGCTATGTCCTGTTCAGTAACTTGATCAGCTGGGACCATAGCGCCTTCATCTAATATGATTTCAAATTCAACAGTATTACCATATGCATGAGCGAATATTTCATAATTTTTGAGAAATTCTGAATTTGGAAACCCAGCTGTATCAAGCGTCCTTTTTAATGCGATTAACCCCTCTTTTGCTATGACATCGATCGATTCATCGACGGCTCTGTGCATGGCCGCCCATAAAGTAGTAGCAATATCATCCATAACTGCCGTTAGTAGATTATATTTTCGCCAGTCACACTGCTGCTTCGTAATTCACGCTCATCGGGAATATTCTTTTTCTCAGTCATCATCGGAGTGGCATCGCCTTCCCCGGGCTTGATGTAGCGCGTACGTGGGAACTCCATAAAATATGGATCCAGAATTGGAACCGTGTATCTGATGTCAGGTTCGTCTAAATGGGATATTGTAAAGAATTGTTGTAATTGCATACCACGATTAGTCGGCATGCGTACCGGACCTAATCCGTATCTATCACCATTGAGTTTGACTATAAAATCTCTCTGTGAAAGCAAGGGAGTCGGAATAGTCCAGGTATCATAAGAATGTGTTAAAGATCTGCCTCTATTACTTTGGGCTATGCTACGTTCGGCATCATCGGGCGCAATTATAATATCGTATCCTCCATCGTAACCACCTATGATTCCGGTATTGAAGCAAGTGCGGCAGTCACTCTTTGCTTGTCCATGAGATTCCACGTAGCATCCACATTTTGGTCCAGATGTCTTGCGAATAAATACTTTTACGCGCTCTCCACCCTGATACAGAATCCAATGATTTCTACGGATGGCTTCAGCCCAAATATAATCAAGCTTTTCGACTTCTTGACTATTAGTTTTGGCTGCTCGTTCTAATGGCGTTTCAATTAATTGCCGGTTCACATCATCATATGCTACAGTAGTTAGCCGATAAAATACCCGCTTAGCTAAATTCGTTCTAACTTCATTCGTTACATATTTATACGTTGCCAAAACCACATCATTTGATGACTGTGGTAATACTGGTCCAACTGCCTTCTGTGATGCAACATCATAATATGGATAATTTCGTATCTCCACAGCTCCATCGACAGACCAAATTCTTTCAACAGGCGAATGCACCCCATTTACCGTGACCTGCACATTCAAATCCGTACAATTTGCAGCTCCAATAGATGGGTGTAATATTATTGGCTTGAATTTAGTACTGAAAATATATTTACCCTCTGGATCAGTCTCCGGCCCCATTTTAGTAAATGAATTAGATACATTTTCTTGGAGAGATAAAACCACTTGAGTCTTGTCTCTCCAAAACGTGGATCCAACCGGAATATTATTAATCCTGAACCATGGACCGAATTCTGAATCGAAACTTCGATAAATATTTACTCCGAGAACGTTGAATTTAGCATTAGCAGATATTTGCCCCGGACATGTCCAACGTATATCTACAGTGCTCTTTTCTGGAACATAAGAAGATATATTGATTGGGGGATGTGGCGAACAGGGGTAATCCTGCTCGAGTATGTGCGGATACCGATCTCGTGGTGCGGGAGACATATCTCCCTATAATTCTCTAGTAAGAGGCGAAGATTATTCGGGGCTAGTTGCTACTTCATCCGGCAATGATACAAAACGTACTTCACCATTTGGTAATACATTTATATTATCAATCTTATCGGCTTTGAACCCGGCCTTCTCTATAGTCTTCTTTATGAATTGCTCGCGAGACTCATAAAGACCAGCTAACTGAACTTCTAGCCCACGTACTCGTAAAGCAGTGAGTCCCAGCTCTCTGGACCAATGAGTGATAGAATGTTCTATCTTGTTCAGATAATCTGTGGATTCTGGATCTAAATTGAATGAATGGCTAGTAGCGTCCATCTATTGACTTTACTGTTGTTACACTTCTTCCGTATCGGTATCTATGTCATCTTCGATAGCAGCTTGGTCATTGACAGCCAATTCCATATTAACAGCTTTGACCCGGGCAACGGTAGATTGTAAATCGAATTCCTCGGCAACTATCGTCATACCATTCTGTATAGCGGCAATTAGTTCACTCTGTATTTTCTTTTCCAATGCTTCTTTCGCAGCATTACCTTCAAAGTCAACAGTTATTGATAAGTCGATATGAGCTGAATATTCAGTTCTAGGGGTGGTAAAATCAGCCTTTGGCTTAGAAACACGTTTTGGCTTCTTAGTATTCTTGGTATCTTTCTTACGCCTAGCCGCTTCAACACTAACAGAAGCTATGCGTTCAGCCAAAACCTTAAAATCCATACCAACCTATTTCAATGAACGGCTTATTATTCATTCATAGTTATGTAGACTGTCCACAATGCCTTAAGTTCGTTTATAGCATTTCTAATCTCAGGGATATTTGGCATGTCTGGAGTTCCGACCTCTATTATTTCTCCTAAGTGATCATCAAATATAAATTTGGATAACACTCTCCTACGATCATCCGCATGATATCTTATAAATAAATCGGCATGCTTATATGTAGATTCAGGGTTCCCCTCCATAAGTTCAATAACATATAGACCGATAAATCTTCGCCAAACGTGCGGTTCGAATCTTTGGTGTCTAGTACACATCTATATCTTCGATGATTTTATCGACATGTCGTAGTGCATATTTGGTCGAACAACGAGATGCTAAATCATCTTTATTGAGTTTTCCGTCGGATATCAACTCACGTACTTTAGAATGATTAAGTAATACCCCCAATAACTCTCCGATTTGGGTTTTCGATGCTTTTAATACCATCTCTTGAACTATGTCATGCGATTCTTTCCTCGTTAACCCAGTAGAAATTAGAGTTAACAATATGGTCTCACTACACCAGAAACGACTGTTCACTAGGTTATCTTCAATCTGCTTCTCATCTATCACAAGATTCTGAATTAGTTTAATAGTTCTATGCAGCATGAATCCAACAGTCGAAGTAATATCCGGAGCTATAAATCTTTCCACCGATGAATGGGATATGTCTCTTTCGTGCCAGAGTATGCAATTCTCCAAAGCCGGTGCAACTATGCCGCGCACATATCGAGAAAGCCCACAGAGATTTTCACTCAGGATAGGATTCTGTTTGTGGGGCATTGCACTCGAACCCTTTTGCCCCGACGCAAAACCTTCGTGAATTTCCGATACTTCACTGCGCTGTAGATGTCTAACATTAATGGCTAATCGTTCGATAGCAACCGCGATCAATGATAATGTCATGAAGAATGCAGCATATCTATCACGGGCGATGACTTGAGTAGATCCAATTGCTGGGTTGAGCCCTAACGTTTCTAGGGCTATACGTTCAATTTTAGGATCAAGATGGGCATAAGTACCAACAGCACCGGATAATTTACCGACCGCAAAATCTGTCTTAGTATTCTCCAATCTCAATATATTGCGTTTGAATTCAGCCAAATGTCTAGCCAACATAAGCCCAAGAGTGATGGGTTCAGCATGCATTCCATGCGTTCTACCAATCATAGCAATATTGGATGTTTCTTTAATTTTGTATCTTAAAGCATCAACTATTCCATGGAGATAGTTATTGATTATCCGATACGAGTTCAATAATGCTATTGAGAATGATGTATCGACTATATCACTGGACGTAAGACCGTAATGCAGCCATCTGGCATCAGGACCTACCTTTTCTTCTATATATTGAAGAAATGCAACAAGATCATGCTTAGTTGTTTCTTCTAATTGTTCAATTTTGGAAATATCTATGATTGATGGTAATTTTGATACAATTTTCTCGGAAGTTCCAACTGGCACAATTCCAGCTGCCTCCATGGCTTCACAAGCCATTACCTCAACTGTTAACCAATTCTCATATTTAGTTTTTTGAGACCAAATTACATCAAATTCCGGTAGGGAATAGCGCGAAATCATATCATAACATACATCAGATAAGTTTTTTGGCTATACGAGCGAGATGATCTTCCCCATGATTAAGAGCGAACGCTATCGCCATGCCATCTTCTCTACGGGATTTGGGTAAAACATGATTAATAAATTCATCTGGCGGCTTCACATCGTGTGCTTCAAGATAATGGGCGAATCCTTGAGGCCAAACATAGGTTCCATCAGACAGGCAACATGATCCGTTTCTTTGCCCACAGAATCTGCAACTTGACCACCCACGCCATCTAGCTACAACTCTTCCCTCATTTAGGTGCTGTATTATCGCATTACGTTCTATCTGATCCCAATTCGGATCAACAAAGTTATGTGGATCAGGTAAATCGGCTTGATGTTTATTGTACCAATAGCCGATAGCTCGCATTCCGCGAGCCTCGACCGGACTATCAGGGTGTTCGTCTAATATCATGGCGGTGGGATATTACAAACAGTTTCGATTTCTTCACACGTTGTAATTTGTGTCAAGCAATCGGTATTCCAATATACACCGTTGTCATGCTGATAAATGCAAAATTCCTCACAGCTGATAGTCCCGCCATCAGCTGTGATCACAGGCTGAGATTCTTCACATGGTCCACCATCGGGGGCAATGATAGCCATGTGCGCGCAAGCTTCACCACATTTCTCAGCTCCGGGTACAGGGGTGACATGCGGCTCAGGTTCTCCGCTTCCACCACAACAACTGCAGATTATGACTAATGCCCATGCGTATTTCATGCTAATGCTCCTTTGGTAAGTACCCAAAAAGATTTTGTTCCTGAATAGTTGATAATATAATCGGTGTGCATCCAGACGTAACCTTGATCACCCCAATATTTACTCCAAGAATTTCGTACCTTGAACGCAGATTTAGCTTGGGACCAACCCACGATGACCATCGCATGTCGACCAACAATAGGAGTACTGGGCTTATGGGCAATACCAGATTTATAAGCCATGAAGGCTTCATCTACATCGGTACCAAAGATGACACTATGACGAGCCGCCAAAGCCTGAAGGATTAATTGTAGTCTGTCATTTCCTGTTTCTTTAATAGAATAAAATGCAGCGTATGTGTGCGCAAAAGCTTCTCTATAAGACATTAAGGAAGGCCTGTGAGCAGCATTATCAGCAATATATGGCCACCGAACTTCAGTACAAATACCATGACGCAGCATGCCATCAAGGATAAGCCGGTTGTAGCAACCGGATGAAGCATTATAACCCTGAGGTGGATCTATCAATTGTCGCCCATTGAACCAAGCGAACATGCGAGAAAGATCTGGAGTAGTACTAACTGCCTGACTCAGAGTCATCCCATCATCTATTTTGCCTATGATAACTTGGGATTCCCCCGCGTCAACTGCTGCATTAGCAGTACACGACGGAAATGATAACTGGTCCGAGATAGGGCGGTAAAACGAAGACACGTCCATTTCGTTCTGGACTGCGCCTCCTAAAACGAGTAATTTTGAATCTTTAGCTAATGAAAGATCTTTTTTTCCTATGTCCGGTAGATCATCTATCCAACCGAACCGCGGGATCAATCGAATCTGTGTTACATTTGTCAGTGTGATCATGGTGTTGCCTAATTTCATCTCTAACTTGCATCAACAGCTTACCAAGCCAGTTCTTGCCCCTACCCCCAACCTTACCCCATGTAGTGTCGCCCCAAGTATTTCCCTCTATTAACGTAGCATTGCCCGTAGCCAGGAGTTTGTCTCGTAATTCTGGTATAGCGAATTTGATCCGAAGAATATCTAACATAATATTTATCTTGATAAATTCCCAGTCTGGCCGTAACGTAACTTCCTTGCCCATTCGTTTTGCCTTGCCAGGGCTAGAAGCGAAACGGATTTGTCGCCGTTCATTCTCATTCAATGTCTTGGCCGCCTGAAATACGTGCTCACTCGAATCATAAGTATGCCCATCATACGCAATTTTACACAAATGAAAATTACTTAGGAATTCATATTCATCATCAAACCTGTCAATAATCATATGCGCATGACCTCGAATGCTAGAGCTTCTTCTTTGGTAACTTCAGATATGATTTCGGAAATCTTGCTGCGCCTACGGACATCTTTGGCGCATTCATCACAACAAATTACAATCCGCTTCAGATCGTATCCACTCAAGAAATAGGTAGTAGGTATGTCTCCACAAAATTCACAAGTATTGAAATCAGCAAATCTCATTCTGTCATTATTTCTTCAACAAGTTCGTCATCAAATGAAATGGTAGCATACTTAATAGAACCTTTCCCGTAAAGACCACAATTACTTTTGATCAACTCTTTCAATCGTTTAACCGCGTCTTCTTCAGTCTCACCTGCAGAACGAAGTTGTGGGTTTGCGATACACACAGCTATGAACGGTTTTCCACTAGCTATTGCAGTGGATATAGCGAAAGCATCGATAGGATCATGTGCACTATAACTAGCATTCATTATAACTATCGGAATTCTTGGGTATTTCATTCGGACATCACCTCTGTAACCACGACTTCTTCTTCGGATGAATCGTCAAAATTCTGTGCAAGTTCGCACAATCTAAAATTGTAACATGAATCACAAACAGCAATTATCTTTCCGCTAATAACATTTTTTAGAAATCTGTCTGATGGTCTCATACAGTATCTACATTCTCTATTATGAGCGGAGAAATGAATTGGAAATGAATTCAAATAGTTACTCGCTATCTGTTTTAGGTTGGACACGGGAAATGTTTTCGTATTAGTTGCACTACTTCATCATACATCACGGGATAGAAATCCCAGGCGTCCACTCCAACATGAATCATATTCTCGAACACCTGTTGGTTCTTGTGCGTATGACCATGGATTAAGATTTCGCCTTTCCTCCGTTCGGGTCGCTTTTCTAAAAATCTATCATCCTCCCCTTTATTGTGTTCGACACCCGCATACGGATAATGACAAAAACGACAAATCCGACCGGCTATGGTCAAAGAGGCGCTATCCATGATTAGCGCAAAGCCTAAATCGGTCATAGACTTAACGCTTCTATCGTGGTTTCCCGGTATAAGGAATTTTATACCGTTCATCTGTCTTACAATTTCTCTGGCTCTTTCTTTATGACAGAGGAAAACGTCACCAAGCCAGAGAACGATATCGCTCATTCCTATTCGCTCATTATATCTACGGACAAGCTCCACATCCATTTCGTCAACGGAGTTAAATGGCCGATTCGCTAACTTACAAATATCCGTACGAGAGCTTTTGTGTCCAAAATGCGGATCACTATAATATGCGGTTATCACAAATGACCATACATTCGATATTTAAAAATTTACGACAACATGACCTGTAATACTATGAATTCTTCAATTGAAACAGCCCGCCTCTGGTAACAAAAACTCCCAAGACCAATATTATCATAATCTTTGTGATCGTCACAAACTGGTATGCACTTTATCTTGGTATTAACCGGATCGATATAAAATAGTATTACTTGGGTAGCGTCATTCGCACATACAGCCATATCACATTTCATTGAGCCATTACCTGCAAAACTTCATATTCATCAAGTGATAAATCCTGTTTGTAGGAAAAGGGCCATGGAATTTGGAAATTCCTATGCTCATCGCATACAAAATATTGACCCCAATAAGGGCCAAGAGTCGACTCTTGTCTAAAAAAGATGACCCTTGTGACTTTGCCGTTACATTCTACTTTTCTTCCATCCTGTGTCATTGTTGTGCACACAACATGATTTGTGTAAAAATTTATTAACTCCATATCATGGCATCAATCTATGTATTATCCACCAAAATACACCATCGAATACACGAACAAATATACTAGGTTTCTTGACATCACGATCTTGAACGATTTGCTTTATTGTACGACGCTTAGCAATCCAATTGCCATATTCTACCGGCGTCATACCAAGATATTCATATAATGTAACGTCAGATTTCTCAAATCTATCGTGCCAATTCGCAATCCACCCGTCTATATCGTCCTCATGAAGGTCGCCAAGAACATAACCTTCCATGAAAGTTGGGTGCTGCATAATCTAAATTTACATATAAAGTTTATTTCTTACACAAATCGGCACAATGATCGGCTAGGCGTTTCCCGTAATTTGGATCACCAACGATTTCACCTTTCTTAATGTCACCCTCAGTTATTGGTGGAAGATTTTGCTTGGCACGTTCTGCATTCACCGTCTCGAGCATCAATGAACGCTCATGCTTGATCCAAGCTGGAGTGTTAGTACCGTCGTCATCAATCATGTGCTGGTACTTATCACGGTCTGCGCTTGCAGTCCATAATGCGTTGTAGAATCTCGCTGATAGTATATTGTTCATGTGGTCCTCACTATCGTTTCTTGATTTTACCAAATGAAAGTCTAATGTATACTTATTTATGCCGTTTCCGATATCCTCGACATCAGTATTTAGAATCGATCCTATATATGATGAACAAGAGCCATATATTGATAATGGACTGAATGATATACCGCATAATATTCCAGGACTATTTATTGCTATACGTAATCCAATCATAAGACCAATCCCAATAACTTTTGATATCAAATTTCGAGGAACACGATACACGATTGTCCATCCCAATATAGCCAAAATGATGATTAGGGCAGACAATTTCTGTAATGATTCATTCAATTTTGGTAGTATGGCCCCAATCACTACCTTTTCCCATGCATTTCCATTTGGACCAATCACAGATACCATTGACATTGACGAGAGAAAGAGAAATGAATTATTGCAAAAATTACGGAAAGACCTGAGCGATTGCTATAATGCAGGGATATCAGATAAAGAAATCCAACAGGTATGGGATTTCCAGTTAGTTGACAGTGTTCATCAGGAATAAATATCCAAATACACGAAAGCCACGGAATGAATTGCTCCACCCGTGGCCTCGCTGGTTCGCGGTTAAGCGAACCCGGTAGATGATGTAAACCCGAAAGCCTACTCCGCACTAGGTGCCCGCGCTACATCAACCGAAAGCGCGCTACCGTCTGAAGTGTTACCTTCACCCAAAACTAACTTGCGCCAACTTTGGGCCTTGCGGAACGGGAGCTCCAGGCAGCGTTTCCGCTGTCCTTTCCGGTTCATTGAGAACCCGAGGAAACCCCGGCCTCTCTCCACGGATGTTTACCTGGTGTTACCACCAGGAGGTTTCGGAGGGCTTGTCTCCGTACCGGTCGTTAATCCATTGCTGCATCAAACGACCGAAATTCCAGAGTCATTAAAGGCCCATTAAATAATTGAGGATTCAATAAATTCAACAAAATCGTCCATGGTTGATAATCCAAAGCTATCTATGTCTGAATCGGTAGCTTCATCCAAATCGATAAAATCTATTTTGCCTGAATCCACCAAATCAATCAACTTCCTTATATCATCATCACCCTGCATTTCTATAACGCTAGGATCTGATCCCGAGTAAAGTATCTGATCGAGTGTAGGGTCAATTTCAACAGAATTCCTACCATCTGATAATTTAACAAAAGTACGTGTAATCGTCTCAGTTTTAACCTTAGACTTGGGCTTAGTAAGTAATATAGCAATTTTCTCAAGATTCATGTTGGCAACTCCGGAAGTTCGCCTGCATAGGGTGGCAATCTTATTAAGATCCATAACGGAATATAATACAAGAAACCTATAATCAAACTCTGTCTATGTTATAAATAATTCCATAGACACAGTCATCCTCTGGATGATACGGATAGATACTCGACATTAATACACCACATAATGGACAGTGACGTTCTAAAAGATCGAATCTCCTAGACTTAATATCCGCTATACTAATTGTAGATGTGGGAACATCAAATAAAGGAATGAAGACAAATTTGGGTTCCGGAATCATGAATGGTGAACCATGAGAGAATGTATTTCAACATCAATTTTAGATTTAATGTGTTGACTGATATCTGGTTCCAGTTCACGTTCATTTGATTTAGGCTGCCAGCATTCAATAACGCCGCACCAAATGTAACCCTTTGGAATAGCTCTCGACACATAAATCGGAGTATTCCACAATTTTCTGTTAAAATGGCCGATTAATCCACGTTTCAAGTCATTTCGATTCATGCAAGGCGTAAATTCTTTCATGTGCATTATTACCGATACATCGAACGAACTGATAGTAAATGGATCATCACCCAGAATGGATGAACAGAATTCTTCGGGTGTGGCGTCTAGTGTTGGAATCTCAGAAGGCGGCCACTCAACGGGAGGAAGTTCATAGCATAGAGACTGCCACATCTCTAATTCATAATAAGATGCTTCACGCGTTTCACTCTTCCATCCTCTGTGTTCCGTAATATATCCGAATTTATCGATATGAAATGTTAATTGATGACGAGCAGCGACTCTATGATATTGATCCTGTTCTCGATGTATTGGTTCTATCACGGAAAGCATAGATCACGATACTAAGACTAAAATCGATAAATATATTTGATCTTAGCCGGAATTGCAATCTTGGTCAAACCAAGCTTATCAACGTACTCACGTTCTTTTAATTTCAAATTACAAGCCTTATCATAAACAGATTTTTTGTTTATTTCATTTCCATCTTTATCAACGTAAACATAACTAGAAGTAGTTTGACCAACTTCTTCCCAATTACTTGCTTTATATATGGTACCAACATGTCCAAATCGTGGATCGGCAAACGAAACAAGACATTTAATTTCGGGAAAAGCGCTAGACACCTTCTTAATAACTCTAGACATGAGATAAGAAGCAAAATTCTTCTTATGATAACTGGGATCAATACAGAATCTGTCTAATTCCAAGACTTCGCCATGATTTAAATCAAGTGTATGCGCTATACCTTGTCTAACAGGAGTAGCGAATTTAATAACAGCAACAACTAGTTCTTGAATTTTGGCAACAAATATAACTTTAGATGCTCGGCCAAATCCAGCATAATGATACTTATCCAAAAATTCGGTAACATCTGGAGAATGGAGTACTTGGGAAATAACTATAGAATCAAAAGAAAAATCGATAACATCAATATTTGATCTGTTATGATAACAAACCCCATTTCCAATATACTTACTATAATTACAATTCCAGCACAAAAGCTGATATTTTGACATTAACGATGGCTTTTTAACTAATTTTTTGTAAAGATCGATTCCAGATCCTTCACCTATCTTTCTACATGCTGAACCATCATTGTATTTATGATCCAAAGTTAACTTATAAAGATCCTTCTCTCCACAACATACGCATTTTCCACCCAATAATGTTAAACAACTCTGTCTGAATTTATCAGTTATTATTCTACGGCAAGGCAGACATCTATTACTGCCATGAGACAACTGTGATGGGAATTCGTTAACGTCTTTTTCTTTTAAACAAATATTACAAATTTTGGTTATACCTGATGAAATAACTACTTTTAACTGATGTATTGGGTTAATTCTATATTTCTTATTATTACAATTGTGGCACAATACCTGATAACGTGTTTTATCTGACTCACCGTTTAAAATCCTACGTTTCCAACCAAGACTGCCAAAACTACGTTCAGTATTACCATCGTTATTTACATGATCTATTGTCAGAAACTCTTTAATATCTAAACCGCATGTAACGCATTTTTGACCCAATAAATCAAGAACTTGATTAATAATTGACTGTCTGTACACTCTATGACTTTCAACTACATGTTCAGCGTTATCATCAGTCCATTTTTTTATTCTTACCCTAATCTTATCAAGATTTTTCAATCTGTATTCTGATTTATTCTTTAGTATTGCTGCACGATTTTCTTTATAATATTCATGTTTATCATTCAAAATTTGATCATGATTATCAGCATACCATTTCTTCCTGATAACTTTTAACTTTTCACTATTTTCTATTTCATATATTTTATTATGTTTCTTTCTACATTCCTTACACTTTGAGTCTTTCCCGTTTTTCTTAATTGTGTTATTAAAATACTCAGAAAGCAATTTTTCAACACCACATTTAACACAAATTTGTGTTGCATCCATGTGTAACTATACAACGAATTGGAATTCAGAAAACGTATTTGGAATTAAGAAGAGTTGTATTTGTAGCTATAAATTCAAATTGTCATTAAACCAATAACATCTGTAAGAAGTTATCTAAGTTTTCTGAACGTAGAAGATAATTTTCTGACCGTAGAAGGTATTTTTCTGACCGTAGAAGGTATTTTTCTGACCGTAGAAAGTATCAGTATGGTGTAAACGTTCCCCCGTCCTACTTAGATACCAATAAGGGCAAATAACCCCAAAAAGACCATCATCATCAAGATTCACATGCATATTTCATGTTACATTCTGTACCGTTAAACATTTACAGCCAAGAAATTTCGAACACGATCATCTAAAATTTGAAGATCATCCTTAAGTTCATGCTCCCATACAGTCAGACACTTTAGTCCAACCTCATTCCACTGATTGATAATCTTTCGCGCATGAACCTTGTTGCTTTCGCCAGTTTTATCTTTCCCGTGCCAATAATCACCAAGAATTTCAACGACATGAGTCACGCGTTTGAAAGATGGAGACCCGTCTTGTTTCGGATAAACAGGAAAACAAAAATCCGGATTTCGATTGTTCTGAACGGATGGAATAAGCTTCCAGAAACTCCCATTGCCAGAGAAACAAAAGAATGGGTATAACTTATTAAATGCCAACTCGGGCTTATTCGGACCAGCACGACGCGAATGCTCCAAATGCTTACGCGCATACTCCGGGTTCATCATCGGATGAGGCACACCATATTTCTTCATACATGTAGATCGGTACGATTCTTCATTATGGGTCAAACTGTAAATCAAACGATTACTCTCAATGGACATAAATCGTCTTAGTGATTCATTCATCGATGATTTGGTCTTAGAGTCCTGAGTAGTCCACTCAACCCCGTAACGCACCAGATTAGTTTGTTTGATTTTTTCTTGGACTTCTGGCGCTTGCGCTGGGTCCGGTACACCGAATTGGGCGATATTGGTTTGACGCCCCTTCTCACGAATTTCTGGAACTCGTAACGTTTGTTCATCACCATAACGCTCGAGATTGGTGGCGAGTTGTTTGGCCCTGATCTCAGGAACTTGAGACGGATTCTCTACACCGTATTTCTCAAGGTTTGTTTGACGAATCTTTTCCTTTATTTCGGGACGCGCAAAATTGTCCTTCGGGAGATGTGCGGTTCTATCTTTCCCGTCCCAATGTGATTGGACCTGTTTGTATAGAGTGGACTTCTTACAGAACACATTCTCGGCGCCATAACGTTCCGTTATTGTGGCCGCTTTCTTCTCAGCAGCACCCGGCACCATCAAAGCGTTTGTAACATCGTCCCCGTATTTCTTCTGGAATGTTGATTTGATCCGTTCAAGAGCAACGGCATTCTTATCTCTTGACTGCCAAGCCTGACAGTCTTTCCTATGGCGTTTCATCTGAGTCAGAGATGTGCTTTTATGACCGCAGAGACACGCTAACGGTTTTCTATCTGGATTTGCTGCTAAAAACTCAGGGCACTTACGTTTATGTCCCGAAGTTACCGGCCTATCAAATTCTTTTCCACAGAATTCGCAATGAAAACTCACAATCATCATACACTAAAGTATAACACATTTTCGGACTAAGCGCAAGTATTGGTGTTCTTATCCCAAACCGACTAAATTCCCAAGAACCTTCTGGGTGTTAATGCTCCACGCCCGACCGAAGGTCCGAATGACGACCTTATACCTATCCCATAACGTGACTGTTTCAAACCGCGTATTATTTTAACAGTTTCTTTTGCAGCAGTAACCATTGAATCAAACCGGGACTGTGCGTCTGATGCCAGAGATTGATATTTAGAAGATTTTTCAATAGATAGAGACACACCCCCTATGTTATAGTCGAATTCATCCACGACCCAGTTAAGAGCCAATGCATTCACTGCATATATAGTAGCTCCAACCAGGCACAACGATCTCCAATTCCTATGCTGTGTAATTAACTGGTCTAAACTGGCATAGAACGTTTGCGGAGGATACATATTTAGTGCATCGTTTGATATGCGCAAGAATTCCAATAATTCCTCATCTTCCCAAATAAATCCAAATACTCTATTATACTGATTAATCGTAGTTTCTCCCGCAGGTGGCGTGAAATGATAGTTGCGATCAGGATTGTTATCTCGTAACATTATTCTAAGACCATGAACTAAATCATATTCAATGGGTGTAAAATCAGTACAAGTTGTAACTGTTGGTTCAACAACATTAAATTCTTGTAATACTTCAACGAATTGACTATTTAGATACTGTCTGAAATGCCATCGGATTCTATAGGGTCCGATATTAGCATCTGCCGGAATTATGAATGATGCATAATATTCCCCGATCGATGGATTTATTGGGATACGATTTGCTGGCGATAACAACACTTCCACGCCAGTTGTATAATCGTATATGTCATATGAGACTTCAGCAGCATTTACTGGATTGCCACCTTTAGCTTTTAAGTATAAAGCAAGATCCCCACGGCAAAGCTCTTGACACCTCTTATATGCACAGCCCATATAACACAATACATATTAATTGGCTATCACCGCCTAAATAATCTGCATCTTCTGCTTGGCGAAGAACGGCGAGTCAAAAAGATCACGGACGTCTTCGTCTTTTGATAATTCAGCTAAAACTTCCGAAGGAGTTGAAGTATTCCCCGCGACAAACCTTTTGACTACAGCATCTTTATCTTTCGCCAATTCGGCTAAAACTTCTGGAGGAGTTGAAGTATTCCCAGCAACACCAGATCTTATACTAGAATCTTCATTCTTTGCTAATTTAACTAAGGCTTCCACTGGAGTATCTGGATCGTAAATAATTTGGTATAGAACGTCATGATCAATTATATCTGTTAATTGGGGCATTAGATGCCCATACACATCATAAAATTCTTTCCGACCTTCCATGAATAATCCTTCTGTCGTTGCAAAATTCATTTCACGAAATACTTTAAGTACTTCATTATCATCTAGTTCACCTGATGTCATTCTGGTTAAAGGAGATTTCGGATAAGATTTGGTTATGGACTTAATTTTTGGCATTATCCCTGAAAAATCTCTGCCGGTATACTTTTCCACTGTAGATTCTTCTATGTCATTGTCTTTAGCATCATAATACTCAATCTCATTTGGTTCATTATTTTCATCTCTTTGTATCGAAATTGCTATTTTATATAATGAATTCTGCTCTTCGGGACTAAGTGTTTGATTTATATTCTTAGTTAGTATAAAGAAGAATACTACGTTATTCATATCATAATCATCAAAATATGCTGCATCTTTCATACTGATGCACCACTTAGTACCAAGCCCGTAATGAGCCGCAGCTTCTTTATTCTTAACTTGTATCACTCTAAACTTTTCCGAATCATATACTTCTTCATAATCGCATTTATCAGATAATTTATATCTTTCTTCTACTTTTTCCTTTCTTTTGCCCTGTTTGTCTCTTATCTCGAACAATTTATCACGTAATTCGGTGAAATCCGTTGGTTCATACTGATTTATGTCTTTCTTCTCTAATTGTCTACCATGTTTATGGAATAGATCGGTAACGTCAGCAATCTCTCGAGCGAGAGCCTGTTTAGATTGAAGAATTTTCATTTGCCAATCAATATATTTCAAAGAATGAGATGGGTCTCTAGAAATGAAATACTCCACGTCCTTCTCATATTTTGGGTATTTCTTTAGTATCTCTTCTTTCCTTCCAGCTATACGTATAGCAATATTCGTAAGAACTATGTTAAATGCAATCCGGCGAAGATCCATCTTAACCTCTAATTAATCAGCGTCCAATATGAGTCTAAAATGTAAAGTGGGTAAAATGAATAAATCAAGAAAATATCACAGAGATTCAGATTATCCTTTAGACAGGATCGAAGACAAGGATGATTGCCAATCCTATTCGAAATGCCTGAATGAAGCCGCTAAGAATACTAAAATTCTGAATCTACCATGTATAGGTTGCGTCAACTATATAAAGATCGGATCGCAATTAGATGCTTGGAGAAAACGCCAAGACGGATATACGTGGTAAAAGCTCATTTCTATAAAGACATCAAATTTTATGAAGAAGGAGACCAACTCTGTTGGCTTTGTAGATCCAGTACTGCTTCGACGTATCTTCTCGTAGAGAACCATCTCTTGAAAATGGCAGAAATCTTCAAAATTTGTTCGAGGTGTGTACCTGCAATTTATTTCACTACCCTTGGTAGCATTCGCATTGAATTATCTAAAGATGAAGTAGAAGTATACAAAATCATGGAAACATGATATGCGATCCACTGAATTTGCTCGCTATCTACGCGCTTGGTTTCGTGACAAGAAGCATAATTTCCGTGCAGCAAATTTTGGGATTACTGCAGCGAAGTGTACTAAATGTGGTCTAGTAGTTACTATTCGTGGACGAATTTTTAGTTCAACTCATACCTGGCTTCCCAACGATATCCGAAAATTTGTTAATTTTAAGGCGAAACCGGGTTCCAAATTGTATCGAGTGTCACATTATCCCAAAAAAATTTTCTCCATCCCAACTTCATGAGATACTACAACCCATACCGGATTGCGGCGTTGTAATTGTTTATGCAATCACAGAATCTTGAATATGATTGCTGCCACGCGTTTAGCTATGGCTGCCAAATTCACGCTCATTCTAGAATACGTAATTCCAGTCAAATTATCCGCAATTTCTTCCATGGCATCCAGATCTTTATGTTTAGCAGCACTGGCTAAGCCGCCCATAAAGTCTTTTAAAGCAGCAGTGTCTAATATCTCATCGACACCAGGAGTTTTAGATATCTGGATCCCAAGATTTACAATAGATGAAACTAAAGAGGCATCACCGGTCTGTTCAATTAAATCTGTAGCATTTAATATAGAATTCTTGAGAGCCATGATGGCCCCCTTGGAATTTCTGTTACTTATATTATTTCTTATTGAAGTTAAATTCTGTTCTACCAACGTCCCGGGATCATAACCACTCTTGCGCTTCTTGCCCTTCTTCTTACCCTTTCCTTTCCCCTTCATGTGCTTGAAAGCTTCGACTTGCTGTAATCTTTTGCTCGCTTCTTCTTTAGTATCATAGCAGCCCCCATTCCAATCAGGGGATTTTTTTGACTTAACGCAATATTTACCATCTTCTTTCTTTATATATGCTAAGCGAGTACTTGTTTCAATAGCCAATTCGGATATCCTGGCAGCTATAGATGCATTCCTGAATACATAATTATCCATGCTATTAATATATAATAAAAGGCCCGAAAATTCCAGACTGTCTAAAGTATGAAATTATATGCTGAATGGATTTACTTGGTGGAAATACGTTATGAAACCGGTCTTGATTAATGAAAAAGTATTTGAAGGACTGGATCCATTGAGTTATACAATGGAACCAAAATTCGACGGCTATCGAATCCCTACTATTGCAGGATCTGATCGAGTTTTCACTTTTACCCGACAGAAGAACCCGTTGAAACTCCCCGCGACTCTCCAAGATGAACTCAATAGCCTTAATCTACCGGCCGGCACAGTCCTTGATGGAGAAATCTGGAGTCCAGCTAAACGAGGAGGATGGGATAATCTTCCACAAGGACAATGTAAATTATCCTTTTGGGACGTAATCCGGGAAGGGACTAAAGACGTTTCAAGTGAGTCAATCGAAACCCGTCGTCAAATTCTTACTAATTTACTGTCTAATTCTACCCCGAATATCATGCAAGCGACTGTGTATGCTGTGTCATTTGAAAATTTGCGAATGCTCGAGCAACAGGCACGAGAAGTTAGAGATGGCCAGGCACTACGTTCCGGCTTCATTCATGGTGTTGTGTTGAAGCGAAACGGGTCACCACGACGAGATCATGCATGTAGATCTGTCGAACATCCTGATTGGCTTAAAATTGTGTACCGTGATCTCTCCGGATGGGCGCCAAGATAATTTTTATTCCTAAGTTAAATGTGACCAAGGATTACGCACCTGATACTATTGATGCTGCCATAATCGCTACCTTAAAAATGCTCTTTAGAGGCAAAGCCGTTGTATGGCAGGGTGCTAGAATGTATACGGCTGGTGGTACTACATGTATAAATGGGAAACCAGTTGGTGATATGGTGAGTGCCACATTCGTGTGGTTCACACAATACAGCACAGCTGACCCATATAAGAGTCATTGGGGGGAATCATCGTCTTCTGTTGAATTTCTTAGGAGACGATTTACTTAATATCGGTCAAAATTTTCATGATATTCAAATTGAATTCTGGATCATATCTCCAATCGATAGTATTATTTACAAAGGAATGGATTACTTCTGATAATGGTAACGGTGAAGAAAATTCTATAGAGTTATTTAATTTCAAACTTGGTATTAATCCATCATACATTATATATCCATCACTACCAATTACAGAAAATTTCCTTTCTTTACAGTTATGTCCGTTTCCAACTTTGATTGTGGCGTGAATCCCAACGAAATCTAACTCTAGAATATATATCTCTCCAGGATTTTTCTCCTCTTTAGTAATCTTAATTGAGTTTGGATAATTTTTAGTAACTCCAAAACACATAGATAAATCATGTGGACCATAATCCAAAAGCGAAGAATATTCGCGGAACGGACCATGATTTAAACCGAATGATTCGATATTGAATGGGTGCTCCCAATTGGAAACCATGCTTCGTAATGCAACATAAGCCGGCGAAAATAGATGAGTATTATCAATTAAAATAGTTGTATTCTGCCTCTGCGCAGTATTAAAAATAGCTTCGGCATCTCCTAGAGTCTCAGCGACTGGCTTTTCAAGTAGAACCGGTATCCCAGCCTCAAGAAAATGAGTGGCTATTTCCCAGTGAGTTGACGGCGGAGTAGCTATTATTACTTTATCTATTTTAGATATAATTTCACGGTAATCTGTAATCGGTCCCGTCTTGTCACATATAGCTACAAGCTCGGCGCTCGGGACAGATTCGATAGTCTTTATGTAGTTCCTGCCCCAGGCCCCACACCCGACTAACCCCAATCTAATCATTCAGCATATGCTTTTTCAGCCCATTTGAAGAAACGGGTTAATCCCTCTCGTAATGAAATTTTCGGATTATATCCAATTTGACTCTGGGCTTTCGTGATATCTGGACAACGTCGATTCGGTTCATCAGCCGGATAACTATCAGGATATTCGGCCACGTTATATTCTATTTTTCTATCCAATGCTCTTTCGATTTCTTTCACTAAATCAAGCACAGATATTTCGGGAGTTGGATTCCCAATATTATATGGTTCGCCAGGTACGCCATTAACCAACACCTGTAAGAACCCACGGATTGCATCCGTAGCATAACAGAACGTCCTGGTTTGATTACCAGTTCCATAAACTTGCAGAGGTTTCTTCTCTAAAACTTTGGCTCCAAAATTTGGCAAAACACGATAATCAGTCTTCTGCATACCCGGTCCATAACAATTATGACACATGATTCCTAAATCGCCCCCAAAGAAATTTTCTGTTCCGGGAACCGTAAAATCATACACAAAACCATCAATGGTTTTGCGATCAATAGACTTAATCTCCGCAAAAGCAATATCAGCATGGACGTCACTCCCATTCCTAGGAGAAAGCTCATGAAGTTTATCCACTTCAGTACCATTTACACCATGAACCTCAATTCGATGAGCCGTGACATAATTCTTGTGTTTGGCTGCTCTTGTTCTAAATGAGTGGACCGAACCAAGAAGCCCGAGGCGAAGAAGAAGAGCATTTAACCCCTGAATTACACCCCAATTTGAGTTATTAAAAAGAATAAACTTCCCAGTTGTTTTCGCGTCATGATTTCCATCCCCACACCAGAATCCATGAAGAAATTTTGATATTCTATGTTTCGGTAATTTTAATACCCATCCTGGGACACACTTTGAACTTCCAGCCCCAGCCATGCCAAAGCTCTTGAAAAGTTCAACAAGGACTCTAGAATGAATAATCATAATAGGCGTTTTTGTCCTATCGATATTAATTAACGAATTTATACCAAATAACTCTTTAATGATGCGCGCCACTTTATCTAAATATTTTTTGTGTTTATCTGAATATTCAAGAGAATAAGATCCACCACTGTCACAAACATGACCATCAGCTAGGGTGTAGCCAAATAACCACAAAAGACTGTCAATATCCGAAATATAGTTACTGATAAATTTATCCGAACTTCTATAACATACAGATTCTTCCTTCACATGAGGAATTGATGCTGATTTAAAAATCCCAGCCGGAATCCTATCATTTGAATCCCATTTTAAACAATTAGCAGAAAATAACCTTGATGCGACTCCGTAATCACCCGCTGCCTTTCTAAGAATGGGCGGACGGGATAAAATGACTTCTCTAATTACTTCCGAACGAAGAGATAAACCTTCATTTGGGATTTTGTCGGAAATGAAAAATGGAAGAAGATCGCTCTCTGGGATAGGCAAACTCCGCGGAATCACGATTTTGTCACCAACATTCAAATCCTTCCCAGCTACAGCTCTGATTTCTCCATTTATAAAACGAAAAAGGTCATGATCCTCTGTAACGGTAATAGACCTGCCCCACTTAGTATGGAAAGTAATAACTTCTTCGTTTACTTTGCGTCGAAGAATGGCCGATATAGAACGCATTATCACTCGCCCATCAGTATTAAAAGACGGGACGGTAACTCCACCAGGAGATCCCCCAGTACGTTCATAGCACTTTTCAAAGCTTTCAAATAATAACTCTCCATCCTTTTCATATAAAACTTTTTGATCCCCAGTCAAACAATTGAATGGACGGACTATCTTACCCTGCACCCCATAATGTTCATGGAAGATTTGAACAAGCGTCTCCCCCAATCGCTTGCTTTCATCATAACAATTGCCGCACCAGACAGCTTTCCCATTACGACGAACACATATGATGTGGTTTTTCACATTGACACAATAAACACGCCCATCATATTCATAACGTTTAATATTAGTTATTTTAGCATATCTCGGGCGTCTAATATTTACATGATAAAGACCTCTGACTGACTGACTTATGCAAGCAGCGTAACCAACTCGTAGTGCTAATTCTTGTACATCATCAGCAAGTTTCTTAGACTTAGTGTAATAGATTATATGACCACCTTTCCTACCATTTTTTGCTTTTTTAACGGTTCCATCTCCTAGTACCAAAGCATCAAGCAAAATTTTAGATTGACGAGGTGACAAATTCATATACTCACGTGGTACATATTTATCACCAGCTTTACCAAGCGGTTTTAATAAATTAACCAAAAATTTACTACAAATTCTAAATTGATGATGATCTGAATCCATGTAATTTATACCGATACGATCCAGACAAGCAGATATTTTTTTACGACCTTCAAGTTTAACTTGTGATATCAAGATATAATATCTTGATACATCATAAATTTTTCCATCTTCACTCATTTTAACAAAATGACATCCACTCCGCTTTTCTTTGGTTTTTCTAGTATAAGCGCATCCTTCTGATATATAATAACCAAGAAATTCAAGCCAGTCATCCATACTTATTTTCTTCAAATCTGGCCTAAATCGAGACGGATTTTCACTGAATTCCATCCATTTTTTCTCCGCTCCAGTAAAATTGGCCCCGGTCGGCACCCCCCAAGAGGGGCCGTATTTGATGTTACCAGCTTTGATAAATCGAAATTTCCCTATTTTATCTTTGACATATAAATTGTGATCTGGCGTAACATTTAAATCTGTTACTGTGCTAGAAAATTGAACCATGTCACCTTTATGTTTGTACTCGATATATTCAGTCGGAACGTGATATTCAACTATTCCTTCAGGATTAAGTGTAGCAACACTAATTTCTTTTGTTAGTTTAGAAAACGATTCCCATCCGTTCTCAGTTAAAATCTCAGTTTTGTCGTCGTAACATGCCCGTTTGCCAAGAGAACTGACATTACCCCAATAGCTTTCAGCCGTCGGAACCCGTTTTGGATCCGGGTCCCCATAAATTTCACTGGAGCTAAAGAAAAGCAACTTAGCATTCGGTTGCCTTTTAGCTAATTCCAAAACATTCGTTAACCCGGTGGTAGCGACCTGCAACGTCTCTAATGGGTATCTCCGATAATAGTAAGGACTGGCTATGCCGGCTGCATGTATTACAAAGTCCACCGGTCTTTCTGGATAAAATGGTTTAATTATATCATGTTCAACAAATGCCATGTCCCGCGAAATAGGAACATCCTTACCTTTTTCGCCAGCAGTAATGAAATTATCTAAAACAATGAGTTCACATAGCGGTTTCCCATTATCCCAGAATAAATTTTTGTTCAAATAAATAAAGACATCGCTGAAATATCTGCCGAGGAACCCACGCCCACCGGTTATGAGTATTCTCTTTCCCGAGAACTCCCAAGCGAGATCGCCCAGGCTCTCAGCAATTTCTTCTATATCACTCTTCAATAAAAACATCTAACACTCCTTGAATTCCGGAATCGGAATTATGAACTTTCCGCCCTTTTGATGAAACGATTCGTTTTTCTGCATTATCGGATCAGCGAAATTCCAGGCCAAAATCAGCATGTAATTCGGGTTAAAACTAACGGCTCCAACACTAGACATGATCGGTATGTCAGTTCCAGGAATAAATTTGCCTTGTTTTAATGGACTATCATCAATAATGCATTTTATATGATCAGAAGTCAACCTGAATTGATGAACTAAGGTCGTTGCTTTAGCAGGAGCACCGTATCCTATAACGGTCTTATTCCTTAATTTTAACTCATCTAATTTATTTGAGAGTTTAACTCCTAAATTAATGATTTTTGATTCAAATTCAGTGAAATTCAAATTCTTTTCCATTGATTCCGCAATTTCGACATTCTTCGAAATTGGACGCATGCCAAGATCAACATAACATCGAATCGATCCCCCATGAGTGTTGATGAAATCAACATCAAATAACCTCATCCCGTGAACTTTGAAGAATGAGATCAAAGGACTAATAGTGTGATATGACAAATGCTCATGGTAGATTGTATCAAATAGCAAATTCTTCAGCACATCAACTAAGTATGACACCTCGAATACAAACACACCATCTGGTTTGAGTAGTATTTTTACTCCTGACACAATATCGTGTAAATCATCGATATGAGCAAAAACGTTATTAGCTGTAATTGCATCTACCTGGCCATGATTTTCAACCATCATAGTGGCTAACTGACTATTGAAAAATTCTGGTAAAGTCATCAATCCATCACGGGTAGCCTGTCTAGCTATGGCAAAAGCCGGATCTACACCAAAAACAGACGCCCCAATATTATGCAAGCATTTTAAAAGTGTCCCATCATTGCTTCCGATATCTACTACTGTAGATTGGTAACCAATCTTGAATCGATTGGCCAACATATCAGCATATGATTCAAAATGTTTAACAAACACCGGGCTCGTACCAGATACGTACACATAATCTCTAAATAATCTTTCTGGGTCTACAATTATAGGTAATTGTACGTGCTTGCATTTGTCACATTGAACTAGGTATAACGGGAATTTTTCCTGATTTTTGGATTTTTCAGGATCGCGCAGTAACTCATTGGCAAGGGGTGTAGAATTGAGTTTGATTTTGGGGTCAAGCTGGTCGTGTCCACACAGTCTACAGTTAAGTCTAATATGATAATCAGCCATATATGACTCTACTTCTTGTGATTTAGCTCTGTTTCAATACTTCTGTCGATTAGGGATCATGTCTTTTGTAATAAAACTAACTCTTACCAAATCAGATTCATGGCTCTCGTGAGACCTAACATTCCTGGCCATAGTGATAAACGTAGTTTCTATCGGGAAATACATGGCATGTTCCATCATCGGTGGGGTGAAGAACATCTGTCCAGCCAAAAAAATCTGCGGTTTCGGTATTTCAATATCACCAATTTTTCTTTCAAAATATGTTATTCTACCTGATATTATATATGCATAATGCATATCAGTTTTATGGTAGTGATTAGCACGGATAGTGTCGGCTTTACTAGTAATAACAGCTACGCTAGTAACCGGGCGTAAAATCAAATTCTGTATAACTCCGGAGTCATTGATGAATGGCTGAGGTAATGGAACGAACCTTTCATTTGGCCAAATTCCACTATCTACGGCCGCAGTATATGCTTCGTGATCAATGCTACTGTTCATTTTTGATCCCATTCAACCGGAGAAAGGCCTTCTTCCCCTCTAGTCAATAGACACTTCTCTAAATCGTTTGTTAACGTTGACCATTCAAATTTTTTGGCGTGTTCTCTACAACCTTCAGCTAGTCGCCTTCTTGATTTATCATTTTTCAAAATATGAATAAGTTTCTCGACATATTCGTCCTTATACTGTGCAAACGGAGGCGGAACATTTAACCCAACACCGCCCCATAATTCAGCAAAAGCATCAGCCGTGCATAAGACCGGGACCGTTCCAGCCGCACAAGCTTCTAGAACAGTGACTCCAAATGCTTCCGTGTAACGTACTGGATCACATGGATAGGCAAGAATTTCAGAAGTAGCCATCTCTTCTTGAATTCTCTGTCTACTAACTGACTGATAAGTATGGACACCCTTGTCCTTAAGTCTTTTCATTGCCTCAAGCATGTATCTGGATCTATTAGCAAGCTCCGCCATGAATCCAGTAGCATTCGTAAGACGCGCGAAGCCCTCTAGCCCACTGAAATTATAGAATATATGAAGAGTGGCGTGCGGCACAGCTTGCTTGATCTTTGGAAATGCCTCCAACATCCAATGCAATCCGCGGTCATGAGATGAGGCCCAGATCATTTTACCTGGCGTTTTCTCCTTCGGTTTGAAATCATCGGTATTCACGCCATTATATAACACTTTCCATTTTTCGGCCGGAAAACCAGAAGCCGGCTTCATGAAATTAGCGTGAGAATGAGAAACCACAGCCAGTGTGTCAACATATGACTCCCAGCCGGGTTCGCAGAGACTGAAATCGGTAACCTGTTGATCAAAAAGCCTGAATTGGGTTGGGTTAGCTATTTTCAACGGTTCTGGAGTCATCCATGAACACAAAGCATCCCAATGTTGATCTTTATATATCGATGCCCATTCATCGTAATTGCAACAAACCACGCGTTCTAAATTAGCTGCTTTAGTAATTCCGGTAAATATTGTTATCCAATGCCCCCTACGAGCCATTTCGAGGGCATACATGATAAATGTCATTTCAGAACCAGTAAGCCCACGGTCTGATGTCCATATATTATCTACATCCATGGGTGCACGTATCTGAGACGGTGGGAAAAAGAACGCGCACCTAAGCTTTCTACTAGATGGCTGTATTGGATCTACTATTGGTTGTATTTGCTTTATTTGCTCTCGAGTTCTCTTTATTTGCTCTCGAGTTCCTTTTAAATTCCAGTTATTTACAAGTGGATAACCAAGATTTCTCTTTTTATGCCAAATTGCTTCATTTGAGGCATGTGATCTGGATTGCCGTGGAAGAGGAAAAACGCAATCCGCATTAACTACATATACGATATTTGATGGATTGTTAACCCATTGGATACCTTTATTAGTTAATCGATCAGCGACATTGCTATTTTGATAGGCATAAGCCCCATCTAAATCCTCATCCCAGCCATTGATATCGAGAATTGACGCCAATTTGCAGCTTTCATTTTTAGCATAGAAGAAAATAGATGAAATACCACCAATTGGCATAGACAACTTTGGATCATTATTGCCTTTAAGTGGATCTATCAGTAATGAATCAATCGATTCGCATTCTTGATTTAGAATGCTCCACTTATAGTTGTTGAGCCTCCCGGATCCGATATCAGAAACATATTGATCGACTTGGTTTTCTTGGTATCTCGGAAAATCGGGGCTTAACTCCGGTAAACTCTTATATTGATTGGGACTTATTAATCCCGCGTTTATCCCATTAGCTTTATGGAACAAAGCATGTGTCTTTACACAATTTGACGGTAACCAAGTGTAATCATTGATAAATAAAACGACTTCACTATTGGCATGAACTAAGGCGGTATTTATATATCTACCAAGGCTGTCAAGAGGAAACGGATTACTGATTGGTTCAATATGTCTTACTTTAAAAGCATACAATTTTTGGATTTCTTCAACCTCATTCTTCCTATATTTATAGATTCCATCCGAAATAATGAGTTCGAAATCAGTGAAAGATTGTTGTGCTAAGCTATTAAATATGATATCAAGTCCACCAACTCGCATCGTTGGCAGAATAATTGAGATGTACGGCATGATATACCTCTATGTTGATCTTACTTGAGACTCGATCCATTTGTATGTCCGATTCATACCATCTTCAAAACCAATATGCGGTTCCCATTTCAACACACTACGAAGCATTGAGTTATCTGAATTTCTGCCACGAACACCCTGTGGTTTTGATTCGTCATATCGCTTTCTAATAGTCTTTCCGGCAATTTTTGCTACAATATCACACAATTCATTAATGGACACTAAACGATCCGTTCCAAGATTGATAGGATCGTGGTGATCGGATTCCATCAGACGTATCAATCCATCGACACAATCATCTATGAAACAATATGAACGTGTCTGTTTTCCATCACCCCAAACCTCTATTTCATCATTAGACTTCGCTAATGCTATTTTACGGCATATAGCGGCGGGACTTTTTTCACGCCCACCATCATAAGTTCCCAGTGGACCGTATATATTATGGAACCGTACTACACGCGTATCGAAACCGAGATCTTCACGATAATGACGACATATTCTTTCCATCGTTAATTTTTCCCAGCCATATCCATCTTCTGGTAATGCCGGGTATGCGTCCTCTTCACGCAGCGGAATGACGTTTACTTGTTCCTGCATGCTTGTCGGATATATACATGCTGAGGATGAAAATAGAAGACGTTTCGCATTATGTCTGAATGCTTCCTCGATAACATTCAAGTTAATACGCGAATTATTCACTATTATTTGACATCTGTGGCTCTCAATGAAACCTATCCCCCCCATATCAGCAGCTAAATGATAAATTCTATCATACGGTTCATCATCGAAAAACTTTTTCACAACAGATTCAGAGCGTAAATCAGTATTTGCGTAAAATTGGGTAGCAGTTGTCTTCCCAAATTCCGGAAATTTCAAATCCACTCCGGTAACTTCATGGCCATCATTAATTAACCTTGTAGTGAGATGACTCCCTATAAACCCGCCGGCCCCTGTTACCAGAATTCTCATTTTATCACCTATAGAGTGCTCGGAATCCTTAGTGACAAATCTAAAACTTTGATCTTAGATGATTCAGCTAATCTATTACGAATATCAGGATAATCAACACAGAGTATGACAAAATCAGCATTGTTCACAACGTAATCGATATTCGGCGCATGAATCCAAGATGGTTTGATTTCAAGAACAATGTTCTTAACAGTTGGGTCATAGACAATCGGGTTTAGTTTCTCAATAGCGTTGGCTATCGTCATACCAACAGCATCAGTTATATCAAGCGCATTGGGCTTATAACCTAAGCCAACAACTGCAATTTTACGATTCGTGACCTCATGTAATTTGACCCATTCAGTAGCTATTTTTGCATATTTATTGAGTGTCTGCGCGTGTGAATTCATCACAGCATCAGATGTAGGAGACTGATGGATGTCGTTCCAGATCAAACTATCTCTAGGGAGGCAAGGCCCGCCCGGAGGAGGGCCGGGTAACATATAACTTGTTCCGCCAATTCTCGGTTCAAATCCAAGTGCTCTGAAAACAACATCGGCATCTGCTCCCAGTTTTGATAGCTTGGCATTGATATCGTTGCCCCACGCACCACGCGCTGACAAGGTTGCGTTTATTGCTAATTTGGCGCAAGCGATTGAAATGACATTGCCACGCACTTCATTTGCGCATTTATTGTTCCAAATTGATGCTAATTCATCCTGAAGCTCTTTGCTGTCGACGTCATCACAACCCAAAAACATAATATGAGCATGAGCAAAATCGTAAGCTACCTGCCCCAATCTGATGAGTGGAGGATTATAGATTATCCGAAGTTTATTGTGACCATTACAAACTTCACGCGCATCGCGTGGGTCTAAAGTTGACACCACATTTACTTTATATTTATCAGAAACAATGCTGTCGATTTCATTAATGATATTAGTTATGAATGCCGAAGATAGCGTTTTACCGGATAATGGAGTAGGTGCTATAACAAACGCCCACTCTGTTTTCTCTACAGCCTCGACAGATGAATCTGCTAAATTGAAATTCCATTCTATATGCTCAAACAGCGGGTTTTCTTTCCGCCGTAGCTTTCGCATCAACTCTTTATTTACATCGTACCCCCATACTTCGTGACCTAAACATCCAAGGTGATATGCCATGGGAAGACCGACCTTCCCGAGACCAAAAACGGCAATGCTTGTCATTTCATTTTCCCTGTTTCAGTGCCTGCATTTTGAATTCCCACGCGTTATAGTGGCCCAATCTAGAAATATCAACAAACCCAATTTTTCTTAACAGTGACTCTAAGGATGACTCGGTGTATCCCCATAAATGAAAATCGGCGTCATAAGTATTTCCACGCGTTCCCCAAATACATGTTGCCCATTCATCAACCATCCCATCAGCAATAATCCTCTTTAATGCGAATTCCATATCAGTTACCATTATATATAACGATCCACCAGGTCGTAGTATGCGTAAACACTCATTTAGAACTTTCTCGCCAGCCTCGGCTGACAAATGATTGATCAGATGGATCATTTTAATCTTATCGGCGTGTCCATCGTGAAGTGGAATAATACCTTTGCTAAGATCACATACAATATCAACCCCTGGAATTGCCCTAACATCTACATTGGGATGATAAACATCAGCAGAACCGCCACCCCCTAATTCGACCCACGTCGATTGCCCACACGTAGAACATGTCGGGCCAACACCCCCTGGTGGCGGCATCGGACCAATTGCTTGATACTGTCGTACGTCCATACTCCGCTTTACATCAACTTGGCTGGAGTACATCTCATCATCTTTGATAAATTTTGCCCACATATAAGAATTACCATTGAAAATCCTGTAATGTTCGAGTTTCAATCCAAGCAGGGCTTGTAACTGTTCTATTGTATACCCTCTATTGTACGGACCTTCGTTAGTAAGTGCATTCTCATAAGGATAGTAAACTGTCGTATAAACCATGCAGAGAAATGTGCCACCGGGTTTAAGACATCGTTTAAATAATTCAACTACATATTGAACTTTTCCCGGTTGTATAGCATGCAAAACCCCATCCAAAAGTATTAAATCAAACATTCCTAACTGATTAATATCATCATATTCTTTAAGCAAAACAGCTTTTGATGGATAACCTTCTAAAATTTTCGAGGTTAACTGCACATTTGAAGGAGTTATATCGACAGCAATAACATCCGCACCAGCTTGTGACATATAAAGTGAATCAACACCCATGCCACAGCCAAAATCCAAAACCCGCAAGCCTTTAAGATTTATAGCTAAAAGTTCTTCATAATAAATCTCACCTGTAAGAACTTTGTCCCAACGCATTCTGTTACGGAATTCCCAGTGTTCTTTAACATGTCGCTTTGTATCTTCGATATTATTAAGTGCGTCACTAGTTTTCTGAGCTGGTCCATCATCCCAAAAACACGCGTCCCAATATGCTATGGAATCCCGACTGATTTGCGAATTTTCGTTCTTCATCGCATGGCCTTCCATCTTTACACAAATTCATTCGGAATGCATAGCAGATCAACACTGATAGGCGCACCGTGAGGTGAAATACTTGCTATGTCGCTAGGCGTAGTTAAATTATTGGGGACCCTTGATATCGTTGTTACTGAATAATTCTCATTTAAAAGAAGTTTTCCGAGTTCAAATGAAGAATCTCCGACTTTATCCATGGTATAATTACATACTTCAACTACCATAGATGGCCTATATTTACGCAAACATTCTAAAGAACCACGTAATACGCGCAATTCCCACCCATCAACGTCAATTTTGATGAAAGTTGGCTCTATATTTAGAATTGATACTATTTGATCTGTTGTTAACACCTCTACTGTAAATGGCTTTGCTTCCTTGAGTTCTACATAGGGTAAAAAATATTGGTTGTTCTTATTCAATTCATGATCCGGTGATAATAATGTCCAATGTCCTTGATGAACTACACTAATTGGGTTGCATGTCCGGCAATCGGATAAAGCTGCCCTGATGCATGTAACATTATTATATGTGAGATTTTGTACACGATTAACTAAACATGCGAATGCTTTAGGACCCGGTTCTACGGCTACGACTTTTCCATCGTGGGAAGCTTCTATAGCCAACGGAATGGTTAAATCTCCTACGTTAGCCCCTATATCAATGATTACACATTTACCAAATCTTTTGATATAATTACGAAATGATGACAACAAATCAGTCTCATTGTAATTAGAAGCTATTTCACTGATAATATTCATAGTCTACTATCCAATCATGGCGACTCTGGCCATATTTCACATCCCCAGTATTCTAAGTCACTAACGTCTATTGATTTTACCGGATGATTTCGCTCTTCTCTCCATAAATCTAAACGCGATGCGAGTTCATCCATAATGTAATTATTTTTAGCATGACATATTTTTGAACGGTCATTTGACGCGTGTATTTCATTTCTACGCATCTCGTTGTAGTTCATTCCGTCTCTAAAACTCCACCTTCCTTCAATGCGTTCCTCCATGCCTCCCCATGGCAAAGATCCACAAATCCAGCGTGGATTTGGAACGATCGGGTCTTTCATTCTAGGTTCCCACCACAAATTGAGTCCAAGACCTTCAATCCTTATTGCAAAATCAGTATCCATCGGACCTTTCCCCCGTTCCAAACGTTCATCAAGGCCGCCCAATCTCCACAAGGTGTCACGCCTCATAGATTCATTTTTAACATGAATCCAACTAGGCGCCTTGGTACCCGGAACATTCCCAGACATAAGACGTCGGGAGTCTTGAATTTGATCCTGCCCGTGAACTTTTAAGGATGGAATAATCGAAGAATCGAAAGGTCCATCCTGGAATATAAACATTTCTGGTAAAATTCCGCCCTCGATTACTGGCGATGTAGTAACACAATGACCCGAATATCCAGATAAAGATGAATGGGCGTATTCCTTAGAAAAATCATAATCTCTCAGTAATTTTAATTTTGGAAGATCCGTATGCAGATATGGACCGATTAAATACAGATTATCTCTTTGTGAATGGTATTCAAGATGAGATTCGATCCACTCAGGATGACAATAACAATAATCCTGTAATATTAGGATGTATTCACCACGCGCAAGAGCAAAAGCAGTGTTCCACGCAGAACAGAACGTAGTCCATTTACCATTACGTCTATGTTCTGGTACGTGAATGCACTTAATTCCATATTTATTCGCTAAATCAATCACTTCGGAATGACGCTTTTCATAACGGTTATCACATATGATTAATTCGAAATCTTTAAAATTCTGATCTCGCATGCCAGCAAGAGTAATATCTAAACCGCCAGGTCTAAATGTAGAAACGCATACCGAAACTTTCATGTGATTACTATACTATACGAATTAAGTTATTGGGAAATAGAGGCTATGGGAAATAGGACCACATGGAATAGTTGAAATCTCATTATATTTTACTCCAAATTTCCCACCAATAAGAGAATCTCGAATTTCTTCATAAATAGATGCACGTTTAAAAACATGGTTCTCAACTTGGATTTTCGGATGAAATTCAGATATAAGATTTTTTGATCCTTTTAAAACTTCTACCTCAGCCCCCTCAACATCTAATTTCATCCAATCCACGCGCGATAGATTAACCGAAGTCATCCATGAATCGATGATAGTCACCGGAATGATATAACCATCACAGATCCCGGGATCCATGGAGAAAAATTCTTGTGTCATAGTATGCAACCAACCATCACGATCATAGACTCCGGATTCAATGACACAACATTTATCGGACCACCCATTCAATGCTAAAGTTTTACGCAGTATATTTGCCTCTGATTCATCACCAGTTCCTTGAGGAGACCAGGCCCATACGTAAGAAGCTCCTTGCGCTAAAGCTGTAACTGTATATGAACCATAGGCTGCTCCGACGTCGAGGACGACATCCCCCGGGAGTATATGCCAATACGCCTCTCTAACAGACGCCTCATCTTCAAATGTGTACCAAGTCGGGTGTTTTGGAATATTATCTAAACAAACGATTTTGTATGATTTTCCCCGAAACGTAAACTCTTTAATAGACATGGAATTAGATTATTGGGAAGTATAGACTATGGGAAATGAAATGATATGAAACAGTCGAGATTTCCCTATATCTTATCCCCAGTTTTCCTTCAACAAGAAGATCATAAACCTCTTGATACAAAGATGCGCGTCTAAAAAGGTGATTTTCAACGAGAATCTTTGGACAAAAATTAGATATTAGATTCTTAGCGCCTTTTATAACTTCTCCTTCGGCCCCCTCAACGTCTAACTTCATCCAATCTACGCGCGATAGATTAACCGAAGTCATCCATGAATCGATCGTAGTTACCGGAATAACATCCAGAGGTAATCCGTTTGCCGGCCCATCCGGAATTGCGGGAGAGTCAGCATAAAATTCTTGTGTATCAACGTTTAACCAACCATCACGATCATAGACTCCAGATTCAATAACACAACATTTATCAGCCCATCCATTTAGCGCTAAAGTCTCACGCATCAACTGTGCCCCGGTATCAATGACCCCTCTTCCCGTATAAGGAGACCAAGCCCATACATAAGAGGCCCCCTGAGACAAAGCCGGCATCGTGTATGAGCCGTAGGAAGCCCCGATATCGAAAACAACATCATCCGGGAGTATGTGCCAATTCCTATCTCTAACGGATGACTCATCTTCGAATGAATACCAACTCGGGTGGTCCTTGGTTTCTGTAGTATAAGCGATCTTATACATCTTTCCTCGAAACGTGAGTTCTTTTATGAGCATATGGCTACCTAACTAGCTGCTTTATACATAGGAACGATGTTTTGTTCGACATCCTTAATAATGTCGTATAACATTTTCTCCCAATCAACAGCAAGAGAATCCCATCCGAAATTATTCTTGGCGTATTGTTGCAGGGATATTCTATCTTCGTTCCCAAATTTAGTCATTGCCTGTATAACAGCATTGGTCCATTTGTCTTGATAATCTTCTGAAAGCCAATCACCAGGAATCATATAACCACGCGGACCAACCGTTTCGTTCAAAGCGGCGATCGGTGACGTCACCATTCGTAATCCGGCCGCTTGTGCTTCCATAGCAGTAATACAGCTTGATTCGGAAAACCATGTCGAATATGCCCAAACACCTGAAGAAAGAAACTCTTTAGCTAATTCTATTTGGTTAATTCTGTCTTTGAAAAATATCCCGTATTTTTTACCATCTTCAAGTTGTTGCTTTAAACGAGCAATCAAAGCAAGTTGACCACGATCATTCATACTCGTGGCTGAAACCTCCCAATTTTTAAATCCATAAAATACATGTAATTCCGCATCAACAATTTTTTCACGAATCCTGGGCCAACAACACATAGCAACTTCAAGACCACGATCCGGGCTTGAACTATAAACGGCTTTATGCGGGTTACGATCAATTTTGAAATTAAACCTATCTAAATCTATACCATTACGGGTAGTAATAACCTGAGATGGATGAACAAATTTGTGAACAGACAAGAAGAAATCGTGGTGCCACTCACTAAGAACCAAGAATCGGTCGATTTTCAACGCTCGTTCATGAGTAAGGGCGCCTCCAAGATGAATATCATGTACCCAACAAAACGATACCTTATATTTGATATTATATTCACTATCCATTATATGTGGACGGCGTGAAGTAATGAATACGTCGCATTCTATGTTTCTACAATTAGTATGATGTATGTAATCAACACCATCATACTTCCCCTCAATTCCTAAACAATCCCCGTAAACACGTACTTTGTGTCCTTTAGCTGCCAGTCTCTTTCCCATCTCGATGACAGCAGTTTCTGATCCGCCAATACCACCATCACGCATAGTTGCCGGCGTCCATGGTTCACAACTATTTCCTATATAGAATACTATATCCAGTTTTGGTGCGACAGAAGTTTCTAATTTTGGCGTAACAGGAGTATCTGACTGTGCGACGCTCGATCCAGACGTAGTTGAACAAACTTTAGGAATAGTCTCAGACTCACCTACAAACGAAATAGATGCTCTTCCATGAATAACGTTTATGACGAAACTTCTTACTTGTTCATCGATTACATTGCTATTCAATAACGTATTCAGACCCTGCTCTATTTTCTGTCGTGCAAAGAATTCTTCATATAATTTTTTGTTCAAAAGTAAACTGTCATCAGGTTTAATCAATAGTGCCTTATTCACACTTTCAAGAGCACCGCCTACATCTCCTATTTTATTTAGAGCTAGATTTAGATAACGGTGAATATCAAAATCTCGTTCGATTGGATTAACAAACAGAATAGTTTTTGTAGGCGGAAGCTGTAGTCCTAATTTAGCAAAATGAACGCTTTTCTCCCAATTTCGGTGTTCATTTGGTCCGCCCCGCTGTGCTAGATAATAATAACTCTTGGCTAGAGAAAAATAAGCTTCGGCCCAACCCTCGCGCACAGTTAACGCTTTAAGTGCCCATTCGACAGCATTATCATAGTCACCCCTATTTTGATAATGCTTGGCAATCTCGAGACATGCTAAAAATTTTTCATCGTCCCATCCTGATAATTCAACATAACGCTTATGAAATTTGATAGAACTTTCTATATCACCATTGTTTGCATACTCCAACCCAAGGTAATATAATTGTCGTATATCTGATTCGCCAACCTTTGCAAAATGAGCCTTGAGAATTCTTAAGTTTCTGCCGGACTCAATAACCTTGCCCGATTGCATTCTGCGATGGATAATTGTTATACTGTCTTTTTGGTCCATCCATGTAGATCGTTTTGGTACTAACACTTCATGGACCGGGCCAGTCCATTTAAAAGCTTCTTTAGGAGTTACAATTCTTTCTCGATAGTGGTAGCAAGTAATATTGCCTTTTTCATCATGAGCATACTCATACGGTAACATGACGAGAGTGGGTCTATCTCCTCGTTTAGAATCGTATTCTTTGATTAATCCATCTATGTTTTCAGCGCCGCGAACTTCATCATCTCCATCAATCCACATCACCCAAGGCTGTGTGGCTAAGTCAAAGCTGCGCTGTCGAGCTTCAGCGAAATTTTCAATTCTGCCTTGGTCGTCATTACATTCAGTAAAAACCTCAACTTTGTTCGCGAAAGATCTAGCTATTTCAACAGTTGAGTCTGTTGATCCAGTATCAACTATTATTATCTCAGTTACGTATGGTCTTATTGATTGTAAGCAAGCGCCGATTTGACTTGCTTCATTTTTTACAATTAAACATACAGATACCGGAGCTGGTGACATATCAAAACGATACCGGTGTTAGGCTCTGTTAATAATCAGACATCGATATTATGCTAACCATTGTGCCATCACGACGGCTGAATTAGATACAATGGGATCAGGAGCATATAAACCGGCCCAATCCGGAATATCAGTCACATTCCAGAATATGTATAACCCAGTATGAGTATCGATACCACGCATCTGGAAAAAATAGAAAGTAGTGGTAACTGTCGTAGAATCATTTACTGTTATCGCGGTCTCATCAATGGTAACCTGTATAACACTGATAATCTTCTCGGCCAGTGCCTCGTCAGTGACATCAATATCATCGGCAGCAATTACTACGATCTCAAAGCTAGCATTGATATTATCAACAATGGTGATTTCATCGCATCCAATTGATTCGTCGATATCGATAATAGTACCCGTGATCAAGATACTATCGGACAGCTCCACAATGAGGTCGCTTGAACAAACAACGGTATCGACTACTACAGCAGTGTCAGACACTAACCGTCCGTAAATACTACTGTGCGCAACCGCGTCTATCACCTCGATGCTGTCTTCCGCCGACCGAATCGCATCCCGAGAAATAGCTACCTCATCATCAGCTACTACGACAGCATCACTGATTGATCGTGACAGATCAGTCTCATAGGAAGTCTCGTCACCAATCAACGTTATGGTGTCACCCAACACCCTAACGAAGACATTGGATCGTATAATCTCATCGGTGACCAATGCGGCATCACTTGAAGAACGAACCGTATCAGTAGCCAAAGCAACCGAATCCGTAATGGTAGTCGCATCATCTACCCCTATAGATAAGAGCTTATATAGCGCTACTTCGACATCATCGGTAATCTCCAGCGCTGTCTCTTCAATCTCTACCTCACCACCTATTTCAGCTTCGATGACGATGCTGTCTGTAAGTTCGCTGATGTCGGCTACTGTAACGTAGGTGTACCGACCCCACAGCGCATTGTCAGTAGTATCTACAGCATCAGATACTTCAACCGAAACAACAGCAAACTTCTTGGTCTCCGCCGAATCGGTGATCTCTGCTACATCACTCGCACTTGTGTTATTGCTCTTTGTCTTTTCGACTACATCAACAACTACCTCAGCATCAGTAGCATCAACGACAGCGAATCGATATGTCGATGCAGTGTCAGTGACTATAACTGTGTCACTAGGAACCCGCCCTAGAACAGATACCCTTGAGGCAGCATCGGCAACTTCTATCGTGTCACCAGGAATTCGATTGGCAAGCAATCCTCTAGTCGCCGAGTCAGCAGTTACAGCAGTATCACTTGCCGCAACAATAGCTGTACGAGTCTCAACACAGGAATCAGTGATTACAACTGTATCGTTTAGAGCAACTGTGTAGATGGCACCGAAAGCCGTGGTCGTGATTGCTGCGGCGGTGCCCACGCGCAAATCCACGTCGCTACCGGTGTTGTCACCAACTCCCGTAATCTCCCAAGCTACCTCAACAAACAAGTACTCATTTGTTAGCGTGATGGCGCCGGGATTGAAGCTTACGGTAGATGTCTGCGCTGCGGCCGTAGTCAGGTCCGTAACCGCAGAACCGACCTGAGCGGCACTTGTGATCTGTGTTGCACCAGAACCAGTGGCATTGGTACCACGATGCAATCGAATGCAGATCCTACCATCCTGAGTAGTACCCTTGGTGACGGCAATGACAGGAAATGCAAAGGTCCAAGTACCGGCTGCAAAGATACCGTTGAGTGTGCCCTCCGTTCTAAACCCATTACCGTTAGTGTTATCGAGCGTACCATTGGGCATCGGAGTGGTGCTGAACGTGGACACCGCACGCTCGACCCCGGCGTACATATTGGACCATTGCCCACTCGTGATGGTCTTAGCAACAACCCACCCCGTACCCGTCGTCGCCGTCGAGGGCGCAGACCCGCCGTCCTGAAGCGACAGGAAAGTGCTACCAGAGGCGGCAGCGTTCTTCAGGTAGAGGGTCTTAGCCATGATTTATGACTCCCCTTCCCTGATAGAGATAGAAATAACACGACCCGCAGGCAGCGACCTCTCAATTTCCGCGGACCTAGCTGTAGCATCGGATGAAATCGCATTATCACTGGCAGAAAGCACCAAAGAGCTGGCGTTCTCTACCTCATCATCAAGTATTATAGAATCACTGGCACTACGATTAAACTGTTCAGTAGCAACCGATAAATCTGTTACCACAACAGAATCATCGGTTGCCACTGAACGAATTGCGTAGAGTCGCGTAGATGCCGAGTCTGCTGTTACCCCTGTATCATTGGCAGTCCTACTAAAGACCGAGACCACCCCAAGGGAATCTCCTGTGACGACCGTATCCTCCGTCACCCTAGAGGCAAAGGAACCAACTCCGGTTGCATCCGTAGTTACAACTGCATCGGCAGCGGACACAGTATTGACGACGGCAATATTCTCAATCGAGTCCCCAAGATCATAGAATGAACAGTTGAAGTAGAGCGGGTAGGAGTCAATCGTACCTGGCGAGGTACGAATCAGAATATCATTCTGGTAGTACCGAACTACGCCGTCCACTACCTCGACACGAAACACATCATCTGCCGAGTAGGGGATGAGGGGATCGGGGTAAATCCATATCCCCTCCTCTACCATCTCTACATACCCAGAGTCAATTAGGCAGAATCCGTAGGCCAAACAGTCCCACCCATAGTCTGTGATGCCATAGCATAACCCAGCCATCACATTCATGACGGTGGCAGGAGTAAACTTGACGTATCCATTCACCGACACAGCGGCTACTGACGTTGCCCCCATGCCCCAGTTGCCACCAGTATCCATGGTAGATGTGAGGCTCGCCCCATCATCGTCGCACCAAACGATGTTGTTCCAGGTTCGATTCCACTTGGTTACTATGTAGCCGTCGTCGTTTCCTATATCGTAAATGACCAAGGAGTCGCTGGAACTACGGCCCAGCTCACCTAGTGCAGAAACTGCGTCTGTAGTGTCTACGGTGTCGGAGACCTCTGCACTGAGAATCTTATGCGCCGCAGCTACATCAGTAACATCAACAGTGTCGGAAACACTAACACTGTGCGTAACACCAGTCTGAGCCAAGTCAGTGACGACAACAACTTCAGCGTCCGCCAGGTACTCGACCGTGTACGGCGGTTCCGTGATGACGATGGAGTCGGATACCTTCACCTCTATCAGGCGAGAACGGAACAGAATCGGTGTGAGTACGCCTTGGTTCATGGAACTACGCCTTGGTTCATGGAACTAGACCATAGAGGGCAACATCAAGACACCTATACGTGGTATCCGATGACGAGCACTGCACGTTCACTGAGAAGCGTTGTCCAGTTGGGACATCACACGGATAGATGTGTGTCTGTTGTGGATATCTCGAATGGCAAGAGTAGCCCAGTGACAGGTGTAGGTTGGGCACGAGTATACGCTCTGAACTACTTGCGCCTGTCTCAATATCCATCATGTACATACCTAGATTAGTCTCAGTTGTATGACCGTCTGGACCGATCATGGCAAAGATCCCAGCGATGCGCTCAGAGCTGCTCGAAATAATCTGTGTCCTGACCCGGGTGTTTACTGTACCACCGGGATCCACCGAAACGCCACGATTGCTCGATGGCGAGTAGAGCGCTATGCAACGCGAGAAGCCAGGGGCTCCCATCGGTCCAGAACTAAATCCCTGGAGCATCGCGTAGATGCTACGACCATTTGTATCACACCGGGTACGTGCTGAGACACGCAATCCTGCTGGGATGTGCAGGGGAAGCACCACGTTTGATGCCATCTCCTCCGTGTATCTAGTTCCCTGTAGCCGCAAGTCGGCAGCGATGACCCAGTAGTTGGCCGAACCGTCGTATACCCCCAAGTCAACCAGGTAGTCCTTGTGTGTGTCATCCAGGTCTGGAACAGCGAAGGACAGAACAACGTACTCATACGCAAATGCGGTGCTGCTTATGAGAGCGTTCCAGGAACCCTTGGCATCGGCACCAGAAACTAACTCGATGCCCAGAGTGTTGCTCTGAAGCGTCGAAGCCTCGCTACGAACACCGAGCGCTGTATGGTATTGCAACGGCATCGCTACACCAGTTACGGAACGAGCCCATACAAGGAAAAGTCCATGTGTGAACCAGGGTCGGACTTGAGGCTGGACTGGTAGTTGACGGAAAAGCGCTCCCCGGCCGGTACATCGCAGGGGTATAGCGGCGTGACCTGTGGGAAGACTTTGTACTGATACTGTGCGTGCACGCCGTAGAGGTTTGGTGCCAATATGCGCTCAGAGCCAGACCCTCCAGTTTCTATGTCGATGCAGAGTTTGTTCATTGTGCCGCTAGCGTCGTAATCGGGCCCAATGACCGCAAAGATTGCTCCAACTCTAGCGCTGCTGCTTGAGATGATCTGAACCCTCGTGCGCGTGTTAGCGGCAGACACATCGCACGAAACCCCCTGACATGTACTGTCTGGAGTAAATAGTGTGACACACCTAGAGAAGCCCGGCACCCCCATGTAGTTAGAGCTGAAGCCCTGTATTGTCACATCGACAATCGTGTTAGTGCCAGCAGAAGACAGCGCCCTCGCAGCCAAAAGAGAGCCCTTCGGAATGTGAAGTGGCAAGGGAATGTGCACGACGCTCTCCTGGTCATTCGGGTAGGAAAATGGCAAGTGCAGGTCCGGGGCTATGATGAAATAGGTAGAGGAGCCATCATAGATGCCAATGTCTACCAAGAAGTCGACATCCGAGATGTCGTAGTTCAGCAGCTCCACAACTAGCAGCTCGTACGTAAAGGTAGTAGACGCAATGAGCGTGTTCCACGATCCCTTGATTAGCCCACCGGAGTAGCCAGCAGAGCACCCAAAGCCCCGCGTACCCGATTGCACTGCCGAGGCTTCGCAGCGTACGCCATGACTCTGATGATACTGAAGTGGCATCACTGCACCTGATAGACAGCCCACGGAAAAGCACGACCAGTTCCCTGTGTCTGCTTCAACGTGTAGCGCGTATAGTGTGGAGAGACCCTAGGAGTCGTCTCGAATAACGTCTCTGTCTGCGCACCTACTATGGTGTAGGTTTTCAGCAAACGCTCTGTGTCACTACTACGCGCCTTGCCGTACTCACGCAGCTCCAAAATGTCTGGGGTACTCCCACCGGTCATGTTCGCAGTGTCGACGGCAAGACAGTAGACGTTTGCCGCAGAAATCGAAGCCAGCCCATGCTCTGTCGTGACTGTCGCCGTTTGACTTCCTGATGTGTAGACAGCTAAGGTCATTACTCACTCCTGTTGCAGGCTCAGCCCCCAAAGTTGACGTGTATGGTATGTGCAATGGAAACGGGTACTCCAACCGCCTGCGTGATGTTGATGTTGGTAAGGGTAGACGAGACAGTGTGGATTCCGGCGTCAACCACCATAGGTAACGTCGCAATGGTCTGGCTCGTGTACGCCAGTACCCCGTTCCGGTAGTACGACACTATTCCGTGCGAGGTCACCGCGATCTTGAACACGTCGTCAACGGAGAACCCCTCAGTGATGACCGCCACATAGGCCCCGTTCTCAATGATATAAGCGGAGTCCTCGTACAGGTAGACCCCGTACTGGTAGTTGACCTGTGTAAATTCCTGATCACCGTGGTACGTGTTCAGACCGCATACCTTGTACTTGCTGACACCGTTCTCCGAGGTCTTGAACTCCACGTAACCGCCATTGGAAGAGATCGTCTGTTTCGAGGTAGCCCCACAAGCCCATGGCTCGTACCCACCGACCTTCGTCATCCCATGCGCGGTGGTCGCTACTCCGACGATGTTTCTCCAATGCGCATTTTCACCGCGGGTAAGGACCGAGTCTGTAACAACAACCGCATTGGCGTCGGAACCGCTTACCGTGATGGCTGAGAAGCCGCGCGTGTTGTCGTAAATTTGGAAGCAGACGATGAGGCGCCCGGTTGATGACGTCGTGCTGGTGTAGACCAGCCCGCCATCCTTGTAATACCGGACCGTCGTACCAACACGCGCGATCTTGAACACGCTGGAGTTGGCCACGTAGGCAGGCCAACTAGAACCCGGATCGTGATAGGTACCGTTCTCCTTTACCTCATACGCAGGGGTCACTGCATTGGAACAGCAGATGGAGTAATTGAGGTAGTCGGCGGCCAACCCCTCGCCATCCGCGAGCCCAACGTTGCCAGCCATCTCGAACAGGCTGGCCTTAAACTCCACATACCCATCACCATTGATGACGCCCAGCACGTAACCGCCAACGTAAACGCCATTGTTGGCCAGGTTCCTGGTGATGCTGGTTGCTGTAGTTGTGCAGTTAGCAACGTCATACCAGAACGTGTTAGTGTCAGCAACGTCTACCGTCTTAGTGATGGCAACATCAGAGACCGTCGAAGCTGTACTATAGCCCGAGTACGTGACCTTTAGAGGTGCGGCAACATATGCTTTAACGAGGCTGGTATACTTGACAACATTATCTATTGAGTAGGTAACGACACCTCGTCTGACCTGAATACGAAACAGTGAGGCATTAGTGACTACTCCGTAGTCAGGTGTAGAGGAGAAGGGGTACTCATAGAGAAACGCTTTGGGGGTACCATCAAGAATGGAGTACCAGTTAAAATAACCACCGAACACATACGTCTCATACACTGCGGAGGAATACCCAAGACCAACCATTGCATTGTAGCCGACCCAAGCATCAAACGTAAATTCGACGAAGCCGTCTGCTTCGATGGTGCTTCGCGACCGCGCCATCGTACCTTCCCAGCCAGCACCAGGCAGTGTACGAAGCAATGATCTTTGGTCGGCATACAACCTGGCACCGTGGATATCCTCCCATATCTGAGTAGACAGCGCTACATCTATGCTTTCTGCTGCGATAAGACCAGGCGTGTTGTAAAGAGCGATGTTATTAAACCAACCAGTGTTCGTATAGAAGTCCATAATAATGTTCAGAGGACGGACGAGTGCGTCATGAACGCTTGTATAGATCAATGCGCCATCTTTGTAGTAACGGACTAGATTGCCATCTATCGCTATCTTCCAAACAGTGGAGGTCGTATAACTGGAATCAATGATGCTGTATCCGGTCTTGCCACCCCCCCACTCCCAGGCGTAGACGTTGCCGCTACCATTAAAATACAGACCGAAGTTTACGTTGTACGGAGTACCAGTGGTCCAAGTCGAGTTATACAACCCGCAGACCATCTGCTTACCAGTCATCGCTGTGAAGGTCAGATAGCCATTGTTATCGATATGTCCAGTAGATGAGCAACCGGCATCCCACGCGCCACCACCGCTATTTCTTGCTACGTAGGTCTGGGAATCGATGTTGACGTTGGCATTGTATCCCCAGTTAGGTGTTTGCTGAACCGGGGTAGAGCTGGTAGGGTCGTTAACTGAAACGTTCATAGGTGAGACTCCATGGGCCGGACGTGACATCATCAGCTTCATTAACTTCAAGCGTCATCTGCTGGTTGTCATAAGTGGAGTTGTTATAGACGGCTACCAACACCTCCCACATATCTGTGGCAGCACCAGCAGACCAACTTACACTTCCTGTTGACGCAACCTTGATACCGGTCCCTGTAAAGTTGGTCTGCGAATCTGTTTTTGTTTCCAAGTCTGCACTTGTTGAAACCCTGGCAAAATGACCGGCGGCATCATCTATGGTTTTAACTCCGTAGCGGATATCTGAACCAGCTGCGATACAGTCTAATTGAGCAGTATACGTACCAGTTGCCCACGCCGCATCCCCTACACCACCAGTTGGCCCTGTAAAGCAAAACCCCAGTACCGAATCGCCTGGCCCTGGGTAATAGTTAATAAGGCCAGTGACTAAATTGCCCGCAGCACTTGTAGTTGTTAAGACGGCAGTGTTGCCACTTCTTGCGCTATGAACAGATGTTCCCGCGGCAGTGTTTGACAGGTAAAGATTACCCATGACTAGCTTCTCACTTTGCCATCACGCAGACGGTCAACCGAAATGCCTTCAGTCCACTCGCGCCAACCGTGCAGAGTTTGGGCATCATGGTACTGCTTGTCCACTTCATCCTGTGTTCTGGTATACCCATTACCGCACGGAATGTGCCCGTGTCTCACCTTGTTATCATTGGGCTCTTTCCATTTCACCCGCTCATGCACAGTTGTGTTCTCGGTGTCCAGATACATAGCGTGATGCCTTGAACCAGCATCGGCATAGACCACACGACTCTGGCGCGTGTTGTATTTCCCGCCCACTTTGGGATCTGGGGCTAGGGGCAAGAACTGCCAAGTCACGGGGTCAATCTCAGGATCATCGTGCCAAGTAGTGATCCGACACCCTCGTCCAGCAATGGGCTCTACATGGCAGTGGTCAAATCCACTGAATTCAACACCTTGGATGTTCACTGCCGCGATGAGTCCCGGACTGTCATCGATGGCAGACCCGTGATCCTTCTTGGCAAGCTTGTGCCAATCTTCACTGTCGACTTCTACCCAGTCCTCGGGGTTACTCTTGGCCCATTGCACTAGAATCTTCATGGTCCGCTCCTATACCCCAGATACATATAATCCGACACCCTCTGGGAGAGACCCGATGATGCCGGACTTACGCCGTCCGGAGAAGACCGACCGGACTCAGTTGAGCTTTGGAGGCTCGATGACGAAACGGCAGTCTCCTCGCGAACAGATGCGTGCACCATTGTGGTGCTCCTTCGTCTCCTTCCCGCATATGGGACATGGGTGACGAGCATTAATCATAATTTCTGGAGTCATTGCTGCTTGCTCGACACGCTTACGACATGTCCCATTGGAACAAATGCGCCAGCCAAGTTGCTGATCCTCCTTCATAGCCGAACCACACCCAGGACATTTGTAGACTTTAATGCCGGGGTTGCTAGTTGAAACAACTAGCACATGATCCGAAGAATCAATCGTATCTTTCAGAAAAGCCATTGGTAGTCTCCTATTTAGTCTTCGGGTTACGTAATACGAATACGGTAAGAAATCTTCAGCTTATCTGCCTTCGTCTTCGCGACGGCGGTGTATACACATCGCATCATTGCTGTGCCACCGGGGCTGGTATGCTGACAAAGTAATACCACCTCCTTGGCTGCGGCAAATGACAGGATACCACCTGTAGTGGTACCAGCTCCGGATGGGTAGCTATTGATATACAAAAATGTCTGGCCCGTCGACATGGTTTTACTATCAACCGTGTTTAGAGAGCCGCCTATAGGTGTCTGTACGTTGACGTTAGCCCCAGTTGCCGCTGCACTACCAGAACCAATACGCATCTGATCGAACACTGTAGATTTGTGTCCAGATACTAGTTCCCAGATGTGCTTTTTACCGCAAGTTACCACAAGATTGTGTGATACTACACGCTTAGTACGTACAGGGCCATGCTTACCATCCCGCCAAACCTCAACTTCCACATAACCCCCAGCTCCAACATTATCAACTCTGTTTCGATTCTGCCGATTTTCCATTTGCCTTCTCCAATCGTTCAATGTTACCACGAATCTCCGACAGTATTTTTTCAGATGCCCCTGCTGGAAGTAATTCCTCAACTCGTCTGGCCCAGTATAATGCCTTATCATATTCACCAAGTTCAGTATAACATTCAGCCAGTTTCATCGCCGGTAAATAAGTATATGAGTCAAGATCAATCCACCACAGTGTAAACGGCATGTTACCAATTCGAGTTGATGCATACAAAAAAAACTGAATAGCTTGTTCCCAATTCTTCTCCTCTATAGCAATATCTCCAAGCCACATCCAGTGCTCAATACGGGTCCAATCTTCTTGCGAGCCTCCATACAACGTGACTTTTGCCTCTTCAAGACGTCCAAGTTTGGCATATTCTTTAGCAAGCAATAGACGCGTGTGATAGCGCATAATACCATTATGATTCACAGCTAGAAATTCTAAAAAACGCTCAATGGCCTTCTCAGGATTAAAATCCCGCGTCTCCGAACCAAGATAGTGTAATGAGGTTTGATTTTCTTCAACGAGCCAATCACGTAATAACGTATATCGGTTCTGCTTAGCCCGCTGGTCTCTACGCTCCAATGCGCGCTTATGAACGCGTCTATGACTTGTTATGACTTGAGGCATCTTTACACATAATTCATTGGTTGGCATGTCAAGAATATTGTGAGTGCTACGCTTAAACCGAAGGTCTGAGTGACGCCTGAAAAGCCATGGAAACGCCCATTGATCGCCTTGACCTTGACGTAATACATAACCAACTCTAGATGCTTTTGGCATTACTTTGTCTAGGTATAAAAGAGCATCTATACCAGCAGCCAAAGACTCATGAGCCTCTGTCATAAAGATCCAATCACCAACACAATGATCGATACACTGATTTCGAATATGAGCGAAATGGACACCACCGGATGGAACACGATCATTAGACGGACCCTCAGGGTTCTCTAGATAGAACCACTTCTCAGCGTATTTTTCCACAATCTCGACAGTATTATCTTTAGTACGTGGATCGATACCAACGACAATTTCATCAGCAATACCACGGAAACTAGCAAGCGTCTCACCAATATCAGCAGCTTCATCCCTAGCTGGAAACGTGACAGACAACTTATATGGTTTATGAGCAACCTGACCAGCGATTCCAATCATGAATGGTCCTAAGACTTCGACCCGAGCATCTTCACCAAACGTTTCACGAAGTTCGTTCAGGAACTCTAAAGCTGTCCACCTGATAGTGTGCTCAGACTCTTCTTCTGGTCCTAGACGATCATGAGGCACTGAGGCGATCAAACCTAGAGCCTGGCTATTAGCCATCCTATAAATTCTTCTACGGGTACTCCAGGATAAATGCTCTAATACTTCGGTGCTAACCAATAAGTGCTCCTCAATCGACTTAAAGGCCTCATCTATATTAGACCACTGTTCCAAATGCACCTTCTTGGCTTCCAGGCCCCTATCTATAGCTGCCTTGATAGCTGTATCATTATGTTCCCATATGCAGACACTACATCCTTTTTGCTCTTTAAGACGTTGTCCAAGGATGCCAACACCGCCACCAAAGTCTACGACTTTCAAACCGGGCGGAACAAGTTCAAGAATCCGTTTATAAACTGGGTCCAGTTTTTTCTCACGCCATTCAGCCTGGATTTGATTTTTCCAACATTCATTCCAGTGATCTGGAGTATTGTTGGCAACATTTGCTGGAACCCACCTACAATCTCCGAATGGTGGTTGTAATGTGTTGACTTCGCCAGCGGGGACAAACCCATGCGGAGTTTGCAAAATCTGCATGGTTGTATCTTCGTAGGAACGACCGAACGATGTTGCGTCAAATTGTTTCATAATATCCTACGTTACCACTATTTCCGCATTGTCACATACGCAAGCATCGGTAGATGAAGCACCCTGTTTGAGTTGGACCTCATATGTTTTATTAGCATTTGGAAGATCGGACCCAGCGGCAAGAACAACAGTCGAAACTTCTGGCTGCAAAGACACACTTGCAGCCAATGGATCCGTATTGACCACCACACTATCTGTTTGATTATATAAACGAAGCGTCGATGTGATACCTGCATTTGCTGTACGAAGTATGCAACGAAATGTAAATGTGGATCCTGAATACAACGAGGCATCAAATGTATTAACACCAATTATTTGATATCCAGTACTCCCATTTACGATCGTGGTGCCAGCAACAAACATGCATACTGAATCCCCAACGGCGCCCTGCGGACCAGTAGCACCAGTAACTCCAGGTGACCCCTGTGGACCAGTTGCACCGGTAATTCCGGGTGATCCTTGATTCCCTTGTGGCCCTGTGGCCCCCGTTACACCAGGAGATCCTTGGTCGCCCTGAGGGCCAGTGGCCCCGGTGACGCCGGGTGAACCTTGTGGCCCAGTCGCTCCGGTAATTCCGGTAATTCCGGTAATTCCGGGTGAACCTTGATTCCCTTGCGGTCCAGTAACACCGGTAACTCCAGTAATTCCTGGTGATCCCTGGCCACCTTGCGGGCCAGTAGCGCCAGTAACTCCAGTTACACCCGGTGATCCTTGCGGTCCGGTCGCGCCAGTAACGCCCGTTATGCCCGGTGATCCTTGATCTCCTTGGGGTCCAGTTGCACCAGTAACTCCAGTGACCCCAGGAGACCCTTGATCACCTTGAGGGCCAGTCGCTCCTGTAACCCCAGTAACACCGGGACTTCCTTGTGGACCAGTTGGTCCTGTTACACCAGTGACTCCAGGTGAACCCTGATCCCCTTGCGGTCCAGTGGCTCCTGTTACTCCAGGACTCCCTTGCGGACCAGTTGGTCCTGTGGCACCTGTAACCCCCGGAGACCCTTGTGGACCAGTTGCGCCAGTTACACCCGTTATACCGGGGCTTCCTTGAGGCCCGGTTGCGCCAGTTACACCCGTTATACCGGGGCTTCCTTGATCTCCTTGTGGTCCAGTAGCACCAGTTACTCCCTGTGGACCCGTTGGACCAGTAGCGCCTGTAGCTCCATCAGGACCAGTAGCACCAGTGACTCCGGGACTGCCTTGTGGCCCGGTGGGTCCTGTTGTACCAGTAATTCCAGGCGATCCTTGAGGGCCGGTTGGTCCTGTGGCACCTGTAACTCCGGGCGATCCTTGCGGTCCTGTAGGACCAGTCGCTCCAGTGACTCCGTCCGGTCCTGTTGCACCAGTGACTCCAGGAGATCCTTGCGGACCCGTGGGACCTGTCGCTCCGGTAGCTCCCTGTGGACCGGTAGCTCCTGTGACTCCAGGCGATCCTTGTGGTCCTGTAACTCCGGTAACTCCATCAGGACCTATGGGACCTGTAGCACCAGTTACTCCTTGCGGTCCAGTGGGACCAGTAGCCCCTGTAGCTCCATCTGGACCAGTAGCGCCCGTTACTCCCGGTGATCCTTGTGGTCCAGTCGGACCCGTCGCTCCTGTAACTCCGGGCGATCCCTGTGGACCAGTAGGACCTGTAACGCCTGTTACTCCAGTAGCTCCTCGCGGTCCAGTCGGACCTGTGAATCCAGTGACACCAGGACTTCCTTGTGGTGCAGATACAGCCAATGTAGTTAGTATATGACTAGCATTAGCTGTTCCTTGATAATGCCAATGTGCTACACGTGCTGACGGACTCGCATTAAACGCTAATACGCGAACTAATATGCGATCAGTTGTACCAAGTGGGATATCACTAATAATTGTATGTTCGAGATTATTGTAAACCGGTGACATGCTTGTAATATCAGATGTTGCCGCTGTTGTAAATAAAACAGTCTCGACACCAGCAACAGATTTAACGACTTGATACTTGTATGTGCAAGTTCCGCCAGAGACGCTAAACCAAGAATGGAATTCCCATGTGCCAGCAGGGATACTTGAACCAGGAACTAATGCTAGTGTTGCATAAGTGTCTAACGCAACTCCTGCCGTATCATTACTTTCTACTATTACTGTTTCGTCAACAGGGGTCCCGCTAACTGGAACTCGAGTTAACTTCTCGTTATTTATTGATAATGTAATCGATGGACCGGCACCTTGTTCTGTAAGTGCTACGAATGTAGCTAATGTCAGGTCTGACGCTGTGACTGCAGTGATGGGATAAGTTCCATCATTTAGTCCGCTAGTCGATCCAACGACTTTGACTTTCTGTCCAACTAAATAATTGTCAGCTGTAAAACTACCAGAATCACGATGAATGGTATCGGGATTTGTGTTAGCGAAAGAAATACCCGTCGAAGTTATCGTCGGAGTAATAATATCTGAAGTTATATTATCATACCAAAGTATCAACCCGGCGTTGACACCAACTGGTCCTTGAGCACCCGTTGGACCCGTCGCTCCAGTAGCCCCTTGTGGACCAGTTGCTCCAGTGACTCCAGTAGCCCCTTGCGGACCTGTAGCTCCTGTGACCCCAGTGACTCCGGGAGATCCTTGCGGACCAGTTGGTCCAGTAACGCCCGTAATTCCAGGACCCGTGGCGCCTGTGACTCCAGGCGATCCTTGCGGACCTGTAGCTCCGGTGACGCCTGTTACTCCCGGTGATCCTTGCGGTCCAGTCGGACCAGTAGCTCCCGTAGTTCCATCAGGTCCAGTTGCTCCTGTGACACCAGGTGATCCTTGTGGACCAGTAGGACCTGTGGCTCCTGTAATACCAGGCGAACCCTGTGGTCCAGTAGCTCCTGTTACACCAGGTGATCCTTGCGGCCCAGTCGGTCCCGTTGCACCGGTCACTCCATCGGGACCAGTGGCTCCCGTAATCCCAGGTGATCCTTGCGGTCCAGTGGCGCCGGTAACCCCATCAGGCCCTGTAACTCCAGTTACGCCTGGTGACCCCTGTGGACCAGTTGCGCCTGTAACTCCGGTAACGCCCGGCGACCCTTGTGGGCCCGTTGCCCCAGTAACTCCATCAGGTCCTGTTGCGCCTGTAACCCCTGGTGATCCTTGTGAACCGGTAGCACCAGTGACGCCTGGTGATCCTTGCGGACCCGTGGGACCTGTTGCTCCGGTAGCCCCGTCAGGTCCAGTAGCTCCCGTAACACCAGGACTTCCCTGAGGACCTGTGGCTCCTGTAACTCCATCAGGCCCTGTAGCACCAGTGACGCCTGGTGATCCTTGTGGACCAGTAGCCCCTGTAACTCCATCAGGTCCAGTCGCGCCAGTGACACCAGGACTCCCTTGCGGTCCGGTTGCTCCTGTTACTCCGTCTGGACCAGTGGCTCCCGTTACTCCTGGTGAACCCTGTGGACCAGTAGCTCCGGTAACGCCGGGTGATCCTTGGGGGCCAGTTGGTCCAGTGGCTCCTGTTACTCCAGGACTTCCCTGTGGCCCAGTTGCTCCTGTAACACCATCAGGTCCTGTTACTCCAGTAGCACCAGGACTCCCTTGCGGTCCGGTGGCACCAGTTGCACCGGGAGATCCTTGCGGACCAGTAGCACCCGTAACTCCGTCAGGACCAGTAGCACCAGTAACCCCTGGGGATCCCTGTGGCCCTGTAGCTCCTGTAACACCAGTAATGCCTGGTGAACCCTGCGGGCCAGTAGCCCCTGTGACACCCGGAGAACCTTGAGGACCAGTGGCTCCTGTTACTCCATCAGGCCCCGTAACCCCTGGTGATCCTTGAAGGCCTGTAGCACCATCAGGTCCTGTAGCGCCCGTAACACCAGGAGAACCCTGTGACCCTGTCGCACCAGTAACGCCTGGCGATCCTTGTGGACCGGTAGCACCAGTTACTCCATCTGGTCCTGTAGCTCCAGTTACTCCGTCAGATCCAGTCGCACCTTGCGGACCGGTGGCGCCCGTCGCGCCTGGGGATCCTTGTGGACCAGTAGCACCAGTTGCTCCATCGGGGCCAGTAGCACCGGTTACTCCGGGAGATCCTTGTGGACCAGTTGCGCCATTTGGTCCTGTAGCACCCGTGATCCCGGGTGATCCTTGAGGCCCTGTCGCACCAGTGACTCCAGGAGATCCTTGTGGACCAGTAGCTCCTGTTACTCCGTCAATACCTGTCGCGCCTTGTGGACCGGTAGCTCCTGTGACCCCATCCGGACCGGTGGCCCCGGTTGCTCCCTGTGGGCCGGTTGGACCCGTTGCTCCAGTTATTCCCGGAGACCCTTGTGGTCCTGTAAATCCAGTTACTCCAGGACTTCCTTGATCACCCTGAGGGCCAGTAGCACCAGTTGCGCCCTGCGGACCGGTAGCACCTGTTGCTCCGGTTACGCCATCAACACCCGTTGCACCCTGCGGACCAGTGGCTCCGGTAACCCCGGTTATGCCTGGGGACCCCTGATCACCTTGAGACCCAGTAACACCAGTTACACCAGGGCTGCCCTGATCACCCTGAGGACCAGTTGCACCAGTGACCCCGGTTATACCTGGTGATCCTTGATCTCCCTGCGGACCTGTCGCCCCAGTTACACCCGTTACGCCCGGAGACCCTTGATCTCCTTGCGGACCAGTGGGTCCAGTAGCACCAGTGACGCCTGTTATTCCGGGGCTACCTTGCTCCCCTTGCGGACCCGTAGCACCGGTAGCACCAGTAACTCCCGGACTTCCTTGCGGGCCCGTAACTCCCGTTACACCAGGCGACCCTTGGGGACCAGTAACGCCCGTCGAACCCTGTGGTCCTGTAGCCCCCGTAACACCATCTGATCCGGTAGCTCCAGTTACACCATCAGAACCGGTAGCGCCTTGAGGCCCTGTCGCTCCAGTTATGCCCGGGGGTCCCTGAGGGCCTGTGGGACCAGTCGCCCCTTGTGGACCTGTGGCGCCGGTTACACCGTCGACACCCGTGGCGCCCTGCGGACCGGTAGCACCTGTAATTCCAGGACTACCCTGCGGACCAGTCGCTCCGGTTACTCCATCGACGCCAGTGGCGCCTTGTGGACCGGTCGCTCCGGTTACTCCATCAACACCTGTCGCGCCTTGAGGACCGGTTGCTCCAGTAACCCCATCAGGGCCAGTGACTCCGGGTGACCCTTGTGGACCAGTAGCTCCTGTAACTCCAGTTACACCAGGACTTCCCTGAGGTCCGGTAGTACCAGTAACCCCGTTAGGACCAGTCGCACCAGTTACGCCATCAACACCTGTTGCACCTTGTGGACCTGTTGCGCCGGTTGCTCCGTCAGGACCAGTCGCTCCTGTAACTCCAGGCGATCCCTGTGGGCCAGTAGCGCCCTGCGGACCGGTTGGTCCTGTTGCACCAGTTACACCTGGTGACCCCTGCGGACCGGTTGGTCCTGTTGCTCCAGTTACACCATCGGGACCTGTTGCCCCGGTGGCGCCTTGTGGCCCGGTAGCTCCAGTGACACCATCAAGTCCGGTGGCGCCTTGTGGCCCGGTAGCTCCAGTAACGCCAGGTGACCCCTGCGGCCCCGTTGCACCGTCAGGACCCGTAACTCCTGTTACACCAGGGGATCCCTGTGGGCCTGTTGCTCCTGTAACTCCAGGACTACCCTGTGGGCCCGTAGCACCAGTAACACCTTGAAGCCCCGTAGCACCAGTAACACCGTTTGGTCCTGTGGCTCCAGTTACACCAGGAGATCCTTGAGGTCCCGTGGCGCCGGTTACTCCGTCTGGACCAGTCGCACCTGTAACCCCGGGTGATCCCTGCGGGCCAGTGGAACCAGTAGCACCGTTAGAACCAGTAGCTCCTGTTACTCCATCAAGTCCGGTAGCACCTTGAGGTCCAGTTGGTCCGGTAGCGCCTGTGACACCATCAGGCCCAGTAACACCAGTTACACCGGGTGACCCCTGTGGACCAGTGGCGCCGGTTACTCCAGGACTTCCTTGCGGACCAGTGGCACCAGTTACACCCTGAGGCCCGGTAGCCCCGGTTACACCATCGGGACCAGTAACGCCTGGAGAACCCTGTGGGCCTGTCGCACCTGTAACACCTGGCGATCCCTGTGGACCAGTGGTTCCTGTAACCCCAGGCGATCCCTGTGGACCTGTAGCTCCAGTAACGCCATCGACTCCAGTTGCGCCCTGTGGGCCGGTCGGTCCGGTGGCTCCTGTCGCGCCATCAGGACCTGTCGCCCCAGTGACACCGGGTGAACCTTGAGCACCAGTTGATCCTGTTACACCTGGTGATCCTTGCGGACCTGTTGCGCCAGTGACTCCATCTACGCCCGTTGCGCCTCGAGGCCCGGTCGCACCAGTAGCACCATCTATACCAGTGGCACCTTGTGATCCAGTCGCTCCCGTTACACCATCGATCCCGGTCGCGCCTTGCGGACCAGTGGCTCCCGTAACACCTGGAGAACCTTGTGAACCCGTAGCTCCGGTTGCACCATCGGGACCCGTAGCACCGGTAACACCAGGAGATCCCTGTGATCCAGTTGCCCCTGTGACACCGGTTACTCCGTCAATACCAGTTGCGCCTTGCGGACCAGTGGCACCAGTTACTCCATCAGGACCGGTGGCACCGGTAACGCCGTCAACGCCCGTCGCGCCTTGAGGACCAGTCGGTCCGGTGACACCAGTTACGCCGTCAATGCCCGTCGCGCCTTGCGGGCCGGTGGCTCCAGTAACCCCAGTTATTCCAGGACTTCCTTGAGGCCCTGTGGTTCCAGTTACTCCAGGCGATCCCTGTGGACCAGTAGCACCAGTGACCCCATCGGGTCCAGTAGCACCGGTAACGCCTGGAGAACCCTGTGGTCCAGTCGCTCCCGTAACTCCATTAAGACCAGTAGCGCCTTGTGGGCCCGTAGCACCGGTAACACCTGGAGACCCTTGCGGACCCGTTGCGCCCGTGACGCCATCTGGTCCAGTAACACCCGTAACTCCAGGAGATCCCTGGGAACCAGTAGCACCGGTCACTCCGTCTACGCCGGTAGCACCTTGCGGACCAGTTGGCCCCGTAGCACCGGTAACACCATCAGGTCCAGTGGCTCCCGTTACTCCAGTGGCGCCCTGAGAACCCGTAGCACCGGTAACACCAGGGCTGCCTTGCGGACCAGTGGCGCCAGTGGCGCCGTCCGGACCCGTTGCTCCTGTAACACCGTCAGGTCCTGTTGCGCCAGTGACTCCAGGCGATCCTTGTGGACCGGTAATGCCGGTTACACCGGGGCTTCCTTGATCACCCTGCGGTCCGGTAGCACCGGTTACACCTGGTGAGCCTTGTGGACCAGTAGCACCCGTTACTCCGTCAGGACCTGTAAATCCTGTGACTCCGGGGCTTCCCTGCGGACCGGTTGCTCCAGTTACACCGTTGACACCAGTTGCGCCCTGCGGACCAGTAGCGCCAGTGGCTCCATCAGGACCGGTAGCACCAGTTACTCCAGGTGATCCCTGCGGACCAGTTGCTCCTGTAACACCGGTTACCCCAGGACTTCCCTGTGGTCCGGTTGCGCCAGTAATCCCATCAATACCCGTAGCGCCTTGGGGGCCAGTCGCACCTGTAACTCCGTCAGGACCTGTGGCTCCGGTTACGCCCGGTGACCCCTGCGGACCAGTAGCTCCTGTTGCTCCATCCGGACCGGTGGCCCCTGTGACCCCATCAGGCCCCGTAGCACCAGTGACACCTGGAGAACCTTGTGATCCAGTCGCTCCAGTTGCCCCATCTGGTCCTGTCGCACCAGTTACGCCGTCAATTCCGGTCGCACCTTGTGGACCTGTTGTCCCAGTAACCCCATCAGGTCCCGTAGCTCCAGTAACTCCGGGTGATCCTTGAGGACCAGTGGCTCCTGTTGCGCCGTCTGGTCCAGTAGCACCGGTAACCCCCGGGGATCCCTGCGGACCAGTAGCACCGGTTACTCCATCAGGCCCAGTAGCGCCAGTAACGCCGTCAATTCCAGTGGCGCCCCGTGGACCAGTAGCACCGGTTACTCCATCAACACCTGTAGCACCCCGGGGGCCGGTCGCTCCTGTAGTTCCATCAGGACCTGTAGCACCGGTAACCCCGGGTGAACCTTGTGGACCGGTTGCTCCTGTAGTCCCATCGGGACCAGTAGCGCCAGTTACTCCATCAGGACCAGTAGCACCAGTAGCGCCGTCAGGGCCGGTAGCCCCTGTGACTCCCGGAGACCCTTGCGGACCTGTAGCACCGGTAACCCCGTCAATGCCCGTAGCGCCTTGTGGGCCCGTAGCACCGGTAACTCCATCAGAACCGGTAGCACCTCGGGGTCCTGTCGCTCCAATTACACCATCAGGGCCGGTTGCACCAGTTACTCCGGGAGACCCTTGGGGGCCAGTCGGCCCTGTCGCCCCAGTTACTCCATCAACACCCGTCGCACCTTGTGGGCCTGTTGCCCCAGTAGCGCCATCAGGACCAGTGGCACCAGTGACTCCTGGACTTCCCTGCGGACCCGTAGCACCAGTTGCACCGTCAGGTCCCGTAGCACCAGTTGCACCGTCAGGTCCCGTAGCACCTGTAACGCCTGGTGAACCCTGCGGACCCGTTGCGCCAGTAACACCGTCGATACCAGTCGCACCCTGCGGCCCAATGGGACCGGTGGCTCCTGTGACACCATCTATGCCAGTCGCACCCCGAGGTCCTGTAGCACCAGTAACACCATCGATCCCGGTCGCACCTTGAGGACCGGTGGGTCCGGTAGCGCCAGTTACTCCGTCTGGTCCAGTTGCGCCAGTAACTCCTGGCGATCCTTGCGGACCGGTGGCACCAGTAAGGCCGTCAGGTCCTGTGGCTCCAGTTACACCAGGTGATCCTTGCGGACCAGTGGGGCCAGTTGCCCCAGTTACTCCGTCATGACCAGTTGCGCCAGTAACCCCAGGTGAACCTTGAGGTCCTGTGGCGCCAGTTACTCCATCAATTCCGGTGACGCCTTGCGGACCTGTCGTCCCAGTTACACCCGGAGAACCCTGCGGGCCTGTTGCACCGGTTGCACCATCAGGCCCGGTTGCTCCTGTTACTCCTGGAGATCCCTGGGGACCAGTTGGTCCAGTGGCACCAGTAACTCCATCAATACCCGTCGCGCCTTGCGGACCAGTAGCACCGGTTACTCCGTCGGGTCCAATAGCCCCTTGCGGACCGGTCGTTCCTGTTACTCCATCAGGTCCTGTGGCACCAGTAACTCCGGGTGATCCTTGGGGACCGGTAGCGCCAGTGACTCCAGGTGATCCTTGAGGGCCAGTAGCACCGGTTACTCCGTCGGGCCCCGTAGCACCTTGTGGACCAGTTGCTCCTGTAACACCATCAGGACCTGTGGCGCCGGTTACTCCCGGAGATCCTTGTGGACCGGTCGCGCCTGTTACTCCATCAGGCCCTGTTGCTCCCGTAACCCCAGGCGATCCCTGTGGACCAGTAGCACCAGTGACCCCATCGGGTCCAGTAGCACCGGTAATACCAGGTGATCCTTGATTCCCTTGTGGGCCAGTCGCTCCCGTAACTCCCGGTGAACCTTGTGGACCTGTAACACCAGTAACGCCTGGTGATCCTTGATCTCCTTGTTGCCCTGTAGGACCGACTGGTCCCGTAGAACCAGTGCCGACACCCGGTGGTCCTTGTGGCCCAGTTGCTCCGGTGACTCCTGGTGAACCCTGATCACCTTGGGGACCTGTAGCGCCAACAATTCCTGGTGATCCTTGATCTCCTTGGGAACCCGTAGGACCGGTAGCACCCGTTACGCCAGTGATTCCTGGTGAACCTTGAAGTCCAGTAACTCCTGGCGAGCCTTGGTCACCCTGTGGTCCAGTAGGCCCGGTAGCCCCAGTGACTCCTTGTGGCCCAGTTGCTCCTGTTGGTCCAACAGGCCCTGTAGAACCAGTTCCAACTCCTTGCGGCCCTTGGGGACCTGTGGCACCAGTAACACCCGGTGGCCCTTGATCTCCTTGAAGACCAGTAACCCCGGGCAATCCCTGATCTCCCTGTGGACCAGTAGGTCCGGTAGATCCAGTAACTCCGGGTGATCCTTGTTCTCCCTGTGGACCTGTAGGGCCAGTTACTCCTGGCGATCCTTGCGGTCCGGTAACGCCAGGCGATCCTTGTATTCCTTGAGGACCAGTAACTCCTGGCGATCCCTGTGGACCAGTTGTTCCTTGCGGTCCAGTAGGTCCAGTTGGACCAGTAGCTCCTTGATGCCCTACGGGTCCAGGTAACCCAGTAGCTCCTCTAGGACCAGGAACGCCTTGTACACCCTGAGGACCGGTCGGTCCCGTCGAACCGATAGGTCCAGTTGGACCGGTAGCTCCTGTTATCCCAGGAGATCCTTGTGTTCCCTGAGGCCCTGTAGCTCCTTGCGGCCCTGTGGGACCTGTGGCTCCTGTAACTCCTTGGAGTCCTGTAAATCCAGGAGACCCTTGAGTTCCTTGTGGACCTGTCGAACCAGTTACACCAGGTGATCCTTGAACGCCTTGTAACCCAGTCGCACCAGTGACACCGGGTGATCCTTGAATTCCTTGTGGTCCAGTAATGCCCTGCAGTCCTATAGAACCAGTTGGACCAGTTGCGCCGGTAACACCAGGTGATCCTTGAATTCCTTGTAATCCAGTAACGCCCTGGACGCCGGTAGACCCTTGAGGTCCAGTAACGCCTGTAATACCTTGTGGACCTGTTGGACCGGTAGCTCCCTGAGGTCCTGTTGGACCGGTAGCTCCCTGAGGTCCTGTTGGACCTGTAACCCCTCGCGGGCCATTATCCCCCTGAGGACCAGTGGCTCCTTGTGGACCTGTGGGTCCGGTTGGACCAGTCGATCCAGTTACTCCCTGTGGACCTGTAACCCCCTGTGGACCTGTAACTCCTTGTGGTCCGATATCCCCTTGTGGACCTGTGGGGCCGGTCGGACCCTGAATACCGGCTGGACCGGTTACTCCTTGCGCTCCCGTGGCCCCGAGAGGGCCTTGAACACCAGTTGCCCCCTGAGGACCCGTTACCCCTGGAGAACCCTGTGGACCTGTCGTCCCAGGGCTTCCTTGGGGTCCTGTAACCCCAGTAGCTCCACGTAATCCGGTAGCTCCCTGAGGCCCAGTCGGGCCAGTATCTCCTTGATGTCCTATGGGTCCTGGTAATCCAGTAGCTCCCCTTGGTCCAGGAATGCCCTGCACTCCTTGGGGACCTGTTGGGCCTGTGGCCCCTGTTGGACCAGTGGCTCCTGTGGGACCAGGAAGTCCAGTGGCCCCTCTAGGCCCAGTTATGCCTGGACCGGTTACTCCTTGGGGACCAGTTGGACCAGTGGCTCCTGTTACCCCAGGAGATCCTTGGATACCTTGAATGCCTGCGGGCCCGATAGCTCCTGTTGGACCAGTGACACCAGTGATTCCATGTGCCCCGGTCGGCCCGATAGACCCTGTTGAACCAACGGGACCAATTGGACCAGTGGCGCCTGTGATACCAGGTGATCCTTGTGCACCGGTAGCTCCGGTAACCCCTGGAGATCCTATTATGCCTTGGGGACCAGTAGCTCCCTGTGGTCCTATAGCTCCCGTAGTTCCAATAGGACCGGTTGGACCTGTAACCCCTTGTATGCCTGTTAGACCAACTGGTCCTGTAGGACCAATTGGCCCAGTAACACCAGGGCTACCTTGGATACCCTGCGGGCCAATTGGCCCGATAGATCCAGTAGCTCCTGCCGGTCCCGTTAATCCAACCGGACCTGTTAAACCAGGACTTCCCTGAATACCCTGTGGACCTGTAGCCCCGGCAGTGCCTGCAGAACCAGTGGGCCCAATCGGACCAGTGACCCCCTGCGGACCAGTTGGACCTGTCGGCCCTGGCGGTCCAGTTGCTCCTGTCGCGGATCTCAGTCCGCGTGGGTTTCCACAATTCTGCTGGGACATATTAACTTGCAGCAGTTAGAGTAATTCCCACAGAACCTGGAGCCCCGGGCTGCCCTTTTTCAGCTACTATGAGCCTGGCTGTTAAAGCTCCTCCTGGCACACAGATGTGAATAATTGAATTCACTGGTGCATTTGAATCTGGAATTGGTCCAGCTAAATCTTGCAAATACATGTTTTGAGTGGCGGTTGGATCCGATACCGTATAGTTAAAATCTATCATAGTTTCTTGTGATTCTTCCACGCCATTGCCCCAAAGAAGCTTGAATTCCGGATAACCATCTGCTATCCCTCTTACATATGTTATGTAAAAAGTTAGTTGTCTGATTCGTTCTGGAATTACATAGAATGGTTGGTTGGTCCAACCTCCACCAGCTGGAAGCACTTGAGTTGCTAAGTGAACAACTCTCGGAATTTCATATGGACAACACTGATTCATGGGCGGTACTGGCGGGATTGGAACATAAATGACGGTGCATGGAATACTGCACGTTGAAGAAGAACATGATGTACAACATGCCAACGCATTCGAGACCGTGGCCGACCTACATACCAATCCAGAGGTATTAATAACCGAAAAAGGCATGGATTTAGCCTCAATCGGTGAATCAGCTTGTTCCATGTATTCCCAAGTAATGATATAATCGCCACCAATCATATTAACCGATAAATAAGCATAATATTCACCAACACCGACTCTAACAGCAGCAGTTTTTGCTGTTACAGCAGTCCCCAAAGCATCATATATGGTCCAAAAGACACTAAATGGATCTATTGGCAACCCGTCATCATTTTTAACATAGAGTGGTAAATCACCTGGTCCCAGAAGAGCTCCACGTAAATACGAAAACTCTCCGGCTAATGGTATTCCATCGGCCGTTATCGGACCGCAAGAGCTATAACTCGATGGATTTACTACGAAGAATTGTTCAGTATCAACTGAAATTTGGTCGCCAGATTCGTCCTGCCACTGCCATTGAATGAAATAATTTCCTGTTTTATCAGTCACACTCCATGGAGCATAATATTCACCCGTATTAGCTTTGATGGCGCACAAATTTTTTCCGGATATTTGTGCGCCATCCGAAGCATAAACTGTCCATCTAACATCAAAAGCGTCCTGAGGGTAACCGTTTGGATTAGTTAAGTATAATCGCAGGTCCCCTTCAGATAGCTTTGTCTGGGCTGAAAAAGCTGGCATTTATTCATCTCACAAATGTCGCGTTTAATCCACTAGACCCTGTAGACTTAAATGACCCAGACGGAACAATGTCATAGTCCTTGATTAATTCTATGCTATATGATGCATGTTTCGTTATAATGCGCCAAAATCCGACCATATGAGGAAAAAATCTCAAGCTATAGAATCCATTGGCGATTTCGTTAAAATATATACTACCGGATGAAATTGAAGAATCAACGATGCCGGTCCCGTCAATCAGGGGCCAATTTAAAACGCCGTTATTAACGAATACTGTGCATGTTAAATTTGCCGGTACAATGCCTACCGATCTTATAATTGAATTTATCGGATAATAAAAATCAAGCTGCTCATATATGACTGAACCAGCAGTTACAATGCGACTCATACTTAATGAATCGAATTAGCATCTTATGATATTTAAAATATTAGTATACCGAGTGACCAATCTCCCAATTACGAGACATCAAAACACATTTCCTTAAAGTTCTTGATTTCTGTTGCAAATGCATTAGCAACAACCATTCCCCGTCCAGAATAATAAGCCTCCCGCATATCGGAAATTGACCCACCAGGATTTATAAATATGAAATATACTCTCTGTCCCTGTCTACGAGTCCGAAGTAGTTGACAGCCTGAGATCTTTAAATAAGCCGCCAAATATATATCATGAAATTCGCACTCATCAGTTTCCTGTTTAATGTCTGTCATATAATCTACCTATGATCATACTTTACTGGAAATAAAGACTATAAAAACAAATCATGCGTTTGCTGATTGAACACGATGCTTCCTCATCCAATTTTTTCTCCATTCTCTCTTGCATATCAAGCATTCACGTGATCCTTTACTATTGATTACAGTATTTTCAACCGAGTACTCATGACCTTTGGGACAATGAGTCTTGTTTTTATTCAATATAGAACCATGAGCGAGTCCACTCTGACATCTATTGCGAAATTCCGGATCTTTCCACAATTCAGCATTTCTAGTTCGATACTCAGAGTCCCACATAAGCTTGGATGACGAAGAACGTTTTGCTTTAGATTCGGGTGTTGACTTTGTTACTTTTGAAGCTTCGATTATGCGAGCCTTAATTGCTGGATCAGTAACATTATTTCGCAATATAGGAATCACTTTCTCACGAAATTCAGGATTCTGCCATAATTTCTTTGATTTCGCAGATCTTTGTGCTGGAGTCAAAGAAGCATTTACTTTAGTCATGACCCGTAACATTTTTTCACGAAATTCGGGACGATCCCAAGGATTGTTATACGGATGCGGTGCATGGTCCCCACCTTTTGCTAAGTTAAACCCCTTATCCGGATCTCTTGTATTGAAATGATTGATCCATTTTTCCTCAGCAGCATTGGCTGCTTCTAACGTATCGCAAATTTCTAGAATTCCATGAGTGAATGCATCTTTTCCATATTTACGGATAGCATTCCAAAAATGGGCACAACCTCTGCCCCGCTTGTGTTTTGCATTCGCTATATGCTGATTCCAACGCTTCATCATCGTTAATTTGGTTAACCCGATGTAACGACGGCCGGAATGTATATGCGAATAAATCGTCCAGTGAAGTCCCATAAGGAACTTTACCAGACGATCTATTCAACCGATATTCGTAAGCCGCTAAATTGTGAAGACCGAAACCCCGTCGTCTTCAACGATGTACGCCGCAATCCCGGCCGGCAATCCAATCCTTGCTCCTCCAGGCTGGAAAGTGACGCTACGTAATTTGCTCAAATTTCCCCAAACGTATGACAGCAGAACCGGCCCGGTCTCTACTAACCTTGGAGCTATTACATCAGCAATCCCATTTGCATTATCACCATCACGCAACAGGGCCTGTTGTGCAGCAGTGAGTAGTGTAAATGTGGACATACCGTTTATTGCAGCTACAGAAACGTTAATTGTGGTTGGGGTTGGACGGACGATTGCTGCTACTGCAGCAACAGTCAGCCCAACTACTGTGTCTCCCAATACGTTGTATCCAAGAATTGCATTCAATGTAGAACCATTTGCTCCAGTATCGAGTTGAATTCTTGCTGCTGGTCCTGAATTGGTCGGAGCCACAGTATTGATTTGAACATGATTGGCTCCGTCATTTACAGCTATGAACGGCAACCCATTTACATAGAATCCGGAATTAAGATTGGCTATAACGGTCGCTATGGGAACAGCAGCGCCAGAAGTTACGGTAATGCTAGTAAAAGTGGCGGCAGCTGTCTGTTTGATCTTGAGAACGTTGGCGGGGGCCGTAGTAGCAAAGGTTGCGGCTCCGACAGATCCTCTCAGAGAAAGAATCCCCCATCTATTCAATGGTACTAGCAAATCTGCCACTGTAGCATAACGAAAATATCTACTCTGTCCTCTCGGCTCGCTTGAGAAACAACGTTGTGACGTGTTTTCTACGTCATTGAGATAAAATCTCTGAATGTCTGTTCGAACAAATCCGATACGCATCTTTCTACTCCTGGCATAGGGCCTTTGCCACGCCAACCACTGGCATTCTTATCACGGAGGATAAGAATAAACAGTTACACCGTCTTCTTCAACGACAGCTGCGGCTATTCCAGCAACTAATCCATCTGGCTTGAATGCAGCAACACGCATCTTGCTGATAACGCCTTTAGCGAAAGACATAACAGCTAGAGGTGTTTCAACAAATTGTGGGGCAACCAGATCAGCAATAGCTAGAGTTAAAGCGGCTTTCTGCGCAGTCGTTAAACTAGCAAATGTTGATAGTCCAATAATCTGGGCAGATGAAACATTGATCGTAACGGCGGTTGGATAAACCGCTGTTTTAAGAGCTGTCAACGTTAATCCGCTTAACGCTACCCCATCAGCAAGACCAAGTGGAGTATTCAATAAAGAACCGTGAGCAAAAGTATCAGTCGAAAGGATAGCGGATGGTCCGCTATTTGGGGCTACGGTATTAATCTGAATTCTGTTGATGCCACCATAAATAGACGCAATATATGGTAAATTGTTAGTTGCAAACCCTGCGTTTAAATCATCACGAATAACGGTCTTGAGTGTCGGATTGACAGCGGTTACTGCTATGCTGACAAAAGCACCAGAAGTCGGATTCTTAATTAGGAGATGATGATTTACCGACGTGTCAACCGAAGCATTATTATCTGTTCCAACGAGAGACAATATGGCATGAGTATTTAATGCCGATAACAATTCAGCATCAGATGGACGTCTAACATTCCGACTCTGTCCCGGCGGCTCATGAGAAAAGCAGCGTTGAACTCTGCTCTCCACATCAGCAATGTAAACGCCATTTCCCAGGTCGGTGCGTACTATTCCAACTCTCATGTTGATGGTTTCCTTGAGGTCCTATAGTGAGAAAACGTTTGACAACTTGGAATTAGATTGTACTCGAACTGTCCAACCGGCGCCATTAATCGGGGCTCCAATCGTTACCTTGAGATTGGTGAATTGAATTTGAGCTGCGATATGGACCGAGAAATCAGCCTGAGGAATTCTCTGGGTGACACCCGCCGGATTCGTGATATCTACATATGTAATATCGGGAGTTAATGAAAGAAAAGTGGTACCAGCAATTATAGTAGGACCACCACCAGCATTACCCGCAGCAGTAACCGTAGGAGTAGCCACTAATAGCGAACTGAAGACGGCGACAGTTACTATTCCATCAGTCTCGAGCCCGCCTATTACTCCGTCAGGCTCCATGGCCAACAAGACCTCGTCGGTCTGGACCATGTCAATATACCCCTTACGCGTAGTATCAACGACACCCCAGAAGGGAACATATATCTTCTGTTTAGCCCTCTGAGCATAAGGAGGACTATCAGAATTACCTTGACTCTTATCTATCTTATCTAAAAGAATAGATGCATCGCCAACGATGGTCTGCTCATTGATGACTCTGGTCAACAGAATAGGCATGTGCTTCTCCTGATTTAGTACCCGATAAACAGTTTACAAACCCAACGGGTTATTCCGAAGGGTGAAAGTGGCATTCATCTCAGTACCACCACCACCATTCTCTCCTCTAACAAATATTTGAGTCACTGATGTTGTGCGTTGTTCCATAGTTTTAAATATGGTGGTTACCGGTTGAATACCGAACTCGGCCCCAAATCTATCATAAGCTACATACAAATTATTCCCCCCATCATTAGATATTTGGAAGTCATTGCATTGCATAGGAAGCTGGATTTCGAGAGATGCAGTTATATCAGCTCCTGCAGGAACTGTTCCGTGTAATACAATAGCACGGAACGGAACTGGGTTATATGGCATAATTAAATGCATAGCTTCTGCCGTACCCGGCGCACCAGAAGCTAATACCGGTGTCACTTGAATGAAGAATGGCACACTATCTGCTACCGCTGGAACAGCAATAGTGTACATATCAGGGTCAAATACAAATCTGCATACTCCCCTATGCTGACTACCAGGGACAGGGACATCCACAGACCTGTAGGTAGCAGTATCCAATACTTGCAATCCCCCATTGGGGACTGTTTCAAATAAAGCGAATGCGGTATCGAAATTAACAGCAGCCGCGAATTCAAACCCAACTACACCGTCCCGAAGTCGAATACTGAGATCAACTAAATTGAGCCTACGCCTAGTTACAGAAATCGATCTTGGCATCTCGTGATAGCCAAGGGATTAAAAGCCTCTATATGATTTTAGTAGCTCTTTCTTCGGCAATTTTAGAATCATAGGACGCCGCTTTCTCTGATCCGACATCCTTAGTGGCCATTTCTTTGGCTTCTGTCCAATCCGATGCTTCATTCCCTTTATAATTTGGAATGGCTTTAGTTTTAATATTTCCGTACCTATTCTTTTGTCTGCGGCTCGCATCATGACTAGCTTTTATACGCTGGGCCTGAATACGACCACCTTTAGATGGCCATGATCCAGTTGGACCATCTATAAGAATAAACTCTATACCCTTAGGATTAAATTTATATATACATTTAGCCCCACATTTAACACATTTGGGCTCAAATTCTTTAAATTTATCTACTGAACAAACTTCTTCTTGTACAGCACCACATTTAGTACACGCGAAATCATACCTCATGTTATACGTTACTTTTCTTCTTCCTCCTCCGGTTCTTCCCATTCTATATCTTCATCAGTAATTTCTTCAGGTTTGCCTTTAACTTTAACTTTAGGCTCAGGCTCAGATTCCCAGTCTATATCTTCATCGGTAATGCCCTGGGATTCAGCTTCTTTAGATTCGTCTAAATGCCCCTCCCAGTGCTTCTCTTCATCTTCAGACTCAGCAGAATCTTTGTCCCAGTCTATATCTTCTTCGGTAATTTCTTCCCATTTAATCTCTGGGGTTTCCTCTTCTTCTTTCTCTTCTTCCTCGACCTTCTCCGCTTTTTCAGCCTCCGCTTCGATCCCCTCTATTTCTTCCGGATCTTCTATTTCTTCCCACTCGACATCGACATCATCGGCGTCTTCTGCCTGCTCTAACGGAATTTGAACGACGCCCTCGAGTTTATCCCAATTATCATCAACCTTCTTCAATACCTCTTCTTCATCTAAATCAGCATTCTCTGCAGCAATTTCCTTCGTAAAAGAATCTAATCTGGTAGTAACAGCATATGCATGCTTACATAACCAGTATTTACGTTCAGGGTCTCTAATGTCTGGGGGAGATGCGGTCCCATGCGGTTCTCCTAATAAATACCCGTTTTTCTTGGCATGATATTCAGGACCATTCCATTGCCAAAATGGGCAATCACAGGTTATGGCGACATGGTGCAAATCTGAAAGTGACGCTTTAACTATATGGGGAGCTTTCTTATTGCTATTAACTGAGAATGTGTAGACTCTATTTCTTTTATCAAATGAAACGAATTTAACATTACATATTTCAGCTTTCTCACGAATTTTGGCTGGGGTGTGAGTTTCTAATTCATCCGATTTTAAAGCCAAACGGACAATCATGACGTGCGGAATAACGGATGAATGTCGTACTGGCTTCTCCTCTGTTCTGTACGGATACTTCCAGTATTGAGTCATGTCGATATCGGTTGGGTATGATGTATCAGTCGGATTTTGAATATTTTCATCGAATAAATATTCCTGATGATGAGTCATACTATCAGCACCATCAATATCAAAGATAGACCCTGGATCAGATGATGGAACCGTTGGCTCAACATCATCATAAGTGAATGTTTTAGTCCCGAACCAGTCCGCCTCTTCAGTTTGTCCAGACGGAGTTTCATCTTCAGCAACTCTGGTTGAAGCAATTCTTGAAGCTATTTGACCAACATTCGATTCCATTTCTACGGTTACTGGTATAACAAATAATGGACGTAGATGCGACGGTATCGCACTACAGAAACTCAAAACATCCGGATATATGTCTTGATCCTGCCAAGCATAATAAGCAGCATCCGATAAAATAAAGCCACGAATACCATCATCTTTAGACATCGATCACCTGCTCAGCCAATTTTGATTTAGCATAGTCAATTACATTAAAATCTAAGTAGACTAGTAACATCACCACGAGGGACAAATTGATCAGTCATCTACTTCAACTCCCTCTGTCATAGGGTTCCCAGTTCGACGTGGGATCTTTAACCTGATATCCTCGAGAACCCTTTCTAATTCATCAACTTTTTCCGGACGTAACAATTGTCTCAGTTCCTCTTGATCAATTTTATCTATTACCATAGCAGAGGCATTTAAAGAATTCTCAAGTTTGGCTAATAAATTTGGAGCCCCGTATATAATGTCGCCAGCAATCGCATAAAGATGATCCTTATGCGTGCTGGCGTTCACCAATTCAATTGCACGAATTATATGTCTTTTTAATTCTTCACAATATAATCTCGCATCTGATATTTCTTCTTGAAGACACGCAGTGGCACCGGCAGTTTTATCCACACCGAGGCTTGTCTATCAAAGTCCTGGCGTATTTAATATTTCTTCAACCTCTTCATTAGAAAATATTCTTTCAGTCGATCCCTGATCTTTGCACGAACCTCAGGACTGCGTGTTTTTCCTTTTAACCCTTTTGATATATTAGCTCGATGTTCAGCACTGAATGGTTTCTTTGACTTTCCCTTGGTAGATGCTGAAATTTTGGCTCGATGTTCAGCGCTAAGTTTCTTTCCTCTACATCTATCTCCTATTTTAACTCGATTCTCATGGCTTATGATTTTCCCTTTATTGGCGTTCGATAATTTCATCTTAACTTCAGGTCTTGACTGTATTTCCTTCGATATATCAGACATCTTAGTGCGAAATCCAGGTCGTTTCCATAATTCTTTAGATGCTATTGAATTCCTGGCTTTTATAATCTCTCGATATCCCGGCTTCTCCCACATATCTTTAGATATTTTAGAAGCTTTAGCTCTAAGGCTCGGATCCAAGTATGAGTTTCGAGTTGATGCGATCACCTTTTCTCGATATTCAGAGTTTTGCCACAATTTTCTAACAATTTCAGATCTTTGAATTCTAGATACTGACGGTGCGTATTCGCCACCCTTCGTTAAATTGAATCCTCTATCCGGATTTCTTGAGTCATAAAATTTAATCCACTTAACCTCAGCAATTCCGGCTGACTCTAATGTATCACAAATTTCTAATATTTTATGAGTAAATGCATCTTTTCCATATTTACGAATAGCATTAGGAAAATGCCATCGGCCGTCTTTTGAACTTTTAGCAGCATAAATATGATTCTTCCACCTCTTCTCCATTGTCTGAGAAGTCAGACCGATATAACGCCGACCAGAATCAATATGTGTATGACAATAGATCGTCCAATGCTTCACACTGGAACGGTCCTATAAAAGCTTGGAAAATTTGATCTTGAGAACCTTCCTCATTTTCTTACCTTCAGCTTCATAAAGAGCCCTTAACAACGCAGGCTCTTCACCAAGTTCCTTGATTCGCTGAAGTTTATCCTCTGGCTTGGCGAAGAAATTCCAATCCTCAGGGAATGACGGACATATACTGCGTGCTATCTGCAGTTTGGAATCCCCACTAGATTCAACTTCTTCAATGACCGATTTTTTGGCGATCCTACCCGGAGGACCACTAGTATCTTTAACTTTGATATCACCCTCGGAAACTACGCGGCTATTTCTAACTTTCCCTATAATACGACCCTCATTATCTTCGTCTGTTTGAATATCAGTCGGATCTATTTTCCCAAGATTAGTCGATACCGATACGCCCTCAGTACTAGTACTGAACCCGCGTTTTCCAGTACCTCCGTCTGCTCTACCATATCCTTTTTCGAAGCTAATCTCTTCAAGTGCACTGGCCAAGCCAGTTTCCTTCGTCACATCGGCTACCATGTTCGTGGCAGTGCGGACTTTTGCCACAACTTCGCCTTCTTGAACATCGACATGGAGTCCAACTATTCTCTTATCTCCTTTAGTCAGATGCTTCCCCTGTTTCATGGCCGACTCGCGATCCCCCACTTGGAGAATCACGTCTTCATCATGATCATGGGTAGATAAAGCAGTGGGAGCATTTCGTTGAACTCGATGGAATTCACGATTGACTGACTGGGCCTTAGCGAGACTCCGCTCTGGACGAATTGGTGCAATACCATCACCTTGTTGAGTAAGGGTGGCCCAACCTTCTTTGACGGCTCCGCGCAGTCCCGGTTGTGGAAATTCAGCCCCCGCATACTTAACTATAGTCCCGTCGTATTCAAACTCGTCACCTTTCTGAATATCCAAGGTGTCCTTGCCACCAACACGAATCTTCATTTGAGCGTAAAATTTCCGGTAGTCGCCACGTTTCCATTGAATTTCCATGTTGAACTCCTTAAATTCGATATACTATACAGCAAAAACGGCAAATTCAATATAAAAACTCTAAAACTATGACATCCAAACTACGCAAACTAGTGGTCGTTACTATCGCTTTGGCAGTCATGGCCATTTCAGCATATATGTACGCCCCGATTTGGATCAGGCACAAAATTAAAGAGAAAGCTGATACGTACGGCATCCAAATAGACGTAGGAAAAGTAGAATTGCATTTCAATAGGGTAGTATTATCAGACATCCCAATATCGTCATCATATTTCCCAGGTCAGAAACTATCCATATCAACGGCAACAGTATATTTCGGATTGTCTGGGATACATCAAATAGTGATATCTGGTGGCGATTTAAAGATAACGGGTATTTTTTCCGAAATTAAGAAACAATTCTCTGAATGGGGACATCGATCTACCTCCGCAAATACTTCAGAACATAAATCAAAATTTGATATCAAGTTTGACTCGATAAATGCAACATGGCAGTCTCCATATAATGGTATTAACCAAATATCAGTTGATGGAATCAACAACTCAAATTCCAATATCAATGCGAATGCTATAACAATAGATACTGCGGCAGGGTCTACACACATAAGCCATGTAGAATATGAGAATGAGTCCAAAACCCTATCTATTAATACAATCAAATCTGAGGTTAACGACCTTGGACCAATAAAGCTTCTTCAATCGCAGAATGAACCACAAAACAGATCGACTCTTGGAAATGATGAAAATGCGTTATATAGAATCCATGTAACAAGCTATGAATTAAAAGCAATGGATCATGAAATTATAGCGTCTGATGTGATTTTACGCATGCACCCGTTTTCGATTCAAGCTCGAGAGGCTAATGTAGACAATAAGATTAAGATGATTAGTCCATGGGTTAGTATACAAAAATTGCCGCAAGGATTGTCGTCTATAGTATCCATTGAGTCTATCACAACATCGAATCCAACAATCACTGATGAAACAATCATTACGAAACCAATAGCATTAAGTTTACGGATAATAGATCAATATGCCGAAATCGAAGCTAGTATATACAAAACTCCATTTAAGTTAGGTATTCACAAAGATGATAATGTAATCCGATTCGATTTGATTATGGAGAAGACGCCTTGTCAGGATATTTTGGATTCCATCCCACAAGGAGTGAAGTCAGTTATTAATGAAATGAAATTAGACGGAAGTTTGTCTTGGGAAGTGCGTGGTCTTGTCGATTTGATCCCCGAGACGCAACTAAGAATGGACCCTGAGATCGAATTAAAACTGAGTAATTCATGTAAAATCACCAAAATTCCCGATGAACTGTCAGTGACTAAATTGCGGAAACCATTCAAACGCATAGTATTAGATCAAACCAAAACCCCGTTTGAAATAACTAACGGACCAGGAACAGAAGGATGGGTTCCAAATGGGCTCGTATCCCAATTTGTAGCTTTATCATTCAGAACCATGGAAGATCCGGGCTTCCTCGCTCATCATGGATTCGATATTCAGGCAATAGAAAATTCCATTAAAGAAAACATCAAGTCTAAGAAGTTCTTACGAGGAGCCAGCACTATCACGATGCAACTGGCCAAAAACTTATGGCTCAATAGAAGTAAAACTCTTGCCAGAAAAATTCAAGAAGCTTTCCTCACAATGTATCTAGAGCAAGCCCTGAACAAAGACGAAATATTAGAATTATATATGAACGTGGTTGAATTTGGACCCAAAATTTATGGGATCGGAAAGGCCTCGAGATACTATTTCAATAAATATCCGACTGATTTAACCCTAGGACAATCGTTATTTCTAGCCTCTGTTCTCCCTAATCCTAAAGTTCAGTTCTTTGATGCTAACGGGGATCTCAATCCGAAACGAGCCGATTATCTGAAAAGAGTTATGAAAGCGATGATGGATAGAAAACTCATCTCGCAAGACGAATATGATGATGGGGTAAAAGAAGTCTTGAAATTTAAACGATCATCTGTCACAACTGACGAAATAGTAGAGATTCAACCAGACCCAGATCCATGGCAAGTATCAGTCACTCAATAAATTCATTAACCTATCATATTCCGCATCATTAGCTACATTAACTTCAATACAAGTAGGGGTCGCCATTCGTCTGATTGGCCGTACCCTAAGTTGTAACTTTTTCAATTCTGATGCAATTCTACTTTTACTAGGTCGATCTGACTTATCTATGTCATTTGCTATACGCTTCAGCGCAGCGATCAATTGTTTAGGAGTCAACTGATGACCATCAGGAACAACTCGAGTTGACTCTACAAAATAGTTGATGTCCATATATATAATTATACCATTAGAATTGTATGTTAGTCTATGTGGAAGGACGAAAAAGCTGGAACACTGAATGAAGCCGTCCGTATCTTATCCGATTTGATAGTTGATCTACCAGCATCAGTATTGCCGTGCATTTTGGCCATTAGATTAGATAACATTGACGCTGAAGTAAAACGGTTAATTATACCTGTAATATCAGAAGCATATAAAACTCCAGAATTTCTACTAGATATGGCACCGGCTCAAGATAAAGAAATTCTAGTAAAACACATAAAACACACCATAGAACGAATCAACAATTTCATACAATTACAACAACACCCAGATAATCTACCTGAGATCTTATATGGACAACGTGAATTCGGATGCGTTTATCTTCCAACAGAACTATTGAAAAGACTTTATGTGATAGGCGAATCCATCTTAGATTCAAGAGTAAATAAAATCAAATTAGAGGAAGATTTTGTGATGAATAGCGCCAAGGTTATGTTACTAGCTGCTGATTGGGTTGAATATTCCAAACGCAAGTGGGGAATCATGGATGGATCGGAAATGACTGTAGTATCCCCGCTATCTAAAGAAGAAGCAAAGAACGCTGTTCCAGATATTGAAACTACTCCGCCTTTTTGAGTATAACTATCGAAGCAATTTGTTCGCGAGACCCGTCTGCTTCAGCCTCTTTGGCGGTATTTTCGATAGTCTGTTTACATGTTTTACATCCGGCCTTGACTCCGGAAAAAGGATTGTCTTTACCACAATCAGGACATTTATCCAGTTCTGTTGCAATTGAAATCATACCATAAATAATGATTAAAGTTTAGTGAATCGTAAAGTTTGCTATGGAATTCACTGAATTGCCTTGGGTGTTAATTAGTGCCGGACAAGTTCGATGTAATATATGTAAGAAAATTGCTAAACTCGATACCATTACATTAGAAGAATTTATTCGGGAACATGCAGAACATAAGGCTCCGCCAACCCATTATCCGGTTGGTGATATGGTGGCTAAAGTGACTAAGGCTTTGGGAATTACTAAAAGATGTTCCGGTTGCGAGCAGCGCAGATACGATTGGAATAGAAGGATACTAAAACATTAATAGGACCGCCCGGTGTGGAACAAAAACACTGGACAATCTACTGTCATATTCATATCGATTCTAGTCGTCGTTATATTGGTTTAACCTCCCAAACAATAGAAAAACGATGGAAAAATCATATATACGCCGCCAAATCTTCCAAAAATGGGAAATGGCATTTCCCTAACGCTATCCAGAAATATGGCCCTGAGGCATTTTCTCACGAAATACTTGAAGTATGCGACACATTAGAAACAGCTAAATTATCGGAAATTAAATGGATTAAATTTTATAACACCAGAGATCCGGGAAAAGGATTTAATTCAACGAAAGGTGGCGACTACATACCACCAACACCTAAAATTCAAAGAACTGAAATCTCTAAAAGATTATGGCAAGACCCGGAATTTCGCTCCAAAATGTTAGCCGCTACCTGGAATAGACCAGGTTATCGTCAAAAGGTGCTCGAGTCATTAAAGAGAACAAATGCCACACCGGAGTCCAAGGAAAACCATTCCGTGGCCTCAAAAACCAAATGGCAGGATCCTAATTTTCGAATCAGGAACGCTGAATCTTATAAAACTGCTTATTTAAACCCGATAAATAGAAATAAACGCATTGAAACTATGAAAAAAACATTCGCTACACCAGAGTCAAAATCAAAACGCTCCAAATCTTCAAAACTGGTGTGGCAAAATCCTGAACTTCGAGCTAAAGATGCCGAACGATGGAAGGATCCAGTTTATCGGGCTAAATGTCAACACGGACTTATACGAGGAACTGAACTGAACAAAAGAAAAACCCACTGTCCCCATGGACATGAATATTCAATTAAAAATACTTGGTTCGATAAAAAAGGACATAGATTCTGTCTAACATGTAAACATTCTATAGTTAATGAATGTATGCGTAAACTTAGATTAAAACGTAAAATGGAACAAGTTGTTACTCAAAATTACTGAATCCGCTTCCCCCATGAGTGGGTGAACTCCCAGGTCCTGTCCATCTATCTAAGTCGTTCGAATTATATCCTCTACCTTTATTCTCTATCCCTCTAGGAGCTAATTTCAATCCGTACCCAGCCAATTCTTTTCTAATTTCAGCCACTGGGCGTTTTAATCTATAATTCAAAGCTTGTAAATCATCCGCGGTATATGTATCGCGTTCATCATCAATTAAATATTGAACGAAATCTTCAATACTGGCGTATTCTGGAGCACTTTTATAGGTGATACTTAATCGAATTAAGGCAACACGAGCAGCAATTTGTAAAAAATTCATATTCGAAACTATTTTTGATTAAGATACCGAGCAGCAATCCGCTCAGCCATGGTGAAAGGTTTAACCTCTTTAGAAGGTTTTATCGCCGCCAGTACCTGTTTTAAACTTTTGACTACTAAGTCTTGACTCGGATTATCAGAATTCTCAATTCCGGTGGCAATTTGACACAGACGATCGGCTAATTCTTCGGGCTTCATACTTGAACGTTGGTATTGAAAACCTAACAGTATTGTTATTACACATGGCAGTAAGAAAAACATTTGTGTATGGGTATCCAGAACCAACTCCGATACCCGGAAAACGCTTTATTGAAGTTGGAGATAAGAACTTTGCTATTGTTGATGAATCCAATTATGATCAACTTAAAATACATACTTGGTCATTGGACTGTAGGAGCGAACCCGTAACTAGAATACGCATCGATGAATTAAATTTGATTACGGTACGTATGAAAAACATGATTCTCAATAAGAACCCTTCAAAAGGATACTGTGTCAAATATTTGAATGGAAACCCTCTCGATAATTCTCGGAAAAACATAAAATTGATGACGCTGAAACAAGCTCGAGAATTGGACCGTCAAATGTTTGGCCCTCGAATATGTAAGAAAAAAGAATACAAGAAATTCATCCGAAAGATCCTGGCTCGATAACTATTCTTCTAGCTCTGTAAGTTGAATCCATCGTCGACTGGTTTGGTAAATGCATGAACGACTCCGTAAGTGTCATATTTATCGCCCTCCATCAACACATGAATAGTCTTACTCATCCGAATATCTCCGTTAGATACTGATCATACTTAGTTTGATCTTTAGCTTGCGGTAACTTAATCCACTGAATGCTTTCGAAGTCAATATCAGATGGATTTGGCGCAGAATCTTTGGTCCAGTTCAAAAGCCCGACAGAAAGATTCCTTCTTAATTTATTTTTGATACTACCAAAAGTACCCGTATTAAGAGAAATGAAGGTAAGCGGCTTAAAAAGCAAAGAATATGTGGCTTCAGGATGAACTGGAAATCCGGTATGTAATTGGAAGTTGATCTTCCAACGGTCGATAGATTTTTGTAATTGCGGAAAACAGACAATCGCATATCTATCATCTTTTTCTTTGACGACAAATTCGAACCATTCTTCTGGCTTATTTTCAGACCAGCACACTAAATGCTCATAAATTGCAGATGCATTATCGAATAAGAGAACTGGAGCAAAATTTCCATGATTATTTACCCAAAGACAACCCTTGGCCATTCCTGATGGTAATCCATCTATAGTTTTAGCTAGAGCTTCGGCATCCTCAGATTTGAGGTTATGCATGGGCCAAGTAGGACCAATAAGAAGAGGGCAATATGAAATAACTACATAAACCGGAGGCTTATCCATATTACAATATACATCAATATATCCGGAATTTACGGTTGTCCTAATTTATCGTGATAACATCCATAACATACAGGAATGTATGATTCATCCCCACCAAGCTGTATTTGTTCACCGCTCAAGGTGGGCTTACCATTTAATAACCTCATATTCATAGTGGCTTTTTTGTTACAGAATTGGCAGGTAACCTTAATCTCTTCGATGCTATCTGCCAATTCCATAAGCCGAGCGGATCCGGGAAATAACTTCCCCCTGAAATCTGTCCTTAAACCATAGCATATGACCGGAATATTATGAACACGCGATATTTCTCTCAATTGTTCAACCACGGATGGAGAAAGAAACTGAGCTTCATCCGCAAGAATACAACTAATTTTAGTTGGATTGAGTATATTGATAATCGTACTTTCCTTAACTAATATATCGGCCTCTGTATCTAGTCCGGCTCGAGAAGTCACTTTCCTAACACCGTATCTATCATCGAGGGCCGGTTTGATTATGATTACGTTCTTACCTTGATCTTTATAATTATGTGCCACTGCCAAGAGATTTAGAGTTTTGGCGCTTCGCATCGCACCATATCGAAAATATAATTTTGCCATGTACACATAGTACAATAGAAAATGTACTTTGATCCATGGCTGGCTGGTATCCTGAAAAACCGATCGAAATATTAGAATCAGTTCTAAATTCAGCCAAATTCGCCGAATGGGTATGCCTAGAGCTTTCGCATGTTAGGCGCGCGCACGAAAATAACAAGCAAACACTGGAAAGAATAATTGAGATGAGCAAAAAGATTATATGTGCTGAGTGTCGCGGATCAGGACGCAGTATGTATTCTGAACGTATGTGTACTGTTTGTCACGGAACCGGTGAAAAAGCCTATGATCCGTTTTTGCCTATAGTGAAGGATGTTATGGATAAATAATTACTTCTTGATTTTAGTTACGCCTCTTGTATTATACACACCTATTCCGGTATTTTCAGTCATCGTCCATCCAAGCTTCTCTTCATACTCCATGACTTGGGCGACTATACATTCTTCTTCAGTGTGCTCTTTATCTGGATATAACCTCATTCCGCAATGAGGGCAAATTTTACCCGGTATCACTAATAATTCAGTTCGTACCGGAAATAGACCAAATTCCTCAACTTCCCCTACCTTATACATTCCAGACGGAGTCTTCATTCCACATCCATCATTTCATCATCTTCATGTATTTGAGCAACAATACATTCATCTTCTGTATGAGGCCTGTCCTCTGGCATTTTCATGCCGCAAGTCATGCAATATTTCTCAGCTTTGAAACTGGTATTTCCAACTTTTGAAGAAACATGGATTAACGGTAATTTCTCCACTATTTTCTCTTCTACTTTTCCCCCACGTTTTCTGGCCATTGCGGTCAGAAATTTAAACCAAACCGAAGACATACTATATAGTACATCAAAGTAAGACTAACCAAATTTGCGGTTGGATCTTAAAGGCTTCGGCCAGCATCAATCTGGTATTTCCAGCAACCAGTGTATAAACACCACTCGGCATTTTCAAAACTATAGGAGCCGGCATCTGGCTACCAGATTCAAAACCCTTAATAATTCTCTTCCAATCTCTAACAAATTCGTCTGAATATTGAATAGCTTCGGCCACGGATGATACATCCGTGTAATTATCTAAATTATCCCAGATAGTCGAATTGAGAAGGACAAGTTTCCCACTGTTAAATGCATCAATTATGGATTGTACCGGTAAATTTTCTTCCAATGAAACGCGATTGACTTCACCCATCTCCTCTGTAAGAGACGGTTTGACCCATACAACATCCCAATTTATTTCATTCTTTATTTTATCAATCTCGATAGGAGATAATTCAGATATATTTATGTTCGCAGCTACACGGGATGCAATTTGAAATAAACCCATAACAGAAGCTGTCTTAAAAGGCTTGACTATTTGAAGATAACTGTAGAAATGCTGCCAATTATCAATTATATCGTCTGTGAATTCGATATAGAGATGTCGCCCTCCAAATGTATAACTGCTTCGTTTAAAAAATTCATACTCAGCAAATAATTTTTCGATTTCCTCCAGTTTGTCCTCATCTTCCGAACTTATTGTAATATAAGGACGCTTGTTCGATTCTAGATGACCTTGACACGACGCTATAGTGTTTATACCGTCCAGGTTATTGATAAAATGAACTACCTGTTGAAAATACCTGTCGAGATCTAATTTACGAATACGAGTCCCGGCGATCTGAAATAAATTCATTATTTTTGATTAAGATATCTAGCAGCAATCCGCTCAGCAATGGAAGACGTCAAATACTCACCTTTAAACGCTGGATCCTGTTAACGAAATCACGCCCACTCATATCAGCAGTAAAAGGGATGGTGATAGTTCCACGAGACGTAGTGATGGTTACATTACCGGCATCCGGATCACCAGAAACAGACACATTAACTGGATCTTTCAGATTCGCAACAGGTACAGAACGCTTGACAAGGTCCTCAAGAACACCGTCACCAAGATTAAGGATGTCATAAAGTGTCGCGTCCGGAGTAAGGCCCTGCTCATGAAACCATGTCCAGGGCCCGATGCCGGCTGTAAGTACAGCGAGGATTCGCTTAATATCTTGTGCCACCAATGACTTGTCTGGCTTGCGAGAAGTCTCGATAGCGGTAGCAATCTTACGAAGATAATTCGCAACCTGACTAGGTTTCATAATATTATTATTTAATTAACAAAGGTCTAATCAGAATTGTCGTGGACGATGATGGCGATTTTACCAATCATACCTTTGAATATCTCGGTATCAGCTATTATTTCGACAGGAATCCAAGATTCCCCATAAGCCAATGGATCTTCCATAATTTCACGCACTATAGATAAGTCATGCAATGGTTTAAATGGAAACCCGTTCGTTAGAATGAAGTCACCCTTGGTTTTTTCTTTCATATCATCCAAGAATGCGTCGACCCTCTTCTCATCATAATCAGTCATCCATTCATCACTAAATGGGTCAGTATCTGGCATCCAATTAGCAGGTAATGGAATATAAAATCCTTTAACTCTCGGATGAGTACAAAGTAATCCGCCACTCTGATTGGAAATCAATACCCCATTATCGTCCAATACTATTATGCCTATATAGCTAGTTACAGAATGACATGACAGATCGATAAACATAAATTAAAATACACGTAAGCCCTGGAGATTTTCGGCCCCAGGGCTCACACCATCCCGAGAAAGACTAGATCGCCCCAAGAGGGCCACTCGAACCATTCGATTTATTTGGTTTCTTACGCAGCCCTGGTTTGCCATAAGCTGCCAAGCCATACCGATAAATAGCCTGTACCAAGCACAATATGAATATGAGACTAGTTCATTTTGTGCGTCATGTTTTGATGGTGCTATCACTCAAAGCAAATATTATGAATCAGCCGGACACGACACCTGGCATGATGTTCATGCTAGAGTGATAACTGCCAAAATCACGCGAGATATGGCGTTAGTACTACGAATTATGAACGAATAGTTAAAGTGTGATTATCAAACTAAACTAAAGCCCAATTAAAGTTCGGACATTGCTGCGTATGCTTTTTCCAATGCTTTTTCCACAGTTTTCCCATCTCCTCCTAACTCAAATTCGGCGTCATTTGGATCCTGAAGTGGAAGTCCCTGATAATAAAATCCACCAGGCCCATTCCAAATAGCCAAATATTCCAAACCCTCATCCTCAATAATAACTGCGTTATTCTCTCCTGCGTTCAAATAATCTGAAACCTCGTTAAAATCATTTATTGTGCGCCACTCGGCGTCGCCAGAGGGATCATTCATTCCATCATATGATGTAAATTTACCTTGAAATTTGAAGTTTGGATCGTATAATGAAATACCGGCAATCAACTTTCGAAGATCTCTCGCAACTAACAGTCTATCTGGCTTACGAGATTTCTCAATAGCAGATGCTATACGACGGAGATAACTAGCAACTTGACTCGGTTTCATAATATTATTTAATCAACAAAGGTTTAATTAATGATCACACCCTAAAACGCGGCGAAGCCAATCGACCTGAGGTCCAATAGCATCCCGAATTGTATTCCTAGTGCATTCCGCACCAGTCCTATACGCTTCAATGGTGGCAGTGGAAACTGGAATGTTGGCTGCAATCAGACGTTGAGAAATTATTTTACTCTGATCCTTCCCACCAAAATCTGTACGGATCACTTTTAGAATAGTGACTAGAACCTCCCGTATGGAGGTTCCAGGATCTCCGTCGATAGCAGGATTGCGCTGACCAGTTTGTCTAACCATAGGCAAACATACACCTCAACTTAGACTCAATACCCAAAAATATGAATAAACTGCGACCGATGTAAATGTTTCACTGTCCCGAATTTATATTGAGTTCTATGATGAAGACCAGCCTTTTCGAGCGAAAACATGAACGGTTCTATAAATGAATATTGATGAGTATCGAAAATATGTAAAGCCAGCACTCCATTATTACTCAAAACCTTAGCGGATAATGCCGCAAAGGGTTCAACAAAATTCTTTTGCCAATCAGCGAATGAATCGGTAGGTACTATGCCGTTATAATTTTCCACATTATAATATGGAGGCCCTGCAAGAATCATATCAAAATGTTCATCTGTCTTCTGCATATATTGTAAAGCATCAATGCATAAAGCCTGCATTTTACACACGCCTAATGATTGAGAATCCTCAAGTATTTTTCTGATTGCATTAATTGTCAACTCTTGAAGATCCGTGCCAACATAATTTTTTACGTATTTATTGAGGGCGCAAGCTAAAGCCCTGCCACACCAACCAGCAAACGGGTCGAATACAGATTTCGGTCTATATGTATTTAGTAAAGCTGCGGCACCGGATGGTCGAAAATGACCTGGTGCCGAAACCATCTCCATGATTCTACGAGCCAATAATTTGTTAGTAAGTGCCTGATCTCTAGATAATATGCTCGTAACAGCTTTCCGGACAATGACCTCATCCTTCCAAGCCATAACAAATGATGGCTGTCTGTAATGATTGGCAGAAAATCGATGAGGACAAATGGCATCCAAGTAGGTTAATCCATCTTGAATAAAAGGTAGTACCCCATCCTTCGGAAGACATGTTTTCAATCGTTCCTGAAGATCACCAAGATATTCCAATATTGGTTGATCCAACATTCTTTGAGGAGAGTGTGAATGAACAACGAAATTCACTATTTCATCAAGGTATGTTTGTTGTTTTTCATCCGGCATCTCTCTAAATTTCGAGGTTGGAAACTTGGTCGATAAAGGATCATCAGCATAAGCTGTTGCACCTCTGGATACCGGCGGGAGCTTCCTTGCCATTCGTGGGTGTATGTACGGCTGTACTATCTCAAAAAATCGCGCACGAGCAGGGGTCCCACGAACTTTGAGCAGTCTGATGTTCTTCCGTTTTACATGATAGAAGTTAACATCAAACCTACATGTCAAAGCTTCACAAATCGCGTCATAATCCGCAGCCGGAAAATACATTGCGATGGATGGGAATCCAGAATCGTATGTTCCATCATCCATATACCAGATTGCCAGGGATAATTCACTCAAATTTTCAAAAATATTAATATTTGGATTCTTACACCCATCAGCCCCAAATTTTTTTCTAAGTGATGGGTCATAAAATCTGGGATACCATTCACAAAGAGTATCAGTTCGAATCGATGTATATGAGATGAAATCGAATAATCGCCCATCAACATATTTGCGCTGTTGGTGGATAATTGGTTGTAGACATTTTACTTGATCGGCACTCCATTCAGTATATTCTCTATCTGCTATCTTATGACCAACTCTGAAATAAGCTGCCTTCCCCATAGCCACTGGAACTAGACATCCGTCTCCCAACAAATGACCAATCATTATATCAATAACCCTCTGAGATAAATCGATTGGTAAATGCAGAAGAGAAGATCTCTCAATATCAGATTTACGAAATCTAGTCTTGATGGTAGAAGGACGAACACCATATCGTTTAGCAAGTTCTTGATAAGTAAGTCTATTCACAATGGCTTCTTTAATTTTCTCGCTGTCTAATGTTTCAATACTTAACTTACCTGATGCTACTCGTCTCGCATCTGATGAAATTGTTGATAAACCCAATTTCATCCTAAGGTATCTGACCTGACTAGCTAGTAGTCCAGCATCACGAGCAATCTGTACATCAGATTTAATCCCGTCATATAAAGATTTAACTTTGATCAAGGCATGATCTAGATACTGGAATTTGGCGTTTTGGTGCACTCCATTGGCTATGATCAATTTTTCAAGCATATCATAAGAATATTTAGCACTGCATCGTGAACAGTATCTGCGAGAGCAAGCCAAAGAGGTATCAAGAAACTCAGAACCGCATAGATAACAATGTTTATGACGTCTTGGGTTTCTTTGTGCTAAATCTGGAACCACGTCATGTTTGGATACGATCGCGTTAATTCTGCAAGTGAGACAGATTTTTGAAGTCACCCGGGGAGTTTCATCATAGAACTGCAGACCACAAGAACATTGTTTGACTCTACCCCGATGTTTACGCCGATCATAAAATCGGTTTCTAAACTCTTCTGGAACGTCAACTCCGTCTATTTGCTCAATGTATATCTTTTTCATGTCGTAAAACCGATTGTTTTGTTCTATACATTATTCAGTATAGCACATTACTATACTGAAGTCAAGTAATTAGTGATTAATAGTTATAGAACAAAACAATCGGTTTTACGACATGAATAACCTCTTCAGATACGCCAAAGCCCGAGATGCTATCAACATAGCACCCCGGGCTTCGGAGACCCACTTTGGGTCAGAGAAACGCCTTTAACGGGTTACGATAAGGCGCACGAGACCACGCGGGTTGTACGCGCCAATCCCGAGGTTCTCGAACATCGAGAAACCGATGGTCCGCTCTTCCGGATTATCGGCAGAAAGAACGGTCAGCTCAGTCCTAACCGGGATCCGGCCGAAGTGCTCTGGCTCGCAGCAAACGTAAACAACGCCTGCGGGGACAAGACGCGACACGATGAACTGGGCGTTCCAGCCCGTAGCCATCAGGCCGGTCTTCCACAGCGTTGCCTGGCTCTCGATGTCGAGCACGTCGCGACCGAATTTCCGGATGTCGGCATAATCGACCGCGTTCATGTAGACTCGAGCCACCCGAAGGTCATGACGCTCGATCTCGGCAAACGCGTCCGCGAGGACGGCCGGCGAAATCGGGGCCACAACCGGGATGTCCGGGTTCGTGCCCGCGGGGAGCGAGTCGAATCCGGCGATGGCAATGGCATCCATGATGGTGAAGACACGATCGTCTTCAGCCGCCTGGATCTGCGCCTTGCCAAGGTCCTGCATACGCTTCAGGAGGTCGTACCGACGCTCCTTGATCTGAGTTAACGGAGCCTTGAGAAGCGCCGCTATCTCAAAAAGGGGGAAGATCACACGGCGAGGTTTCATGATCGCCGTGATGGAAGTTCCCTCTTCACCGATCACGTATGCAGTGACGTCTGGATCCTTGTCGTACAGAGGCAGGGCACCATCGGGAAGCTGTTCGACCAAGAAGGTCTTACGGCCTACCGATGAGTAGTCACGCCGCTCGCGCAAGGGCTGAATCATCGAGGCGGCCAGGCGCTTACGCCCTGCCGACGTCCCGATAAACTTGTCAACAATCTGCTCCTTGATTGTGTTGTCCACAACCTGGACGCCGAAATTATTGGTAGGCATGATATTGTCCTCTCATCCTTTCAATTCATCTCGCTGCTCAGATGAGCAACTCAATGAACATCTCGATTCCGTGGGAGTCAGGAGGTGAAAGGACGATGGCCATGCGAATAATGTCATATTCGCAGGCTGCGCCAGTGTGGATGGCCCCACCGAGGTTTGCTGCAGTGATCCACAGCGCCTCGTAGGAGTCTACCCAGCGGTTGGTCAGGTATCCATTAATCGACGCGTAGAGGAACTGTCCCTCTGTGTACGGCACAGTCAGTGCGTCGCCAATGGCTCCATCAACAGCAATTTGCTTCTGCGTCTCGTAGAGCTTGACGCCAACAGCACCACCACGAAGATGGGGGCACTTGCCAGATGCTACGCCAGGAGTATTCTCGTACGCATTGCCAAGCGCATCATTGATGAACAGCCCGAGAGGTCGGGTGTTCGCAGTGAAGGCTAAAGCAGGCGCAACTGCTCCGCCCACGACGTTGCCACCAGCAACATCAGGACGGGTAAATGCCACTGATCCCCCGAGAACGCCACGCTTCACATTTGCAGGAAGCGTAGTCGATCGCGCGAGAGCAACGGCGGTTCCAACGTTTGGGTTACTCTGCGTGTATCCATCCGGTGCAAGAACAGGAATAGTGTCCTTGAAAATCGAATAGAGGATACGCAGGGCACCTTGGGTGAGTAGGAAATCACCCGAAGACTGTCCACCTATATCGCCCATTGGTCACTCCAGCTCTGTTGGCAAGTATCTCATCAACGTCCAAGAATTCCATCGATCCGGGGGTTTCAGTCCGTTTCCGCGAAACCATTCCATTCACGACAAAACTCAATTCAATCGATTAGACCTTCCCTCCAGTTTCTGCGGTTATCTGCGTATCTTCTATTAGTATCTGATCAACCAGGGCCGCTCGGTTAAGATACGGCCCGGATGAACTTCATTGACCTGGGCGCTCCCAGAGATTCTCGAGGGATGCCTCTTGCTTGACCTTGCTGACCTGTACCTGGCCAATCTTCTTGGCGCCAGTGCTGGCCATGCGGACAAACCCAGTCTCACGCATGATCTGCTCCTGCTCGGATGCCTTGATCTCACGATGGGCCTGGACTTCGGGGTCATCTGAGAAGAGGTTGTCTAGGTCGCTTGTATCCTTGTCAGATGCTGTTCGACCCTCAGAGTCATCCTCATCAAATGTGATGTCCGGCGTGGCTGTAGCCGCCATCATCGGCGACGGACCGGGCATTGGTGTAACCTCTGCTGGCGGCTGCTCGAACAAGTCGGTCAGCTCAGGAGCGGGTGATGGGGACGGAAGGGCACCAGGAGCTGCCTCCTGAGATTCCTGCTGGAGCAGCTGCTGGAGCATGCTCTTGATCTCAGCATCCATGCAACCGCATTCAGTGGTTGAAGCGGAATCGGTGGCAGCGGAATCGGTGGCGGTAGAATCGGTGGCGGCGCTTGCAGTCTCCTCTTCTCCTCCTTCTTCCTCTTCCTCTTCCTCTTCTTCTTCTTCGGCCTTACCTTCAGCCTTCTCAGCTTTTGGGGGCTCTTTTCCCTTTTCCTCGGACGAAACCGTGGCGTCCTTCTTCTCAGGCTCGAGGCCTTCCGGCTTCTCTTCCTCAAGGGCGACCTTTACGGTCTTGAGAATCTCTTTGAGGGTCGGATCATCGACCTTCATAAACATGGAAGCTATATGCTCCACATGCTCCTCTTTCGGATTCTCGGGCAGGAGGCGAGCCGCGAGCTTGCAACAAGCAAGAGCACGACGGAATTTTACCTGCTTTGGAAGAGCATCCGGGGAAACCTGATCGAGCCGGCGAAGCGTAGAAGCAATAACGGGTCCGGGTAGTGCCATCAAATCACAGGCCTGGGCCTCGACTAGCTTCTGATCGTCTGAACGTAGGAGGACGCGAGCAAGACGTTCAACAGCGGAAGCTTTTCGCTCGGCAGCGGCACGGGCATTATCATATTTGCCCTTGCCACCCCACTGATCGGAATCCTTGTGGCTCCAGGTGTCATCCCGGAATTCACCGAATCCGACCTCATTCCGCTTTACATGATCCCCCTCGTATTCTTTCTTGACATGGGGGTCAGAATTCGCGGGAGTCTCGGCCCATTCATCCGGGCTGCCAGACTCATACTCAACAGGTGATGGCTGCGGATGTTCCTGGTTCATAGTGTAAGGGTCAGCGGTCCTCACGGTTGCTGCCTCACGACGAACCGGGTTGGCCGAGTCGGACCAGGTGCTTCGCCAACGTGACATATTACAAATGCCTCCTACAAGATTTCAGCTTCATCAATGCCTTAAAATTTGGATAGTGAAGCTATTCTACCCTTCCACCGAAAAAACTGCTGTTCTTCAGGTGTCAAAACTCTTCCGAGCTTGACCCTGCAGGCTGTGAGATAAGAGGTCTCGCTGGGGTATCCATCAATTGATCCAATATCTATTGCAATTTTATATAAATCTGATGAATAATTATGAGACCTAACAGTATCTTCAATCCATGAAAGGATTATCAGATCTCGCGGATTCATTTCTGTAGCTATAATGGCCTTAGGCCCACCTTCATGAACGACTTTGTAAGCCCATGAAGCCCATTTGATCAATTTACTATTGTTTTTAAATACTTTATTTAATCGCCGATTAAATTCTTGCGAAGATCTAACTACATTATCAAGTGAGTCTTCAACTCCACCAGCCGGGACTGGCTTGGAAGGAGGAACAATTGTACCAACATCTTCAGAATTAGGTTTTAATTGCTTATCTAATCCTTTAACAATGCTCTCCAAAAGCATTTCTTGAGCTTTCTCAAGAAGCTCCTTCATTTTATCAACCGGAATTTCCGGTTCATCAGCTGGTTTATCATCATCTGATTTATCATCGGCTGGTTTGTCTTCGGTATCACCGCCCTCTAGGATAGAATCCATTGAGGCGTCAGCATCTTCAGGCTTATCTTCAGCTGGTCCATCCTCAGGTGGCTCATCAGCTGGTTTATCCTCAGGATCTTGGGCTTTTTTAATCATAGACGCAGCCTTCTTTATACCATCAGATTTCATAAAATCCTTCCTTAATTCGAAAATAGAAACTGCATCATGCAATTTGCTAGCTAATATTTCCACATCAGGATTCAATAGATTTCGACGTACAGCACCACGAAACGCTGGACTGCGAACCCAAGAAGCCTCTATAAATTGATTACTATTCGGAACGCTTACATGTCCAACAAGCTCAGCTATAGGATGTTGTACACCACTATCATCAATAAACTGAGAACCTTTCCCCTCATATTGAACGCAGCTGCAATTATGTACTGCTACACCATTGGCAACATAAGAATGATCATTCTCAACTTCCAAATTATAGACATCACCATGATATGGTTGAACATTTTTTGACCTAACTCTATGAACTAAATAATTTCCAAATTTCTTAAAACCATCGAAAAAACCGTCCATTTTAGAAGATTTAATATTTTTATCTATAAATCTAGTGTTATCCGAAAATCCTATATTTTCTGGGATATGTAAAGCGAATATTGGCAACCACCCACGTTCATCTCTAATTGGTACTGATTCACCGTTAATAACATTTCTAAATTCAACTGATTTACCATTAAATAACGCTGAATATCTTGAATAGTATCCACATCTTGCAGCAATAGTATGCATTTGTGTCAACAAATTAAAAGAAGTAGTATTACCAATGATACCGAATTTACTATTGTGGCCATCACCATTCAACCAAGTAAACAAAATGTGCTTCTGAATATCAGAATCCCAAAGCACAACATCAGAATTTAATTTTTTCTCATTTGAATATTCACCACAGTATGTATAAAAAAATTCAGCAACGGATTTATCCATAAAAGTTACTACCGAGCAATTTATTTTTGCTAGTTTACGTCTTGCGACTACTATATCTAATGACCCATAGGCCCAATTTCTATTGCATACCTTGCATTTTAAACAATCGTCACGTCCTTTGCGATGCCTAACATTCCTTAAATATTCAGATGGTGCCCCACAGTCAGGACAAACAGCATCTTCCGGAATTGATCTACTATTACTATTTCTAACAACAGGTTTTATGTTATTTTTAAATATTATATCAGTCCATAACAATTTCTTACGACTAGATTTCGAAAATACTTTATTCAACAATAGTTCAGTTTCAGCCGATAACGTATCGTGTTCATGGGAACCAAATGTAAATGTAATACCAACTCTTTCATTATTCCTCTTTATATAACACCCTTCCGACAAGAAGTACCCGATTAACCTAGCCTTATCAATTGTAGCATCGTCAGTGTTTTTAACTTCTTGTGGTATTGGAAACCCTAAATAATCACCAGGAATGACATCTTTTGCTTCTACAAAATCAAAAGATAAGTCATCTTTAATAGATGCTGCTTTTTGTATAGATTTAATATTAGAATGTTGATTCGGGTTCACTAATCTAGTATTATGTCCAGTAATATATCTTCTTTGGAATGATTTTATAGATCCACGTTCATGTTCAATGGTCCGATGAAGTTTTTCACCGCAACCACACGCACAAAATTGTGCAGGTCGTAGAACAAAAAATGGATGCTCAGGTGTAGATCTGATTGGATCCGGTATACCATCAATATCAAAATTTATGAGATCGCCAGCATAATGTCTTGAAATAGTTTTAGTTACTATTTCAGAATTACCGGTATGGGTTATAATCTTATCACCTTCGACTATTTCATTAATATATCTGTGTGTTCCATCAGATTTCAATATGAAAGTATTTTCAGGAAAACATAATTGGCTGTCGTCGGCAGCAACATTTCCACATTTAGTACAAACTGTAAATAACGAAATACAATTAGAAACACCTACACCATTTGCAATATATGAGTGATCACCATCGACCTCCATATCATAAACAAATCCATCATATTCAAATTCATCGATTTTCTTCACCCTAGAAAATAAATACCCACCAGAAATCCATCTATCAGAATTACCTGGAGTATATTTTATACTATCAAGATGAGATTTGATTTTCAATGACGGAATTTTCTTAACCCCGTCATTACGCAATCTTATTTGATAATCAATTCCACCAGAATTTGGTAATAATTTGGTGCCATTACGTTTTACTACTGATAAAGTACTAACTATCCCGCATCTAAGTAATATCGACATATATTGGCACGCCAAGTTTTCATTTCTAGTAGATATGAAAACTTGCTTTGTACCTCTCTTAGTAGTAGATACGCACCCATCTGAATCAATTACTCCTGATATAAACGCAAGTTGATGATCAATAGGCCAGGATACGATATCAGAACTAAGAAGTTTATTTAATGCTTTATTTCCAAAAACATATGAGTCAATAAGATTACGAACAGTTCTACTTGAAGAAATTAAATAATCGGCTCCCCTTCTTTGAGAACGTAAGACCTGCTTCGATTCATTTCTTTTATCTACAACACGTCCAAGTTTTTTATAACCGTTAACCCAATTATACCCAGTGCGACGACTTATATTAGATTCTTTACATAAATTTGTAAAAGAACCATCATAATTATTCATCGCATTAAAAAATTCAGTTTTACAAATCGATCCACCATCAGAAGTTATGCGAGTTTCTCCAGCTTTCCATGAAATTTGATTTATAGATGAAATAATATCCTCTATTATTTCTGGATATTTCGAATCACAAACTATTCCAATTCCAGTACTAGAATCATGTTTATTTTGCCATTTCCAACCATCTCCAACCCACAACCCAAGAAGACGAGCTTCTTTTATTGAAATTTTAGGTTCAACTATGGTATTCGGAATCGGAGTAGCAACAACATCATTTATTTGAATGGAACCAGCTTCAAGTTTTTCGAATCTATAATCATCATGGTTCAATAAGTTACGACCATTCTTCTTAATATAAGTTAATTCTTTACGTGGAACTACATAGAAATTATGATTATAAGTTGACTCAACTATTGGTAAACCAGAAACCTTAATTCGTCGCATAGACCATCTATTTTGACGAATTTGAAGATTTTTAACAAGACAGACATTCCCTTTTTGGGAAAGAACCATCATGTTAGGACGAATTTCTTCAATCGGAATAACAGAACCATCCTCGAGTGTAATGCGAGTCCCTGGGAAGAAACACCCCATACTCAGGGCGTTAACTTTTCCACCTAATATATCTCCAATTAGTAAATTATGCTTCCGATCTGTTGCGACAAGAATATCTACATAAACTGTTTCACCGAGGTCTCGAGCTACCGCATCAACAATAAACCCCTTTGATAATTCTGGTAATTG